AAACAGCTCGTTGGGCTCTAAAGGCTGGCCCACCAGCACCGCCATTTCCATTACCACCAGTACCAACGATGTAACCGTTGTTGGTAACTTTTAAGGTGTCAGCTGCATTCCATCCAGTGCCTGTATCAAATGCATATGCCGCATTTGAAGATGAGCCAACGACAACGCCAGAATTTATAACTACAGTGATTGTAGAACCAGCAGCATATGCACCGCTAACTGTAACTGCCGTGCCATGTTGACTTGCTAATCTATTGTTGAACATATTAAAGTTCTGAATATTAGCCGAAATAGTTATCGTTACTGGAGGACCAGAGTTGCTCTTCCCCCAACCATCGGACATAGAAATTCGGCCAGATGCCACCCCAAACAATGTTCTAACCCCAGTATCATTCAAGCTAATGTTGGCTGTAGCTGATAGAGTTAGTTCAGTATTAACTTGGCTGAGGCTTATAGTGCTATTAGTTGCAGGTAATGTCATTTAATTTTCCTAAGGGGAAATAGGAGAGATTTAATCTCTCCTATTTTATTTTACTTAGTGGCTTTAAGAAGTTCTACTTCAGCTTGAAGTTCTTTAATTGCCGCAATCAAAAGAGGTACTAAACGTTCATAGCGAACAGTAAGATACTTATCATCAATTGGAGCTGGAGCAACTACTTCTGGCATAATTGCTTGAACTTGCTGTGCAGAGATACCAACTTCTGGGTGAACATCATAGCCAAGAGCTTGAGCTGTTTCATTGGCATGGTAGTAGAATGCGTCAAGTGTAGCAACCTTATCAAGAGCATTCTCAATAAGTCCTGTGCGTGTCTTCAAACGGTCATCAGAGTAGTAAGCGGTGATGTTATTCGTAGCACGAATTTCACCAGTTGTTCCTGATGCAGCAGTGCCGACGCCTAGTGAAGTACCTTGAAGACCGGCTGCAGAAATAAAGTTAGCACCGCCGTAAGTGCGAACGTTGCCTGCTTCAGTTGCATAGATACCCACAGCATATGTTGTGCTATACCATCCAGAGCTACCAGTACTTCTCCACCATCCATCACCATTCATCTGTCCATTTGCGCCATTTACTGCAGAAGCATTAGTTGCAGTTGTAGCATTACCAATAAGAGGACCAGAGAAGCTACCAGCAGTGACGCCACCAGTTACTGCCAATGAACCTAAAGTGCCAACAGATGTTAAGCTAGAACCAGTTACTGTAGCTGGAAGAGAAGAACCGGTTAAAGTACCTGCATCCGCTGTAACAGTAGCGGTACCACCCAAGCTAATAGCTGTTCCATTTACAGTAATAGAACTATTAGACAAAGCACCATTTGGAATAGCTGAGAAGTTTGTACCAGCAAATACAGGGGCGGCGCCAGAGTTAATGTTCTGTGGAAGCGTTAGCGTAACAGCACCCGTTGATCCTGATACAGCAACTTGGTTAGGAGTTCCAGTTAAGCTTGTAACACCAGTATTAGTGATCGAAACATTTCCAGTAGCTGATGCATTAGCACTAAGACCAGAGCTGGTAGTGATGCTTAAGACACCGGCATTAGATACTTGATTTCCTGTTACGGCAATGCCAGTACCAGCAGTTACAACACTCGCACCAGTGAGCTGTGACCATGTAATGCTGTCTGTTCCAACAGCAATTGTTCCAGGAGTAGTAAGCACCCACTGAGTACCACCTAGTGTGCCAAATTGAACGTAGGTGAAGTCACCAGCTGCCATTTCACCAGTTGGGGTGTTATCAAACTCAGGAGCTCTCGTAAGAATGAACGGTGTTCCAGCCGAGCCAGCGTCTGTGACAACGTAGATACCATTTTGAAGAGAAGCAGCTTGATCCTTTATAAGAATGCGGTCGCCATTGGCAGGAGTGTATCCACCAATGGCGCCAAGGGTACCATTAGCAGCAGCTGTAAGAGTAGCACCTACTCCAGAAGTTCCATTAGTGTATGTTACCAAAGGAAGAGCAGCAGTAGTAGAAGTTACTACAGATGATTTAGCTGTTAAACCAGCTGCAAGATTATCAACATACTGCTTAGTAGCTGCTTCAAGAGCTTGAGCTGGATCTGCTGCAAGAACCACTGCACCAGTAAATGTGTCACCAGCTTTATTAGCTGGGGTGTAGCCGAGGGCGGTAGTGATGTCGCTTCCAGCTACCGCTGAGGTTGACGTAACAAGGCCCTTAACATTCACTGTTATCTTTTGAAATGAGTTACTTACAGGTGACGCATTAACTATCGCAAGTGTAAGTGGAATAGTTACACCAACAGAACCATTGAATACAGCTGAAGTACCCGAAGCATCACCGCTGGCGGCAATTGTTCTGCCTATTGCAAGGGTAGTGGCAGTGGTTGCATTACCAATTAAAGCACCGGTAAATGTAGATGCGGCTACGGTCCCAAATGTTACGTTGCTTGTGGTTGAAAGACCGCCAATATCTGATTGATTTAAAATGACTGCGCCAGTCTTACCAGCAACTGATTGAACAGGAGCTCCTGAAGCATCAATGAAGTTACTCGGGTTTGACGCGCTATATGGAGTGTAGCCCAGCGCAGTAGTAATTTGACCAGACGAAAGAGCACCTACTAGTGTTCCAGCAGTTACCGTTCCAGATACTGTAAGAGTACCGAGGGTGCCAACTGAAGTTAAGCTGGATGAGACTACATTAGAAGCAAGAGATGTTCCAGTAAGGGTGTTTGCATTTGTAGTAATGGTGATAGGAGCGCTGCCATCGAACGTCACACCATTGATCGCCGCCCCGGAAAGAAGCTTTGAAGTAGTAGCTGCATTTCCAGTGATCGTGTCTGTTACTGTAAGTCCTGTAAATGTTGGACTATCGGTAGTCTTAAGACCAGCAATGTCAGATTGAGAAAGAGTTACAGCGCCCGTCCTGCCCGCCACCGAGCTAACCTGACCTGCTGTGATAGAAGCTGTTGTGACATTTGTAATTCTACCCTTAGCATCAACTGTAATTACTGGAACATTTCCAGTTGAGCCAAACGTGCCAACGCTAGTGTTAACTGACGCAAGGGTGGCTGTGATGTATCCAGTTCCTGAACCGGATACATCACCAGAAAGAGTAACGTTTAGGTCTGAAGCGGATGCAATTGCATTCCAGGATATCCCATTGTAAACGTATAGAAGTTGATCACCAGTATGGAAGAATAGTTCGCCAGCATTTGGGGTGATAGATGGCAGGTCTGGTCCAGATGCTACGGTCAGGTTGTGAATTGCCCCGCCTTCAACAATATCAATCGAATCAAATTTCATAGTTCTTAAATCTCCAGACTGGATGTTATCTCTACAGGTATTTATTGATACGTCCAGTTATGGTGCGGAAATTAGAAAAGGGAGCCTAGGCTCCCTTTTCTAAGTTAGTGAGTGTAAAAACCAGCTGATGGTGGAGTAAATCCGCCAGTAGCGTAACGAGCTACGCCTTTAGTTACGCGGAAGTCGTCAATATAACCATTTAAGAAACCATTAGCTAGATTGTCTCCTGAGTTACCAACTAAAAAGTTAGTACCTACTCCATTGTAAGCCGTTGTTGCAGTAATTGTGGCTGTACCATTTGGTACACCATTTACGAATAGGCGAAGAGTAGTACCAGTGCGCATCACGCAAAGGTGTTGCCAGGTGCCTGGGGTAATTGCTGTGGTGCTTTGAATAACTGGGAATGTAGTACCTTGCGAACCGACCTGAAACTGTGTTGTAGAACCCGATGAATGACCAGCAAATAATGAAAGACCACCGGTGGTGTATGAGTTGTAGTTAGAGAAAATTGCTGGTTGAGTAGCTGTCTTAGCGGTCTGGTTAAACCAGCATTCAACTGTAAAGTCCCCCGTTCCAAGAGCTAGACCATTGCTGATAGGCATTGAGATATAATCAGCTGCAGTTCCAGGGAAGCGAAGAGCATTAGTTCCAAATTTTACTGTAGATGTTTGGGTTGTAACAGCGCCAAGAGTGATGACATCATTCTTGGCGGCATAGTCAATAACAGCAGCACCATTACCAGTAACTAAAAGAGATGTTCCAGCAGATGCTGTCAATGGAGCTGTGGGCGGCGTAAATGTGGTTGTGTAGATAGCTGTGCTGTTATTAACGCGAAGATCCGAAATATATCCAGCATAGAAGTTAGCAGCAGATTCATTTGTTTTACCAATAGATACGTTACCATCGCTGAAGTTGGTAGAGTTAGTTACCGTTCCACCTGAAACACCATTTACGTAAATGGTTATTGTTGTTCCATTACGAACATATGCAATGTGGTTCCAAGAGTTTAGAGCAACTGCAACACTTGAAGTAAGCAGGGCTGCACCACCTGTGTAAAGGGCAGGTTGTTTTGAACTATTGATGTAGAAGATTAAGCCTGTTGTTGATGAGCCACCAATACGTGTATCAAAAACTTCATTGTATGCATTCGCAACAGTTGGATATGCCCAGAACTCAAGCGTAAAGTTGCCAGCAAATTTAAGGTTCGCATTTCCAGATGCACTTGACAAATAGTCAGTCGTGCCGTTGAAGTACATTGAAGTACCATTGATTGAGGATGACCATGCCGTGGTAGGTTCCCATGGTGATACAGCTTGAATAGATGGTGCACCACCAAACGTAAAGGATACTGGGCTGCTAGAGTTATCTAAAAATCTGCTATTTTGAAGCGTAAGCAGTTTTGTGTTCGTTATATTTGTGAGTGGCGAGGTAGATGGTGTAAAGTTACCAGTGTAAACAGCCGTTCCATTTACAACGCGCACGTTAGAGATATAGCCGTTGAAGAAAGCACCCTGGGATGTTTCACAACCGATCCAAGTATTGGCTCCAGTTCCAACTGACCCACTGAAAGCAACAGTTCCATTCAACACACCATTAATGTAAAAGTAGATAGTATTACCGTTACGAACGTATGCTAGGTGGTACCAAACACCTGTCACCATATTGTGAACTGCATTAGAAACATATGCCGTATCATTTGATTGAATCATTAGCTTAGTAGCGCCAATGAGCATGTCACATCCATCACCTAAATTTAACGTACCGGTTCCAACAACAACCATAAGCTGAGAGTAAGAGCCAGGCCATGCATCCGATGTTGGCATAGCGCTAAGATTAACCCAAGCTTCGCACGTCCAATTACTAGAACCAAAATTCATGATGGTGTCGCCAGCAACTTGAACGTAGTCAGAAGATCCATTGAACTTGCCACTCCAGCCAGTCTGGCTGAATGGAGTAAAGATGCCTTGAGTAGGGGTGCCGCCACGAGTAAGAGCGATAGCATTAGTGCTACTATCGGTAAAGGTGTTGTTGTTTGTGCCAGATGAGGTTTCACCATTAAGTAACAGGCTTACATATGCAAATACGGCGTCCGCCACGGCGGTAGTATTGCTTACAGCACGAAGAAGCGTTGCGACTATTCCACCAGGTATCATTTTGTGTTCCTTAAAACTTTACAACTTATTTATTCGATTATGAGCATTGGAAACAGCTCACGGTATTAGTGAGTAGGTGCAGGACCAGTTGGAGTGAAGTTACCAGTGTAGCGGGCGATGCCCTGTGTAATTCTCAAATCATCAACGTGACCAGTATAGTACGTGTTAGGACTATTCCATCCAGCACAACCAACGGTGAACCATGCAACGTCAGCATTAGTTACGTCCATTGTCTTAGAAGCATACGCTGTACCATTTAGGTAGATCGTTACAACGCCATTGTAACGAACGATAGCAACGTGATACCAGGTTCCTGCCGACATTGTTGGCACAGTAGCTGACAATGAATTGGATGTTGCGGCAGTGGTGATGGTAATATGGGTAGAATTCGTAAGTGCAATGCACCAGTCGTAGTTAGTACCATGGGTATCCTTTGACAGAATAGTACCGCCAAATGCGTCGGCGTTAAACCATGTTTCAAGAGTCCAATCCACGCCACTTAGGTTAAATGATGAGTTGTAAGCAATCTTGAAACCATTGCCACCATTGAAGTAAACGCTTCCGCTACCATAAACATAGTTTCCAGTATCCTGCGATGGGGTAACTGGAGTGCTACCAACACCAAGAACATTAAGAGCGTTGCCCTTAATGTCAATAACTGGGCTTTGATCACCGTTAATAAGAAGACCAACGTCACCAAAGTACGGGTCAGCGCCATCTGAAACTGAAATAACGTTGGAAGTACTGTTACTTCCAGTTCCATTAGCTGCTGTAAGAGTGACAGTGTAGCTACCATTGTACGTGAAGGTGTGCGTAGGACTTTGAAGGGTTGATGATGTACCATCCCCAAAATCCCAGTACCAGCTCGTTGGATAGTTCACTGAGGTATCAGAAAAGCTAAACGTTGAGTTTGACCCAGTGTGTGTTGATGTGAATGACGCTACAGGAACAAATGGCTTGACGCCAACGATTATGTTCTGCAGAGTCATGTTGCCAGAAAAAATGGATGGCATTCTGTTAGTCCTTAAGCAATTGCCAAGTTAGCAGACACGAAGATTGACGTTGCTGAAACAACGTAGTAGGAGATTAAATCAACCGCATTAGAGCTTGTTGAAAGAGTGGGCTTAACGCCACCTGCACCCTTCCAGTATGAACCCCAAGTAATTACTCTACCACCAGAAGCATCTTGAGAGATAGCAATAATACCAGATTGACCTGGAGTAATTGTACCTGTTGGATTAGCAAGAGTGAAGCTTGATGTTGCTGTAAGGGAGAAGTTATTTGATGCATCAAAGTTAGGTGTTACTGTTGAACCAGCAGTAAGAACCGATACAGCACCGCGTTGTGCAGCGGTGAATGTATTGTTTGATGAAGCTGAAATACCACCAGAGCCGCCAGAAGCCCAGGTAGGTACTCCACCAGCGAGGGTAAGAACTTGTCCATCAGTTCCTTTAGCCAACATAGTTGTTGCACCAGAGGATGTCTGATAAGCAATAGAACCAGCAGCACCACCAGCAATGTTAGTTGCTGTAGTAGCAAGAGTTGCAGTCGCTGCATTTCCAGAGATAGAACCAGAGATAGTACCCGTTACAGTGAGGTTACCAAGAGTTCCAACTGAAGTCAAGCTTGAGGAAACGATTGTAGCTGGAAGAGATGTTCCGCTCAATGATGAAGCGCTGAAACTTGACCATGAAGCTGCTGCAGCAGAACCATTTGACGTGAGAACTTGTCCAGCTGTTCCCTTTGAACCATTTACCTTGAAGGTACCAACTGTATCAACGACAAGGAAGTCGGTTGACCCAACAGTGAGGATAATTGACGTATCAGATAGAAGTTCAATGGACTGACTTGCTCCTGCCTGCATAAGCGCTGTACCAGCCCCGCCAACAGTAAGCACGTTAGTAAGTGGATTGTATGTAAGCGACGAGTAAGATGAAGAACCAGTTCCAGTACCATAAACGATTTGATTTGCTGGGTAGGAGATAAGGTTCTGAGCACTTGTCCAGATAGGAGCAGAGCCAGTTCCCTGTGTTGAAAGAACTTGACCTGAAGTACCAGCCGGCAAGAACAAAGTAGTACCAGCTGTTGATTGATATGGAACAGCATAAGCGCTTCCACCACCAAGGTTAGTAGCGGTTGTTGCTGAAGTAGCAGTTGCAGCATTTCCTGTTACCGAGCCAATAATAGGATTAGTAACTGTCAAGCTGGTAAGCGTACCAACAGAAGTCAAGCTGGATGTTACGATGTTGGAAGCAAGAGATGTTCCAGTGAGTGCTGAACCCGAGGTGGTAAGCGTAGACCAAGCTGGTAAACCCGAAGCAAGTGTAAGAACTTGTCCGTCAGTTCCCTTAGCAAGCAGTGCCGTTGTGCTTGAATTTGTTTGATAAGGAATAGAACCAGAAGCACCACCAGTAATGTTTGCAAATGAGGTAGGCTTGTTTGAAAGATCATTGTAGGAACCAGAGGTTGCTACTGTTGCGAGTGATGGAGTACCAATCAAGCTTGAGTAGGAACCAGTTGAAGCAACTACTGCAAGACCAGAAATGTCTGATGTTGAAAGAGCAACAGCACCGCTTCGGCCAGCTACGGTAATAACACCAGAGTTGGAAATTGTTGTGCCAGAAATTGAGATACCAGAACCAGCTGTAAGAGTTGTACTACCGGAAAGTTGTGAGAACGTAATACCAGTTGTTCCAACTGTAATAGCTGTTGGGGTTGTAACTACAAGCTGGGTGCCAGCAAGAGAACCATTTTGAACGTAAGCAAAAGCACCACCAACAATTTCACCTACTGGAGAATTATCAAAGTCTGTAGCACGAGTAAGTACGTATTGAGAACCAGCTGAACCAGTTGATGTAACTACGTAGATACCGTTTTGGGCTGCATTAACTTGATCCTTAATGATGATGCGATCCCCATTGGCTGGGGTATAGCCTCCAACAGAACCAAGTGAACCATTCGCTGTGCCCGTAAGAGTAGCACCAACACCATCTGTGCCATTTGAGTAGGTTGCAGTAAGAGCTGCAGTTGTGGCTGTTACTACAGCATTGTGGACGTTAAGACCTGAAGCTACGTTATCAACATACTGCTTTGTAACAGCACCGAGAGCTTGAGTAGGGTCTGCTGAAAGAAGAACAGAGCCAGTAAAGGTTGCTCCGCTAAGGCTAGCTGGAGTGTATCCAAGAGCTGTTGTAATGTCTGTAGGAGTGACAGCTGAAGTTGCTGTTACAAGGCCCTTACCATTTACTGTAATCTTTTGGAATGCAGCTGAAACTGGTGCCCCATTTACCGTGGCAAGAGTTGCTGAGAATGAACCAGTGCCCGATCCCGTTACATCACCAGTAAGGGTGATTGTTTGGTCGCCGGTGTTTGTTCCAGTGACAACTGGAATAGTTGGCTTGTTTGTCAGGTCATCATATGAACCTGAGGAAGCAACAGTAGCTAAACCACCAATGTCGGTGGTCATTAGTGTTATAGCTCCCGTGCGGCTTGCAACCGATGTAACTACGCTAGATGTGTCAGCCATTGATACCCAAGAAGCACCGTTGTAAAGGTACATCTTGTTGTCACTGGTATGAAAGAACAGCTCACCAGGATTAGCTTGTGCTGGGAATGAAGTCCCAGATGCCACAACCATGTTAGAAATTGCGCCACCTTCAGCAATCTGTATTGAATCGAAAAACATATTCTTTTATCTCCAAGGATTTACGGAATTTTTACTTACAACTATTTATGAGATAGAATGATATGATCGACTACTTAACCAACTAGGACTGTAAAGATCGTAAAACGCCCTGCGCCATTACTAATCTAATCTGATATTTATCACTTTGACAAATAAAACAAGAAAAACACCGCGCAAAAGAAAAGGGAGCTCGAAGACTCCCTTTGTGTGTTTTAACCAAGTTGACTTAGAACTTTGTCCCTGGCGGTGCTAGTTCAATTCCCGATGTTTGTGAGATGTACTGCCGCCTAACATTGTCGGAAGGCTCATACTTAAGTAGAACTGCAGTAGCTGGAATTTCCATCGATTGAATGTCCGGGTTAGCAAGCGTCCAAGGAACAAAAGCCAATCCGAGCTGACCATTGCCCATTGGTTGGAATTGAAGGATGTGCGGACGGCGAACCTTATACGCTACTACCGTGCGGGAGTTGATGTTTTCTGCTAACATACCTCCACCCTCAAAGATGGTTTCAGTCACTTCAGCAACAACCTCTCCGCCTGAAAGCATCTTAAATGCAATTACTTCTGACATTATGTCTCCTGGTAAGAACGGGTGGTCTTAAATTAGCTTGTTCGTGTCATTTAGAACGTGTAAGCGACTGAAGCACCTACGCCATTAGAAATGTAACCTTCACCAGCAGTGTGCTGAGCTTGTACTCCAAGAACAAGTGCCTTTGAAAGCTGCTTTTCAACACCAACTGAAACGCGGTTAGAGCGGAAGTAGTCTTCAACAAACTCACCTTGACGGAAGCGATAACCAACAACCAAGTTTGTACCTTGAGCAATAGGGTAACGACCTTCAGCAGTTGCTTGGATAAAGTTCAACTGGGTACCTGTGTCAACTCGAGTATGACCGTAGCCAAGACCGATAGTTGGAGTAACACCGTAAATTGCACTAAATGTCTTTGTTCCGCCAATCAACCAACCTGTTCCAGTGGAAGCAGAAACGCCTTCACCACGGTTGTAATCACCAATGCCAAGTGCCTGGGCTGCGAATCCATTACCAAGACCGACATTTACACCGGCCAAAACTTCTTGTGTGTTAACTGCGGAGTTCGCAACAACGTTTGCTTCATATGAGGCTACGGCTGAAACTTGAGCGGATGCTGCGCCTGCTGCAAGAGCGAGGATGGATGCTAAAATGATTTTCTTCATTGTGTTTTCCTTTGTGTGTTTATTAACTCACCAATTGAGTAAGATTATTTATGCTTGAAAGAATCAGTCTTCGACCTTAGGATTGCCTGCTTTCTTCGACCTGCGCTTAGAAGGTTTCTTTTCCGCATCTGCGTCAGCAAGCTCGTCTGTTAAACGAGCAACCTCGTACTGAAGCTGTCGAATAATCTCGATTGCCCTGTACATTGTAGTTGCTCTATGAGCTTGTGGAGCATATTGTCCTTTATGCTCGAAGAACATCTGACTGTGAATCTCACCGGTTTCAACAGCTTTCTCCAGGAGTATCTCAAGGATTGATTCAATTTCCCAGCTCTGATAGTTGGTGTCCGGTTTTGGTATCTTCGCGAGTGGAAGAACGTTCTGAGTCATCCGTTGGAATTGATATGCCATATTATGTTAATTATTCTGCCCTTGGCCTGGAGATCAGGCCATTCAAAGTTTTCATTTATCACGTCATCATCTAACAGCGTGACTTCTGCTTCTTGCTGCCAGTTGGCCCATGAATGTTGGAAGAGATGCTGCACTGACAACTTAAACACATCGTGCTTGCCCCCCAAAAGTCTTGTATGTTGATGAAATCAACAAGATCGGAGCTAATCCGTTTCGTGTTGCAACACATCTGAATTATCTCATTTTCAACTGCAGATGCTTGCATAATGTCTATTAGACATTTTACCCTTTACGCTCAGTTATGTAATCTTGAACCAGGGATTAGGTTGATGAATTGGGATACTAAAGCTTCTACTTGAGGTGATGAAGCTTTCTTTTGGCCGCGGGGATGAAGAACTATCTTGTGGGGCTGGGCTACTGGAGTTTGTTCAGCATTGAGAAAGTTGGGTAAAGCTGTACCCACTACAAAGGCGCTTGCCAAGACGCCTATGAACATTTTCTTTGGTATTGGAATAATCTTATTCATTTTACACCTCAACATATATGTGCGGTGCATTTTATTTATTTGCGCTTAACCAGATTCCTTGGGCTTTCTAACTCTTCTCGCTTTTATCTTTGGTCTGTTAAGTGGGATGACAGTTAGAAGTTCGCGTGTGTCCGGAACTAATCCGTTGTCCATAAGACAGTCAAGGTGCTCTTGAGTAAATTGGAAGGGCTGCTTCAAAATGAAGACACCCATTTTATCGGCGGCGAACTTGGCACAGAAGTCAATATCAACAGTTCCAAACTGATTAGAGTATGTGTAGAACAGCAAAAGTAAATCCAGCTCCAGCTGTGAAATTTCGCCCATATCCATTATTCTTATCCTTTGCGAAATGAAGGTGAGGGTTTAATTCTGTTGCTAAGATAAACCCTCAAAAACTCCGGCAAGCCAATTAGGCAGCCATCACAAATTTGTCGTTTGCGTTTATAGTTTTGCTTCTTTAACGTCGATCGCCTGACGAGCGCTCAAACAAATACTTTTTTCGTGGTCGATCCTGTGTCAAGCCCATTAAAAGAACTCTTGGCATATCTGTCTTTGTTATCAGTTTTACCTATGCAAGAGGGATCTGGGATACCAAACCTGTTCAAACATTTCTGTAAGATTTAGAGTTCTTTTGGTGGACCTGCCGGGCACTGCCCCCGGGTGTCACAATCATTTCCTAATCTAAGTTTACGCTGTTTTTGAAAATGAACAATTTATCCGTCCTCATTTCAATCCTCTATTTTCTGCATCTTCTTTATTTAGCAAAAAGTTATTCATTCCACCAATCCACCAATTCTTACCCTTATCTTGTGTAGACTACTTCAACTAACGAAGCGCTTGCTTGTCTCGCGTACTGGACCCATCCAGTGGAGATAGCATCACCCTCAGGGTCGCCTGTTACGCTTGAAGGATTATACGCAACAGTACTTACTTCTGCACCACCCTCAACAATAGTCTCAAGTGTTTGTTTCTGATCTTCACTCATATCCATGTCGCTACTCCTGTTTTAGGATTGTAGAAGAATGCTCTGCAGTCTCCGTACTTTTTCTTCCACGGAGCTAACTTTAAAGCCTCGTCCCTTGACAGGCCTTTTTCGAGCTGAACTTCAGTCTTCTTGCCGATATCTTCGAACAATTCTCGTAGCTTCATTATATCTCATCCTTAAATCATATTGTTTATTTATTCATTGATTGGAATAATGAGAGACTTGCAACCCAATCCTAAGTCAATGAAGGCGTGCAGGTCTTGCTTTATGACCTGATAGTTCAGTCCTTCAAGTCTTTCATAAAGCTCCATACTTAGCCCATCAGGGATAATGACGTGGTCATTATGAATGATTGAACTACACGCCATTCCAATCTTGTCCTCATTACTAATCTCAATAGCATCAGGATACCAATCACGTATCTCGTGCCGGGCCTGTTCTGTGAAGGCGGGTGGATACCATAGAAGGCCACGCATCTCCGTGAGTGGGCAAAAGACGTTAGCTAAAATTCCATCACTTGCTAATCCGATCCTCATCTCAAGCGGTCGATATACCTTTCCAGCGCTAATCAAGATGTCCTCAAATTGGTTATCTCGGCGCAAGCTTCCATCAAATCCAAAGCTGCACCATGCCTGCTGTTCATCAATAATAATAGCCGTGCTGGAAGCCTTTACGTTCTGCTGGTGGATTGCGTTAAAGCCGCGGTCAGATAACCACGCTGCCAAGCGATCTTCCTTTACTTTATCTATCAGGACATCATTACCGAATATGAAAGCTTTTTCACTGAAGGGCAGATCAAAGGCTGTGCCACTATTTGCGGAAAACGGAATGACAATGACCTCTAATCCAATCTGTCCAAGTGTATTTCTAAGCTCAGACCATTGCTGAATCATCAGCACTCTTCTAAGAGTATCAATACTGCCAGGAATAACCGTCAGGACTTGTTTCATACTTGTAGCATTTATGAGATTTACACTTCATATTTACAAGAAATTTAACCTCATTTTCTGCGACCAACTATAAATACAAAATGGAATTAACAGGACAACTTCAATGAATATTTCATTTAAACAATTTTCTCAATTCTATGATACTCCTCTGGAGGAGTTGACTGAAGAGCGCCTCGATGAAATTTTTGGAATGTTTAAAAACAGTGATGCAGCAAAGAAAGCTTTAGCTGACAGAAAGAAAAGAGAAGAAGATGAAGCAGCACAAGCAGCTAAAAAGAGAATGACCGTTCCACAGTACAGAGAGTTTCTTAAAAGAGAAATCAGCAGAACAAAATCAAGTGTTAATGCAACAGTAAAAGATGCAGCAGGTCAAATCAATGATAGAAAGCAACAAGCAATTGACAGAGCACAGGAGTTTGGTGGAAACTTTCAATACGAAGAAAAGCAGTAAAAAGTTTAGATAAAGAAAAGGGGATCCTTTAGGATCCCCTTTGTTTTGTTCCGGAGAGATTTAGCTATACAGGAAAATCTTGAAGGAGTACCAACCATAAATGATCTTCCGCCTTGCCCACGCTACAGCTGTTGAAACTGGAGCTGTGACGTATGTCCAACCAAGGCGAGCGTAGAGCCCAATTAGTGCGAGAACAGACAGAATAAAGCGTGTCATTTGATTAAACCGTTTCTGCTACAGGAGCTTCAACCAGGTTCGCAAGTGCCTTACGAACAGATGAGGTCGCTGTCTTCTTTGCAGTGCTGATTTGAACTTCAGTTGGTTGCTTGCGACCACGCGGCAGCTTAACAACTGTTCCACCAACTTCCTTAAGGCGGCCACCGATGATTTGATTGAGGGAGATGAGCTGCTTCTTGAGCTGCTTGGTAGTAATTCCAGGTTGAGCAACTTCAGCAACTGCCATCAGCTTGTCTTCTACCTTGCAGAAGAATTCAGGATTGACAAAGTTGTAGTTGCGGGGGACGTCAAAACCGTTGGTGCCAAGTTCAGTACCAACAACGAGCGTCACACCCTTCCAATAGTCGGCATGGTCAGCAGGTCGTGCATTCTTCCAGAAGCCGTGCGACATTTCGTTCAAGAAAACTTGCTCAAAAACTGCCTTTTGAACAGGGGTTGCGACTGTTAAAACTTTTGCCATGTAAAACTCCTAAAAATTAAATTTGATAATTGATTATATACCCAGAAGATGTGAATGTAAACTGGTTGCGAACTGACTAAAGGTGCTGAGTAATCTGACCCTTATCCAAGGCTAATTTTAACCCGGTCTCCCTCTTTGTAGATGGGTGTTGCTCGAAGTCTGCGAGCCATTTTCCAAGGAAAATGAAGGGTCATCGTATTTCTTAAAGATTAAAAATGTTATCCCAGGATTATCACTTCATGATCTTCTCCATCAATAAAGAGAACATCATGGTCAACTTCACTTTCTTCTACAAGATCAATAGTGACGCGATCAGAACCATGGGTAAATTTCTTAATCCCAATTAGCACGTCGTCATCGTAGTGTGCAAGTCGTTCAATCAATTCACGTACAGTTAAATGCATAAAAATCTCCAATGGAATTACTTCTATTGGAGATATTATAACACGCTTAGTGGTAAAAGCAAACTTGCGATTACTTAGTTGCTCGGCGCTGTGGTCTGAATGGTTCAGAGAACTTTATCGCTGCGACAGAAAGATCAATTGACATTTCAACAAGATGCTCATCAGGACGGAGCTTAATGTCATACTTGTTTGTAAAGGTCTTTGCGAATCGTGGATCTTCTACGAAGTTTGCCTGACCTTTTGTGGTATCAAACCCAGCAAAGTAAAGTCCTGTTGCACCTTTTACAACGTAAAGTGAAACGGTTGCCGTATTTTCTTGCATCTTTATTTTTCTCCTAGTACTTACTTTAAACTGCCCGACAGGCTTCTCAACTGGTTTTCTAATCCCAGGTAAAGAAGAATGTTTAGGGCTCTTGCATTTGCCTCAGACGACATGTCTGCGGGTGTTGTAAAAATCTTTGTATCCTTGTGGAATCCGGCAATCCAACCGTAGGGATTGGCTGTTGTTCCTCCAGGCCAAAATAGCGAAACGCGTAATTGAAGTTTGTTCTCTACCGCAGCTAAAGCGTTCAGATCATTCGTGAAGTCAGCTTCTGGTATTGTTCGCAGAGATGCGGGAATCTTGCTTGTGATGAACTCGTTAAGACGGTTCCTGATAGCGTACCGCTGCCATTCGCCAATGATGTCCTCATAAACGTCTGCAAAGACATCATCAACTGTTTTGACTGGAATGATTGGTTTATCGTGGTCGCGGTGATGTGGTTTTCTGCCATCACGGACGAATTGAATTACTTCACCCATAGTGTTTCAGCCTCATCAGAAAGCGTGCCATGAGCGTGGTATTTCGCAACCCGCATTTCTTCACCTTCTTCATTGCAGAAAATTTGATCACTTAAATCTTCTCTCTCAATGAATGCGACGCACTTTAGAGGATGATGTCCCCTCATATCATCTAGGAGAAATACATATAGATTTTTTCCGCCTACGCGAAGTCTATTGTTTATTCTTGCTTCTATCATCTGTGTATCTCATCTAAAGTTCTATTATAGCACCGTACTTAATGGTAATTTACCTTGAGCCATTCTTTGAAGTAAAATTTTATCTGCCGAACTCCACCTACTTCAGAGGAAAGCGATAGCTCCCCTATTTTCTTTTCAAGGTGTTCAATAATTTTTCTGTTGCGATAAAGTGTGAGGTCTATAACGTTCATGATGTTTAACTACTAACACCATTATTTATACCTCAGATGCCATATCGAATGGAAATTTTGTTAAAGCTGCGGCGAAGTGCGTATGAACGGACCATGCTGATTATTGTGTAGAAAAAGGTCAGCTTGATGTTTTGAACACCTGTGATGGCGTGATCGAGGATTAGCGGTGCCACCGCCGCGTTAGCAACAATAGAGACCATTAGACCAACAACGATGTTAGTAAATGTTTCAATTATGGAGCCACGTCTAGTCTGCACGGGGTACTCCATTCAAGAGCTTTGGCCCCATAAATTTAGCAACAAAAAACTGCTTAGTAGTGTTACGAATAGTTCCATCCATATCATGGTTGATGGTCTTAAATGGAATGGCTTTGCTAAATGGCTTCAATGTAAAGTCCTCACTATTCTGATAAGCCCTAATTAGCCTGTCATTATCATGTTGGTCGAGCTCTTCTATTTCAACATAGAAGCCCAGCTTTGCAAGCTTCTTAGTATGGAACTTCTTGATAGCTGCTTTCAATCGCCCAAGAGTTCCTACACGAACTGCCCATACATGATCCGTCATTTAAATCTCCACCATTTTGTCGTCACGCGAACGTTCATAGGTGCAGAACCGAAGAGACGCAACTTCCTTACCCTTTGAACGGGATACTTCTTGGTACTTGATGACATGCGTAAGCTTCAACCACTTGTCAGGGTTAGTCTTCATGTCTTCACGGTCCTTGTCAGAGAAGCCAGAGCCAACTTTGAACTCAATGCGTTCGCCATTTTCAAGGAAGGCAACACAGTTTGCGCCGCCAACAGTGTTAGCGAGGCGGCTCTTTGGACGGCCTGGGTAGAAGGAGATGAATCGCGCATCCACGTCGTAGAAGCGCTTCACCTTGGTCCACGCGAAGGTACGATCCCAAGTGTATTCAGAATCCCAATCCTTCAAGATCAGACCTTCTTGCTTGTGAACGTCGATCACTTCGTTGCAGTATTCCATCATGTCGTGGTAGTCGGTAACTTCACGACCTTCGGAGAGAGTGATCTTCTTGCAGTCACAAGCCTTCAGAATTTCTCCGAGAGCCTTGCGATTTTGACGCATAGTGATATTAGTCTTCTGTGCAATCCAATCAGTTAGAGGCATCAAGAAGAATGCACGAATGCGCATGTTAGCTTTTGCAGTATCATTGCCAGCCTTCTTGGCATTGATTGTTTCAGTAAAGTCAGAAGCAAAGGCTTCACCGTCCAAAATGAAGTCATAGCCGAGGTATTCACGGATTTTTGCGAGGTCTTCATCGAATAAACCGTTCAGGTGTTCAGAAGCCTTGCCAGAGCGAGCACGATTGTCAGCTGGTTGACCTTCGCGCTGGATAGCAATATTGCGCTGTCCATCGAACTTCCAGTCTGCTTGGCAGGGGAAGATGACATACTTTTCGAAGTCTTCAGTGTTTTCACATTTGTCAGCAAGCATTACCTCGAACGTAGGAATCTTGTTGTTAGGCCAGATCTTGTTGAAAGTATCTGCGGAGAAACCGGCTTTCAAATCCTTGTCAAGGACTCGAACAATGTAATCTTGCTCTTCAAGAGTAAAGCCACCAAGAGCACCAGTGACCGCATTTCGAGCAGCATCGCCAGTTAGATCATGAGAGACCAAACGTTCAAGGACACAGAAAAATTCCTCATATGCATTTTTGGGAGTAACCTTCGGTCCAGACTTTGGCATATCAAACTTGCGAACACCAAAAACCTGGTATGGCGATAATGCATAAATAATAAGCTGTTGAGCAATTTCATCAGCCTTTGCAAGAGCTGCTTGAATAATCTTCTTGGTGCCCGCACCATTAGCAGCTTCGCATTCCTTGATTACTTGAACAAAATTAGACATGCTTTTCTTTCTGTGAATTAATAGATATCGCCATTCTCAATACGGTCGGCAAGGATTGCCTTATCTTCTTCATTGAGCTTCTTGATTTGGTTGAGGATACGAGCAACCTTGGATTCGGTAGTCTTGCGCTTTGACCGTGGTGTCCTGTCAATTGACGCGCAATCATAAGTATGTTTCACATCTGCTGGAATTCCAAACAGTGCCATAATATCTTTCCATTCTTTGCCATGAGGCATCAGCTTCTTCTTGCCATCTGCAGGCTTGTTCACCTGACGATTAATCAAGTGAGCGACTTCGTGGGGAACAGTGTGCTTGAGGAAGTGTTCCTCATTTTCAACCAAGAGAATTAAGTTGTAGCGAATCAACCACTTTTGATGATATGCAAGTCCAGCGGTTGTGGACTTTACATTATACCTAATCTCAGGCATCTCAAATTTGGTTTTAAATTTCTTCTCAGCAGTGTTGAAACATTCCTTCGTCTTAGCTTCTACCTTTGCACGAAGTTCTTTAGAGAGCAGGATTTCGCTTTTCATCTTTAACCTCAATAATCGTTTGATAATGTATTATAACCTGACCTAGGAACAAAGTAAACTAGGCCACTGTTCCTAGGCAAACTGGCTTTGATTTCTTTTCAGTTGGTTCTTTTGCTGGGCTAGCAGCATCTATTTGCTCTTTTCAATTACACGCGTTGCAATACCTGCATAATCATAAAGGTATTCACTTTCAAATGTACTAACCGTGTTCTCAACGAACAACACATCTGTCATGATTAGCAGATAACCATCTTGAGACATTGCGGGCTGTTTTCGCATCAATCATTTTTTAATCCTTAATCAGTAAGCTTGATTGCACCAAACAAGAACAGCGCCATGATAACATTCAAAATGGCGAAAATGACTTTCTGAGTCTTCGAAATGGGCTGTTTACTTACAGGCCAAAGAACTGTCAATGCGCTAAATGCTGCCACGACAATCAAACACATGAGCTTCGCAACAGTAATAAACAGGCCGGAAAGAGAAATAGCAAACACTTTTCTATCCTTACTTGAAGACGTGGATGGTAGCCTTCTTAACACCTTCGATGGAACCTTCAACTTCCGTGACAGTCACACCATCTACCTTTTTGTACTTGACTTGAGCAACAATTTCCCAGTAACCTAGCTTTGCGCAAGTTTGATCGTGGTGGCACATTTGGCTGGAACCAATCTTTGCATAATCACCATAACCACCAGCAATGAAACCAAAATGGCCATTGGGCTTCTTGCATACCACAATGGTACCAGAATCCCATTCCTTCATCACTTCTTCCATTGTAACCTTCGTCTTGTCATTGAAGAGGCAACCAGCAGGGAGAATGGACCAGGAGTTGCAAGGTACTTTAGCCATTTTAGATTCCTTTGTTTTCCGTTGATAAATTATTATACTATACAACCTGTGAAAAGTACATAGTTTTCACAGGTTAAAGTGTAACACATTAGGAAATAACTGTGCAAAGAGTCACAGGAACAGTCCAGCGCATTGTGGAAGTTTGTTCACCCTTTGCATTGTGTTCGCGACCGACAACTGCAGTACCAGCCCGGTTGAACTTTTCGATCTTGATTATTTTCTGACTGCGAGTCTTGGCATTGAATGTAACAAGCTGACCAGGGAGAAGCTTCGAACCAACAACAACTGCTGCAACCCGACGCTTGTTCTTGATCATTTGAACTAAAGCCCGATTCAATTCCAATTGTTGGTCAATGGAGAGTTCAGCAGCAGAAGAAATCAAAGAGGAGAGGGCCATTGCAGTCATTTGGGAAACTTTCTAAGTTAATCACTCGATAAAGTAATTATACCCTAACCTGGGGAAATGTACACAGTTTGTTAGTAACAAAGTAACCAAAATGAGGTTGTTTTCGTGTAACTATTGACATTTTTGTTACAGGTTCAAGATTAGTTTAAATAGTTTCAATCTATGAAATGGACACTATGTTCCTACAAGATCAAATACACTTGCTTAGTGTTACCAAATTATTGAAAACAACAATGCCGGTGTTGAAGGGCATGACAAAAGACATCACATCATCCCAGACTCTTTGGTGGGAAGTGAAATGATAAAATTAACAGCGCATGAGCATTTCATCTGTCACTTAAGAATGGTTGAGGGTGCAGACCGAAGTAAAATGCCCCATGCATTATGGAGAATGGCAAATGGCAAAAAAGAAAATACCGAAATTAGTTGTTGAGCCCGTATCAGAGCGGGTTAATCTTGGATATATGTGTATGCTCGAATACAAACGAGAAACGTATTTAGCCATCATCGATAATATAACTCCAGCAGAAATTGGGGCATATGTGTTAGATTATGCGGACCAAGAAAATATTCCACTCCAAGAATTTCTTAGTATCGTTACTAAATGGTTCTACGGAAAATCAGAACGCAGCCCACTAAGTGTAGAGATCGCACAACACGGGCTTACATCCCAGCTTGCACCACTATACAGAACATTTGACACCACCTACGTTACTCGCATCGTAGGACAAGCCTTCTCGTATGATGGCATGCAAAAAGCCAAGGTACGACGGAGACGCGTTGTGGCAATACCTGAAGGTATTGAAGTGAAACTTAAACGTGCGCCAAACTACTAAGTGCGCTAAACCCGCTTTTCTTATCAAAAGACATGCTTTAACTGGCACGTTATACTTTGGTAAAACGAATAAATCAAAGCCAGAAGTTTATAAGGGCTCGCCTTACCACCATTACAATAAAGTATGGTAAGGCGAGCCCTTATCTACCGATTTAAAGCTGCCCGCTGTAGAAGGCACGTAGCCACATTAGCTTCCACTTTGCAAAATCTGCATCCATTACTGGGTTGCGCAAAGGCAAAGTGGAGTTAGCAACTGCGGCATCTATCTGGTTAAAATGATTCGCGAGCAATGTAGTTGCATCTTCAAGAGTCATCTTTCCTTCCTTCATATCGCGCAGCATATCTGCTTGTGCATTAGGGAATGTCATCTTTCCTGTCTTAGAAAGTTCAAGCACTTGAGTCGTTATCCGAACTGCATGACTCAATGCCTTCCAATCGACACCCTCTCCCTCAAATGATGCTACGCGATCTCCGTATCCAGCAAGCAATCCGTTTAGAGATGCTAGCAAAGTGTGCACCTTGTTAGTTAGCGGAAACTTCTTTCCGACTATGTCCAAGGCTGGAGCAAGGGCTGATCCACCAGCGGAATTCTCTATCATCACCGGCTTTACGTGAGGAAGTAGTAGCAGTTTATTGCGTAGTCCATCTTCATTAGCCATCGTGGTGTGGTCGGGAAAGAAGGCAAGGTGCTCAGTAAGTAACTCAACAACCTTCTTCAAGGTTGTGAAACGTTCTGTCTTCAGACCGTACAACTGAGATTGTGCAACTGCGTATCCCACCATCTTCTTCATGGTGCTATTCAAGAACCTGTCTTGAAGTTCCCGCATCATGACAGTAACCTTGTTATTCAAAACATGGTCGTTACATCGTTCTGCTAGCCCCTGATTGAATGCGAACATCAATTCGAGGGCGTATGTTTGGCCGTTGTACAAATCATCCATGAAGACTTGAAGCGGCAAGTATTCTGTTTCAGCTTCACCAGCTTGCATCTTGCTATTCGCATTTGAACCTTCTGGCTTCTCCTTACGATTAGCAAGCTTTTTACCCATTAGCAGATCATCCATGCTTGGCAAGACAACTACCTTGTAGTCAAAGTCAGACTTTGCTGTATGTGTTCCGTAAAGTCGACTTCCAACTAGAACCTTAAACATCATTGTTTCATTCATCATTTATCTCCTAAAAATTCGTTCAATCTCGTCCATACAACTTAAGACAACTTGCTGCTGGGTAGGTGGCACGAAATGTCTAATCTCATTTGCCCGACTACAAGCATCTAAGCATTTCTCCACAATCAAGTCGGCAAACTTTTCAATGTCATCCTCCCAAAGCACGTAAGGATCTCTACGACCATAATGCAATGAGGTTTTAACCATCCCAGCTTCAAGTGCAAGTGCTTCAATGTTCTTATTCATAATATCCTCAAAGGGGAATACATCCCGGACTATCGAAAAGGTACTCTTGGTACCCGCCCACGTATCTTACATTTTCTGTAGTACCACAAACACTGCACTTTGGTTTTGGCCGAACATAGAGTGCAGCACCGGTCCAAGCAAACAATGTTTTCATGCACCACGACCTTTCAGCATAACAACTTCCGATTTAATGCCGCTGTCAGTCATCATAGCCCATATGAAAAATGCAACGGTCAGAACATTCACGAGCGGGATTAATGACACAAACACTAAGAAAGTGAAATCACTGACCGTCAGATTATCCCCAGCATACCAGTTTATAGCAATTAAAATTGCAAGACAAACTGCGCTCAATATTAAAATCCCAATCATAGTACTCCATCAATTCTTTTAACACGTTCTTTGTTCATTGCATATCCTAGAGCGATACCTTCCAGTCCAGCAAACGTTGGTTCGTCAGACTTAACAGAATGTGCTGCTTCAAAAATAGTAGTCAAACTGTCAGCACTCAGTTTTGTATCCAAAGATTTTGGACCTAGGCGAAGTAGATCGTACAGATTTTCTAGTGTCTTCGAAGGCTTTGTGCTTGCGCCCATGTTCTTCAAAAAGTTTAGCAAATCCAATCCCGTCATTTCATCTGGCAGACTTCTGACTGCTTGCACAGCCTTATGCAACTTCATCATCTCAGTAGTCGTTCCCTTGATGTCGTGCGCAAACTTTCCAGCTACTGCAACGAATGCAGTCAGCCTAAAGTCTGGATGAGTACGAGAAGCCATAATAGCAAACTCTTCAATGCAAGTCAGATCTTCTATGGTAGTTCTGTCACCAAACAGATCCTTGAAAAACTTCACATTGTCTAGAGCATAGAAGCTCCACAGCGCAGCAAAGAAGCGGTCAGGCTTTCTGCAAGTGCGAAACATCTTGTCCATTTCAGCCCAAAAACGTTCTTCGGACAGAGTATCCATTTCACCAGACTGAACAACCTTCTGAGCCATTGCCAGCGTCTCATCTGCCACTCCGAAGTCGTCAAAGCGAGCATAGAATCTGGCAAGGCGAACCACGCGCAGGGGGTCTTCAGCAAAAGCATCGGACGTATGACGCAGGATTTTGTGCTTCAAATCTCGTTGACCATGGAATGGGTCAACGATTTCTCCAGTTTCCAGATCCTTTGCCATCGCATTGATCGTCAGATCACGCCGAGCTAGGTCTTCCTCCAGGGTAACTTCCTTGTCGAATTCTACAGTGAAAGCCGTATGGCCTGCTCCACTCTTCTTTTCCTTACGGGCGAGGGCGTATTCGTCCCCGGTAGTAGGGTGTAGAAAGACAGGAAAGAATGCTCCAGCAGGTTTAAATCCAGCATCCAGCATTTCTCGCTCGGTGGAACCCACAACAACATAATCCATGTCGCTGACAGGTAGGTCCAGTAATTTATCGCGGACTGCTCCACCGCAGCTATATATTTTCATCATTTATTCTTCCCAGATGCTCATCACATCTTCATCAATTTCTTTGACCATCCTCATTGAAGTCATATGAAACCCTTTTCGTTAGATAGGTTATTATGCACTGCAGCCTGACAAAAGTACACTAATTTTGCAAGTATTTTGCAACTTTTTTCACTTTCTTTTCACCAGCTTTAGAAATGTTTTCTAAATTCAGTCCATGATTGAAACCAAGTTCTGATTCTGTTAGTAACCGAACCATACCAATTACATCCCCAATCTCAATAATCAAGTGGTCAATGTTCTGAACTTTCTTTTTATCTGTTGGGTTAAAGCTGTGAAGGCCAAATCTCTTAATCTTGGAAACTGCCTGCACTACCTCCGAACACTCCTCTTGAAGAATTTCCAGATATTCAATAGTTCGAGCTGATAGCTGCTTATCTAAAATTCCACTCATAAAGAACAATCCTTCAATAAAATTTATTATACACTGTATCTGCCCAAAGTAAACTGTTTGAATGATTTCTGATTAGATTGAATGACTTCAGCATAGATAATTGAAGGAGAAGCATTATGAGATTTTATGTTTATACTGGCAACCCCCTTTAACTACCAAACAATTCTATAAAATTATATAGAAGATGGCATCTACTAAAATTCAAATCTGAATTTCCAGCATCTATGTCAAAATTCAGATTTAATTTTGGAAAAGATTTTGTGGGCCTATTTTAGAGAGCGAGACTGGTTATGAATATTATTCCCACAAAAAATGGAATACAAAATTAAACCCTGCTGCTTCATATGATGCCGGCAGATATAAGGTGGAGCTGTAGCACCACCACCATAGCATAACTCACCGCATGCGCCTTCTTAAATGAGTAGCCGTTCTCATCCTTTGCATAAAGGATTCGACGAGTAGCATCTCGCTGTGAATGATAAAGCTTTACCAACTGCTTCTTGCCTGGTCTAATAAGAGCTAACACGTCAGCCAATTCCTCAATGCACTTTGGCTTTACTGCTGTTAGAATATCACCGTGCTTTGCAAGTTGAAACAACTTTACTTGCTCTGAGGGTATCAGCAACAACCCCCAATCTGGTTCTTCTTCAAGTAGAGCATCAATCTCTTCTCGCGTTTCAAAGTAATCGTAGACGGACAAATGCAGAAAGTCGATTTTTCCGTACCCTAATTCTTCTGCATCACCGTAAGGTATAGCAGCAAGTTTAGTGATTTGATCTACTGGAATATTCTGAGGATAGTATCCGCACGGATGAGGACCCAACTCTCCATTCTTTACCATACTTGCTCTAGTCCAAGGGAACAAAGTTTTAGGTTTGAACTGCGTCGGTAAGTCTATGTCAATATCTGCAAGCATTTATAAACAAATTTCAGTTGCGATTTCTTTTATAGATGCAACAACAGATTTATTCATTGTAAATTTCTTAGACCAATATTCAGCATTGATAATTCTGTTCAGGGCAGCTCTTTCACCGCTGTCAAGTTGCTCAAGGATTGGCTTAAAGGATGTTGCGTTAAAGAGTAACCATGGAGTTATTCGCTTTTGCCGCACAAGAGCAAAAATTCTCTGGACACCAAGGTGTGCAAAAATCCTACGAATATCTGGAGCACCTTCACTTGTGAGAATATCTTCCTTCTCGCAGATGTCAAACAGGTAGTTGATCGATGCTTGAACATCCTCAATAGGATCGGAATTCTTGTCAGCCCATTCTAGGTACAAAGCGTAGGCACTTTGGCGACACCATAGAGTTGGGTCAATACTGCCAGCAACCATCAGCTCCATATACTTTTCTGGATCACCGATGTTTGCGTCGATAACCATCTGAGCAAACTTTACAAAAGTCTTAAAGAACTTTGATTCGATGAAGGTTGATGAAGTTTGCTGAGTGTAGCGTCGCATCTTCATCCACGCATTGTAGTAACCAAATGCAGCTTGTCCAGTAGGGCTCATTAGCTCTTGAGTGCGGCGTTTAGGTTCGCAAAAATGCTTCATGAATACTGATTCATTCGACATCTTGCGCTTGCAATAATGGCAATACCAATTCGCATTCTTACCTAAGGATACTTCTGCATCCTCAAGTGGAATACGTCGAGCAGCAATCTGCTCCTTATCAAGTAGAACTACTTCTGTCATTTTTGTAGATGTTCGCCGGTATGACTTCAATCTCTTCACCTTTCCAGACCAGGCCTGGTTTAGTTGGTTCGCCAAGGCTTCGATAGAAGTCTATAAATTCTGCAATGTATGCCTCGTCGATATATGGTCTATTTACTGTTGCCCAGACCCCCACAACAAGCTTACCATAGTCCTTAGCTAGAATTCTAGGAGTTTCTTTATAAGTATTCAATCCTAGCGCAGTGACTTTTTCCTTGAACATTTTGTATCGGTTATCGTCATTTTCAGAACGTTCTGTTCTCCATTGTTCGATACTGCACCTGGCAGTGTGATGTTCTTCATATGGATAATTCTCTCTTGCAATTTCCCATGCAGCATCTTCAACCTGCTCGTGTGCTTTATATTCAGCAGTAACCATAGCACAAGCGAAATAGCGCTTCAGTTTAGTATGGAAGAAGCGGAAATCAACCCATACCCATGGAAATGCTGGGTCCCATACATGATCACAATATGCTTGACCATTTGCAATAACGCATTCTGGATATTCCTTCATCAACCCAGTAACTCTACGCCAAGTAGCCTTTCGTTCCTTGCGAGTACTGTCACGATGCTTTGCTGATTTATATCTGAAAGTCATTCTTTGAATTCCTTTTTAAGAGCTGCTAGCTCCTCCTTCTGCCATCCAAGTTCTTCTGCCATCTGCATAATCTCTGCCTCACAAGGAAACGGATTCACGAGATTAACTTCTCGTGAAGACATTTCAAAATACTCCTGAACAACCTTGCGAGAGTTGGTGTTCTTCTTATTAGATTTTACACCAATCCATTGGTAACGTTTACTTGTTTTTGAGGATGCTACCTGCATTAGCTGCATCAAGAGTTGCGGATGCTTAGCAAGAGTGAAGACATACTTATTTACAAACTCATTGAGTAGGATAATCTGCCGCTCATCTGATGTTCCAGACAACCAGCGCATGACAACTAATGGGTTGAATCCTTTCTTCTCGTCGTCACTCAACGTAGAATAGATATCACCACTCTTTGCAGAGTTAATGCGAGACAGCAAGTCGAAGATGTCAAGTTTATGTGTTGTTGCCATCTTTCTTTACCCACATCAATCGTGTTTGAGAATCAACAAGCTCATATCCATTCTCAATAAGCCATTTTTCAGATTTTCCTTCAACCATTGCATGCGTAAAAATTTCATCATCCATAGGCTGCACCTCGCACAGTTCTTCAGCCATGATATTAGGTACCATTTTTCTAAGCGTATCAATTAATTCTTGGTTCATACTTTACTTAGTTCCACGAAAAGGGCAGCAATGTTGAGCTCAGTGTCTGAGCTTTGAATGTGACCGCGCATGTAACTAGCAATCGTCACGATGGCAGCTTCTTTGTCACTAACCTTCATCTTGTTAATATTCTGATACAGAAATGTAAAGACATCCTCATGTTCTTCACGAGTAGCAGTTTCGCAAACTAGCTTACGCGCTTTCTTGAAGTCACCAGAACTAATCGCATCAAGCAAACCAAATTTCCAATCACTGTCTATTGCAGCATTAGATGGAGGTAGAAGCTTTCCGCTTTGAGTGTTCTGCTGAAGAAGCTGAATTGTTTTTCTTATATCTGGGTAACCAACGTCGATGTATGTCAGCAAATCTTCTGGTTCATACTCTACTTTTTCAGCATCAAGGATTTCAATCATGCGCCCAGCGATGAGGTCCTTGTCAGGAGCTTTGAAGCTGAATTGCTGAAAGCGAGATTTGAGCGGAGGAATGATCTTGTTCTCGTAATTGCAAGTAGCAATAAAGCGAGTGGAGGCAGATGTATCCTCAATCAAGCTGCGAAGTAGAGCCTGACCATCAAGGGATAGATAATCGAATTCTTCAAGCTGAACAACCTTGAACTTACCAATTGGCATAGTCCATGCAAAGCTGGTAACCTTGCTGCGCATTGCTTCAATCTTTTCATCAGAGCAGTTAACACGTAAGATGTCAGACGAATCAACTCCCAAATCATTCAAGAGGGCTCTTGAGATTGTTGTCTTACCAGTTCCTTGGATACCAGTAAGAAGTAAGTTTTGAAGGTCACCCTCCCTTACAAAATTCTCAAAGGTGGTACGCTGCCGGTCATCTTGGAAAATGACATCAGCGATGGTTTTAGGACGGTATTTTGCAACCCAAATAGAAGGCTTCATTTAATCTCCAATATACAAATGTAGTTTTGCGAAATGCACAGAGCAATTCGTTCTTCATCTATCCTGTTATCTGCTAGCATTGTGATCACTGCTGGCACCATTGTAATCTCACGAAGCTCAGCAACAAGATGAACTCGCTTCAACGATTTAGGGTCAATGACTGAATTGATTCATGTCATACTAAAATGCGGTGTGGATTATTCATTATAATCCACACCGCACTTGGAAGAAACTTCAATCAGATTTAGACTCTATCAGATGGTCCGCCAATTGAGACAGCTTCATCACCGTAAATTCGTCGCAAAGCTTCTGTGTTTGGTTGATGTGCAAGAGCACCTTCACCGACAAGGACGTCACCTTTTACGGTGACGTCCTCAAGTTGAGAGCGATGTATTGGCACTACAACATCCTCAAGCTGAGAGCGCGCAATGATGGGCTGTGTAGCATTATTCTTCATTAACTGATTTAGCTTTATGATCTCTCGTTCTCCGGCGATATGAGCTTGTTCAAATACCGCTGGGGTTTCAGCTGGAGCGTGTTCTTCTTCAATAGGAGAAAATTCTACGACGGGAGCATGCTCAGCCCCGCTAACAACAGGCAGTTCAGTTTCTGGTTCCTCAGGAGTTGGAGGGATAACTTGTTCGATAATTTCTGCTTGGTCTCGATACGTAGCCCGCATCGAGAAAGTATTCGGATTGATAACAGCAGCTCCAGTCACATTGTAGCGAGTTATATACGTGTCAAAAGAATTTGCGACTGCTGGCGGCGATGTTGTCGGCGTGAAGGCTTCACTTGCTGGCACCACGGTAATGTCATCGTCCTTCTTCAAGCTTGGATCTGGTGGTATTTCTAGCTTGCGTATCTGTATGTTAATTCTTTCTTGGCCCTTCTGCTCAAACAAAAAGTTACCAGAAAGAAGAAGAGTGATAGCAAGCGGGTCAAATACAAAGATGATGATCAGAATAACCCACTTAACCGCCTGAGCAGGCGTAGTGTGAAATGCTTCAGCGATGTAGATGATTGGACCAACCTCTACGTTCTGCTTAAGGGTTTCTACCTTAAGCTTTGGAAGCTCAGTATCAATTGCAACCAGTCGGGTGTTGATTTGCTCTACCTCTGGCGCAAACTGCTTCATAAGCGATCTACGACCAGCCACCATGTTGCCAGGCAGCTTTGCTATCTGAGTGTCAATCTCTTCCTTACGCTTTTGAAGACGTGTCTGCTCATCGGCTAAGGCAGTGATAACGACTGATGATTCATTAGTACTGGAGATTGCCTTTTGGAACTGTGCTGATAGATAACCAAATGCCCCAGCTGAAGTAATGCTCATTAGGACAATAGCTGCAATCGTCATGTATGTCTTCATTAGAAGATTTACTTTCTTCCAATACTTATAGAGGAAGGAAACTGCAATCAGTTTTGCAAAATCTAAACACACTGCTAATATAACTATTATGTAGCTACCCGAAAAAATCGACGATAACCCTATAACACTTATGATAGTGCCTATTATTTCCAGCGATAGCGCTGAAAGCATTGTCAGTATTGAAAAAATCATTTTTGTGCCCTATTAATCCTAAAAGTATTTAATCTTTTTCCAGTTAGTAATGCTTGTTTTTCGGGTGTAATATTTCTAGTGAATTTCTTTTGGCCCTTAAGCGCAACCGGATACCATTCGTGACTTAATTCTTTTCTGTATCCATTCTGGATTTTGAGGACCAAGTTTTATTCCTGTTTTCGCCTTTGACAAATTTTCTTTCATCTGTTTTTTAGCTTCACCTGATATATTAGTTGGGGCACCCATCTTTGATTTAGAAATTTTGTTTTTAGTTTCTTCAGATAGTGGTTTTCCTTTAGTCCACCCAGTCCCACCTTTTCGTGACGCTGATATTTTATTTTTTGTTTCTTGAGATAATGGTCCGGACCGGTTAAATAGAGTATTTCCTAATCTAATATTAAGTAATTTATCTCGAGGACAAGAAAGTTGTAATTCACTTTCCCTAAGTTGAGCTTCTTTAGGAGAATTAAATTCTTCAATAAAATCAATTCGCCAAACATCTTTACCATGTATTTTAATTAACTCCTTAATTTTTTAGATGATGTAAAATATGTTTTCCACAAATTTTCTGGGTGAGCGTTTTTGCGAATTGACGCCTATATAAAATTCACCAGTATGTATTAGTGTTATTTGATATACATACGGGACCATTTAATTTCCTTTAAAGAAATATGCGGCTAACGCCAGCACTAACATTAATTTTACCAGTTATAGATTCTAAGATAGAAGTGTTTTTATATGCTGGTCGATTCTTTTTGATCTCTTCTTGAATTTTCTTTTGGTGAGAGACTCCTGATCCCATTAATGCCAGATGAAATCTTGGTGCATCATGAGATGTGCTTTTATCTTCTTTAGGAGAAATAATTTCAACATCATCTTCAGTCTTTTTTCCAATATCAGACATAGCATAAAATTTATCTAATTTAGAATCGTAAATTTTACATTTGTTCTGCAGATTTAACCATATCTTTTCGGCAGGCTTTGATAATTGATCACCCGAGATAATAGTTAACCCCGAAGCAGACACGATTGCTAGATAAGCATTCTCTATAATCTGTTTCCCCCTAAAGGGTGGCTTAATAACAACTGATAAAATCTGTTCTCCACCTTTGAGATGCTTGGTTAAAATTTCACCAATAGGTTCGCCTTTTGAAGCAAGAATAAATCCATGAGAAGGCTTAAGCGACTTATCCCAATAAACAACAATAGGGATTCCATCTAATGCAGCTGTGGTAAAGTGAACTAATATTTCCCCATCATCTAATTTTAGAGTGCCAATATCATCTAGATTAGTATCTAGTGCTCCCGCATTCCATTCATTGATAGGTTTTATTTCGTCCAACTTCATAATTTAGTATGCGTAAGTCACCGTCTCGTCATCACCTAGAGCAATGACCTTAGTATCGTCAGACTTCCAGTAGGATTGTCCTTCAAACTTCATTTCAATTGTCCATTGAAGAGCTTCGATCAACACGATGTCACCAACGTTAAAGTCAATGACTTCCTCACCAATGGCGATGACCTTACCCCAACGAGCTTGAGTAGCTTGGGTGCTAAGGTCCTGGTTAGTGAGAATGATTCTGCCACTATTTCGGTCTACGAATTTCCCACCGTATGTATCAGCGAAAAATTCAAACAAAAAAGTATTCTTGAGCGGACGCAGCGCCATAATTATTCTCCCAGTATATGTGATGGATTATTTTTTCGTGCTCGTTGTTTCAACAGCGATGTCTTCAGTGACTTGTTCAGCTAGCGCTTCTACTTCATCCGCTGCCGCACTTACAGATGCAGCTTCCATTGCCACTGAAAGAGCTGATGGAAGAGGCAGTGGTTTCGCTGCTGTTTTAACCTTAATCCCGTCCTTCTCATCAATGAACTTTCTGCGCTGGTTCACGCTGACCGGAACTGGTTTGGTTGCGAGTTGTTGTTTAATTGCTAGTAGGTCAAAGTCTACTAAATCACCACGGGCGCTTCGTGCTTGCTTGCTCATTAGGGAGTTCTCCAAAAACAGGATATAGGATAAATATACTCTTGTATTTATTATCTGACCGGCGCTATGTCAATCGTGGAAGAACTCTGTCATTGGAATATTATATTTGATGGGGTCAACCTTATGCAGATCAATCAGAAATAAAATTAGACTAGCACAGGATGAACCTCGCCCAACTCCCCAAACAGTGCCCAACTCTTTAAACTTGTCTACAATGTAGATCAGGGTGATGTAAAGCTTCTCCATACCTCTCTTCTTGATCTCAATCATCTCAGCTTCAACTCGAGCTAGGTAAGCTGGTTCATCAGCAAACTTTTCACTGACCTTCTTGCGAATGTATCCCTCAAGATCAAAGCGATCATATTCTTTTGCAATAAGGTAGGTAAAGTCGAATGGTTTGTTCTCATTCTTTTCTGTTAGAATGGGTTCTTCTTCAAGAAGGTTAAATAACCTGAGATCATCGTTCAGTTCAGAAACAACCAACTCATCTATCTTGCACCCACCCAGAAGTAAACTTGGGACATCCTCAGGAGCAACCTGACTAGTGCCGTCAAACCAAAGCGTTCTAGTATTCAGTTCTGTTTTCACTACTTATTCTCAAGTGCCCAATGAGCCATCTTGCGAAGAACTGTTTCAGGAACATTCAAGCAAGGAGCCTCTGGGTAAAATTGTATTTTACCCCAGTTACCAGTATCCAAAAACTCGCGAAGTGAATCACGATGATCACTATTTAATGGGTCGAACTCCTCGCGAACTATGCGGGCATTTCGCAGAATACCTGATTGGCCAAGCATATCAGCAACTTGAGACATTATATTTAATCTCCTGTTTTTGAATTAGTTCTATAAGCTTTTGAATTGTTTCAATCCTATTTACTTTCATTTTGACCTTTCAGTTGAATAACAGGAACATCCAGTGCCTTAAGCATATCAATACCATCAAGCAGCCGATAGTTGTGCCGATAAACTACCCGAGAAATACCTGCTTGCTTAATAAGCTTTGCACATTCTGGGCATGGCGAATATGTTGTGTAGATGGTCGCGCCGAGAGAACCTACTCCTCCACTACGAGCCAACTTCATAAGAGCATTACTCTCAGCATGAAGTGTTTCTGGTCTAGTGGATAGATGTCCATCCTCATGCTCGATTTCACAGTTGTTATCCATCCCGGATGGCATACCGTTCCAACCCATGGAAATTACGTTATCACCTTTTACAATGACTGCTCCTACCTTTAAACGTCTGCCATAAGACATATCAGATACGCGTGCCGCAATATCCATATACAGGAAATCAAGTTTTTCTTGTTTGTTCATATTCAGTTAATGAATAGTCCTGGGTGTTTCGCCATCGTCCATTCCAAAGTCTTCATCAGGAGCAATGTTCATGTCTTCTTCAAGATCATGGATAACATCACGGAGAATTGCGAACAGTTGAGGCTGACCATTTTCAAGTTGATCACGAAGTTCAGAATACAAACCTTCCCCAAGGATTCCAAAGTATCCAACGGCCATGATATAGGTCTCAACAGATTCCTTTACCTTCTCACTACCTTCAGTGTATTTTACCCCAAAGTAAAGGGCAGCGTGGTTATCGCTGGCATCAATCAAATCAGCAGTTTCGTTGGCATGCTCTGAACATGCCAGAAGGATTTCGTCCTTCACATCAATATTTTTTACCTTACTCATTGTCTCTCCATAAGTTGTTTAGCTACCAGACGCATAATCTCAGCTGAGTTGTTGTAAGTAGATGGAGGAGGAACCTTAACCTGTGTCGCAGCTTCAGTAAGGTCAAGCATGGTATTTACAGACTCATGCAATCGAAGAGCCAATGTATCAAATCCCAAAGCTAGACATTTACTTCTAGCATCTTCGAGGTCCTGAATGACATCTTTAATTCTGTCTAAGAATGAATCCATATTACTTGAAGCTCCATGTTATGGAGGAATTATACAACACCATGACTGCAAAGAAAACTAGAGTCAGAAGCTGGACAGGAAGATTTCTCCACCTTGATCGTAACCACATTCTTGGACGATGTTATACATCTTCTTGTTTTCGATTTGAACGTGGAGGGCAATCTTTCTCCAAGCACCGTAACCGAAAGAGTGAACCGTTCCAGCTTGAGCAACTCTCCAGTCATAGCCAGTCTTTTCCAGCTTTGACTTGAGTTCGTCAGCAATGGATTTGTTGTAAGCCATGATAGCGATATCACCAAGCTTACCTTCAACAATGGCATCCACGACCTTCATGATTCAAGCAGAAGCATATAGAAGTATTACCTTTAAACCTAGTGTACCATTAGTGCCATATTGCCCACCAGAAAGATAGTAATCTTTACATTCTGCTAGTTTATCTGCACCGCCAGTATGGAAGAGAGTGCTAGCACCTTCACCTTCCATAACCCAGTAATATTTAGGAGGTATACCTGAAATAAGATCACCAGAACCTATTGGGCTGTTATCAAAAGATTTAAGTTTGCCAGATTCAGCATCAAGAACCTTAGCTCCTTCTTTACCTAGAGTTTGCCAAACACGCTCCATATCCTCGCTAAGCAAATCTCCACTCTTTAAAGAATAACCTGACTTGCTAAGTGTGAATAAAACATTCGACATCAACCCCTTACCTCTAAAACTGGGATCAAGGTTAGCATCATCTACTTCCCACCACTTCCCAGTCTTGTGAAGTACACAATATCCTATAGGTTCATTCTGCTTTGCCCATTCAACAATCACAAAGATATGGTTGTTGGGGCCTTCCTTATTCAGAAAGAGAACAGCACTCTTACCTTCAAATCCAGTGGGATTGTCAATGCGTGTGCCAGCATTCAACCACTTAAGTTGAGTTTCTTTAGAAGCAATATCAACGTGCGGTCCAGTTCTATGTTCAAAAGTTTTGATCTCTTGCAACTTCATTTAACATCCTTAATCAAGAATGTATTTATTCTTTACAGCTTCTCGATCAAGTCTGCTGTTAGTGATACATCGAATGTACTGGACCATATAGGAGTATTTTCAAGCGTCTAAGCCTGCTCTTTCGTCCAGTACTTATTTTGCTTTGAAGACTGCGAGTATTTCGCTAGCAGCATTTTCATGGTCTTTGTATCTTCCCATACTTCGTGAAACATCAAATGTCATGGTTTCATCAGCTGTAGCATAAAGTTCTTTAGCTAAAGAAGAGTTATGATTGGAAATAACAGTTGTCACTCCAACGTTGCGAAGTTCATCTGCTAAATTCGCAAGTAATGTCTGTTGCTCAATAGAGAACTCACCTTTAGCATATTGAACAAATGTAGCAAGCTTATCATCTTGTGGAAGATAAGGAGGGTCACAATAAATAACATCTCCTCTCTTAGCAGTTATCATTAGCTCTTCAAAAGAGGCATGTACAAACTGCGCTGAATTAGACATCTCATGTGCATAAAGAAATCGTTCTTCAGCGAAGGCTGCAGGCTTTCCCTTATGTTTAAAACCAAGATTATAAGGTGTAGTGAATTTACCATGCCGGTTATATCTGCACAGTCCATTAAAGCAATGCTGATTTAAATAAATGAAAAGAGCAGCTTTGCGCCGGAGGTCCGTAGTCTCATTAAACTCTGCACGACGCTCATAGAAGTTTGCTTCACCGTCAGTACCAAATTCTTCTTGTGAGAAGAGCGGGCGTATAACTTCTACAAAATCTTGACCTTCTGTTTTTATAAAATTGAAAACAGAAATCAAATCCCCGTTAATGTCTCCGCCAACATAGTTGAGAATAGGCCTATTAATCATTAAAGAACCTGAACCAATAAATGGTTCAATAAGTCGCTCTCCATGAGAGATTAACGGGATTATTGTTGGAAGAACTTTAAACTTGTTTCCTGCCCACTTCAAAAATGGACGAATATTTTTTTCTGATGTCATTATGCTCCATCGCTTTGACTGTTATTAAGAATGATTCTTTACTCCAATAAAGCAGATAATGCTTCTTTCATCTCTTCTGTTATAGGGCAGTTTTCAAATTGCTTCACGCCGCATATCCATCTACCACCTTTAATAAGTGATAGCGCTTCACCATTAGCTTTAAACCACTCATTAAGCAGAGCTGCTCCCATTACAATATCAATTTTATGTTTTGGCAACAAAGCATTATCTAAGTGCTTTCCTGAAGTTCCACTAAAAAAAACAGGCCATCTACGAATAGGTCCGCCAACATAGAATAGTTTATCACCTACTGGAGTATGATGAACCCTCGGCCATTTATCACATTCTGTTTCTTCAATGAGAACAATCTTTCCTTCTTTAATGTACTCACCACCTCGCTTAGCTTCCACAGCAGCGCGCAGAGGTGCGCTGCCGACAGTAGCTTTAAACCATTCACCCATTGTTCCAGCAGGAATAAAATCAATCAACCAAGTAAAACCATTGCTCTCAAAAAGAATTTTATCTCCAAGATTAGTCTTAACTTTTTTCTGTTTTAAACCCTTTTGCCATCTGAAGATCAAAGTATCTACAGCAGCATTTTCCCATTCTACCTGTTCGTGACAAAAAATAACATCAGTAAATGCACCAAGAGAAAGCATTTTCTTACGAAGTTCTTTCCCTCTGCTACTATCTGAAAATAATGATGATGGAACAATAAAAATTATTTCACCCTTATCATTCAAATGATTTATACACTTATCAATGATATGCAAATATGCATTAGCAGTGCGTGGCAAAACACCAGTCCAATTATTGAACCAATCTGGGGTTAAAAGTTTTCCAGCAACATATGGGGGATTACCAATTACAGTGTCGAACTTCTGATCTTCATCTACATCGAAGAAATTGCTTATCAGATATTGGTGCTTTAGATTATCTGGCACTACAGATGCATCTATTTCAATAGCAATGCAATCTGGTAAAACTTCAACAAACCTGCCGGAACCCGCTGATGGCTCGAGAGTGAGACCCTTATTTTTCTTCAATTTTACCATCGTCTGGACAACATCGCGAGGTGTCCAGTGTTGCCCAAGATCACCAACTTTTTGATTTTCATTTATCATTTACTGTCCTTAATCAGGTTCGTATAACAATATTTATTGTTATACGAACCTGAAGTACCAACCAAGATCATTGTTGTTAAAAATACGAAAATAGTTGCCAACTGTATCCTTCTCATTTGATCCTGGAATGATAACACCAGCATCAACAAGTGCGTCAAATGATGTAGCATCAGGGCTGACAGAACGAATAATACCATCCTTTATACAAGTGAAAGCATCCCATTCCTTTGTTGTATTTCTAAAAAATGATTTTATAATTTCACAACGCAATTGATGCGATGAAAAAATTCCATTCTTGAAACAGTTATCAATTGATGCTGCTGAGAATTCCGAACCTGTAGCATTCATAAGCTTAATCAAAAACTCTTTAGCAATTTTTGGTCCAGATTGTTTAAATTGTGCAGACCACATTTCACCAGTCTTTCCGTCTTTCCAAGGTTCAAATGCTGTACGACCTTTATTAACTTCATTTGGTATGAAGTTGTAAAGTTTGCTCAATGCCATCATTTCTTTATAGAAAGAATTTCCAGATTTAGTTGAAAATACTCTAACGCCATCACCTTTGAGTTCAATTGTTTTATTATCAACTTTCAAATCACCTTCGTTCTTCTTTTTAGAAATTTTTACTCTTGGCGAGCAAACGATTGCCATAAGTTCTCCCTCTCCACAAGCTGCAGTAGGAGTACCGAGACCAGTCGATCGACGTGCAAATAAATGGGCAGCAAGTTCAATATATTTCTTGTTGAAATACTTAAACATTTCAACATTGTCAAGCAGCAAACAATCAGGATTAAAAATTTTGTCAGATTGAAAATCAGCAATATATTCTTTTACAGAAATATTTGTTCTTGAAATGCATCCGGACACATTGAAAATAATGTCTTCCAAAGCTTTATCCTGCTTGCCGGTAATCTTTTGCAAGTGAGAACGTAATTGGGTATCAATTTCAAGTGTTTCATCTTTGAGTGTCATCGTACTATCTCCATCAATTAAATGTATTATACACTGCAACCTGACAAATGTACATACTTATTTGCTGTTATTTTGTTACTAACTTTTAAGGTAACTTTTGTTACCGAAATCTCTACTCCAGACAATGCATCTGAATGATGACATAAGTCAAACACTCTTAAAATCCCTGAGCAGAACAAACCTACCCAGGAATTTGGCTTAGATCAAAGCAACCGAGCAGAGCCTAGAGAGAAGTAGAAGCTGTCACCGAATTTGGAATTGCGGATCTTGTTATGTTCTATCAATGCTTTGTAAGAGACATAACCCTTAAACTTGAATTCTGGATGTGTGAGCTGTTCGAAGATGGCATAGATAACGTCGCGACCCGATCTAATCTCTGAATCAGCGAATCCTTTTTCTCGGGCGCTGATAGTGATAGTTGTCCCAGCATAAGATTTGATGTCGTATGCAGTGCCTTGAAAATCGAAGTCAAGCGTGGCGTACTTGTCATCAGGAACGACAATGCCTTTTGGTTGGAGATAATTTTTAATATGAGCGTCTATCGCCATACCAAATTGTGCAGTTTGATTTTTACTACGATTCACATCAGCGTAATCTTCTGCTGTGAGTTTGAATTTTTGACCTGCTGTGAGGCCTAGAGAACTGAATGTCATAAGTATTCCTTTTTTAGGTTTGCTGAATTTAGTGAATCAGCGTCATCTACAACAGTCAATCTGCTGTAGATGTTTTAATTATACCACGAATTTAGTATAAGCAAACTGGGATTTATTTCTCGTTTAGTTTAGCTACCCATTTATTCGCAATTTCACACATTGCATTTATTTTATCAGGGGTGAGTTCGCCATGATTAGATTTTGTTATTAACAGATAATCAGCACCATAAGTTGCATAATAAAGAATAATGTTGCTAACTCTGTCTCTGCATCTAGCTTTTTCTGTTTTGCTTTCAAAGTTCCGCATCCATTTATTGTAATCAAATGCGTCTTCAGGAATACCATTTAATGATAATGGTATAAGATGCACATGCATAAGTTTATTAAAATCCTGCCCAACAGGTACTTTAGTAGCTACATCTCGACCAAAGACTTTACTAGAACACGGGTCAAACAACTTTTTCCAAGCCTTGAATTCTTCTGCTAATTTACCATTGAAGTGTAACTGCATTTCTTAGAAGTAAAAACTCTCATTTATACTTCCACAAATTCCATTTCTTCAATTTCTTTATCAGAAGGAAAATCACATTTGACAGAAATGGTTTTCGCAAGCTCTTCCATTTCTTTTCTTTCTTTAAGAGTAATTACTCTTTCTGATTGGTCATTTTTTTAAATTCTGCTAATAGCATATCCATATCCTTATTTTATCAATGCTATTTATCAGATTTTAAGCTTCTAAAACGCTCGGGTTGTTACGTAGATACCCAATGTCAGTTCGCACTTGAACATCACTACGCATTACAAGCCCAGTAGGTCGAAACTTTTCTGGGATTTTAGCGAGCTGTTCTTCAGTAAGAGGTGCCTCGAAGCTGACTCTCGAAACATACGAACCCCACTTAAAAAATTCGGGTTCATCTTCCCATGGCTTACCAGCTTCACGAAGCATTTTCTTCTTAGCTTCCGAACCAACCCCATGCAGAGTTTTGTGAGAGAAGATAGCTTGTGCTGCCATCGAGATACTATTCTTAATAGCATCATCCTGACGCCAGATAAAGTTATCTTTAACGTCCTCAAAACTTTCTACATTCCAAACACGGCAATCAAAGACACCAAGCAGATGAGCTTTTTCAGGGAGACGTGTAGCAAGTTCTTTTGTGAAGAACGCACTTGCCATCCCAGCAAGAACAGAAGTTAGCTTCTGAAACTTACCATCAAACATGTACGAGGACTCTGCGAGTGGATCTTTGTTTAACCAGTAGAGAGTGATCTCATCCGATTGAGTGTAACCTAACTTTGCATGAGTGTGCTCAACTAGATAGCGAGCAGTATCGATCATGAGCGTGCTTAGACGCACATCATACGGCCGAGCAAGACCCTTCGTGAAGGTGTGAAATGCTTTGCCATCAAGACGAGCCATTAGAGGCTTGTTAGGATCGCAACGTCTTCCAGCTTCAACTCGTTCTGCTGCCTTTAGGCGATCACCCATAGGGTCCATTACAACATTTGTTTCTTGTTCCACTATTTACCCCATTTTAAATCCAACGCTTCCACATATGCCTCGCCCAATATGATGTCATGAGGGAAGATTGGTATGCCCATTGTACTGTTGTCAGTGTAATTATATGAGAGCGTAATGTGTGGTCTATATACGGCATAGTCGTACGTCGCATCTTCATTCTCAGACATAATCTGATTATGCAGGGCAGATACACCAGGTGCGTCAAGCTTCATCACTAAAACGTTTTCACCCTTTTGACCACTAAAGATGTCATACCCAGCAAATCGAGCAACATATTTCTGACCATGATCAAGATTTATTTGATTACAATGTGTTCGACTGTAAATCACAGTCGTGTGCAATCGATTTTTGAACATGGAAGTTCGTACTGGTACCCCAGCATCCTTACAGTGTTTATACAGAAGTTCATTGGCTGGATTCAGGACGTGAAGACCTACGTAAGTTCCCAACTTAGATGCCATTTAAATTTTTCCTTATGTGAATTTGTAGCATAGTCCTATTATAAACAGGGCTATGCTTGGTTAAATCTTTAACCTGGTGCTTTTGGTGAAGGACCTGAGAAGTCTTCTGCTGGCGCAGGTTGAGGAATTGCAGGTTGAACAACATGCGCTGTTGCATGTGAGTCGTCAGATGCTTCAGCACCATACTTTGCCATGATATACTTAGCATAGCCATCAGAACCAGCAATGTACATGAGATATGTTACGAACATATCCATCGAGAGCTCTTTGTTGAGGGTAAGCTTGATGATAACCCACGTAGCTACAACGCCACCAATAAGCTGAAGCAACTTGGTTGTTGATACTTTACTGCCATCGCGGGTGAGCATGTCTGTCCAGTCAAGTCTGTTATCTCGCTGCGCTCTGTACAGGGCAACACCGAAGAACACGAAGAACGTGAAGATTGAAAGCGCGTATGCATTCATTTGAATGCCGAAGATATCCATCATAGTATTACCAAACACGATAACCCTTTAAATCACTGTAGCATGACATTAGGGAGTCATTCATCCTCTCGTATAGGTTGTTGATTTGAATTATTTATGAAATGGTAATTAGCAGGGAGCAACATCCCATTCATTAGGCCCAACTTTAATTAGCTTCAGTTTTGAAAACTGAGTGCTTATTGTAAGTGGAAGCGCTGAGTTGATTATGACTGCAGTATCATCAGCGACAACGGTAACAGTTCCAGTTCCCTGCATAACAACCCAAACGTAACCACCAACTGGCATTGGCGCTGCAGTGGAACCAGATTCTGTCTGCTGCATAATCCAGTAGCCGTCGGATTTTACTCTAATTTCAACTGGGGTTGATAGCGTAGAGCGGAAATATCCATTGTGATGACCATCTTGCCCAAAATTAAGGAATGCATTAGCATTGTCATTAGCTACTTTAAGCAGTGGTGCGCTTACATCGGCCCAATAAACAGGTGACCCCGCACCGTGAGATGTAAGAACTTGCCCGATGTTACCAGCATTCCACGTTTGAACAGCATCACTAGCTGGTCCATTGGGATCCATTTCAATCTCACCATTAGGGCCAATTGCTAAGTAGTTACGGTTTCCCGGAGCAAATTTGATTCTGCCGATGTTAATAGGGTCAGCACCACTGCCAGCTCCTGTAGCCAGTGTGATATCTCCAGATGCCCACGTTATAGCACCACCTGATGAAGATGCTCCAGTATAAACGTCGCCAGTGGATACTACGATGGTACCAGACGTTCTGTTTAGATTGTGAAGCTGACTATACGGGGTAGTGTCATACCAACCAACAGAACCAGAGTGAAGGAAGATTCCACCACCATCATCGGGTGCATCAACAGACCCAGTACCACCACCATAGGCTTGAATACGAGCACCATCTGACATGTAATTGAAGTTGCCACCAGCATATAGGCCAATAGCACCACCAATAGCGATAGGTGAATTATCATCTGACTTTCCAGCCATAACAGCAAGATTACCGCCGCTCTCAAAATATGGTTGCGCTGCAACATAACCATTGCGTGTGTACACATTTGTGTCAGTAGTATTCGTGGCCACAGCTGGATCAGTAACCTCGTTGAAGAAGAATTCGCCGTACGAGCTAATTCTCAATCTTGACAGATTGTTAGTTAGCAATGTGATATCACCAGCAATGTTTTGATTGATCTGAGTTTGGTAATCAGGCGCGAACGGGGCACCAATTCGCACTTGACCAGGTGTGGTTGTTGGATTTGAGGATGCGTTAACGTTGAGTGTGAATGATCCATCTGAATCCTTGAAGCCAAGGTTTGCTGAAGATGTAGCAACATTACCGACAGTACCATAAGCTATTTCATCTTGTGTAAGGGAAATTGTTCCAATGGAATCTGCCCAGTGCGCTGCAGCCCCCGCACCACCAGATGTAAGTACTTGTCCAGCTGCCCCTGCCATTCCAGTGATCTTAATTTCACCAACATCTGAAAGAAGAATAGAGGCTGAAGGAGCTGGGCTATTAGCATTGTTACCGCCAACTGCCATCATGACTGAAGTGTTTGTCTTGCCACGAAGAACAAGTCCACCAGCATCTGGAACTACGCTTGCCTCTTCAACGATGGCACCATTAGGACTTACAAATGGCCACGTAGCTGCACCACCATTTGAGCTGATAGTCAGCGTCATGTTAACATCATTTGGCGTGATAGTGACATTTGGACCAGGCACAAGAGCTGCGCGAGCCGCGATGTATGAAGCATTAACGAAGTCAGTGATCGTTGATGCAAGCTGAGTGTGATTAACGTTAGCCTTCAAGTCAAGCGCTGGCTGGAGATCAGTGATATCAGCAATGACGTGGGCATGAACAACGTCAGCCTTACTGTCCAACACGATTTGAAGACCAGTTACTTCATTGATTCCATGGATGTGTCCAATGGCTGACTTACCATCAAGAGCCGTTTGAAGACCAGTTACTTCAGCAATACTGTGAGAGTGAATGGTGTTTGCTTTACCGTCAAGAGTTGACTGAAGACCTGCTACGTCAGCAATAGCGTGAACGTGGATAGTAGGTGCTTTACCAGCAAGGGCGTCAGCCAATCCAGCCACATCGTCGATGACGTGAGAGTGAATTAGATTCGCCTTATCATCAAGAGCTAGCTGAAGCCCACCTACGTCAGAGATGATGTGAGTGTGAACAAGAGCTGCTTTCCCGTTAAGAGCAGTTGAAAGTTCAATGATATCAACCATCGCGTGGGTGTGAGAAGCTAGCGCGAAGCTTGCTGCATTAAGGTAGCTGTCAGCGACTGTACCTGAAGCTGTTATCGTTGTAAAGTTGCCAACTGTTCCACCGACAATCATTGGCATCTTAGAGTTAAGTGCAGTGTTGATGTTGATGAAGATTGGCTGAATGTCAGTGATGTCAGCTACAGCGTGAGTGTGAACTGTGTTTGCCTTGTTGTCAAGAGCGAGCTGAAGACCATTCACGTCAGAGATAGCGTGAGCGTGAATCAACGGCGCCTTTCCATCTAGCGAGGTTTGTAGGCCTAATACTGAAGAGATGGGCTGGGTGTGAGTAATGTCGGCTTTGAGAGCGACTACAGTTTCAAGAGCTGGGATACGGGCGAAGTCGGAGCTGTTCATGAAGCCGTCAAGTACCTCTGTAGCACGTGGCATTGAGATTACCGGCGTGCTAAGCTGACCTGATACTACAAGTGGAGCCTGAACTGCAATGCCTGAAATTCCAGATGCAGCTACGGCTGCATCTGTTTCCCAGTCAAAGTTAAGCAACACACTTTGAGCGGAGATGATCGTACCTACGCGAACGTTCTTTGGAGACTCTGGGCGAGTAAGGGTGACTTCACCGTGAGGACCGCAATAGACAGTCTTACCCCAAGTAGAGATATCCCAGCTCCATTGGTCAAATGAAACTGTCTTGCCAGCTGGAGTGATGGTAATGACGTCATTCTGATATGCGTCAGTCGTGCAAATAGCTACTGGAGCTTTCGCGATATTGTCTGGAGGAATACCTGAAGCAAGAGCAGCTCTACCACCAATAAGGTAGATCAAGGAGAACTTAGGGATGTTCTCATTTGCTTGCACCAGGATCTGCGCACCATCAAGCTTAACAAGAGAACCAGTATCAGCGCTTGTAAGTGGCGTGTCAGTAGTAAGAAGGTTGCCCTGGTTGTCCCTGAAGACATTACCAAAGCTGTCAGTAAGAATAAAGCCGGCATCAGCTGCAGTGTTCAATCCTACCTGCGAAATGAATCCAACAGGAGAAAGGATTCCACCAGAGCGGAGCGTTCCAGCGAGAACGCGCTTTGCCTCTACCCAGCGCTCACCATCATAAACAAAGTAGCAGTTATTTACTGTGTCCCACCACATCTGTCCCACAAGTCTGATAGGTTCAGCAGGAGAAGTGATTGGGGAGATCGTTGTAGAGCCACGAACAAGCTTACCAAGACCGTTAATTTCCCAATAGAGGTACTGAGTTTGGGTTCCCTCAAAAGGCCCCCACGCGTTCTGAACCGTCTTGTACTCACCAATTAGGTAGTCCTTATCATGGCTGGCAAGCGCTGCAAGAACTGGTGTAGGGCTAACAACTAGATCGACGTATCTAGAGTCAGCTTGACCAACTTGCAAGAAATCAGGTTGAGCAGAAACTAAACCTTGTCTGTATGAAATTCGCATGAGAGTGTTCCCGGATAACTTAGTAATAAGTTATTTATCCGGGAACAACAATCGAATTGCTTTATGCTAAGCGTTGCTTTAGGGAGTCGTAACCACCGATGAGCGTAGTTCCCTTGAAAATCTGAGGAACCGTTCTCGCTTCAGGAACTTTCTCCTTGAGCTGAGCAACTGTGTAGTACTGCTTTGCTGGGTCCTTAACCTGACCAACGTCAAGAATCAACTCCGTGTAGGAAAGATTCTTAGAAGCTAGAAGGCTTTTGGCTTGTTCGCAGTATGTGCAACCGGGTTTTGAGTATATTGTATAGTCAGACATTTTTCGATTTACCAGACCACTGGATCCTTTGTGATTTTTCTAAGCGCGATGTTGATAAAGGACATACCAAGCATTTGGTATTCCGCTGGGATAAGGAATCCATACTTCAACTGAGCAAGCATCGTTAGACCAGCTACGATGTTAGTCCAGAAAGTCTTTGATTCATACCACTTCTTTCCAAGAGCATTACCTACTACAGCTTCAGTGAGTGCCGCATTCAATTGTTCATTAGCCATTTTTAATCCTTTACAAATCAGGAAGTTCGTCATAATTTACGCTGTTGGTCATTGAGCCAATAACGTAAGCCACGCTCTCATTTTCTTGAAGAGCTGTTTGTTTCTTATTTGTGTTCAGATGTTTATTGAACCAAGGAATTGGAGTGGACTTGACCCCCGCATCATATTTAATGCCGATGTCCTTCAGACGGTACTGAGCTGTCCAATCAACGAAGTTAATCATTGTTCGTTCGTTAAGACCGATAACGGAACCTTCCTTAAACAGATACTTAGCCCATGACTTCTCTTCCTCGATAACCATCGTGAGGATGTCGTACGCTTCCTTCTTGCACTCAGCTGCAACAGCTGCGAAGCGAGGGTCATCCTTGACTACTGTATTTATTATGTAGGCAGTCCAATCCACGTGAAGCATTTCATCTGAAAGAATAAGCGAAATCTCATTCCCATTACCGATAAAGATCTTATTTTCAACCATTCCCAAGCTTGTAGCAAATGAAACAGTGAATCGAATAGCCTCAAGTCCATAAGAAGCGATAAGTGCCAAGTAGATTGCCTTGATGTAATCGTGCTCACTTACTTCCTTTCCAGTCTCAACCAGGCAGTTGAGATGGTGAAGAGCATCATAGTACTTCCCAATGGAGGAAGTCATCGCGACAATCTCAGCATTGTCATGAATCTTGTTGAACTCATCCTTAGGAACGTTGTAGATGTTCCGAATGATGTGCGAGTAAGCACGAGAGTGAATGGCTTCGAACCACGTCCATGTAAGAGTGAGGAGTTCGAGCTCGGGAATAGAGCATACCGGCGTAAAGATTTGCGCTGGAGCTCTGCCCTGAATCGAATCGAGAGTCGTCTGACGCAACAAGTTGGCTGTAAAGATGTGGCGAACAGCCTTGCTAGCTTCCTTGAAGTCAATCTTGTCCTTCGTCAGGGTGATTTCCTCAGGAACCCAAAAGGCTCCACGCTGTGTCTCTTCAAACTTTGCAATCTTTGGATACGCGTAGTCATCAAAACGCTGAGTGGTTACTGGGCCAGCTTTATCCAAGAACATCTGACGCTTGGAGTAATTTGGAACGATACTAAAATCTCTAATCATGTGCTTCCTTTATAAATCTTCATTCCACAGATATTCGAATGTGCCCATATCTATGTGTGCTTCACTAATAAATGGAAATTTTTGTCCATCAATTATTAATGTTATATCGGGGTCATTTGCCCCGATATCACTATTTGAAAATTTTGTAATCTTGTTTGTTTTGAAATTCAGTATGCTAACACTGAAATTGCTTTTTTCAGCAAGGGATGCAAGAAGCATCCCACCATCCTTTGACAATGAACCTCCTTTATCTGCTTCATTACCGATTATTAGTGGGTATTTCAATAGCTTAGACAATCCAAGAATGAATAGACCAGATGCTCGCGTTTTTCTAAATTGTTCAATAACAAAAAGCATTTTTACTGGAAGATAATGCTTATCATCAATAACTTCCGTTGGGCCTAATGATAAAAAGCCGACTATTTTGGAATCAACTATAAGTGTGTATTTATTTTGTGATCTACCGATAACAATTCGTGTTGTTAGTCGCAAAATCTCCATGTTATTTTCTTCTAATGATGGTAGTAGATTTTCAAATCCCACATCATTTATAGTATTTGGCCAAACTATTTCATCTAATTTCACAGTATGCAGCTTTCGCAATATTCTTCAACTTCGGGTTCAGCTTGAACAGGAACAAAACTTTCTTGAAGCATCTCCTTTGATCCTTGCTTATCTCTCAAATCGTAATACCAAGATTTTATCCCCCATCTCGCTCCTAGCATAAGGTTCTTAGCAATCAATGTAGCAGGAATCTTTCCTTCTGGGAAATACTTTCCAGAGTAAAATGTATCAGTAGAGATACCTTGATCAACATAGACTTGCAAAACTGCAGCAGTCTTGATGTACTCGATGCAATCCTTTTGATCCCAAAGCAGCTGGTAATGATTCTTCAGCTTACGATACTCAGGAACAACTTGCGCGAATGCACCAGCTTTGGATTCCTTAATGATGATCAGCTGTTTAACAAGATTGAAACCATTTGTTGAATTGATAACAACAGAAGAAGATTCAACTGGAGCAATTGCCATGTTTGTAGCATTACGAATGCCATACTGTTTCATCTTAGCACGAAGACCTTCCCAATCCAAATCTTCAGAAGGTGTGAAGTCAGTTAGTTCATTGACACCTTCAGCACGAAGCTCCCAAGGAAAGATACCTTGACCATAACGTGTCTGAGCAGATGCAAGGCAAGGACCTTTCTCTTTAGCAAGATTGACAGAAGCTTCGATCAAGTAGAAGGATTGGTGTTCCATCCAGCGCTTTACTTCAGCTAGTTGATCTGCTTCACCATACTTCAGCTTACGCTTAGCTTGCCAGTATGCAAGGTTGGTGATGCCGATACCAAGAGGTTCAAATTCCTTGTTGTGAAGTTCAGAATGCACTGACAGGAAGTCTTGGTACTGAAGAAGGTTGTGAAGAGCTCTGTGAAGAACTACAGCTGGACGCTTCATGTCTTCTGGATTGCGGAATGAACCCCAATTAATGGAGCCAAGCGTGCATAGAGCAATGCGGCCCTCCGGATCTTCAATTGTTTGGAATGGACGGGTATGCTGCATGATTTCTGTGCAGTTATGAACCAATATTCCATCTCCATAAAAAGTGTGAGTGTTTTCAACAGTGATATCAAAAACATCACTTACATCATCTAATTCTTCTATAATTAACATTTTCTGCCTTTAATAATAGTGTCTAATTTTAATTCAGTAGCAAAAGCTAAATAAGATTTGTTAGCTGCAGTATCTGTTACCCAAATTTTACCTAAATTCTGTTTGCTTACTTTGCTGCGGTGGGCAGGTGTTGCAGAATATTTAATTTCTGAAATATCATATCCATCACTCTTTAGTTTATCTAGCATTGCAGCTTTCAATCCCCTGAGGCCCCCACCAAATTTAGAAAATCTCCATTTAACCAGGTGCGTTGGCCACTTTTTCAACTTACACAAATCAAACCATTTTGACTGAATCCAATTGCATCCATTATCTTTCCACAGAGCAATTGCTGCAACAAGTAGCTCATCATCTATTACTGTGGCTGCCCTTGGATTATTTCTGCCAGAGTTACTCTTGCTCAACACTTCTTTTCTTGCAGCAACATTTTCGCCGAACCATGTATTGCCACCACTGCCACCAGGTGTTGAATTATATCCATTAGGAGCTAAAGTATCCAGTTCTTTAATCATTTTAATTTCAATTAGTTTAGCTTCATGCTCCAAATGAGTATCAAAAATGATCTTGCATACCCAATCATCTACACCATGTTTTCTTATTGCCTTATCAAAATATGTCTTTCCACCAGTTGTTGCCCTCAAAACATGTTTCGACCATCTAAAATAAACACCATCTCCAGTGTATCCAATATAAGATTTGCCTGAACTTTTACTTGTCCAACAATAAACTCTGTACATTACATCTTTCATAGTGTGCCCCATAATCTCTGTACTATTATTTATAGAGAAATAACGGGGCACACATTAAATCAGGTCTAGTAAATCGTCTGACTTTAAAGAACCAGCTTCTACCCAGCCTCGATTTTTAGTCCATACTTTATGATTTGCTGTAACTTTAATCGATTTTCCAGTAACAGAGTCAGTAATTTTCAGTAGTTTGCGATTGATATCAGTTTTAGCAGCAGCTGTAACTGACTCGTACGATATTTCACCAGTAGCTACATTTTTACTAAGTGCCTTTATTTTTTTATTCATGCTGAATAGGCTGGTCAACTCTAATATAGAAATATCCATTTTAGTACCGTCAACCGTGCAATTAATAATAGTGTCTGGCGATACACAGAGATTTGTTTGGTAGATTGGGTGAACAGATGGATCAAGAGGACCTTGATTAGCAACGTTGTCGATGTTCAGAATGTAGTAACGACCAGTGTCACCACGTTCTTTGATCAACCAATCCTTAATGACGACTTCTGCTGGCTCTACCTTCTTGCGAAGATCAGTGCGCGCTTCGTACATCTCGTAGAGCTCTTCAAAGCGAACTGAGTCAGCATAGAAGGCTTCGTAAAGATCAGGCACTTCATTTGGATCGAAGAAGGTGATTACGCCCTGCTGCTTGAAGCGCTTCCAGAAGAACTTGTTCATGACTACGCAGTAGTCCATGTGACGAACGCGTGTCTCGTCAGTACCTTGGTTATTCTTTAGGACGATAAGATCGTCAAATTGATAATGCCAAATTGGGAAGTTGATGGTGGCAGACGCATTCCGTATTCCACCTTGAGAGCACGAACGAAGGTCTCCGAACCATTTCTTGAGGAATGGAATGTATCCAGTGTGCTTAACTTCTCCTCCTCTAATGGGCGCACCTAATGGTCTAAGGCGGCCAACATCGAGGCCGATTCCCGCACGTTTAGCAGCATAGTCGGCCATGACTTGCCCACTTGCAAAGATTGATTTGAGGGTGTCGTCAGACTTGATAAGCACACATGAACTGAATTGCTTAGTTTTTGTTCCAAGCCCGGCAAGGACTGGTGTAGCAAGAGTGAATAGTCCGTCTGAACTAGAGTTGTAGAAGTCCTTAACCCAGCGCATTCTGTCCTTGGTCTCTGCATGGAAGGCAGTAGCTGCTGCGACGATGTAGCGGACTTGTGGAGTCTCAACAACCGAGTTGCTCTTTGAGCGATCTTGAACCAGGTATTTTTCAATAAGCTGTTCAACAGCTGCGATTGGTAGTATTTCATCTTTGTCATGGTCAATGAATTTCTCCATTTGGTTCCATTCATCTTCAGAGTACCACGTGAGCAGCTCTGGGGTGTAGAGACCCAACTCTACATTCTTCTTTACGATACTCAAAAGGGATGGTGGGGCGTAATCTCCATAAACATCTTTACGAAGCATTGATACGCGCTGTCTTCCAGCAGCATATTGATAGTTGATATTACCGGTATCTGGGTGTTCTTCTTCGTCAATTAAATCGATCATTGCTCGAAGAGCCATGCGATCTAATTCTCTTGTCTCCATCCCATCATAGAAGTGGGCTTGAGCCGCAATTTCAATCATGGAGGGAGATACACCATCGAGTCCCTCACATACTTTTTGGATTTGAGCTTGCCACTTTTCGATGTTGAGTGGAACTTTTTTGCCGCTGCGTTTAACGACACCAATCTCATTTGACATATTTTTGTTTTTCTCCGAAAACTGTTATCTTCTAATGGCAATTGTATCATAGAACGAATCTAAGATACAATGCAATCAGAAGAAAGCGTGAATTTTTAAATCTTGGAAAGAGCGAAGGCTGACACATCATTGATGCGTGCTAACCAGCCGTTTAAGAATCTAGCTTGTGCTGGCTTTGCAGCTACAATGGAGTTGTAGAATGCGGTACGTTGTTGAGCGATTGAATTTATTACGGTCGCTTGGTCTGCACCAGCAATTGCTGCTAGAGTTCTAGGTCCAATTTGCCCGTCAGGTGTAGCATCAATGGCAGATTGAAGAAACTTAACAGCGCGGCCAACTCCATGATTGACACAACCATCAAAGTGAATGATGGCAATGGCTCCAGGCAGCTTATCGCAGGAACCCGCGGTCCAGTATCTGTTAGAGTAGATGTCCATCGCGCCGTTCAAATCAAGGGCTGCGATATCGACATCAGGGTTGCCACTCTTAGCGACACCGAATTTTGTCTCACCGCCTGGATCAACTGGATCGTTCGTATAACCAACCTTACGATTCAAGTCTTGTGACCCAATAGTACCTGCTTGCACATCAGGATCGTTTGGGTTCCAAAATCCACCTACCTCATACTTCATAGCGTGGTTAAACGCTAGAAGGAAATCATCTGTAAAGTCCGCCATAAAAACTCCTATCATTATCTGATAGAATATTTATGGCGGACTTTACTAACTCATCTTAAACAGGTTAATATGAGAAGATGTCGCCAATCACCTTGTTCGCTAAGTGTTTGTAAAGATCGTGAGGACCTATTACCACCGAAAGCTGGATTGGCTTACCATTGTTAAGGATAGGGGTAGGTCCTACAGGATGAACGAGTGCAGTGCCCTTGTTGATCATCGGGTGAACTAGCGCCATGGAGTCAGCGTAATCAATGACCATTACCTCGAGGGTGCGCAGCTTCATTTCATCAGGAGAAAAACTAAACGCCAGGTGTTCGGTGGAAGCACAGGCCTTGATAGCGACGGTATCGATTTGGTATGTCTCACGTTCAGTAACGAGGATGTTCCACGTAGCTGGAACCCAGAACTCGCTGTTGTTGATTCGAACTTTAATGACAGCGCCAGTCGTTTCTTCCAAATAGGTAATAGGCGCCAACATAAAATCTGTTAGAGCTGCATTGAAGATCCAATTATGCTTCACAACTACGGGAGCTGTTAAAGAGTCTATCAAATAGGGCTTATTGTATTCGGGTAATATCTGCAAAGTAGTTTCTCCTATAAATACCCCCCCCCCCCCTATCATATTGGGAAGGGGTATTAAAATGTTTTATGTTTTATGTTTTATGTTTTATGTTTATCAATACGTGAACCCGGTAACTAATAAACCATTCTATGTTTATAAGGGGAGAATTCACGAGCAGAATCTCATTTAAATTCAGCACTTAGAAATTTGTCCATACAATCAACATGTTCAAAATTCTGTAAATCATTAATTGATTCGAGCCATATGTCTATTATATCATATTTGCTCCAAAACGTAACTAAAGAAGCAATGCTAAGACCAGAAATAGTCGCTAAGATGAAATCATCAAGTGCAAACAGATGGGCTAACGTTAGTGAACGTCAAAAATAGCAGATAGAAATTCACAGACATTTGCTCTTACTCATAAGATATCTGGGAAATCATTCACTATAACAAACTTGGCGCAATACTGCAGAGATAACAAAACTCACCACTAAAAAGTGCATTTAGAATTTGATGCTGCAAAGTTATAGTTTAACCTTTTACTTTCAAAGTTTGTTTCTTGTTTATTGGGTATCCAGCTTCTTTGTAGTGCTTCACTCGTTCCTTAAAGTGCCTCACTGCCCATTTTAGTTTAGAGTGAACATCGACAACCATAACAGAATCTTTGTCATGTCCAATACGAAGACCGCGCCCTACTGATTGAATAGCTTTGATGAAGGATTTACCTGCATCTACAAACATCATACAGAAAATACGGTCAATCGAGAGGCCTGTTGAAGCAATACCTGCTGAGGCTATTACTATTATATCATCATTCTCTTCAAACATATCATAATGTTCGCGGCGCAAGTCTTTTGGTGATTCGCCATAAAGAAAGACAGCACCCTTAATCAGCTTAGCTAACTTTTCACCAAATGGAATAGAGTTAACCAGGACAAGAGTATTGCCATGCGCTGCACATTGAGAGATGATCAAATCAGCAATGATCTCCATTCGATTAGTGCTCTTAGCTAAGAAGGATTTCTCAGCAGCATAGTCAGGAAAGTCTTCATCGATATAACTCTCATTCAATTCAACAGGCTGAATCTGAACCTTAGCAAGATAACCATGGTCAATTAACCACGCAGCAGGAATCTCTTTGAGGATAGGCCCAATTGAAGTAATAAGAGAAAGCTTTTCAGACTCTGGTTTAGGGAATGTTCCTGTTACGCCAAAGCGGAATGCAATGTGCTTACCATTATCATTGACAAGTTTCTGCGCAACAGTAGCTTTGATACCGTGACAATTCGAAACAACAGCACCATTAACAATATAGTTGTGGTGTTTATCAACAGTTAAATCATAAACTTTTTCTGGCTTATCTATTTCTTCTTTTTTCAACAGATGCATATAATCCTCTTAATAGTTTTTCAGTATTTTCATCAAATTCACTAAAATTAACAGTGTGTTTTGGTATTAGTTCTGTTAAAGAAAATTCAGTTAATATAACAAATTCAAATCCATTGCTAACACACCAGCGTGCTACTATATCAAGAATGGGTTGTTTTAATTTTACGTACTTCTCAGGTTTTATTTCATAAATTACATTACCAACTTTAAAATCGGTAATGTAAACGTGATGCTTATCAGTAAAATACGGTATTCTAATCTTTTCGTATTCTGCTTGTGGAAATGCTTGATAAAAAAGAGCCTCCCAGCTACTTCTGAAAAGTTTATCTCTAAATTTAAGTTGCTTTCTTGTTCTAGAATTAAACGTATTAGGGGTCCATTTACCTGATTCAATATTTTGCTTTGCTTTTAATGATAACTTTTCACGCGTTAAAGCTGATACTGGTCTACCATACATTGGGTTTTTTGCTCCCATTTTAGCGATAGAGATGTTTTTGCATCGAACATCAGTATTTTTAGTTAATCCTTTGTTCCATGCCTTAACTAATCCAACTGTCCCTCTATTCCAATGCGTACCATTTTTATTACAAACATAATTTTTCGGATCTAACATGGCAGCCCTACCACCTTTAGAAGCAGCAATCTGCCTTCGTTGTTTGTTTAATTTTTCAAATTCTTGTGGAGCTGCTACAAAAGTCCTAGCTTCTTCAAGATGACCTTGCATTAATAGTCTATAAAATTTACCAAACTCTTTTTTATTAAGCTTGCGACCACATGAAAATACAGCTGAATCAAAAGGCAATCTGACTGATCCGGTTCTAGGTAAAAACTTAATATCTATTAAAAATTCATCTCCTAGTAAATCATTTATGATTTTCTTCTTCATTCACTTTATCTCCATGAGCTTTCATTTTATTTAAGGAGAATTCACATATATCATCACGCTCAGTTAAATCTTTTGCCATAACCTTTCTACCATCTTTTAGATAGAAAATATGATTTTCGGTAACATCTAAATAACGTCCATTATCAAACGTTAGCCGAAGCATTTTTACCTTAGATTTTGGTAAATTAATGTGAGTTTTTAACACTTTACAAGGCTCGAAATTTCCGTTTGCGTCCATTGATAAAACATAATCACCGACCCGAACGTCTTTTATTTTCTTTTCCGTCATGTCAGACATCAATACAGGAGTCTCACCACAAAAACACTCATCCCAAATCAGACATTGAAAGTCATGCATGATTGTAGGATTATACTGTACTGCCTGCCACGTTGCAACGATGTGCATGTGGTCAAGGTCCTTCTCTGTACCAGAATAGGTGCCTACATCTAGACCTAGGAGTTCATACCACTCAGCTGTTTGGTCTACAAGATCACCGGATGGAACAATCGTGATTACTTTATAGCCGGCATTGGCATAGTAGTAGGAGAGAGCACCTGTGATGGAGGTTTTGCCTGCACCAGTTCCTGCGATAATGAAACCACTTCCATTCTCTACAGCAATCTGAACACACTGTAATTGGTATGGGCGGAGATTGAATACCTTTCCGCCAACGACAACATCATCGCCCATTATGTTAGTCCCAGAAGCAGTGAGAGCAATGCCCGCAGGGTCAATAGTCAAAAGCTTACCGCCAACTACAGGAGGTTCAAAGTACTTTCGATTATCTATCAGCTCAATGTCATATCCCCACTTCTCTAAGTAAGGGATAACCTGATCTAATAGACGGACATAGGTCTTACCTGTTGGAGAATAAAATTGGATATATCCGTTCCATCTCCCAAGCTTGAAGGCAGGCATAAAAAAATAACCTTCTGGGTGAACAGAAAATGCTTTTACTAATGTCTCTACATGCCCAGGCATTATACCAGATATCTGGCACCATACTTCATCGGTTATTCGCAGAATACATTTCATGTGATTTAGAAGTGCCGTTCTAGTTTGTGTTATGCAGCAAAAGTGTATGAATACTTTGACAACTCTTTATCTTCTAGACCAGCAATCTAGCTAAGAAGATCTTCATCAACTTTAAATTTTCCTGTAAATCCTGGTGTGTTCATAGTACAGCATCTTGCATTTCTGCAACTCTCAATTTAGTTATATGACCTACCATCCATCCAAGATTCTTAATAGCCTCTACAATAGATAAAGCGTTACTCTTCATAAGAGCAACTTCAATGATGATTTGATTGAGCTCAACAATTTCTTTTTCGCCAGCAATGTATGCTTGGATATCGCGAGAGGTAAGTGTGCGCTGATAACCTTCCAGATACTTTTTCCAGTATTTAGCAACACGTTTCTCTTTTAAATTGTTCAACCACTCTTCAAGAGCTCTCAACTCTTGAAGAGTTTGATCATAAGAGGCCTGATAGTGTGGAAGTGTTCTAGCAATCTCTTCAAGACGTCTGCCTTCTAATTTGAAGATTGGCTCAGCGTCTTGAAGTTTCTTTTCATAGGCCGGTAATCTATCCAACACCGCGCCTAATTTATCTTCTTCAAGCAAAAGCAGGAATGACATTTGAATCCTTTGTTATTATGAATTCCCCTGAATCATAACTGAAATCTACTGAATCTTCCTTCATGAGTTGAAGGGTTGGAACATCAGTAAAGACTCTGGGTGAATTAGAGATCATTATATCACTCTTTGACCCGGAAGAAAACAAAAATTCTATTTCAAACCCACCACCTTTACCAGCAGTGAGAGCAACAGCTACACACCCGGGCGTAGACTCAATTAGATGTTTGAATTTTGCTAGAGCGCAATACGTCAAAAAATTATTCATTTGAAAGGGAGAGGGCTAAATTTAGCCCTCTCCTGGTTTGGTTACTTAGTCTTCGTCAGCTACAAGCCCAATGTCCTTGATAACCTCTTGGATTTTCTTATTTAGTTTGCGGGGTGAAGCAAATACTTCACGTTGAGCGCTGTCATAAGAGTCAGATGCTTGATCGCTCTTAACTGGGTAAGTAAGAATGAAACCGCCTGAAACGATTTCGATTGTGATTGATTCACCGTATGTATTTTTTGCCATGTTATTCTCCTTCTTCAGCATCGAGATCAGGAAGTTCTGGCATCTCATCTGCTGCAATTGTTGGTTGTGCCTTAGGGTGCTTGAAGAGCTTTGCTGCATCTTCGTGCGTCATGTTGTCAGGCTTAAAGAAATATGTTTCACCATCAATAGGCCCAACGGACATCATCCATCCCTGTTTCTTACCAGGAACATCAGATTTTGTAATCACACCAAGATCTTCCAAAAGCTCTGCTAGACCAGAGAATGGAGATAATCCAGTGCTGTATGGAAGTTCAAGTTCAACTTTACTTCCGATTTTCGCAAAGCGCGATTTGTATGTTTCAACTCGCATTCTGATACCGACAATGTCAGTACCTTCCCTCAACTTAAGCTTGGTAGCCAAAGCAGTAATAGACGGGAAGAACTTAACGCTGTTAGTCATTGCCCATGCGCCATCTCCCATCATGATGTCTTGCGGGTAGACGTGGTCGGTAAACACGAGTGCCATTGGAAGCATTGCAATTTTGCCATGAAGCATCTTCAACATTGCCTTACGACGTTTTGCTAGCTGACCAAGGTCACCTTTAACAGTGCCGTCGCGTTCATAGTTTTCCAATTCAGTGGTAGATGCAAGCATAGCCAAAGAATCAATAACAATAAGAACACGAGGGGCATCATAATTATTAGTGCCATAGCTCTTGATGTATGAACTAAAGAACTCAGAGAGAACTTGGTTCACATCTTCAATCATGGTGACCTTGACATACGTCATTGAGTCTTCGTCAATCTTAACACCAATCTTTTGAAGATAAGTAATGTCAAGAGCATTTTCAGAATCAAGAAGCAATACGTGCCAGCCCGATCGCTGTGCCTCACGAATAGCAGAGGTTGCTAGAAATGATTTGCCTGAACCAGATGGGCCTACAAGAGCTGTAGAGCGGCCAAGTGGTACAAATTTATTCCAGTCGCCAGTGAGCGAGTAGTTTAATGCATAATTTCCAGATGAAAGCCACTCATTAACCTGTCGAACCCCAATAGAGATCGTACTGATTTTCTTAGCAGCCTTTTGGAAATCTTTTAGAAATGATAATCCGGCCATATTTTTCCTCGTGAAAGGAAATGCTGGAGGGTAATTATCCCCCAAGCATTCCTATTTGTGGATTACTGAGCTTCAGCTGCTGCTTTAGCTTTAGCGCGAGCCTTGAGTTGTTCAAGGACAGAACCAGTCTTAGCTGGTGTAGGTGCTTCCTCTTCTACAGGAGTAGGTGCTGGAGCTTGCTTAGCTACTAGAGCTGGCTTTGCAGCAGGAGCTTCATCTTCATCATGACTACTTTCCTTGAATGCTGCACCAGTTTGGTCTGCTGTAAGCAGAGCTTCAACTGTAGCACGGTCCATCTTGGCACCACGGTAGTCAGCAAGGTTGTAAAGATTGATGGCTTCAAGAATCTCATCTTCCAAATCAGATTGCTTAGGAGCAAAGCTGGATGTGGTGTAAGAAGCGTACTGACCATTCTTTGTCTTCTTGATGCGGAAGTTGTATCCACCCTTAAGCTCGTAAGGAGGTACTTCCAAGTCTCCAGACTGGAATGCAGCTTGGATTTGTTTGAACACTGCTGGTCCAAATTCGATCAACTTAACAAGTTGAGATTGGTCATGTTCAATTGGGGACTCGATAACAATTACCTGTCCGATGTAGGACTTCTTGCGGTAATACTTCTTACCCATCTCTTCATTCTTCTCATCGTAGTACTTACGTGAAAGAGCACAGATTGGGCAATCTTCACCATACATGGAAAGGCAAGGAACAGTCTTTTTCTGCCCATTAATAATCAACTCGTGCTGAAGATTTTCAACAAGGAATCCGAGGCTGTTTTCGTCGTCAAGGTCGGGGAGGAAACGAACAACTGCTGTAGAGTCATCTGGCATTTTCCAGAAGGGATACTTAAGCTTCCAAGATTGGTCGCCTCCACCTGTAGTGGAGGCCTTCTTATCAAAGGCGCTCTTTAGAGCTTCAAGTTTGTTTTTTGCGCTGGACATAAATTTCTCCTAAAAATTAAAAATCAAAGTAAAATAAACTGTGCAATTGAATTGCACAAAATATTTATAGTACGCTCAACCAGTATGTAGTTAAGACATTAAATTCATCATGGGTGGTTCAAGAAGAACTCTTGAACAAAGTCATCATCTAGACAACATTGCATTGTCTGTAAAGGTTATTATACACTGCGCTGGCGGTGTAGTAAACTCTTATTTTGCAATTAAAGAAGTCAGAGTGATCTTCTCGATGGGTCCCTGTGCTGCTTTCTTCTCGCCAAGTTTCAGAAGTATTGGTGACTTTGTTTCAGCCTTGACGAGCAAATTTGACAATGCAGAATTACCCCACTTTGCTCTAGTACCCGCTTTTCAGTTGCATATTACATAGCCTCAGCAGGAGTATGAGCAAAGCTCCACTTGTAATGAGGCTGCTTTTAGAGTAGTAACCCTTGTCTTTGAACACATCCAGGTACACCGTTTTAGTAATAGGATTTGGAGTGTTCAGGATATCAATCAGCCCGGAACAGGATACCTTTCAGTTGCTGTTCGATCTTTGGAGCCGTCTACAACAACCAGAAAATCTACTTCATCACCAACCATCAGAGATTGCTGGCGCATGTACATATCACGTACCATAGATTCAGGCACAGTCTTATCAGTACGAGTTGACTGACGAGAGAGGATGGTATCCAGAGGAGTCATCATCTCAACACCCCAAATCGCAAACTTCTTCGAACGTGCATCTTGAATCCAACGAGCCCGAGACTTACGAGTCAGGTTCATGTTGTCGACAAACAGAATATCTGCAGCCAGGCACTTAGCCCACAATTCATTTACGAATGCGTCGAACTCCTTCTGATTATCATTTGCATGTTGGAAAGCCATCTCGTAGATGGACTTCTCATCATCCAGGTCAGAAACCATTCCAGTCTTTGACATCAGGAAACGAATACGACAGTTATCCAGGGAGAAGACCATGTGTAGTCCATCACCAGCAATCTTCTTGATGCGCGATATGGTCGTGGACTTGCCCGAACCAGATACACCAACCATGACAAAACAAACCTTAGCCATTCTCTTCTCCAGACTTGACTGGTAATTCCAGCCCCATTAATGATGTTGTACTAGTAGAGATGAAACGCTATGTGCTCACGCTAATTCAATAGCTCCTTCGCCATTCGATTTTACATCTACTAGTGAGCGAGTAAAGCTGAAGCTTCAATTCAGCCGTCTCTTGATCTTGTATTATACTATTTCCCAGCCCTTCATCCAGGCATCTACAGCGGCCAGATTTTCAGCTTGATCATCAGAGTTACGGCCATGGGTATCACACAGCAGCATATCCAGCCACGCTTGATGCCCAGCATTACCCATTCGATTAATCAGAGATTCCTTTAGAGCCTTACGCTTCTTCTTATCCTTCAGCATAAATGGAACGTGATACTCGATCATCAGCGCTATGTTGGAGATATCTAAGTTGGACAGTCTCAGGGTTTCCTTTACCATCTCTTGGTTAGACATCGCATAATCTATCCACATGCGAGCAGACAATTGCTCATGACCATGGTAGGAACGATACTCACCACGCTCGGCAGAGGTCTTTACCACTTGAGCTGGTGGCTTACCCACATCATGAAACAGACAGGCTACCATTGTCAAAACACGCTGCACATCATTACGATAGTTGAACAGGTTATCTTTGTACCAATCCAGCAACATGCGCGTATGCACTGACACGTTCTCTTCACGATGCCATGTGCTATCTTCACGAGTGTTAACCATGTCGCGCCACATTTGAGTCATTCGAAAACGCTTAAAGAAAGCATCGAAACGTTCTTGTACATCAGACAACATTATCTCCAAAATTCCATTATAATCTTATTAGGGTCGTTTGTAAACTTGAGTTAGAACATCCCGCAAAAACCAGATAGGTTCTGAATCATAAGCACCATACTCAGCAAACTGTCGCATGATGCTCATCATGTATTCTTGGGCAGTGTCTTTGGTGCTACCATCAGTATTCACTGCCAGCCTGAGAGCTTTATTCAAAGCATCTGCAGCAGGTTTACAATCCCTGGAAGCAGTGTTCAGCTGCCACTCTCCAGCAGAAAACTTCGGATAAATCTTGACTTGCCTTGCTATGTTTTTCATCATATTTGTCCCATTCTATATGCCATAATGGCTGTTACTAAAGGTAAACATTCCCTCCATTCTTGGAGGTCTTCATCATCCTTCATCTCTTGCATGTATCGTCCATAATGACCAGCTCGAACAGCAAAGATGTTCAGTAAAATCTCATTTACACATCGAGTATAAAATCTCGATGCCTCTGGAGCCATGTGCTTGAAATGCTGCTCCATCAATCAATTCTAGATTGTACAGTTGCATTGACTCCCATCTTCTTGAGCACACCAGCAAAAGCACGGGCCCCTTCAATCTTTGCATCCATCCATTGAGTAGCATTACCACTTGGGTTATAAACCATGTATCCGCCAGCGTAGCTATCTACCTTTCCAAGACCCATCTCTTTGAGAGCCTTTACAACTGGACCACGAGCTGGACGAATCTTTACCCATGCAAAACCGCAAGGATACCAGACATCTGGATTATCATTGATCATCTTTTGAGCTGCAGCCCGTGCAGCTTGAAGAGCTAGTTCGATTTGGGTCTTGATTTGATCAACTTGCATTTTTTGCACCTTTAGTATAAAAGCCAGAACGAATTCCCATCAGAAACGATACCACGACATCTGCAGAATTCTCAGTATTGATTGATGTTTCGGAATTGGCCCGATAAAAGTTTATCAACTGCCAAGGACCGAATCCGCCAATCCACTTGTAAAGTTCAAAATACTTTACAACAACAGGCTTCTTGAAAATCTTACGTTGAACATAAGAGCGTTCGATAACCTGCCAATCTTCTTTGGTCTCATCACGAACAGTCTTTAATATCTTGTTCAACTCCTCATTAGAGGTAGGAACATTCAATTCACTATCGTGGAGAAAAGTGGTGATGCACATCTGATTCTTCCTTTGTTAATTTGCAATAACCATAAGTACTTGCTGTTTCAAACCTGTGTTGAGCTATTATACACTGCTCTTCTGTTTGGTAAACGTGGGTTTCAAATTTAGTTTGTTCTCCACCATTTATCAGAATGACTAGAAGAAGAGTCCACATTTACATTTCACCTTAGCATAGGTGGTATACTATTTGAGAAAATCGGCAATTGGAGCAGTGTAAATGAAACCATTACCAGCATCACAGAGGAATGCATAATTAATCATGTCATAGCCAAATTCAACCTCAACCACTGGTGCCTTACTTTCGCGGTGCTTATAACGATCTTGAACTTTCGTAATCACATCAATTCTATGGCCCGCCGCATAATCAATTCTTGACGGGAGAATGCTTCAATCTCCCATGGACGATCCAAATATGGTGTATCTGCTGGATAACTCTTTCCTAACCAGGTCTGAGAACCATCAGCCATACTCTTTAACTGACCCTTTACCAATTGCTTTACATGAACCATCTCGTGTGCTAAAGACAAAGCGAGTTCCTTGTGAGCAATCAAGAACTTATTGCCACGAAGAAGTTGGGGCTTGATCACAACCAAGATGCAATCAACACCACTAATACCCATGTTAACCGTAATACCCTCATTGTCACCAAAGCCATCATCAATGATCACACAAACCGCAGAAACACTGTTTTCGATCTTGAGTTGCTTGATAATCGAGGGCATCAAAGCATTTGCAAACTTGCTATTCTTGGCGCTTCCTTCAACTGAGAATTCCATTTTCCTCTTTCAGTCGTTATAGATGGTAACCTTAACAGAACGTAATGCTGGATGTGCATTCACTGTAGCAGCAGTAGGAACAAAATCCCATCGGATAACATCACCATCTGAGTTACGAAAAACATCTTCAAGAGTGAAGTAAACAATGCTGCCTGTCTTCGAGGAACGCATCGCGAAACCAAGGTCCATCGAATCATTGAACATTTGACGGAGAACTGAGGGAACTTCAGCAATATTGGCGGAGAAATGACCGTATTCCTTACTCCAAAGGAAATTGTCTGAAGAGTAGCAATGACCGATAAAGTTAAAAGGCAGATTCATCATTTGTTTCCGTTGATAAGTTATTATACAACAGAACCTGATAAATGAACACAGTTATTTGTGTAACAAAGTAACCAAATTAAGGTTACTTTTATGTTACTCTGTTACAACTTGAACTCTAAAGTGGTAGAAATAGTCGGATCAGTTAGCATTTCTGACATCGCTGCTGGATCTGCAGTTCTAACTGGAACTTGCAGCGTGGCGAGAACGCTTCATTTTACCGGCCCTTCCCGCCTTGGACCATTCATATGCATAACCGTCTGGAGTCTTCCCATCAACAATGGAATCAACTCCTGACTTACCGACAGAATTCTTGTTCTGTGATGCCATCGTAACAAATTGGTTCTGAGGTTCAATACGAAGTTCAGCCATAAGCTTCATCGCTTCACCCATTGGGTCAGCATAATCTTCGTGGCTGAAAAATGCACTACGCGAACCGATGTCAGTAACATCGATCCAAAATACCATAAATCCTTCAATTTGTTCCATCATCTTCTTTTGTAAGGTCTATCGCATCGTCGGTTTGCGTTTTAACAGGAGCCATTTCCTTGAGCTGTTCAAAGACGTAAAGCATGACAACAGCATCATCGTTTAAATGTTTTTGCTGCTTAATCGTCGTGGCAATTTCAAAGTTGCGGGCGAATTGAGCAATGTCGCCACCAATCTTGATACCATATCCTGCAAATTTGTACATGTCTGATCCTTAATCTAAGTTAGATTATATTACAATGTCAGACCGAAAGTAATCTTATGTTCCAGCAGGATAGGCTGGTTTTACAGGAAGAGCAACGATTGCTGTTCCAGAGATAATCGCTCTAAGAGCTGAACGATAGTCCTTCCAGTCCTGAGGAACAGCCACACCGGCTTCTGCACATCGGATAACCACAGTGTCAGATTGGTTGAGAGCTGCACTTGCTGCCGACTTTAAAATGCGAAGCTGCTCAGCAGGATTAATAACTGGTTCTACGTAAGGAACCAGAACCACTCCTGAAGAAGCGTCAGCAAGATCTGCTTGAAGAGCCATCCACGCTTCAGGAGTAGCAGTCTCATGAATGTGATATGGGTAGGTTTTGAAGATTGCGTTAACGCTACCATCAGCATTTAAGTTGTATGGACCAGAAAATCCAAGATTGGTTAGTTTAGACATTATGCAATTCTCCAAGCAAATCCTTGACCTGAGTGGAAGACAGCGCTACCAACCAGAAGTGTACCACCAGCCGCAACACCAGCGAGACTTTCAATATCAGTTACGTTACCATCATCCACGATATTCATCACAAAGTAAGCCCATGTTCCACCTGGGGGTAGTTGGGCTGGAACGCCATCACCACTCGGTCCGCTACCAAGAACAACCCATGATCCAATACCACCACTATTATTTGGAGCTGTTGCTGTATTTGTGCCAGAAGAAGCCCCGATTACTCTACCATATCCGTCAAGCTGAACGCTCGCATTAGTGAAGTAACCACCGCCATGGATTACTGCCATGTCAAGGGTAGCAGTGCCACCAGATCCAATAGTTCCGCCCCCACTAAGAGCACCAGTACCTTGAACTGTTAGAGTGCCGGGAACTGCGCTTGTGATTCTACCGTAGGCGTCAACATTTACGTTTGCCATTCCGTAGTAACCAGCGGATACTCCAGAAGTTGCTAGGTCAAGAGCGATTGAGCCTGATGATGTAATCGTTCCAGAACCAGTAATTCTGCCAGCTGTACCACCAACTGTAACACTAGTAACCGTTCCCGGCATACCGCTAATAGTTACGTTACCCTGACTGTGGTCAATCGTAATGTTACTTCCAGCTATGATGCTCGATACACTGTGGTTGTCAACGTAATTTTTGGTAGCAGCGCCATTTGAATTAGTTGGATCACCTGCGAGGATCAGTGGCCCAGTCATCGTGTCACCATCAGTCACCATGATGGTTCCAGTGCTTGTTGTTGGAAACTTGCTTTGCACGGTGTCAAAGCGAGACCAGTCCGCAGCTGCTAGGTAACCATCGTGCGTACCATCTGACTTGTTGATGTGAAGAGTTGTTTGGGTGCCGCCACCCGTAATAGCAACTGACATTGCTGTCTGAGAATCGGACGCGATTGCAACGGGTGGAGCTGGGATATAGCCTAGACCTACAGAAATATCCCCAATTGCAGTTGAGCTACCAGCCTTAAGCCAAACGTAGCGACCATTTATATGGTACTGCTGCATGGTAGCTGGAACGGTTTGGGAGTCGGCACAGACATAGAGAGTGCTCTCAGTCGTGTTAAACCAAATTTGACCTATCGTTGGGTTTGCTGGTATGTTTGCAGATGCAAAGCTTTCGAGGATGCGCAGGAAATTTTCCTGCTGATACTCACCATAGTTGAAGACCCCCTTGCCAGTAAGGGATAGGGATGTGGAAGATTGGTTAAGGGTCTTAGGTGGAAGAACAATTGTTGACTTCCCGAGAATACCTTCTGTACCACCACTTGTCCAAGTGATATTATTTGACATTTTTACTCCATGCGCCGGGTCGCATTAAAAATTCAGAACAGCTTTCCGGCCTTACTGATCTTGAATCTATTTATCAGACTATTGCAAACGGAACGTAGTCATCTCCAAATTGATCTGGGTTTTCCTCCGGAAGCTTGTCAGAGTCCGGGTCAACTGACTCATACACAAGCTTTCTTGCCTTGTCATCGTATGATGCGAGTCTGCCGAGAACCTTCATAACAACCGCCATTGCCATGATCGTGTCATCAGTACAACCCTGCTTAGCTTGGTAGGTGCCATTAACTGCCACGAAGTTCTGAAGCTCGTATAGCAAGTGTTCTGAGTTGATCTTGATACCATCTCCCTTTTCCAAAAGGTTCTTAAGCTGCATACAGGCAAGAAGCTTTGACTTACCAGTAGTGTAGCAACCAAGGCGCTGACTGGTTGAGCTCTCATTGTACAGTTCAACACCGTCAAGGTAGATACCACCATCCATAGAGTCGTCATTTTGAATCATTGCAACAAGAGCTTCACCAACACCGTTGCGCTCAAATGACCAGATAATTTCAGCTCTACCCCTGTTTGGATCAGGTTGATGAAGGAACTTAAACAACCACTTGAGCTTAGCATAGATCAGTGGAATGTGAACGGTGTTGCTTCTGAATTCTGCCACCTGCTCCATTGACGGGTACTCGATAACTTCAATGACAGTAAAGTCCTTACTGTTACCAGTAGCCGGGTCTACACCTACTAAGTACGTCTTACCTCGCCCACCTATTGACTCTCGCCAGAAGTTAAAGCCCATGTTCTGGGTAACCGGAGGTGTGGCCTTAATGTAGGACAGTTTAAGTGAGTCCATCAACAGCGCGTCTGATGAAATAAATTCACAGTTGTGCGATATGACCCCCTCTGTTATGTAGGCACTACCACCCTCAACATCAAGTAGATCATACAACCACTGTGGATCATTTTTAACCTGAACACTAAGGATAGGATCATCCTTGCCATCAATTGTCGTAAATGACATACCCGGCTCAATGTGCTCAGCATCAACCCAACCTGGCTCAACAAGAAATTTATGCTTCATCCCGCACGTTATTTTTCTTGTTGCTGATACTATTTCAACAACTTGCTCATGCCAGCTTTTAGACATACCGCTAAAATTCTTCATCCCAGTTGGAGTTTGAACTTTAACGCCCTTTGTGTTCTTTATTGTTTGAGCCATGCTATGCATTCATCTACCACCTTCTTAGGTTTTTCTTGTATTCCGGTTCTTATACTATCTTAACTTGATACCATGCATCTTCTGCCAACTTGATCTTGGTGGCATCCGCGTCACAGATTTGCCGTGATGTTTGGCCTTTACAACCTACCACTTCATCAGGTCTGTACTTTTTAGGCAAGCATACCAATAGTTACCATAGAACTCTATAATCTTTTTGTTTTCAACACGCGTCAGAACATAGATTTCGTCCTTTTGCAGTGCGCTTGTAACCGTTAACCATCCTCACCTGCTTTTAAGTTAGCTTCGTGAATTATCTTAGTTCTTGCTGCAAGAACATTCGGATGTTCTTCGAATGTTTTCTATACTTATCAGAAGAAGCAGTCCAGTTTTCCGTAGTGCGGAAGAGGTGCGCCCTGGGGTCACCACATGCTTGAAATGCCCCCCAGTCGTCAGGTTGTAATCCTTCGTGTCAAACATTGATGTGATACACCTGCTCTTGCCCTTCTAATAGGCATTCATAAAGTTCTTCTAAAGTGGTTTTACCAATAGAAGTATTTATAGAGGCCCAACTTGAGCAACACAGAACTTCCTGTCGGAAACCTACAGGACCAAGTTCGCCCTGCATCTGCTTAATGTACTCTTCCTTGCGATCAGGGTGAAGGTGCCACGGGAAGAACACTGGCTTGAAGTTGTTCTCACCTGATTTAGCACCACGCCAAAGAGTAGCAAACAGGTCAGTATCACCATTAGGAGTAGATGAGATGATAGCAGAACCACCAGTTGAAAGAGTTGGCGATAGTGAGCGCCACATTTCAGTTTGAACGCGTGGTGAGATGAAGGCCAATTCGTCAAGGTAAAGCTTTGAAATTGCCAATCCCCGACCAGTCTTTTCGGTAGTAGCTTCAGACTTAATGCGGGAACCATTGTCGAATTCAATGTTGTGCTTGTTATAGTACTTACAACCTGCCTTTAGCCAGTGCGGAAGTTCTTCGTACGCGAAGCGGATACGATCCATAATTTCCATAGCGTGGCTATTGTTCTTAGAAGCGATGACAATCGTTTGATCTCGGTGGAACATCGCATACCACAAAAGGTACATGGAGATGGTCTGCGTCTTACCCATCTGACGGGAGATAAGAGCGATAACACGGGTATTGTTCTCACACGCGTGAATAAGCTCCTCTTGATAGGGATACAAGTCAAATAGAATTTTACCGCGCTTTGGGTGCTGGAGCCAGACGTACTTTCTAATAAAGTAGACGGGGTCCTTTTGACACCTTACGAGCTCTTGAATAAGCTCGGGGGTATATTCCGATTCCGTATATGCTCGTTTAATGAGCTCATTTCCTGCCATAATTATCTCCTATAATATCGCAGGGACACGTGAGACGTTTTAATAACCTGCAATTTATTTATAGTGACAGGAAGGCAATCGGTGCTCGTTAAGAGCTTCCTTTACTTCTTGCAGTAGGTCAGGTCTGATAAAAACTACTTTACCACCAACCCAAACTTCAGTTGTTTCTGAGACGGTATGGAGCGTTTTAGTGGTGAGAACCTTAAAACCAGTCTTTTCAGGACTGTAAGCACCCACCACCGTGGGTGCGCTCCGTAGTTTTTATGAAGAAAGCTTTAATAGCTTTCTTCACATTCACCACCTCAAAGTCCGGCATCTTACTAATGACAGCTTCTGCAAGAAATTCTCTGGATGATAATATTTAGCTTCTCTTAAGTTGAGTCCAAATAACAAGTGGCATGCTGGTAATAACCTGTCCGCCTTTCGTGATCGTAACAATTTCAGACTTTTGATCAAGCATGACGAGGTAATCACCAGCCTTACCAATTTGTTCTGGTGGAAGTGGTGCTTGAGCTGGTGCTTGAGCTACGTCGGAAGGTTGCTCACCTTGAGTAGAAGCAAAGTTAGGATTCATTGACGCGTCTTCGCCACAAACAAGTTGCTTAGCAAGGTCTGCAGATTCTGCAACATACTCGTCCTCAGTAAAGTATTCCTTTACATAGCCAGTTAGTTCTGATACTGAGCACTCAGCAGCTATGGTGTCTGTTTTGCGAATGCTCTTTACGATAGCAGCAACTGCTTGATCATATGATGCGCCCTTTGGAATATCTGCATTGCGGCACTGGTCTTCAACCGTATCCATAATTGCATTCTTCATCTGACCTTCTTTGATGGTCTTAACTTCCATTAGTTGTTTAAGTAGCATATTCTTCCTCTTTATTAACTGGAACATAGAACTCCTGTGGTGCAGGAGAACCCTTAGGTGGGTCAATTCGAATGAACTTACCCCATGTCGCTTTGAACACATTGATTATCCAAGAACCATCTGCTGCCTTTACAAAGCGGTGCAGAAGTTCTCTTGCTGTTTCAATATCTCTTTCCTTGATGGAGTCAATCTTTTGAATCGGTCCTCCGACCATCTGCATCGCAACATTATTAATGGTCGCTTGAAGAGTCTGTTCTTCAATAAACTGGCGAAATGATGGCTTATAGGACATAGGACACCAACTTTCCCGTAGCTTTATCCATAAGATCCATGAGAAGAGACTTGTGCTTACGCATGAATTCATAGCACTCTTCCTTGTTGCCAGTGAAGAGAACTTTCTTAGGAAGGCCATGCTCTATGTGAGATCTGTTAATAACCTCAAGCTGAGTATCTTTTGCTTCCTTTACTGGCCCACGAATAAGCTTGATGTCCCTTGGTTGAAGTCTCACTGACTTAGCACCGAAGTTAGGTTTGCTTGACTTGTAGTCATGATCGTAGTCAACGGTGTAGGATTTTTGACCATTGGTAGTAACTACCTCGCCAATCGTTCCTTCCTTACCAATGCAGTCCTTAGGCCCAGAGATGATCTTTACTCGCGCATTTGGCTTGTAAGGAGATATACCTTCATTAGCTTCGTCATGCACTACCTTAGCTGTCCCGACCATATGGTTCGTGTTACCAATCTTTTCAGTATTCTTGATATTCTCTGGCTTATTCTCTTCTTCCTTGCGTTTCATCATTGCATTATAGGCAATGGAACCCTTGCGTGGCACCTTAGCTTCGTTAAATGTCATTGCAAGTTCCTTTTCCTTTATTTGTCTTTTCGGATCTTTAATCTGCTTTGCGACGGATGGTTTCTTCTCAATCTGCTTTTCAAGCACAGCAATCTTATTCTTGCGCCACTGAATCTCGGGTGAGAAGTTAGAAAGGTCTAATGCTTCTTCAATTGGCTTAAGGTGCTTAGCCTTCATACCACGCATTACAACATTTCCATTGCCAAGCTTGTGCTCACCGCCATAAACAGTTTTGTAGCTATCCTTACCACCAGCGTACTTAACAACCTCATTTGTTTTTGGATTTACTTCATACCAATCGTCGTCGTTAAAGCTACCCTTAAACGCTTCTGAAACCTTCTCACCCTTATGCTTGCTGTTCTTGTTGAGCTCGATAGCATAATCAGTTTCACGCTGGCCATATACTTCAGCATCATTCTTCTCGGCCCACTTGATGAGAGCATCCTCATTCTTGAAGGTACGCCGCCACGGAGTACGCTTCATACCACGAATTCCATAAGCTTCAATCATGTCCTTTGCAGCTTCAGAAAGAACAACACCCTTCTCTTTGTCTTGACTCCACACGCCATAGCAACGGTCTTCTCCTGGAACTTCAGCAGAGATAGTATCCTTACCACCTTCCATGCGACCCTTGAATTTAATCTTCTTAGCTTGTCGTGGATATGAATTCAAAACTGCTTGCTTCCAATCTTCAAAGTCAGTATAAGCTTGGGCTTCCGTCATCCCAACTGATTCTTTAATAGAACCCCCATTGTGTTCTGCATACTCAATAGCTTCTGCTGGAGTAAAGAATGGACCTTCAATTTCCAAACCACGACGAGAGCTATAGTCTTTATGAATCCAGTTCATAACGTCTTGTGGCTTCAAGTAGCTCATGTATGAAGTGCCCCAATGATAGTCGGGCTTACCTTGATACTTCTCTTCACGCCACTTACCACCATTTGTCTTAGTGACTTTACCAATCCATGAGCGGTGCTCATCTTCATAACAGAATGCTACATAGAAAGTATTTGGGTCTTCATCATCTTCATCATCTTCATAATCTTCATCATCTTCATAATCTTCATCATCTTCCTCCATTAGATCAGCATTCTTATTAGCACCCTCTTTCTTCTTATCTTCCATGTAATTAATGGTGGCATCATTCAGTTCGGAAGCTTCTTTTATGATTGTTAATTCTGTTGTAGAACCTTGATCGAAAATATTTTTAACAGAACGACCCCCGATTCTCATCCCACCATTATATTTTGGATCAGCAATAATAGTGCCTATTTTTTCGTCACCGTCTTCTACCCAACGAATCTTCATTCCTGGTTTTAATTTTGATAAAGGAACGATTTCTTCTTTGACTGCACCTTTTAGCTTACCATTGTTGTATGATGCAATAGTTTCATCGTCATCATACCAATCAGATGCATAAATGCGACCTGTGTTCTTATCCTTATTGATGTATTGAACTACGCCTTGATCTGCACTGACCTTCTTAGCTTTCTGGTGAGCCTTTAGTAAGTCTGCTTGCAGCTGAGCTGACTTTGCTACTGCTGATTCTTCTGAAATAGAAAGAAGTTGCTGTGTAAGTTTCATTAGTGTCTCCAATATGATAGCTTATTTATCGAATGTCCAGAAGAAGTAGGTTAGATCAGATTGATAGAAAGAAGTCTTGAAACTCAGGGCTTTCTGCAGTAGGTCCATTATGATTGAAAGCATAAAACTTACCACATCTGAACATTATTTCGTTATTAGACTTTATGCATCCAACAATGTCCTCACTATCTTTCCAATGCCATTTTTCCATCTTATCTTTCATAATTTCTACAGCAAGCTTATTACTCTTTTCAATTTCAGGATTGTCATATGTTGGATCATTACGACCACCGCACCGGTTGTAGAAACCAGTCATATCATGAGCATCATCGTCAGTTGCACAAAGCCATTCAAAATTGCCTATTGGAAAAATGATAGTAAGGTCTTTACGACTTGCACTGTAGATTGCTGCATCATTAGGACTACCTGAGCAGAACATCCAGTCTCTAGCCTTTACGCCAAACTTGTCTTCGAAGTATTTGTTAATACCGTCATGCATAGTGAATGAAGAATCTCTGGGTCCTTCACGTTCTTTCCAAGTTTCTACTTGATAGTCTTTCGGTATATTGTGGGTGCCGCGATATAGCATCTGTCGGCCATGCGTACCCTTTAGCATGGCAAGATATACAGAACACTCTTTCTTGAATTTTTCTAAGTCAAACTCAGATGCTTCGCTTAAGAATTGTTTAAAAGAGATCATTCTCGGTACCATCCATTGCAAAGAAGTTCTAACTCTTTTCTTGACATTATTTCTGGAGCAAGATACTTGGTCTTCTTGCTATTCATTTCTTCTAGAACCCTACGGCCAGTAAGGTTAGATACTTTCTTAGAATAGAAGTCTTGCACTTCATTGAATAATTTTTTCATAGCAGCATCATCTAGTACGCCAGAATCATTATTGATTTCTCTAAAGAATGAAACTTGACTTTTTAATTCGGCTGCATTTTCAGCGCTCTTCTTAAAATTAGCTTCGATAAATGACACATCAACAGCTCTACCAATTTTTTCTTCTCGTTCCTTTGCTCGCTTCTTTGCCGTTTCTAGTGATGTAGTCACATTAATAATGCCGATATCATAGCCCACCGATTTTAAAATGCCAATACGTCTATGGATATTTTTCAAATTACTAGATGTACCATCGATGAATAGTGGTAATACCCCGTCCAGATAATTCATTAACATAGTCTTTGTTATGCGGTGTGCAGAGTCTTTAAAATCATCCCATGTTTCAGAATTAATTTTCTTATCAATTTTTGCAGACATAAACTCTGAAGCTTTGTCAGTATTCACAATCTTTGGGGATACCACCCCATTTAGTTGTGCAGTAGTGTAAGACTTACCAGATCCAGGTATTCCAATAACAAAGATAGCCTTTAGGATGCCCTTGTCCGAACTAGATTCTAATAAATAATTTTTGAAAGATAACTGCACGGTAGTCCTTGTGTTACTTCAGAACAAATATAGTAGATGGTATTTCTCTATCATAGAGAATGCTAAGTGTAAAGATATTTATATTACCCAAGGATCAACGATGACGGGAATACCGTCATTACGATGCATGAAATTGCCGCCATGAAGATCAAACCTATAACCATCGTCATAAGCTATTCTAGATAGATCACCAATAGTTGTTAGAAGAAGTCTAAAATCCTTTTCTCCTAGAAGAACCATTAATTCTTCAATTGCTTCCGCTTGTGATCTTAAAAGATGAATGGGGGATTCATCCTCATTGTCTAGCTCGTGCACGTGCATTACAATGTCATTGATTGTCTTTGCTTTATTATGTGATCGATCAATCTCTTCTGAGATATTTTCAAGAGCGTTAGCAAGATCGTCTGGAAGCTTCTGTAATTTTTCCATTCTGATCTGAAGATACATTTCTTCTTTCCACTTAAATGATTCCCAACCATCAAATTTTGGAAGAAATTCATTAGTGCTATTCTTTTTACAATAAGCAGCCCAGGCTTTAAACATGTATTGATCTTTAGAAAATCCAGCATCATCGCCACCATGACCAGTGCCAAATACTTTCAGCACCCTACCAGTCTTTGGTTCAAGATATGCAGATTGATCAACACCTTTGCCAATATACTTATAGCCCTTCTTTTCTAAGGATTTTCTGATACCACTGGCTGTGTTTGACCACTCTGTTATGAATTCTTTGAATCTCATTTTTAATCTCATTTTGAATGATCCTTATTCCAGAATGTCTTACCCATTCCTGTTTGAAGTTTAGAAGGTGCTACGTCATTGCCGCACTCTCGTGCGAGCTTATACATTTCAGTAGCAATGCCTTTACGTCTGTGAGCTGGTTGCACAGAAAGATCAAGAGCCTCTAGATGATCACCATGCTTCTCGAAATTTACCCAGCCACACTCAGTGCCGCCTGCTGTTTTAGCTACTATTCTAAACTGTTCGCTCTTGTGTGCTGGCTTAGCATTCATCTTTACCCAACCACAAGTAGCAACTAGCTTGTACTTACCATCGAGGATTTCCTTTTCTTTCTTGAAGTCAGTGTAGAAAATCTTGTCATTAACTTCTTCCTCGATCTTGATTTTCTTCTGCTGTTTGGTCGCGTCGTCAATACTATCAAACTTGTCGTCCTTAGTCAAAATAGCTTTGCTTGAGAACCAAACCTCTCGATCAAGAGGAAGCTTCTTACCAAACTCAACAAGCTTAAGGCTTAAGTTTTGCTGGTCCCGCTTCTTAAGGACAGCATCAGCGAGGAATTCTTTAAAGGAAATATTACTCATTTGACTGGTCCCTGCGTAGCTGTGCATCATAGCGTTCTGCAGCCTTCTTAAGTTCCAACTTCATATACTTGTCGAATGATTTATGCACTGGGAATCCGCTCTTCTTCAAATCATAAAGCATATCAGCAAAGGTGGCCAGTGGCATTGATACTGCCACGCCCGAGAACCATGCTTCAACCCCCAATTGATTGTGAGGTGGAATGTCATCACCCGCTGTAAGCAGTCTAATGTCCATTGAGGTAGGAGAGAACAACGCATTGGCGAGAGTTGTCATCTTTTTATCATCAAGACAGCGTGAGAAGAGCTTAAGGCATTCAGTGTAGTTAAAGCAATTACCAGTTTCACTGTCACTTATAGCTTTTATAATTTTGTCCGGGGCAACATTAGTTAAAAAATCATCAAGCACCTGCATATCATCAAATACCTTATTGCCACGCAGTCCTAGTTCTCTCAGAAACATTTCAATTTCATTACTCACCTCCTGCACCCCAATTCCTGATTGGACAAGTGGGGTGTGCAATGATTGTGAAAAAATATCAGGATGTTTAAGTGCTGCTATTTTTGTTCCATCTATCGGAATCAAAACATTTACAGTGCCATAGTTTTCAGCTGTTGTTAATCCAGTTGAACAGATAAGTGAATTCTTTCTCTTTGGATAATCCTTAAAGCCCGCTGAATTATCCATTAGCAGCTGGTAAATATTGTTTGTATCTCTAGATGTTCGGTGCGCTTTAGTAGTGTCGATTATTTTATAACCATCTGCTTCGTTCTTTCCACCAGACAGCCCACGAAACAAGATGCTACCATTCTTAATGGACTCAAGTCCAGACTTAAACTGGGCATTAAGAAGCGTTACCAGACCCTCGAGGCCAATGTGTTCGACATCCCACTTCTTTATGGCTGTCTCAGACAGGAATTGCTTGAACGAAATCATTTTACCTCTTTACTAATTCCATCAATATTGATCATACGTAATACTTCTTCCCTGGAGGCAATCACCAAGTTGTTGGTTGTCTTACCTCCACCTGGTGAATAAGGTGCGAACACTTGGTTTGCTCTCTTACGATCTGACTTTACCTTAGCGCGGCTGTTCACTGCTGCTAAAGCTATATTTAAGTAATTGGCAGCAACTTCTGCATTTCTGGCTGCATATCGAGGTTCAATGATCTCGGTATAAGCTGTTTGTTGGTGGAATGTTTGGAGTGCAGTCTCATAGACCAAGTCGAGACGTTCTTCAATGACCTTGTCATCCTCATCCTTGTGATCTACTGGAGCTTCAGTAAGCTGTCCTTGCGGAACTTGTTCAGCTACCGTATATTCCTGCGCGATGTCAATAGTACCATCTTCCATTCCAAAGACGGATTCGAGTGGGTGGGACATTGATGTAACAGGTTTCATTTTCTCATACCTCTAGTTCTAATGGTTCTATTTCCTGGTCTCGCAGGATTCGTTCTTGCTGTCTGCTTCTTGTTAATAAGACCAGCGAGGTCCTTCTCAGTATAGACTCTGAATCCCCATCCTTGTGTCTTAGCAAATGCTGCAGCTGCCTGCCACTTTGCCGTGTTCTGTAGGACCATTGCCTTATCGTAAAGCGTTCTAGCCTTTTCAGCAAGAGCTTCTTTCAATGGCTTGATCTCCACTATTAACACAAAGCCATTAGCATACTCAACTACAAAGTCTGGCCAGTAAAGCGTGTTGCGCTTCTTGATTGGATTGTAGTACGTGATGCTAAATGGTTCAGAAGACCAGGACTTTACGGCTGGTGATCTTTCAAGAGCTCCAGCGTAAGCTGTTTCCCAGGATGACCTGAATGTAGGAATCTTATGACCTGAGTATTTAGCGAACCGTGGATCGATTGACTGTCTGGTTACGTTAGCCACTTACTAGCTCCTTCTTCTTTCGAACCTTCGGAGGTTTAGTCTGCTTAACGCCTTGGTGGTAGATGCTGTGCTCTGTAATTACCCTGAACGTCCAGCCTCTTGATTCACAGAAGATATTGGCTGCCTTCCACTTTGCTTCATTTACTTCAAGTGCCGCCTTTGATCGTTCTGACTTAGCATACTGCTCTACTGATTCATGACGTGGTTTTACCTCTACGACTTCCTTCTTAGTAGCTCCAGTCTTATCGACGTACTCAACAAAGAAGTCAGGCCAGTACTCATGAACTCTACTATCTACGGGGCTAAGGTATGGTATAACCTGCTCTTCTGATCCCCATCTGATAACAGCTGAAGATGAGTCAAAGAATTTCATTACTGTTAGCTCCCATGAAGAGCGGGCAAATATTTTTTCAATGTCTCCAACGTACTTGGAAGCATTCTTAGGAATGAATCGTGCTCTAAAGGCCATTATTCTGAACTGCTAATTACCTGTGAAGGTGGTGTTGTAACTCCAGCATTGTCAGTGACAAGAGTAGGAGATGGGCGGGCAATAGCTTGGGATACACCACTTGCTGCATTAGCAAGAGTCTTTGCCGTTGCTTGTCCAAGGGTACCACTTACTGAAGAGATTGTAGTTGATAAAGCTCCACCCGCAACATCACCAAACATTCCGCGAAGAGCATTGCTAACAGTCGTCTGAGCCATTCTAGAACCTTGGCGCGCGAGGATGTCAATAAATGGATTGCGATTGTTACCAGCAGCAGAACCAGACTGGCCTCTAATGATGTTGGCTTCAGTAGCGCTGTAGCCATTCAATATGTCACCACCCGGGAATGTGTTGCCCAGCACCGTTGTTGCTCCCATACCATCACCACCAAGGGTGATGTGAAGAGCATCATAGTCGAATGAGGCTGAAATTGTTGCAGCTTCAGAACCACTTTCATGGTCTTGGTTTTGAGTGTTGTACTCTGCTAGACGCGGATTTGTGAAAATGAAGCTGTTAACGCGCACCAAGTTTGGAAGACTTGAGGCAGTCTTATCTGACATGTTCACGTAAAACTGGTCGATTGTCAATGACTTTAAGATGTCCTTTCGACCACGATTACCATTTGCAATAGCACCGCGATTACCAGTGTCAAGCCCTTGATAGTTTGGATTAAAGGCGAAGCCATGGTTTTCCATGTTGTCATCATCTTGCTGTTTGTTGCGTGTGATTGGGCTGAAGAGCATCATGTACGCATTAACGAAAGCTAAAGCATGATTCGCAACGTCATCATAAAAGACCAAGTTAAGGTTTTCATGGGCGATGCCCTTAAGAATCTTCGTTTTGAAGTTGTACATATTCACTTCTTCATAGTCAAACTTTACCTTTGGCAGATCGATTGACTTAACTACGAACGTAAGGTCTCGGCTGATGTCATTGACATTGAAGCCAAGTGATGAAGCCATTTGCGCTGGCTCTGGGTGGAATTTAAATTCAACCTTGAAGAGGAACTTATTCTTAGGATCAAAGCCACCAGAAAAGTTTGTAAGAGCTGAAGCGTATGGAGTAGGATCCCAGACCCCAGTCTGAACATTTTTAATGACAGATGCAGCGTCATTCGGGCCAGCTATTTGAGTAGAAGCAGTCGTGAATATTTTTCCAAGCTCACCACTAACCTGATTTTCAACTGCAGCCCCGAACTGGCGGTACGCTTCTGACTCGAGAGCTACGCCCGTGCTACCAATTAAACCTGAGATATCTGACATTGCATTTCCTAAATGTGGATGACTTATTTATTAGGACCTGCACTACTTGGAAGATGAGGAAGATGATTTATGAGGAAGATGATTTAGCCAAGCAAAATAAAAGGGACCGTTCGGTCCCTTTTAAAAGTTGCTATCCTATTAAGAAGCTGGTGATGCTGGAGGAGCTGGAGGAACCCAATCTTCCTTCCAATCAGCTATAGCGTCTTCCTTCCAATCTTCCTTCCAATCCGTCTTAACCCCGGGAACGGAATCAAAAAGATCCTTGATAGGGGTTGGTGATGTTGCCATAATTTGTTTCTCCTAAGTTTAAAGGTTACCAGCCAATGCTGTACCGTATCCTTGACCGGTAAGCTCTTGACGCGCATGGTCAAAACGAATCGTAAGATCAATTGTTAATGCTTCGCTTGAACCGTAGTCAAGGCCACTATAGCTAGCCTTCTGCAAGAAGCAACCTTCAAGCTTCCACGTTTCAACAACACCTTCGTTACCATCCAACTGTTGAAGGATAGTACCAAACTTGTAGTCAGAACCAGTAGCTGCTGAATTCAACCATGTGCCTGCAAGGTCGGCGCCAATCAAGCGTTGTTGAGTTTCAAGTTGTCCTTGGACAGCGTAAGCTGCAAGACCAGTAATATCGTCTTCAACCGTAATGTTAATAGCTTCCCATGAGTGCTTGCCAGCAACGTAAGCCGTGCTGTTATAGCGCTCAATTTTTATTTCTTCAAATGACAAGTTAGGTCTGTCCATCTTGACAGCTTGACGAGTAATTTCGCGAGATGAAGCACCTGAAACTAAGCGTGCAAGATTCACGAAGGTGACCTGCCATCTATATTGTTGCTTAGGATGCAACACGCCAAAGCCGGCACCCGGAATCCCCATTTGACTTAATGTTGCCATAGTATCTCCTTGTTTGATAAGTCGTAAGAGTTAATCTCATTCATAGGTTATTTATCACTTAATCGTGATTTCTCGGTAAAATTGACGGGGGCTAAGCGTTCTTTATAAGCCGAAGAAGGTACTCGTAGAGCCCCTTAGCATCACCTTTTAATTCAGCGGGTGTATCAAATGAATGATAGTATCTGGTTCCATAGTCCGTTTGATCCTGCTTAAGGATTTCATACACTTTAGACATCGGAATAGCCCAGTATCCAGGAAAGTCAAAGAAACCGATCTCGTGCTTTAAATTGATAGCGTGTTCAAGGTCTCTTGATTCAATATAGTTATGCTTAAAGAGTGACTTGGTAGCCATAACTATTTCTGCTCTAAAGGTTTTCAGATCAATCTTTTCCATTTTCTCATCTGAAACACTGTGTTCTAAAACATCGGTGATATATTCTTGAACTTCGGGACTGCCCTTGATGAACTCGTCAACTGTAAATTTCTTAGCAAAATCTTCAAACATTGACTGAACGAGGTACACGTCAACGGATCCACCTAGCTCTTTAGCTATTTCACTGAACATGGAAGAGGATTCCTCGTATGAGTCAGCGTACTCTGGAGAGTAGGTGAAGCTAAAATCACCAGCAGGGAAGATAAAGTGGGTGGGTCCGTAAGCCTTCGCCATCGCCTGTGAACCAGTCGCGTAAAGACAGTTTGCGCGAATAGACTTATAGCCAAAAGCAAGTTGATAGCCCATGTTGAACATGAAGTTGAATCCTGGACCAGAATCCTTGGGGGCTCTATTCTTTGAGGCTGGTGAGAAGGTGGCTTGATCTTCGCTTATACCGCGAATTCCTCTTAAAAGTGGGGAATCCCCAGACTCGTTAAGAAAGTACTTGCACTCGTTCTTAATACGGGGCAGACTCACGAATAGAGGAACCACAGCCGCGCTCTCGTTAAGGAATTCTTTAAAGCTTGGTCTCATGTCAAGTTTTCTAATTTATATTTTGCACGGTAGATAATAGAAAGAACATTATCCCATTCATTTAAGAGATTAGTGTCTGCTGGATTAAATACTGAGCGTGAAGATTCTGCCCATATAGCTAGTTCACGAATAAATGTCTGTGCATCTTGTGTTTGAAACACGAGTGCAGTCGTCGCTGGGATATTTAGAATACCATACTTGCCTTGGTAAAGTTCAGCAACAGTGTCAGCACCCTCAAGCAAGCCTTCATACAAATCATTTAGAGCTAAATGCTGTGCAAAAGAACGCGTGCGAAGATGAAGCATATGTGCTAGATCACGAGCTGCAAATAGTTGTGCTATAAGATTTTCCATAGGATTTGGGGGGAGGACCTTAAGGTCCTCCCCCCCTCTATTAAGGCATTGAAGCGCCAGTAGAAAGAACGCGGATTGGAATGTAGATAAATTCAGCTGCATCCATTGGCTTAAGAGCAACGTCCATAATCAGCTGGTTATTGTCGATCACTGTTGGAGTGTTGTTTGATTCGTCGCAAAGAGTTACGAAGTCATACAAGCCATGCTTAGCCATGATGTCATTCAAGAATCCATCAGCGACTGACTTAAGGTTGTCGCGAGTGATCTTGTCGTTAGGTTCGAAGACGAATGGGAAAGCACCCTTGCGAAGAGCTCTCTTGATGTACATAAGCAAGCGCATTACATTAACACGATCAAGAGCGGAAGCTGCACCATAGGAAGTCTTCTGGCCCCAAACAATCAAACCGTTTCCTGGGAAGAATACAATTGGGTTGATGTTCTTGAAGTACTCGTACAAGTTATCACGCTGACCTTGGTTAAGGTTGGTCTCAATGAATGTTGTAGCTGTTCCAAGAGTTCCTGAAACGTATCCAACAGAAGTAACACCAGTAACTGAACCACGGCGGACACCAGCTGGAGCAAACCAAACATATGCCTGATTGTCGCTGTATGCGTAGGTGCGAACTGCAATCCCGGATGGAGCAACAACAATATTTGTACCATCAAGATTAGATGCCATGCCCCATAGGTAGTAGTAAGCTGCATTAGATGATGTAACGCGTTCTGTAGTAAGTGCCCATGTAGCAGCTTGTTCAGGAGTCTTATTGAGAGGAACATCAGCAATAACAAACGCTTCATCATTGATGGAGTTTGAAAGAGCTACAAGTTCATTAACAACTTCTGGGTAACCTGGGGCAAGGATCAAGTTATACTCATAAATTTCAGAACGTACTTCTTGGTTGCTGTTAATTTCAGCAGCCAGCGCTGTAGCGATAGCAACTCTCTTAGCAGCATCATTAGCACCAAGAGGAGCCGTAAGGTTAACCATCACAAGTGAAACGGTGAAATCATCTCCGGCAACAAATGGAACTGTTCCAGCACTAATCAAGAAGTTAATGAAGTTGTTGTCATAAGGAACACCAACTTGACCCATGATAGATGGACCAGATACTGTACCTGTTACTGAGAAGGTTGTTGCACTGGTAAAAGTGATAACCCATGTTTCAACTGTAGCGTTAACGTCAGCTACTAAGCCAGTCATCGTACCATTGCCAGTTCCGGTGAAGCTGTTTGGCGTATAAACGATGTCGAAGGTAAAGTAGTCATCTGCTGTAAAGGCAACTGAACCAGAAGTAATTGTGAACGTAACCTTTGAAGACGTGAATAAGGTGTTAACAGTACCAGTACCAATGATGCCAGTGTCAGAACCAGTTACGGTGTAACCAGTTGGGCTTGTGAACACCACGTTGATTGTTTCAGGCTTAACTTGGCTGGATGATACATCAGCGCCAGTCATGATACCATTGCCAGCACCCACACGAGTAGTTGGACCAGCGTGCGGGATACCAACTGCAATAAACGTTTCTGCAGCATCTGTCAAGTCGACGTTTGCGCGAACAACGTAAGCGCGATTTGCCAAACCAAGGAACTGGTTAAGAGCAAAAAGCCCGTACTCATTACGAGCATCGCCATGGAATTGGTTACCGGCAGAATCAGCTCTGAACGATGGAATACCATAAAGCTGCGTGCTCTGACCAATAGAGGTTACTGTACGAACAACCGAGTGCTCTGTAGTACCCGATGCAATAGTAAGACCATTTGGTTGAACTTTATTCTTTTCAGTTGCAACGAAGAACAATGGAACTGTTGATGCCGCTGCTGGGATGAAGAATGATTCATCGATAACTGTAACTGACACGCCTGGGGAAACAAGGGTTGCCATATTTAATATCTCCTTAATATATCTCTTTTAATGCATCTTGGGTTGTTGAGCTGCATTTGCGTTTGTGACTATGTATTTATGTTCTTTCCAGGTTTCGGGGCCAGAACAACAGCTTCTTTTAACCTGTTATATCGATTGTTCCATACTCTGGACCGTTGGTGAAGGGAACAAGGTTACCCTCGTCATCGTACTCGTTGATCTGGAAGCTTGACAGGTCACCGATTCTAAGCGTAATTTTTCGAACCACATCATCCTTCATATCAACTGGGGCTGAAAGCCAGATGTTTGTCGCAAAGGTAAGTGTCCACATGAGAAGACGGCGTTCACCACCAGGAGGATAGTTTTCCTCATTGTTGATTCCAGTGAGCTCAACTGAGGCTATCTTCGTCCAGTCAAGAGCAGCGTCAGAGGTTTGGATCTGAAGAATGGGATCAAACAGAACAAGAAGCTGCTCCAAAATTTGGTGCATTTGCTGCGTGTTAGATGCAATTATAGCAAGCTCTGTTGTCATGATGTATGGGATAGGCATAACACGAGTAACAGTCTTCAGGTCAGCAGGATAGACACCACCAGCAGGTAGAAATGTTCTACGATCGACTACGCCGATACCCTTGCGCTGCGATGAGATTTCAAGACCAGCCATATTAGCAACCATTGACGGCACCGTGAATGGTTTGTTCTGCGTGTTACCAGCCTGAATAGCCGCAACTACCCTATCCCTGCTTCCAATGGCAATAGGAACGGAAATGAACTCTTCTTCAGCACACTCGCCCTTACCTGTCTTTACAGTAAGACCTGCGAAGATGTTGCAGAACTGAAGGAGGTAGGAACGAAGTTGACCTTCGTAAAAGTAGCTGGTGATCATATTCCGTATGCTCGTTTAAAGTTTGTTTTATCTTGTTCCGTAAGGTTTGTAGTATCACAAGTGTACGTTCCATCCTTCAGTTTGATGGCTGTAGAGGTCCAGAATGCGTGAGCTGGTTTGCTATCACCTGGTGGAGTTTCTCTGAAGCTCGTTGAAACTGGAATAGAAGCTTCTTTAAGCTCATCAGGAATCTCGAGCTTTATATCTCGCCACAGTGTGCCATCAGCTCTTTTCTTCATCAGCTTTGGATCACGGTGCTTTGGCACGAAGAGCTGTTGCATAATGTTCTTTTCAGACAGGCATCGCTGAATGTCCCTTAGATGAGCATAACCTAACGCATAGTCATCTACCCACGAAGGTTCAACTACCTTCGTGGCTTCGTTTAGGAAATTTTTAAAGATTATCATACTTTAGTGCTAAGAGCTTGGTTAGTAGGTGACTGAAGAATGTTTCGTACAGATGGCTTATGCGAGCTGTAGTCACCACGACGATCAGTCTCAAGGTACAACCAGCGGTTCTTTACCATTGAGAAGCGGTAAAGGCGTGGTGGTAGCTTAAGATGCGCTGGATAGTTAAGACGGTAGTACTCACCATCGGTTGCCGTTGTAACGTCTGGCAGCTTGTATCCCTCGGTGAATGGTTGACCATCTTTTGGAAGGCCATCTTCGATGTAGAGATTAGGCTTAGCGCTTGAACCAGCAGCAGGTGGCTGACCTTTTGCATTTGATGGTGGCATGATAGGGTGAAGCTTGACAGCATCAAGCTCTCTACCATCTGCGGAACCAGTTTCTGGAACCTTGTTAGCAGCGGCAGTAATAATCTCTTCTGTTTGTGTGAGCGGTGTGTCATCTATCTGCTCACCAATTCCATCTGAAAGAATGGAATCAGCAACAAGGTACTTCTGAGTATCAATTGTTCCAAAGATGTCGCGTGTCTCTTGAGATGGGAGAGCTTGAGCAGCAGAAAAGCGATAGACAGTTGGTCTCCACGACGTGCTGAATCCTTCTGATGCCCAACCAGTGTCTGTAACTTCAAGGAACTTTCTAACTGGACGAAGATTTTGGTCGTACTGAAGCTCAGGAATAACCTCAACAATGTCACCGACAACGATAGGTCTACCTATCAATGAGACCATTGTAGCAAAGGAGACCGTGAATGAGTATGAGTCAAGGATGGACAAACCAAAGCGGCTCAAGTCAGACATTGAGTCAGCAGGAGAGTACATCGCCTTCATGAAGGTTGGTTCGAGAGCGTAGTCACGATCGCGGTTCTCATTGAAGAACAGGTCTTGAATGTTGTTGATGTCCGTCGGAACAGTGTCGGTAATGTCAAAGGAAATAACTTCCCAGCTACCGCTACCAGTAAACATTGTAGGCGTAACTCTAACAGCTCTTGTCGTCACTACGTGCTTGAAGTTCAACGTCTGTGGAAGCGGTGATTGAATAAGGTTGTACATACCAAGGCGCTTCCAAACGTAGTTGATCTGGAAGCTAAACATATCGCCAGAAGCGAAGCTAGTAACGCCTTGATTGATTGTAAATGATGCATAGGTTGTTTGGAAAGGTGAACCTATGGTAGCTACTCCAAGGTTCAAGATAGAACCATTTGCAAGAGTGGTAGATACAGAAAATGAAGTAGGAGAGGTTGCGATAGCTCTGACCATTCCCTGACTTACGTTAGGACCAAGGACGGTAATAGCTATCGTGCCATCACCAGTTCCAGTAAAGATAGGAGAAGTTGCCTCACATGAACCATCTGAAATTTCAACCTTTACTTGGCGAGCATACTCATTAGGAGTATTTGCCTGTGTGATGCTAATTGAACCAATGCTGGTCCACTTTGACTTTTGTGGGTCATATTCTGACTCACCACTGTAAACTGTCTTTACGCCAAAGTCAATACCAATGTAGGCAAAGCCGGCGATAGCACTTCCCACCTGAGATGATTTCCAAGATGAGGAACCCGAATTAATACCTGACAGAGGATAGCCAGGGTAGGACGTTGACGAGAACAAGCTTCCTTGACTGAGAACTGAACCATTACCCTGCTCGTGGACACCAAGCATCTTGAAGAGATTGATTGGAGCTCCAGAGATGTTGAGCTGTTCAGCTACGTATGTCTCCTGGCGTGTCTGATCATTAGCAGCACAGACGTCTTGGGTTAAACCAGAAATCTGCCAGGTGCCAGAGTCTAAAGTAGGAGCTGCGTATGTTGCTAGCGCGGAGGTGTTTAATCCCGTCTGTGCGCGAGAACCATCTGGATTGTTAATACTTCCAGCGCCATTTTCGCAAGGTAATGTCTGGGGCATATTATGCGGCCTTTCTGTTTAGAGCAGCTTGACGCATACGTTCACAGGAATCCTGTGAACGTATCATTCCAATTTTTGCTTTATTTGAAAGAGCTATTTGTGCTCTAGTTTCCAAACTCATAGGTGCCTTTTTCTTTGCTGCTGACAGCTTCTTACGATGATTTTCTTTTTCTTCATCTGATCTATTATTTAGACTATTACTGGTGATCTTGGAAAGTTTTGTTTTGTACTCTTCATCATTAGCTAATCTAGCTTTAACTTCTTTCTGAGCAGTCCGCATCTTCTGTCTCACTTCTTTGCTACGTTTCTGTCCAGTATTCTTAGCAACTCTGTTTGTGATCTGTTCTGGAGATTGTTTGGGAGCTATATAGCCATCTGCCAATCTTTGTGCCCACGTTTTTTCAATCCTTCAGAAACTTTTATCTTTGTCTCTTCTTTTAGAGAAGAGCCGTGCTGATTTCCCGTCCCACCGCTTCTAATATTCATACACATAAGGTCTGATCTAAGTTCAGGATTTATTAGAATTTCAATAAAATGTTTCTCTCTACCGTGTTTCTTTATTGAACGTGATAGAATTGAACCACTTCCTAAATACCCACCATCTAAATTATCTGTCGAGTGCATGCCCAAATAAAACTTCTTGGCGACAATGCACGTCGTTTTATAAATTGCATGATATTTTCTCTGTTCAGCTCTATTCATAATTTCTCCTTGTGAAATTTTTATAGAACATTGCAAAAATGTGCCCTAGCCAAAGAAAAGTGCCGCGTTACCAAAATTAAGACCACCATTACCAACTTCATAGTCGGTGATCTGTCGAAGAAGCTCTGTCTGTTGTTCGGTGGAGCGCTGAAGCAGGCTTTCACCATTCAAGGTGATGCCACCATTTGCACCTGGAAGAGAGCTCGTGTACTTGGAACGAATCTCGCCAAGCATTTCCCAAAGTTCAGACTGTGCCCATCCTTGGAGCCACTGCTTAGCCCAACGATCAAGAAGAAGTTCCTGCTCTGTACGTTCCATTACGACTTCAAGTACAACGCGTTCCTGTTCCTGGTTAAGGTTGCGAAGGATAAGAAGCTGACGAGTAGCTTCATCCCACGTAAAGACAATGTTACCAGCGAAAATCTTCTCATAGGATTCAGCTAGCTGAGCCATCAAGTGAATTGAAAGGATGTCAACGTTCGAACCCTGGTAAAGCTGGTTGAAGAATGCTTGAGCATACAAACCATTTTCAGCTGAGATGGAGCTAATGCCAAGCTGGCCAATCCGGTGAACCTTCAACACGTTCACGATCTTGTCAGTCTTGTCACGCGGATCATTTAGATAGTACAGTGTCTGACCGCGCTTAAGCGTGTAAGACACGTGACGGTGACTGTATGCATTGTCGGCCCTACGGCGGAATTCATCAAGCGCGTTGTCAATAGCAACGTTAAAGTGATCTTCATTTAGCTCGTTACAGACAGCTGGCCATCCAAGCTGGTTCTTCAAAATCTTGATTAGGCGAAGACGCTCGGCATATGAGCCGTCTGTACCTACTCCGACCTTATCAGAGATCGGGGTGCCAGCGCTAGATGTGTCTGCGCGAGACCATCCCGTTCCAACCCAAACCATTAAGGATGAAGTGGAGGTATTGTAGAAGAAGTCACCGATCTGCGGTATGTATGGGTCAAACGTACCACCAATCAGGTTAGACTGGGCAATGCTTACAAAGCTACCACCAGCGAAAACGTGAACCAAGTCAGGTGAAGGATCAAACCACTGCCCAAGACTGTAGAACTTAAGCGAGTAGGTGGCGGGTGCTGCTATGACTGCCTGGATGGATAAATAGGCAAAGTCGCCAGTGACAGCTGAAGTAGGAAGAGATGAAACGCTCGCAATGCTGTTGAATGGAGCCCATGCAGCTCCAAGCTTTACAAGGGTGTTGGTTGGGTCACAGATGACCCACTGCGTACCATCAAAGTATTTAAGGTGTTGATCGATGCTGTTGAAGAACAGCATGCTCTTCTCAATTGGAAGGGAATCACCGATTGGAACTGTAGCTTGATTACTCTTAATCCAAGCTGACATCTGATCATTCCATACCAGCACACTGTTAGCTGTTGGGTCAAAATAGATTTGACCGTTGACTGGATTGTCTGGAGGGAGGATGGCAGAAGGGATCGAACCCGCGTAGGAGTTAGAAGACTTCTCAATAACGCTGTTTGAGTCAAGTGGGTATGATTGCTGACCAAGCGTGTAGTATTGAAGAATGTTTGAGGCAGCATGGATCGAAGCGAAGTAGATCTTATTTGGGTCTACATTAGTAACATCAACGTACGTCTGTTGAATATTGTCACCGAAGAAACCGTAGAAGGCGGCAACGACTTGAGCTGTGTCGATCTTATCAGCAGGGGCTGCCCAGTTTGATGATGCAATGTAGCGGGTACCATCTGTTGGAAAGTTGACAGCAGAAAAACGCTCTTCTGACAGAAGAACTACCGCGCCAGCATAGGTTGCTGAATTAACAGGTAGGTCCCAGGAAATTCTAAGCGTGGTTGGGTTTGTCTTAATGACGGTTAGAGTCATAGCTCTACCATCATTCCAAAGCTCGTGCGTTGAGAGTTGAAGCTGATCTGACATTGATATCCTGACAATGTGAATTGTTATCACATATTTATGCTATCTAACAGGATTACGGTGTCTTTCAGATTTAAAGGATCACTTCAAGTAAATAAAGAAACAGTGGAGAACATTCATGAGCATCAACGATCGTACAAAAGCAAAGAGGCACCTTTACATGCCAGGAGATACCGTATCAGGCGTGATCAAGAAGTACAACCTCTTTGACATCTCAAAGCAAGAGATGGACGCTATGATTGAAGAGTACAAGCAGATAAATGCACCTGGTGTTATTAAGCCAGGAATGAGTGCCCTGATACCAATTCTAGTGCGTCATCACGATGCTGTCTTTAACCGTTAAGATGTTCGTTTAGAGTATCGATGTAGGCTTCAAGTTCAATCTTGCGGGTTGCCATTGCAGCCAATGTGTTGTCAACCCTCATAACCCCGTGACTGCGGGTCTGACGGCTGTAATCAACTCCTTGAAGGCGGCCAATGCTGGCGGAAACAAGCTTATGTTCCGCGATTAGCTTGTCAAGGTATTCTTGTGAGAAGTGCTGCATATAGTTATCCTTTATGGTTATTTTTCTGGCGAGCAAGCGCCTTAGGAAGTTCATCATGTTGATTGATTATAAACCAGTGACAAGCTGATAAAAACTTCAATCAGAACATTTCTGAAAGCTGGTCATCATTGCGGTCTGCTACTATCTTTTCTATCCTACGACGCTCACGGTAAAGTGAAAGCAGGAAGTAGCTGCTTAGGAACATGAACACCCCAGTGAAGAGATTAGGAAGCAACCAGTCCATTGCTGCAAAGTCATGTCCATTTGTATAAATGAAGTAGATACGGTAGAAGAAATTTAAGCCTGATACAATAGCCACGCAGGCGGTAATGTAACCATGCGCGAGAACACCACTGTCAATCTCATGGTTATACTTTATCCAGATGTACTCTTGGTAGTAGGAGATGAACGGTATTAGAACCCATCCGCCAAGTAGCGCTGACATACCCGAGACAAACGATACGAGGATTGTTAGGGGCACGTAAAAGTCTTCCATGTTACAGGCTCGCTAAGTGTTCTTTATCTTTCTTGCCCAAGCACTTTTCCGCAGCTGCGATAATTTGTGCCTTATACTTATGCACTTGCTTGTTACCAAGTGCATCGAATGTTACGAGATCAGGCTTAGTTCCCGGCTTACCAAAAACAACATTGATGCCATAATAGTAATCATCTTGCGCATCAGCATCTGGTCCCATAACAAGTACCATCACCCCATCTGGCTCATGGGAGACATTAGTACCTTTAAACTGTTCTGCCTCATCAAGGCGCCCGCACAGCAGCTTCTTAACTGCCAGCTGAAGGAAACTTTCCTTCAGGCCTTCATTCTTTTTGATAGCACACTTTTGCTCGCTAACAGTATGGAGCTTGTGCTTAAGACAGTCGTCAAGCTCCTTTTGAGCTTGCTCGTTGGCGGCAAAATCACCAGCAAGTACAGAATACTTTTCATTCTTAGCTTCCAAGACCTTGCTCATCACTCTGCGACCATAGGATTCCTGCTTCTGTGTTCCGAGAGCTCCAAGTGGGTGAACTGCCATATATGCGTCGATAAGGTCCTTAGTGAAGTTCTCATCGTAATCAAAATAGTAGTTAGCTGAGTTGCGGCCTATGTCCTTCTCAGCCATCTTCTTTCCGGCTTCTAGGATATCCTTTTCTGTTTTAAGATCAGCTGGTAGGCGCTTTGCGATGTCATCAGCGTAGCGCTCTTCCTTTTCCTCTGACGATGAATTTTCCTTTGAAACTTCTTCAGACTCCTTGATCATAAGGTGGTCTGATGCTCCAATGCCGCGAAGGCTCTTAGCATTAAACTTCATTGTTTCTTTTGTCTTGTGATCATAGACTATGATGGTTGTTGGGGTAATTTTCTCGATGTTGAACTTACCGTACAGCCCATCGTCAGCGCCCTTGACTGACTGGCAAACCTTCACAATGTCACCAACAGCATACTCTTCCTTAACGTCACGTCGCTTCTTTAGCTCTTCCGCGCGTTCAAAGTCCTTATCCTCGCTACCATGTCCCTTCTTGCGGTCAGCTATCTTGTAGCCGATTAGCTTCATGAGCTGCTCGTCAGCTTCGTACTTAGTAGGATAAACCCATTCCTTCTGCTCTTTCCAATCCCTGGCATCAGAGATGATAGCCCATTCATGATTGCGCTCCTCAACCTTGTAGAACGTCTTCACAGTTTCCCACCAATCTTCACCTGCATACTTAGCATCCAGGTTCTTCATCTTAGCTTTCATTTCAAAATCCATCTGATCATTAGCTAGCTTAAGAACGTTAGCTAGCATTTTTGGATCAGCATTAGACTTCTTAAGCTTTTCATAGCGCGCGAACGCCTGAGCAGCGGTTTCATGCTTAAGCTTTGCTTCTTGGATTGTAGTTAGTTGATGGATGAGCATGTTTGAACCCCTAAAAGATATTACTTTATTTATTGGTTAAAGGCTCTGTAGAGATGCTTCGGTGACTCTCAGCTGAAGTACTTAATCACCTGTGGGTTGCGACGCTTAAAATGAAGGCCATGACTCCCTTTAGGACTGCCTAGCTTCATCTGCTTTCTTCTGCCAAAGGTTGCTTGAGAGTATCCCCTGAAGTAAGGTCTTTCTCTAGGATGCTTCTTGTGGTAGGCATCAGGCTTGTAGCGGGTTTACCAGCAGATTTTTGCCCTGAATCCAAAGTCTGGATTATTTATCTGTTCCGGGGCATGAAAAAGGAGATCCGAAGACCTCCTTTTTTACTTTAGCTTACTAGCTTCTTTATTCGATTAAATGAATGAAAGGTTAGCTACGCTGATCCGGCCATAATAGTCGGCAGAGTTGCCAAGAGACGTTGCGCTTGAGGTAAAGGTAGCTTTACCATAACGTGTCATCAAGGAAACGTGTGGGTTGAACGTATTAGGATCAACAACAACACCAGAAGACATAAGAGGAATGTATGGGCAGTAGAAGTAACCAGCGTCCATTTCACCAGAGCCACCCTTGAAGCCCACTAAGATTGGTTCTGTACCTTGATCGTGATAGATGTAGGTGTAAACCTTGATGGAACCGTTAAGAGTACCAACAAGCTTCGTGTTGTTTGGACCATCGAAGGAACCGGAAACAGCTGGTGCGAAGACAGACTTAGCAGCAGACTGAAGAACGGAAACTACAAGTGGAGAAACAACGATCCAGTTAGCTGGTCCACGACGTGTCTTACGAGCGATTTCGTTAGCGACCTTGTTGATAAGAACACCAATAACTGCGTGACGGTCGCCAATGTAGTTAGGCACACCAGTGAATGAACCAGCCATATCGAAGGAAGCAGTTGTACCTGCAAGAGCGATAAGGTCATTAATCAATTCATTGTCAACGTCAGAAACAACTGCTGCAGAAAGAGATGCAGTGATTTCAGCTTCAAGGTCAAGACCATGAGATGCCTTCAAATCCTGCATAGCTTCTGGGGTCCAACGTGCTTGCAACTTACGTGAGCCAGCTGTAACAGTTTGCTTCAATACTTCAAGAGTAAGAGCACGACCACCGAATGCTTCGAAGTCGGAAGTAGCAGCAGCAACACCAGTAGAGGTACCAGCGGCTGGGCCACCTGCAGGAGCAGCAACGTCAGAAGTAGAGTAGAAACGCTTTGTCTTGCTGTTGTTACCGAAGATTTCATCGCCAGAGGAGATGTCATCAGCTGTACCACCGTCAAGAGTGCCTGCAAGAGCTGTAGTAGCTACAGTTTCTGCAAACAAGAAACGCATAGAGTATACAAGACCAACTGGACCGCTCATTGGCTGTACACCAACAAGTTCAGTAGCAATTGTGCCAGGGATAATACGGCGAATCATAGGGATAACGATCTTTTGGAAGTTACCGATTGCGCCAGCGGTGTTTGTACCAGCAGCTGCAGTTTCTTGCAAGTGCTGAAGTTGGTTGTCAAGAACCGGAGCTAAGATTCTCTTCTTGCTTTCTGATAGACCTTCAAGAAGGGTATCTTTGGTTTCTTGCCAGTTTTCATATAGTTCCATTGAAATTCTCCTTAGGACTAATTAAGAGTTCATGCCAGCAAGTCTTCTTAATTCAGAATGCTTATCGCTAGCTACAGTTTTGGTTGGAGCAGAAAGCTCATCACCAGTTACAACAACAGACTCGGTGAGAGCCTTAGCATCTGCTTCTTGGCGTACTGCAGGAGATTGCTCTTCCTTTAGAACACGGCCAATGAAGTGATTGAATGCTTCTTCAAGACGCGCAGTCTCTACGTTCTGAAGAACGAAGGACATTTGCTCGCGTTTCTTTCCTTGAAGAGGAGCAAGTATTTTTTCTAATTTAGATTCGCGAATCAACTTAGCTGAAGATTCTTCAAGCTTAGCGATTGTGGATTCTGCGTCGCTTAGTTTAGCTACGGCCGCTTGTAACTTAGATTGAGTTGAATCTTCGTCGATATGTGCAGTGTTGAATTCAGTAGCGAATGCTTCGAAGATTTTGCGACCAAATTCGTTTTGCTTAACGATTTCAAGATCTTCGCGAAGTTCCTTGAACTCTTCGGTCAAACGAAGGTCAAAGAATGCGTCCATCTTATCTACTAATTGGTCGAGTTCTTCTGAAAGGGTCTCAGCCATAGCATGCTTTTCTTCAACGATCTTTTCAGCATATTCTGCTTCAAGGTCGCGGAAGCGTTCGATGTCATGACGAAGCTCTTCGATTTCTTCTTCAAGTTTCTTAGCAACGAAAGTTTCGACGTTCTCAATCAAGCTGTCGCGTTCGTTAGCCCACTGTTCAGCAATTTCACCTCTTACTGCAAGGGTAACTTCTTCACGAACAGTAGTTTTATACTGTTCGACGGAAGCTGTCCATTGGGTAGAGATTTCTGCTCTTGCCTCTTCGCTTAATAGCTCAGAGTTTAGCAATTTCTGAAGGATTAAATCCATGCAGTTCTCCTTTATTGTTGGGGGAATTAAAGACTGAATAGCCGTCTTTAATGGCTTAGAACTTTAACGCGTTCAATATTTAAAAATAAACATCGCGTGAAACGTACAATTTTATTTATACAAACGCGTAAAATTCCATAAAAATCAAGCATACTTTATATGCTATCAAACTTCAAACTTACTCTGTTTCACTTTCATTACCAACAGTAATTTGCTCTTCATCTGTTGGAGCGGATGTGGCTAATTTGCCAATTCCTGAAATTTCTTGCATCTTTACTGTCATGTAACCATGAAGATCAAGAGCTGCCTCTTCTGGCTTATCATTGATCAAATTGTTGAGCATGCTTTTTAGGGCCTCGCGCTTATCCATATTGTTATCTCCTTAGGCTATGAGCCAATGGGTTTTAGAGGTTTAGCCGACCTCTTTAAACGGCGTTGATTATTTTTGATCGAGAGCTTTCTCGGTCTTGTCTTCGACATTCTGCACGCCCTTTAGAGTGGCAGGTGTCTTGAGCGCACGGTATTTATTGGTTGAAGAGCTAAGCTTCTCGTGTAAGACCTTTTAGCTCTTCAACGGACTTAATACCTTCTTTGACTTGATGAAGCTTCATCACTCTTTAGCTGGCTTATCTTCGGCATCGGCGACCGAATCACTCTTGCTTGCAGCTTCTTCAGCTTGCTTCTTACCGTCCTTCTGGCCAGCTTCATAGACCTTCATAAGAAGTTCTTCAAGCTCTTCGCCTTCCTTACCTTCGGCGGCCTTGGCAATCTTCCTGATAACGGCTGGAAGTTCTTCTTCGCCCTCATCACCCTCGCCCTCATCACCCTCGCCATCTGCTGTGTCTTCAACTTCATCAGATTCAATGATAGGTGAAAGACCAGCAATCTTGCGAAGGAATTCTGAACTTTCCTTAACAGCAAATGCTTTTTCAAGTGCTTCCTTGCAAGAGTCAAGCACTGCCTTACGGTCTTCATCAAGGTTCTTACCAGCACGGTTAATGTAGAAGTTAAGAGCAGACATTGCGCTCTTAAGGTCCTTGTGGTTGGACTTCAACCACTTAACGATCTTTGCCTTTGAACCAGTGGCGAACAAACCTTCTGGTGGTTCTTCCTTGGTTTCTGCCGTGTCAATAAACTTAGCCTTCTTTGCTTCGACCAAGGCTGCGCGGTCTGTTGAAAGACCTGCTAGTTGTCTAATTCTTAAGTTGTTCATTGTGCTACCTTTTCAATGTGGTTATAGAATTCTTCAAATGCAGCAATAGCTTCATTCAATGATTTAAGTGCATCCTGAGAATATTGAATACTTGATGTACCAAAATTGCTATCAGCATCTTGCATATGCTTTCTCCAATTAGCAGACTGGACAATAGCTTTAGCATCTTTAAGATGCTTTTGAATTGCAGTATAAGCTGCATCAAAGTCTGAAGACTCTTGGTACGCTTCGTTGATGCAAAGTAATTGTTTAATTAGCACGATTATTTTCTCGTAAGTGAAGAGATGAACTTTTGAATTTCAGAAGTCAAATACTTCTGAGCTTTCTTGTCGTACTGAACTGCTTCTGCAAGAGTAAGAATTTTTGTGTTTTCAACAGATTCACGGACAACATCTGGGTAACAGCCTGGGCCTGAAGGTTGAGCTACGATGTCAAGAGTAACGAAAGCGAAATCTTCAACTACACCCTCTGTTGTTACATTGCCAGTACCCCGAGATGATACGCCAAGCTTAACACCACCGGAGATAAGATTCTGAACGATGAGACCAGATGGTGTATTCAAAATCTTGCACTTACCGATAGCGTTGGCGCCATCCATCCAAGCTTCTGTGATAATATGAGAGACATTTTTAAGGTCAACTGAAAGGTTGTCTGGGTGGTTAAGTTCACCCATAATGAAAGCACCTTCCTTTGCTTTTTCAGCAATGAGACTTACGGCGCGGGCGATCTCAGCTTTAGGGTACACGCGCTGGTTAAGATTCTTTTGCTCAGCAGCCATAATACGGCCCGCCAAGTAAAGATTCTTCTCCATATCGCGTGATTCTACAAGAGCCGCTGCGGCTGGTGTAAGGTGTTCAATTAGAAGTTGTTGTTTCACTGGGAAATCTCCTGTGCATTTCTGATGAATTATTTATAAGGGAACCTTGTGCTCCCTTATAAATTATGTTGCTGGAGCTTCATCTTCACCACCGGATACTTCTGTATTGATTTCTGGAGCTTCCTCCTCTCCAGCCCCACCACCTTCCTCCTCTGGAGGAGCTTCTACGCTGATCTTCTCACGATTGTCATAGACTGCTGGGTCATAAATTTGTTGTAGTTCACCGACAGTAGCGTCCTTAATGTTCGTTTCTTGCTTAAGAAGCGTTTCATTCATCTGGATGTCATCTTCAGTGAGACCTAGGTAACGCTTCAAGATGAATCTACGGCTCAGGTACTTCGTATCTTCAATTGCCTTGAACGAGGTAATCAAGTCGGTGTCAAGAGCTGCTTGACGGTAAAGGTCGAAGTTCTGTGGTTCTGGAAGCTTGATCTTGAACATGTCGGTATCGATGTTGATACCCGTAACCTGAAGATAAATCTTGAACTGTTCATCAAGTACTTCTTCTAAACACGTTTGAAGACGCTGGATGAAGTTACCAAAGATACGTTCTTCCATGTAAGCAACACCGGTCTTACCATCGGTGTAGGCTGCACCAGCTGTAGCTGCATCTGCGCCCTTCATGTAGGAAGTAGGTACTCGAAGAGCACGGAAGACCTTGTTCTGGAAGTAATCAAGCTCAGGAATTTCCCACGTAGTACCACCAGGAAGAGTTTCAACTCGTGAACCACGTCCAGCTGCTGTCGTTGGGAAGAAGATGTCTTCCTGAATTGACTCTGGGTTGTAGGTTGAATCAGTTTGATTAGCATTGTTCTGGCTTGGCATTCTCTTTTGGCGAATGTCATTACGAATCTGTTCAAGGTACTGCTTGACACGTTGAGGTGGCATGTTACCAACGTCAATGTAGAACACTCTGCGCTCTGGTGCTCTTACAATGCGGTAAATAATCGATGAGTCTTCCAGCATGGATAACTTTTGATAGTCCTTGAATGCTGGTTGAAGTACTGAAAGACCGAATGGAGCCGAATCGCCAGTGTCATCTGACAAGGTGAAGTGAATCATTGCTGCCGCAGGAGTAATTTCAACTGACTCTTGCTTGCCAGTATTTCCCGAGACGGTATTTCTGAAGCTTGATGGACGGATATGATAAGCTACCTTCTCACCTTCAGTGTCAATTTCAATGCCGATCACTCGTGTTGGATCAACGTATTCCCATTTCTTGGTATCAGATGTCTTGCGAAAGAAGCAGTCACCATACTTAACCATGACACGAGCTGTGTTAAAGATGCGCTTGTTAAGGTTGTGAAACTTTGCCCAGTGACGGAGGGCAGCTCTAAGAGTTGTTACTGTCGTGCCGGGAATTTCTTGATTCTCTTCAGTCTGATAGTCAATGATGAATGGCAAACCGGTCTTTTTGTCTGGGTTTGACATTTCTTCAGCGATGATGTCGAGCGCTCTGGAGATATCCCCAAGGTCCATCGCTTCATACTGCTTATAGCGTTGAAGACGAGCTGTTGCTCCCTTCATGAGGTTCGTAAACCAGGATACCGTTGAGAAGGCCGCGTAACCTGCAGAATTCAAATTCATACCATCATCCATTGTCACAGTAGCTGGCTGTGAATAGGAAGTTTTTCTTGATGGCGGAGTTACAATTCTCCAGTAATTAGTCCAAGATGCCATTTAGTTGTTCTCTTTATTAACGTCGCCCAGTTTGATAATCATAAGCAGTAGTACGTTGACCTGCCGCCATAGGTGAGAGCTGGGTGCCTCTTGTTCCGCTGTCCATTATCTGCTGAAGAATCTTGGCTGAGAGAGCTGTATTTTCAGCAATCATCGTCAGCTGTTGAATTGCCGCAGGATCAGATACATTATTGATTCCAGAAGCTGATGCTTGAGCTGGTTGTTCAGACTGGTTATTTACTGTTCCTGCTTGTGACCCATTGTCAGGCTGACCTGCGATTAAGGGAGAGTTAGGAGATGGTATGTTTGAGTTTCCAAACTCACCTATATGGCTGTAAAGGCCGTAACCAGCTCCAGCAAGACCACCAATGACTGCACCAATTGGGCCAAGAAGACCGCCAAGAGCTGCACCTGAAAGAGCGTCAGCTCCAATTCCTGCAACGGCACCAACATTGTTATATCCTGCTCCAGTAGCAAGATCACCACCAAGTCCAAGCAATGCGCCACCAAGTCCCATCTTAAGAGCACCGGGACCACGATTAGCTACTCCAGCAGCAGCACTACCCACACCGCCCTTTAGAGTAGCAAGAAGCCCACCACCTGCAGCAAGACCACCTGCCGCAGACCCAGCAACAGTTGTTCCGGTGGTAGCTGCTGCACCACCCATACCAAGAAGTGATTTGACATTGCTAAGAAGTCCGCTACCAGCCATACTACCAAGAGATCGTGCTGCGAAGATAGACTGAATGCCCAGTGCAGTAATAGCAAGGCCGGTCCCAGTGATAATTTTTACAAAGCCATTGTTAAAGAATGCCCCAATTGAATTTATAAAGGATGATGTTTCAGCGCCAATCTTGCTTCCTTGGGCTGCCTTAGCTGCAGCTGCAGCTTGCTCTTGACTTAGAAGAGCGTTGGACTGTCCAAGACGCGCAACTTCTTCATTACCCTTCAACAACTTGCCAAATGCACCATCAGGTTCAAATGCCTTGTGAAGAAGTTCTGTGCTAATCTGTCCAGAAATATTTCCAGTACCGGCGTATTGGTTAGCATTTTCAGCATTGCGCTTTGACATTTCAGGAAGAATTTTTCTCATCCATTCCTGATCTTGCTGCGAGGCTGCATTACCAGCAAGGATAGTTTGGTAAAGTCTATTTGCGTCTTCACTACCATAACCCAGTTGTTGAGCAAGTTGAGATAGTTGAGCTGCTTCTGTTACACGAGAGTCAATGTCCTCACGCTTTGCACTTTCCTGTTCTTGAACTAGCTGTTGAGCAAGTGCCAATGAACCAGTTCTAACCGCAATTTCCTGGGTGGCCAGTGTAATGCTCTTAGCATATTGAGCTGCTTGAGACTTACCTAGACCAAGAAGTGTTCTTGATACACCTTCTGAATTTAGAAGCGCGGTATGTACCTTGAAGAATTCATCTGCCGTAGCACCTGTTGCAGCTGATACTCTACTGAATGACTCTAATGTTGTATCAACAAAACCCCGTACAGCATTTTTATCTTGGAGGTCAACGCCACCAGAAGCAATCGCCATCTGAAGAGCTGGACCAATTAGGGTTGAAGACTGCTCAAGGTTGTAGCCAAATTTTTGGAATGATTCGCCGAGAGAAGCGCGCAGAACTGAAAACTGTTGCGGGCCAAGAAGTGCTAGGGCGTGCTGGTTGTCTTGAAGAAACTTTGTAGCTTGTTCGAAGCTTAGTCCCATTCTAACAGCTATTTCTGCAACTTGGCCAAAGCTAGCTGGCACCTGTGCCATATTGAATGATGTCAACTCATTATAGGTCTGCGTTAAACCATCCTTTAATCTTGCAGCGCCTTTTGCTGCTGCTGCATCGGATCCTAGATGCCGTAAAAATGTTCCAGTGATATCCTTTGAAAAGCCTTGCAATTTCATGGCAAGCCTTCCAGTAACCGTCGCCGCATCTTTCGCTGCAGTGTCAAGACGTAAAGTATCTACTTCAGCAGTTTTTGCAAAGTCAGAAAGTGCTGCGGCTGCTGTAGCTGTATCAGCAACAAAGTGTCTAATATCCGTATCAGAAATTTCAATGCCATTAGAAGCCTTGAGACCGTTAATTGAATAACCCTTAACGGTAAGCTCCTTAACCGTTGCGAGAAGAACTTTACCGAGTTCATCCTCATGCCCAGCTGCAGCTGATCCTCTGAACGTCGCGCCTTGAGTGCTACCTAGTGAAGCTAGGTCATGAATGTTCTTGATACCAAGTCCGCTAAGTCCTTCAAAATTCTTGGTGAGAGTTGTTCCAGCTTCGCCAAGTCTAGTGCGAAGTCTAGCAAAGTCTTCTGGTCCAAGGTTATCCCTGATACCACCTGCCAAGTCATCCCACATCTGTTCTTGCTTAAGGAACTGCTCACTCATTCCATTAGCAGCATTGGATAATCTTTCAATAAAGACACCATATTCACCAGTGCCCTCTTCTAATCCCTTGTGATTGCTAATAAGAGATGCGCTTAGAAGAGACGCTGCCTGCTGTGACTTAGCAAGCTTAGATGAAAATGATGAGGAAGAGTCGACTAGCCGCTTGATAGCCCATGCTTGCGCTGGTAGATCAAGACTTGCCATCTTAGCTACCCTGGTAGTGTATGCATCAAGGTAGTTAGTTGAATCCTTTATTGCCTCGGTGAACTTTTTCTCGGCATTCTGATATTCTTGTGAAAGAACGTCTGCTTTGTAGTACGTCTCGGCTAGTTTGGTCAAACTGGCCGTAGATTGCTTTAGCGCCTTAAATGATTTCCTGAGTCCATCTGTTACATTGTCCTGAGCACTATCATTTTCCCTGTTGGATCGACGAGCCTTATCGCCAATGTATGGCTTCGAAGGAGCACCAAAGCCAGACTTGCCCAATGCCCCCGCAGAGTGAAGAGCATCAGAGAAGGCCTTACTTAGTAGTTTTAAATCTGATTGATCTAGTGTCGCCATGTGATTCTGAAAGAGTCCAGTTTGATGTAAATATAGAATAACAAATTATTTATTACATAATCAGATAACAAAAAATAGGAGAACAGGATGTCAGAAAATCCACTTTTAGCCAATCTACGCCTACCAGGCAGAATCTTTCAGCTTCCATCAAAAGGAATGTTTTACAAGAATGGTGAACTATCCCCAGGTGTAAAGGATGGTGAAATTCACGTTCACCCTATGAGTGCGCTGGACGAAATCAACATGAAGAACCCTGATCAGCTTTTCTCAGGTGAAGCTGTTAAGACAGTCTTTAAGCAGTGTATTACAGGGATCGATAAACCTGAAGACTTACTGTCAAAGGATGTAGATGCTATCATGCTTTTCCTTCGAGTCGTTACATATGGTCCAAGCTATGAATTTTCAGCTAAGCACTTCTGTACTGACGGAAAGAACCACAATTACCTCGCTGACATTGACACGCTCATAAACAACATGACGTCAGTTGATCCAACCATGATTCAGTCGATGTACACCATTACGCTACCAAACAAACAAGTTGTCACACTGCGTCCAAATCGCTATGATGAAGTTCTCAACTTGATCAAGGCAAATACAAACAAAACCGCAATTACACCTAAAGACCAACAAACCAACCTTATCATGATGTTGCTTGGTGTCATAGAGTCAGTTGATGGTGTTACGGACAGAGCGCACATTGAAGAATGGGCTAGACACATCTCATCACCGCTTGTGGCTAGAATTGCTGAGAAGGTTGAGAAGATAAACAGCTGGGGCCCAGACCTTAAGTGGAAGTGCACTTGCAAGGATTGTGGAAAGGATTTTGAGGTTGAAATTCCAATCAACCCAGTGTCTTTTTTCACCGAATGATTAGACTGGGGGACATTGGAGCCGTGCAAAACCTGATCGTAAAGCTCGGCGCCGAGATCAAGATGCTCGTTAAGTCAGCTCTTGAAATTTCATACTACTCAAGAGGTGCTTGGTCTTATCACCAAGTGCTCCTAATGTCCCAAGGAGAACGTGAAATGGCCGTTGAGTTTATCAATGAACGATTGAAGATAGCTTCAAAGACAATGTTCCCAGTATTCTGATCGCGCCTCGAATTCAGACACTTGTAGAGGCAAAAGAAAAGGGCTCCCTTAAATAAGGAGCCCTTTGTTCGTCATACTAATACTAATCAATTGTTGCATAGTAAATGTTCTTATAGAATTTATAAATTCTATATTTGGTGTTTTCAACATGCAGCTTAGCGGGATCACAATGCCACGTCAATTCACCGTGGCAGGCAATATCTGCCTGTTAGCATTGCTCTTGTAAGTCTAGATGAAATGATTTTTGACGGTGTCCGGCAATAACCAATAAACTATTCATTGACTTGGCCCATGTCAGTGACTGCTGAACACCCTTCTAGGAAAGAATGATAGCCCATTCTGTAAATCCTAATGCTCTATTGCACCGATCATGGAGTACGGCTCGAATATTACCACTATCATGGCAGTGGTCTAATACTGCGTCTTCAGTGTCTAAATTATTCCCGCACAACGGCCAAATATTATTTTGTGAATCTAATAGTAATCATTTATGTCAAAAGATTCTTCCTCCCTTAATACTTCAGTCACGCTTCAACACTCACGCGTAATTGGTGTAGCTCGTATATTTCATCTACGATTTTTTCAGGGTTGACCATAATCGCGCCATCTATTCCATCGTGTAAATGCAATCCAGATTGGCCAACCATGTTCCATATTTTATATCTGCACTCACGCTCCCAGCCAAAATACATCTTGAAGATTTTCTTTTGGTTTTCACGTGAAGGTTTAATTTTCAACACATGCAAGCATAAATCTTTCTTAATGCTTTTAAACTGCTTTGCGATAGAGGATAGTTTATTCCCTATTACGATTAGATCAGAAGGTAGTAAATCAGGATTCATTTCATGAACAATCCGTACTGCTTCAGATCTACCAGACCCGTTCATCATGAGTGCTGGGGTTGCGTTAGATCCATTTGCTAAGGACATGATCAATCTTTTAACAAGAGAAATGTTGTCATCAGTAGGTTCTAACTTTAGGTCTCTACAAAGTTCAACGCGATAGTTTGTTTTATCTTTATCCAAACGAACTAAGTCTGGGTACTTCATCGTCATCTTTGCTGGATTGTCTTTATACTTTGGTGCAATCGTTTTGATAATGAACTGGCAATAAGCATTTTCGATGTCAATCACTCTGCCAAATAGCATCGTGCGCAACCAACCAGGCCACATCTCAATTGCCTTGATAGGCCAAACAGACTTATCGCGTGCAAGCAGAGTGCCAGCTCGTTCATAGTAGAACTTGTGGGTCTCTTGCTTTAGAAGCCATCTTACAGCTGGGATAAGGTCCTCACGTTCTTCATCCTCTAAGCGTCGAATGACAGCTACTGAAATTCCTGGCTGTATCTTGACTGTTGATACAGTTAGGTTCTCATCTGTCGGTGGAAGTCCTGGCGCAAATTGAACTTCATCAATGATGTTGATGATTGCTGCCATCATCTTACCACTCAATCTCTTCGGGCTTATTTGAGTTGCTTGCTTGTTGCCATTACCGAAATTGTAACCGATCTGGTTTATCGTGAAGAATTTCTCAAGGATAACTTTCGCATCCTTGACTTGTTTAGTCAAAGAGGTAATTAGCACTTCTTCGCCGATAAAACCAGGAGCGGCAGAATTCCGTTTAGTTAATCGATACCAAGCTACAGCCATTGATAAGATTAGACCTTGCCGCTGCTTTCGTTTTCTCCACCACATGCCATCAAGATTAAAGAAATTGCCGACGAACAGAGGATTATCACGATTCAAATCTTGTTCTACTTCTACAGGGTGGAATACTAACATCAGAGTTCAGTGTAATGTTTCTTGATAGCTTTTACAAGCTTTGAATATTCATCTACTAATTGTATACCATATCGCTTGCATACAATATCTACGTTGCCTTTACGAAAATAACCTTCAGGGCAACATACGATTACAGTTTTATCTGGTTGGAACTGCTGCTGCTCTGCTTGCATGCCAAGTTCCATTAGAGTAATGGGTGACGTAGTTTTAGGATCAAAATAAAATATAACCAGATCAGCACGGTCAAGTGCATCTAATTCCCAGATAACTTGAGCTCTAAAATTATCATTCACAATAGTTTGTGCCCACTTCGGGTCCCAGTCATCTCGTCTAGGATTAAATGCTACTGCAACTAACTGATGAAGATCATAAATAAGCTTTTTCTGCCAATCTTCAGCAGTTCCCATCTCAATAGAACCAGCTAAGAATATTGTCAAGACATTTGGATTAACCGCCTCAACTGCTGCAGGTGGTTGAAGAACTTTGATCACGGCATTGCCCTCTTTTTCATTGCTTTATAAACTGCCTGACCACATTCTGGTTTGAGCACACTTTGCTTTACTGAAGTCATTGTGCCCATCACCACATCATCCATGGTAGAACGATCATGCGAGATGCTTCCTCCCACCTTCCATTCCTTATCTACTACACCCTTGTCTTGCATGACTCTAGTGAGCTGACGAAGTTTCTTTGCTTTCTTACTGTTCATTATTTTTCCTATAAATAAGTTAACTCTAACTTTAATCCGTTGTTTATCATGCTTAATAAATCAAAATATTCTACCTGGTACACTTCGATAATAGAACGTGCTAAGCACCGTGAAATTCAAAAGCCTTTTGAAAAACATCACATCATACCTAAATCATGTGGTGGCAAGGGAAAACTCATACTGAAGATGCAAAAATCAAAATGTCTGAATCTGCTAAACTAAGAAAAAGGCCGGCCACGTCTGACGAAACTAAGGCCCGCATATCTAAAGCAAATAAAGGCAGAAGAATGTCTGAAGAAAACATACTTAAACGCACAGGCGAAAAGAGATCAGAAGAAGCACGGTTCAATATGTCTCAAGCACAACTAGGCAAAAAACTTTCAGAAGAAACAAAAAAACAAACAGTCCTTAGCTCTAAAGGGGCGAAAATTTTCTCCAGAACATTTAGCAAAACTCAAAATATCAGCTCAAAATAGATCTAAAAAATGCCAGAAAACTTAGGGTTAAGATGGGAGTCAACATGCTCCACAATATACCCGTGATGGCGCTTATACAATAATACTTCCCATCTATTAGCACTTGCTGTTCCTAACTTACCAAGCTTGGGCCGCAAGATGATAAAACTGATTTGATCTGGAGGGATAACCAAATTCTCTACATAGACTGGTTCTTGCGCGTTAGCAAACTCAATCTTATGAAGCGTTCTAACTTCCTTCCTAATCATCTTATCATCTCTAAGTCTAGGATGAGCATCCTTTACTTCACTAATCTCAAATGTTCCAGACGGGAACTGTGCAGAGTGGTGAGAGCTTGGGCTAGGAGTGATCAAAGTTTTCTTTCCTTTATTCTTAGAAAGATAACTAATGAGCGCATCAATAAATGCTGTCCTAGCTCTAAAGCTAATTGCCGGTCTCTGTGTTCCCAAAGCTGTTTCCATTTGCTCCTTCGTAGGTGAGAAGAACATCGTGCTGCCGAACTGCTTAGCTATCCATGGTCCTAAGAATGTTACTGCACGAGAATACTGTTCATAGTAACATGCGACAATCTTAAGCAAATCTGAAAACTCTGTTGTTGGACGATAGACATCAAGTTTAGCATTCCAACGGTTAATATCCTCTACTGTCTTTGCATTATCCATTATACACTGCTCCCATACCAGAAGCTTGGGACCTGCAAAAGATCATCAAGATAAAATATGTCTAATGACCGAGCACCTTGTGATATTGTCATACGTTCTCTTTCGGGCCTGCTGTCTTCACCACTAACAGCAACATAGACAGGTGTATGGTTCCATTTAAACACCAGGATAGGTTTCTTGTTAGTCTTAGCAGCATCGATAACTGATTCTTCAAACCATTTGAAGATGTTTGAGTTGCCTGCAACCATTGTTTCAAAGCTATCTGACTTAGCATAAGATTTGCATTCAATAGACCAATGGAATACTGTTTGAGTATCTTTTTCATTTGTAGGAACAACATCACCCACGAAAAGCTTCATAGCATCTTCACCGAACATCTTACCAAAGATTTCGAAGTTCTTACCACCTACGCGCGCCCCGCTCTGGGGCGCGCGTATAAAGGTAAGAGGCGCAAGCGCAGTTGATAATTTCTTTGCTACTGTTAATTCAAATCCATTGCCTTTCCCCTTGGAATTAAATCTCTTTTTCTTATCCGTCTTTTCGACTGTCATTTTGAGCCTTTCTCATTTTAGTTACCTGCCTATAAGGAATTCCCAAAACGATAGATGCTAGTTGACAGGATTTGTATTCAACCCCATCTATAATTATTGGTATTGCATTAATGGGAGTTCTTCCGATATTTTGTTTTCCTATGTGAGCCATGTTTTCTGCTCTCATAGGATTTGTATTTTGCTGAGCTAAGGACATCCGTTTTTTAGTTTCTTCGGATTTCTTTATTCCCCTTAGACCTTCAGATGTTTTTCTTTTGTGCTCTTCACTAAGTGCAATACCCTTTTTCCCTTTACCATAAAGAGCATTTCGCTCTTCTTGAGTAAGGGATTTGGCATGCTCCTTAAGTGAAGTAGAAATCTTGGCCCCTATTTCATTCTTTCTTAAGAATGTTTCAGGGCCCCATCCACCTTCAGCTCTAGCAATGTTAAAAATCGGTATTTTACTTTCTCTATACAAATCAATCCAATAATTCTCTCTAAGAAAGAAATATTTCTTGTCATACTCGCCCAGCTCTTCTTTAATAGAATATTCAAATTGTTCCGCACCGTATTTGTTCCATGCACTTTGCAAATTTCTGTTAAAGTGAGTTTGCTTAATAAGCATTCCTCTATGCTCATCCCACCGAGTATGAAGGTTCTTTGCTGAACCAATATAAGTCTTGTTGTTTGTTTTGCAAAAAATAAAATATATTCCACCCATCCTGTATTTATAGGCATAGGGAAATAAAAGGGCACAGGATGACTACGTTAGTCTGTAGCCAAACCACCACATATCAAGTCTTACAGTCCATTTACTGTCATGTTGGCAGAAACCAAATCGCGTCATTCAGCTGTCCTGGTGTCATTGGAACTCTACTTATCATGTTACTCCTAACTCAGAACCACTCTCATCTAGAATTCTAGAGAAGCCATTCTCTTTACGAACAATAACCGTTCTATCAAATCTTCCTACTGCTTCTGGGCGGTGAGAGATAATCCAAAGCCCGAGATGTTCATCTCTAGCTTTAGTCTTTAGTAGTTTAAAAATACTTTCAACACCAGACCCGTCTAATGAAGCATCAATCTCGTCTATGAATAAACAATTTACCCATGAGTGAAGGTGATGAAGCACATCTCTGAATGCTAATGATAGGGAAAGGTTGACTCGCTTCTTTTCACCACCAGATAGATTACCGAAATCTAGTTCACGCCCATATTCAGAAACTGTGCAGCTCATGTCATCATCAAACTTTACAACGTGAGGAAGACCTGTCTCTTTTGTATAGAGCATAAGCTGCTTGTTCAAGAAAGGAATTGTCTTGCTGATAATCTTACGACGAATGAACGAGTTCTTATCTGTAAGAAGCTTCAGCAAGAATTGCTGGTGCTCTAATTCCTTTCGAATGTTATCCAAGTCAGAGTACGAAACAGTCTTGACTGCTTGCGACTTCAGCTGTTCATGAGCTTCAATGTGAGGGTTTGCAGACGCAACGAGATCATCGATCTTAGACTGCGCGGTGAGAGCAGAATTTTCTGCTTTGATTGCTGCTTCTAAGCTAGAAAACTGCATAACCTCTTTAGCTGCAGCCTGCTGATCTTCTAGCTCGATAGATTCTGTAGTCTTGTTATCAATCTTAGCAGTAAGATCAGCAAGCTGGCTCTTCTTACGCTCGAATAACTTCTGCTTTTCTACCAGCTTATCTGCAGCACCTGCATACGCTTGCAAACAGTAAGGACACTTAGCTTCTGTCAGATGCTTTAATTCGCCATCAAGCTTCTTCGCATCATTTGACATTGCAAGTTTTTCAGTTCTAAGAACTTGAAGCTGAGCATTTATCTCACGTTCTTGCTTTGCTAAGTCAGCTACCAGAGCGTGGAGTTCCTTTTCCTCAGCCATATTAACTTGCTGCACCCGATGAAGTTCACTGCGCAGAATGTTAACTTGCTTTTCACGATCTTCATCCCACCGAAATACACGAGCAGCCGCATCTTTTAGCTGTCGATTGTAGAGAGCTACTTGGCCTTCTTGTTCCTTGATGATAGCTTCTTGAATTGCAATGCTACCTTCAGTTGTCTTGATGATTTCCTTTAGCTTAATCGCCTTCTCCGTAAGCATGGTGATGTTGAAGAGCTCTTCAATTTGCGCACGCTGTTGTGAGACAGGCATTTGCAGGAATGGAGTCGAACTTCCAGAGAAGATAACAACCTTAGTGAATAGTTCGTAGCTCATACCAACTATCTCGCATATGAACCTATCATTCTCTGTAACACTATCAAGTGTTACATCTTCACCATTCATTGATATATTGATGTTGAAAGTTTCACCACGTTGCCGGAGGATTTCAAACACATCTTTGCCCTTTTCAAAGGTCAATCTAACTTCCATCAAAGTGTTCTTTGAACTGTTGGTAGTGTTAATCAGCTTTTGCAGAGAGATGTTATCGAATGGTTTGTTATAGAGAGCATAACAGATTGCATTTAGAATAGTTGTTTTTCCGCATCCATTCGCTCCACCAGTATCTGCATTATCTCCCTGAACAAGGGTGCTCGTGGTATCAGAAAGATCAATTTCAATAGCCACGTTGCCAAACGATAAAAAATTTCGCAAAGACAAAGATTTAAATTTAAAAGGTGTGCTCATTTAAAATATTCTATAGAACGTGTCTTATTGTGATAAATTGACGGGAGTAAAGCGCCTACCATATCCTCATTCATCTCTACTAAACGATGTATGAACACATAGCTAAGTGCTCTACCCTTTAGATGGTTAGAAGTATAAATGAATTGTATCCTACTTCCATTATCAAACTCTGTGATCATGCGAGTTTTTCTAATTAATTTTGCAAATGCCATCCACACCGGAACAGTAGCATGCGCTGCCCAAATATTGTTTGATATTTGGGCAGCAAAAGAAAATTTAGGAACTATAAAAGCAACATTCTGGTGTGGATAGAAGCAACACACTCGTAGTGCTTGATGAATCGCTTCTATGTCCGAGCATGTAATATCGGAATCAAATTGTTCTTTAAAGCTGGCCATAAATTTCAATAAGTTTGCTAGCATTAATCGTAGTAGTGCCGGAGATACCTGTTTGAAGCATTCTGATAACAGCATCATTCAATGATCCCATATCAAAGTCTTCCATCTCTTCACCAGCAATTGCTTCCTTACGTTCAGCAGAGTTTTCTTCTAAAGAGAATTCACGAAGTCCTAATGTCTTAATCATTTCTTCTCGTAGTGTTTGCGCTTCTGAATAACCAACGTCGATGTCAATCAAACAACGAACACGACACTTAGCAGGAAAATCTAGCTGACCATTCAACACATCAGACAATTTAACCTTTCGATACTTGGGGCAATCACCCCAATCAATAAATGAAACGTCGTCATCTTGTGCATCCAGAATACACATGCCTCGCGCATCATCCCACACATCACCATAATTAGTAGGAAACGTATTGCCGATGTAAATGACATTATCTTGCATTTGGCGTTTGTGATAATGCCCAGAAAAAAGATATTTAGGTATTTTAAAGAGCGAATGGTCTGGTCCATGGTCCATTCTCCTATCAGTTCCAGTCACCACAAAATTTCTAAATTCAAAATGTCCAAATACATAATCTGGCTTTTCTTTCTCTATCAAACTAGCAGCGTTAGCATATTCGTCCTTGAACAAATATGGGAAAAACATCATCTTACCAACTTGCATAGGTTCATTAACCAAGATGATATTTTTAAACTTAGAATAATGATACGTAGAAAACTGATTTCTATTTTCGCGGTGAAACAAATCGTGGTTGCCAACACAAAAATATATTGGAATATTCAGTTCATCTAATTTTGCTAATGAATCAAAGGATTTATTAAGTGTTTGGATATTAACACTATTCCGATTTTCGAACCAATCCCCAAGAAAACAAATAGCCTTACAATTATTTTCAATTAAATTTTTAATAAACCAATCTATATATTCAGCACAATCAAGATTGTGCTGAATAGAATTATTTTTAGCACCCCAATGAATATCAGTCATTAATGCTATTTTCATTTGACCTCCTTTTGCAGGGCTCTATCAACTAATGAATTATATATTTTCGTATAATTCATTATTTACCCTTAGCAACTTTGGCAGTCCTTTTAGCAGCCTTTACTGGTGCTACATCTTCTTTCTGTGCTCGTGGTTTTCTTGGCTTTGGTTCAGGTTTGGGTTTGATTGTAATGTTTCCATCTGCATCAATTTCAATGTCTTTCGGACCGTAACGTGTAACAGGTCCAGGAATTCTGTGCTGATAGCGGTACTTCGCTTCTTTCAGTGTCTTCGGAATGAATTCAACGTCCGCTTCACCGATAGATTCAACTGCTGGCACGACAAGTTCAGCTGCAGTTTCTGAATCAAGCGTGGCAAGCCCATCTTCATCCAGCTCTGGAAGAAAGTACTCATCGGATTCCTTGACTTCAAAGAACGATTCATCCTTCTCATCGTCCATAAAGTTGAAGCTTGGGTTCGAACCTGCATCAATCAACAAGGCATCGCGTAGATTTCGGTGCTTCTTCTCATCAGCTAGGTACTGGAGGAAGGAGTTGTGAATGGCAGTGGTGTAGTAAGAGAAAGGATTGTTGTACTTTTCGGGATTGAACTTAAGTGCATTATTGCACAGGTTCATTACAGCCGCAGACACCATATCTTCTCTGAATGAGTACCCGATAAAGTTTGCCTTACGGGAATACCGCTCGGCAATCATTTGAATCATACGGATTAGCTTGTTCGTTACCAGATTTTGCGCTTTGGCTTCGATAACGGCTGGGAGTAGTACAGCATTGGTGACATAATGTCCCTTCGTAGAAGTAGATTTTTCTCTCTTCTGCTTAGACTTCTTCTCTTTTATTGTTTTTGTAATCAAACTTAATTCTCCATATGTTGAACAATAGAGATTAAAGATATTATACTCTAATCTTAGTAATTTAGTAAACTGATGACCAGAATTGGATTGACCCCATCCAATAAATATCCATACACTGCATCAGGATAATCCAATGGACATTAACGAACAACTTGAAATTCAAACGCTTTTTGAAGATTTGGCACCAATGGGCACCAACAAGGTTGCAGTCATCATTGGTCGATTTAACCCTCCCACGAAAGGCCACTACGCTGTTATAAACCTTGTAAAAAAGTTCATCAAGGCTAATCCACAGATTGGGCTTAATGTATCACCTGTGGTTGTTGTGATTGGCGGAAGCAAGTCAGATCTTGATAAGAAGAGAAACCCTCTCTCAGTTGATGAGAGAATTTCATTCATGAAGGGTTCAGGAAAAGCAAATGGTGTTACATTTATGACAGCTGTAAATGCTTTTGCCGCCCTTGCAGAATGTCGTGAGAAAGGAATGGAACCTATCGCAGTTGCAGCGGGAACAGATCGCATTGAGGACTACATTAAGATTCTCGATAAGAACTTTAAGACACCTGACAATCAGCAAATCAAGCACTACAAGATTCACCTTGAGAGAGATGAGGACGCTACTCTTACGAAACAGGATGACAAAGCTGCCGCCCTGGATTCAGCTCTTTCTCAGATCAAGAGCAATGGATACGCTGGCACTGACATCGTCTCAGGATCACTAGCTCGTAGAGCTGTTGAACTTGGATACGAGAAGGAGTTCGCGGAGATCGTGGATCTTACTGACAAGCCAGTCCTAGCTAAGAAGCTCTTTGCTAAGATCGAAGCAGCGATAAAGGAATAAAAATGGCATTTAGCGGACTTAACCTACCAACAATTGACGGCTTATCATCAACTGCTGGTTCAGAGCTGAACGCGATTCAAGATTTTTCTACCGCTTCATTTTCTAAGTTGAAGGCTGAGGCTGTCCAGTGCTTGAAGGATACAGGACAACTAGTTTCATTCAAGACGATTACCCCCGACGTGAAAGTTGTTCAGGTAGGTGACAACCTAGGCATCACCACGTCAACTACTTCAGCGCTCGTTTCACAGGCTAACTTCGTTCCAGTTCTTTCCAATCCACAGGGCGGCGTTCCCGCAACATATGAGAATTGGAAAGATAGAACAGAGGAATTTAAGGTTACGATCACGCAATCGATACCAGTTGGTGGTGTTCAACCACGCGTTGTCTTCACTGTAATGCCCACGATAGATGAATCCCACACAGCCCAATACGATTCATTTTCACCACTTCACCACCCAGGTCAAATCCTAAAGTACAGAAGCACTGACAGCAGAACGTGGAGCATTAGCGCTAAGCTTATCTCAAGAACGCCAGAAGAAGCTTCTGAGAATTTGGACGCCATTAACCTGATTAGATCATGGGTAATGCCATACTACGGCATAGGTACAGAATCAACCAACCCAGACTTACTTGGTGCTCCTCCACCAATTCTAACTCTTAGCGCTTATGGCGATCAAATGATTGGACCAGTGAAGTGCGTGCTTAAGTCGTACAGCTTGGGTTTTCCAAATGATGTTGACTATATTCAAACGCTTTCAACACCTGACATACCAGCAGTACCATTTCCAGTTATTCAATCAGTGTCTATTCAGCTCGAAGAGTCATGGTCACCAGCAGAGTACAGTGGCTTTAGCATCACCGCATATCGCAGTGGTGATATGCAGAATGCATTTATGGCGGTGCAAGCTCAACAACCTGCTACTCAAACACCTGATGCTGTTGGTGTAAATACTAATGAACCTACCATAGTTGGTAGACGCGCCGCAGCCTCCATTGCTGAGTATCAACAGTACGCTTCTAATGCTACGATGACAGCTCAGAAAACAGTTTCAGCTGTTGGCACTAATGGACTACATGGTGTAAAAGCCAACCTAGGAATGTCTCCTGGTGGTGGACATAAGTCTGGCGCTGGAGGAATCTAATAATGGCAAATTCAGATAGTCTTCAAAACAAGTACTCTCGCTACGTAGCTGGTGGTGTTACAGAGGTAGCAAATAGTCGCCTTGAGTGGTGGGAAAGAACAGTGTTTGACTCTAGCAGTACTGACCAAGCCTACACCGTTGAGAACTTTTATGAAGGTAGAATGGATCTTATCGCCAGTGCGTTCTACAATGAACCTCGTTACTGGTGGGTAATAGCTCAGTACAACAATATCTTGAACCCATTCACCGAAACAACTGCGGGCAGAGTGTTGATCATTCCATCAAAGGATAGATTGTCACTTATGCTTTCAACTAAGCTTGGCGGTATTCCATCTGCTAAGCAAGACGTTAATACAATTTCGCCCATCGTCGTATGACAGTTACTGCTGATCCAAATGCTGCAGGTTATCCAAATCCACTGGATAACTTTAGAACATACTCATATCACTTCATCATCACAGCTGGTTCAAGCACTGAATCCCTGCGCTCTCTTATTGGTAAGGATGACAACAATGTTTCTCCACTCTTAGCTAGAGTGCATGACGTTGAGCTTGGGCAGCGCTTGAACATTGATGGATCAGATGCCTACTTGGTCCTTGACACTAGACGGTATTCCCAGTACTCTGTAACTGACTTAACGTTCAACCACTTTCCTGGTGTTGGAGAACCAAAGAACCCAATGCTGCTGTGTAAGCAGGGATCGATGAAGATTCACGATTCAACCGGGTTAACGTTTTACAACTACCTTATGGACTTGTTCTCCGACAAGCTTCATGCATCGGCATCTTCAACGTTCTTCTTGCTTACTGTAATGTTCTCCGGGCATCACTACAATGGTAACGTAGAGCACGTAGTTACCTGCAATATACCATTTTTGATTTCAAACCTGTCATTTGAGTTCACGAGCTCCGGTTCTGTGTTTGACATTGCGTTCATTAATCATGAGGGTGTTGCAGCTGGTAATGGTCTTAGCTCAGATCAGCAGCTCAATATGGGTGACATCCGTTCAGCCACTACTAAGGGTCGTGATAAGACAGTTGGTGGTCTAATTGACTCTCTTGAAGCTCAGCTAAATGAACAATCGCTTACCTACTTCCTTAAGTACAATGGCGTTTCTGATAGTGCAGTGTCAAATATAAAGCCAGGCAAGCTGGTGCAGTACATGATCACCGTACCACCAAAATGGAGAGCACTGCTTCCTAACCTTGCTTCAGTTGCTAGAAATACGGAGAAGAAATTTCCTAAACGTGGCTTCTACAAGCCAGTCAATAAGATAGTTGATGACTATGAGATAGCATTCTCAGCTAGCACTACAATTGACAAGGCTATCTCAAGCATCCTTGAGCTTTCATCAGAGTTCCTAAAGGAGTCAAGCTCCGCTAAAAGAATAGCTGGTGAGGGCGTACAGTTCAGAATTAGTCCCGTCATTACATCCGATAACAGTACGTATACTATTCACTTTGATGTCTATCCTCATGTGATGCCGTCTCCAAAAAACATCATTGAGAACAAGGTAAACTTTATCACGTATGACTACCTATTCACTGGCAAGAACACTCACATCAAGGACCTAAGAGTTGAATTTGATGGAAGAGTTGCGGCAGTATCACTTGACAAAAAACTGCACATTGGTAGAAATAGATTTGCTGAGATAGCAGCGAGTGGTCAGAAGGTCTCTACTATTAAGGGTGATTCACAAGCTACAGATGAAAAACCAAGCTCAACTGAAACTGATAGAACGGATATTCAAGCTAATGATCCTATCTTCATGGGCATGAAGACAAAGGTCCAGCGCATCAACAACTCTGATCATCGAGATGAAAATATTGATTCAAGAGCATCACAGGAAGCTCTTGGCGCAAAGCAAGAATACAACCAAACCGTGGCCTACCTTAACTACATGAGCACGCTAAAGCTGTCAATGACAGTTAGAGGTAACCCAAATATCATCATGAAGCTAGCTGATGCGAATACGACCGGTGGAATGCCTCCTCACACAACCATCATCTCCTCGACTGAGCTTACCTCGTTGATGAAGAATGTTGATGTTAACAACACTGGTGCAACCCAGACAGCTATTAAGAATGGTGTTGCTTCGGCAAAGCAGCGCTATATTGATACCTTTGTTAACAAGAGAATTCAGAATTTAGATGCTGTGATGAAGCCGCACTACAATGGGACAAAATACGACCCACTTCTAAATGGCATTGACTCAACTGTTCTTGGGCTCTACGCTAAGATAAACATCAGAGCTCCCAATGTTGATTACGTCGGTAACTTTAAGGATGGTGCTAGCATGTTTGCTGATGAGTTCTTCTACAAGGGCATCTACAGAATTACAGACATTGACACTCACTTTGCAAATGGGGAGTTCTATCATGTCATGCACATGATAACCTACGGACAAGGAATGAAACAACCATGAGCGGCCCACTAGACTTCATTGATGATGGCATTCCTTTCATTATGGAAGGACAGGTCGTAGCAACAGATGACCCTGATCAAATGGGGCGGTGTAAGCTGTGGGTACCTACTCTTGATGGAGAAAATTTTGACATTGATTCTCTCCCTTGGGCAGAGTATGCTTCGCCATTCGCGGGATTTACAGTTGAGTATCCTACGAGTGGAGTAGCAAATCAATCTCAAGTTGCATATGGCATGTGGGCTATACCAAAGATCGGTGCTACTGTCCTTGTGTTCTGCTTAAACGCGAATCCATCAGTACGCTTTTACTTCGCGTCAACTCTTCGCCTTCACCGCAATAGATCACTACCGGCTGGTAGAAATGCAGACGATGCTGGTAATCCTGGACCATTTGGTGATTCAGAAGATGATGCTGGACAAGCCATCCCAATTCAGCCAGAGTACAACAACCTTCGCGAACAGTTTGACGGTAAGATGACCACTTCTCAAGCTAAGACACGTGGTGGGGTTGAACGTCAGGCAGCGCAGAACAAAACGAACAAGGATGGCACTGATGGCTACGCAAACAGCCCAGTTGACAGCTATCTTGATCCACAGACATACTGCATTGTAACCCCAGGCAGACACGCCATCATCATGCAGGATGATCCTAAAGGTTCTAGAATGCGCTTTAAGACAGGTAGAGGTCATCAGGTTATCTTTGACGACACGAATGAACGCATCTACGTTTCTACAGCTAGGGGCAAAGCATGGATGGAACTTGACGAGGATGGTCACTTTCACGTATTCGGAGCTGAGTCCATCAGTCTTAGATCTGGAAAGGACATCAACCTTACAGCTGATGGAAGCATCAACCTGGAAGCAGGTAAGAACATTAATGTAAAGGCTCTGACTGGTAACATGAAGGTTGGCATAAGCGGTTCATTCCACTTAAAGGCTAACAAGGACATCAAGCAGTCAGCTTGTGGGGTGTTTGATATTGACAGTGAGTCAAGCATCAAGGTTACAGCGGCTTCAAACATGGAACTAAAGGCAAAAGCTACGATGATTATCTCTAGCTCAAGCGATACAAACATCAGCGCAGGCGGGGATATCAAGCAATCAGGTGCAAGCATTCAGCTTAACGGACCTCCAGCTGCAGTAGCTTCAGATGCTTCATGCCCAGACCTTCCAGACTCACCTTCTGTAATCCCAGGTCATGAGCCATGGACGCGGCCAGTAACTTCTGGTACCCGCGGAGCTAACTGGAAGGAGTGATTTACGGTAGTCGATTTTTCTGATAAATAATTCATTACTCCGATCATACCATGGCAACATCACTCTACAATGGCTTTTCTACTGCAAACTGGATGGCGAACAGAACGTTCGGCTTGAAGGATATAGAGCTTGTGAAGCAAGACTTGTTGAACCATATCTACACGATTAAGGGTCAGCGCCTCATGATGCCTAACTATGGCACAAGAATTCCAATGATGGTGTTTGAGCCAAATGACGATAATACGCGCCAGATTATTGAAACAGATCTGACAGAAGTGTTTAACTACGATCCACGTGTTAGCGTTATTTCACTTCAAGTGCTCTCCCTTCCAAACAACAATGCCATTCTAGCGATGGCCGATCTTTTGTATGTTGAGTTCAACGTACGTGATGTCCTCAATATTGAAGTACCTACAAAATGACCATTAGAACCACATACGCAGCTGAAGCATGGGATAAGGTTTATGATGCTTTTTCTCAGATTAATTTCACGTCATATGATTACGATACTGTTAAGGAATCTCTTCTTCAGTACCTGAAAATTTATCACGCTGAACACTTCAATGACTTCATTGAAAGCTCTGAACTTATCGCTGTTCTTGAAATGTTCGCGTACGTTGCTGAACTTTTGGCATACCGCGTTGATACGATGGTACATGAAAATTTCATCACTACAGCTCAGCGCAAGCAGTCTGTCCTTAAGCTCGCAAGACTTATTTCCTACACAGCAGCGCGTAACATTCCTGGTAGAGGTTTGGTAAAGATTAACACTGTAGTTACTTCAGAAGCAGTTTATGACTCTCTTGGTAACAACCTTGCTAACACCACTATCACGTGGAATGATCCAAACAACAGTAACTGGAAGGAACAGTTCTTCCTTGTTATGAACAAGGCCCTGACATCTAAGTTTGGTAATCCATCAAAGGCGTTCCAGATTGGCGACGTGTCGATGCAGCTCTACACGCTGAACAATGACCTTAACGCTTTCAGAAACGGTGTGCTCGCCTTCAGCGTTGCAGGTAATTCTTCTCAAGTTCAAATGGAACTTGTTCCAGCTGACATTGATTCAAATGGTCCGTTCGAGCGGGCTCCTGATGCTAACGCTCAGTTCAATATCATCTACGCTTCTGATGGCAAGGGTGATGGCTCTGACTTTACTGGCTTCTTGGGGTTCGTAAAGCAGGGGTCAATGGTCCTTACTAACTACTTAATCGCATCTCCCACTGCAAACCGTAGAATTGAGCTTGACCCAATTAATGTAAATGACACCGACGTCTGGGTATATCGTGTTGATGACAATGGAACCATCCTCGAGAATTGGCTTCGTGTTGAAGCTCTTAATGAGCAGAACCTTTACTTCAATGATGTTACATCAACCCGCAAAAAGTATGAAATTTCAACTCTTGAAAATGATGCAATTGCTTTGTTGTTTGGGGATGGTAACTTTAGCGACATGCCCGTTGGAACGTTTCAATTTTGGACTCGTGTCTCACTTAACCAAGACGTTAATATTCCAAAGAACACAATCGTTGGCCAGCCAGTCAGCTTCTCTTATGTCAACCAAGTAAATGTTGGACAGACATTCGGATTTACATTCTCACTAACTGCGGCAATTCAAAACAATGCCGCGTCTGAGAACATCGAACACATTCGTCAGTCAGCTCCTTCGACTTACTATTCACAGAACAGAATGGTAAATGGACAAGACTATAACACCTACCCACTTAAGGACTCTACGATCCTTAAGCTTAAGACAATTAACAGAACCTTTGCCGGTCAGCCAAAGTACATTGAGTGGAATGACTCTTCTCTTACGTATGAAAATGTAAAGTTGTTCGGCGATGACCTCAACATGTCCTACAGCATTACCGCCGACATGGTTGAAACTCGTCTAGCAGCTAAAACTCTTATTGACACGTTTCTTGAGCCGCTTCTTCAGTCAAATGCGCTTCTCAACTGTCTTGTTCACATCATGGCAACCAGTGCCGGTTCCTACGGTATCATCAGCTACCCACGTCGAAAATTCATTGAAGACAACCGCCAAATATACAAGAACATTGATGGAACGTTTGTTAACCCGTATGGTTCTCTTTCAACTGGTAATGGTAGTTTGAATGAAAAGACAGCTATCCAGGCAGCCATTGATGGTCACTGGTATGGTGACCCTCTTGGATATGCTACGATCAATGGTATCCAGCACGGCATCATCGCTGACCCTATTCTTAACCCAATGGATGATGGTAAGCTTTACCTACCAAGCCTGCCAAGAACTATTGACGGTCTTAACACCTACCCACCAGGAGATACTGGTTCGAACCTTCAAGCTTTGAACGCGCAGGAATCGTTTGGACTTCGCTTCAACCGGTTCCTTGCTGCCTTTGGTGGTGGAACGATTGCGCTTGTTGACCAAGCTGGTGTTACTGCCGTTAGCAATGCAACGCCATCCTCAGCTGTTGGCGTTGATTACTACAAGCACAAGGTAGAAGTTATCACCATCGAAATGACTTCTGATGCTACTACATTCACCGTAATTAGTAGCATTCGTGGTAAACTTCATGACTACAGCTTGTCAGCAGTTAATACGCGCTGGTCTGTACAGGCTGGTTTAACGAGCTATCCATTTGACTTCATCATCACAAATGATCTAGCAAATCAATTCTCGGCTGGTGATGCATTTGTGATTGACATTAGCTACACTGGTACCGCGTGGCAAGCCCTAGTAAGAAACTTTAATCCGGCAGGAACTGCTGTTTACAAGGCAAACCTTAATGGCTGGTGGGAACTTATTTCCCACAGTGAGCTTCTTGCAGGTGGAATTACATCAGCTACTGAACTTTCAACTGTACAACAAGCTAACTTTGACCCTAATGACAGCGTAAATGCTTGGGTGTTCATGGTCTCTAGAAACATAAACTCAACAACGGGTGAAGTTGATAGCTGGTCAATCTACAATCGTAACATGAAGATTATCGCGGCGAGCACAGCGACAAAATTTTGGTATAACCAAGATGTGCAGATCATTGACTCATCTACCAAGAAGCCACTTTATGACAAGATCAGAGTTCTGCGTTCTAATCTTGATGAGTTTGGTAAGCCACTTAAAAAGGCTGACATCTATGATACTGTTGGTTTCGTTTATGATGAGAATGGCGTGGTGAATTACAATCAAATCGAAGTTCTTCCTACTGATACAATTACATTTGCACAAGCTGGTGATAAGACACCTGACAACATTCTTCAATTTAGCGCATTCTCAACTGACCAATTTTCGTTCTACCTTGTAAATGTGTCAACGGCTGGCATGCAGTCACTTGGAAGTCAACTTACTGCTTCGGAGTATACGTACACTTCAGCGTACGACATTACTGATTATGCTAACAACTACAGCTATGATGCTGGTACAATAGTCGTGCCATCGCTTGGATACACATTTACCTTTACAGCTGGCGCCATGCTTTCTGATTCTCAGCCTACCTCAGGTCCGCTATATCAAATAATGAGATTGAGAACTATATCAACTCTTGATTTTATGTGGCAGCACTTTAGCCCAGTGACTCACTTGGTTGATCCATCCGTTACTAATATCCATGATGCATTCTTGATGACTCGTGGATACTACAACAACGTTATGGACTACGTACATGGTCTTTCAAGCGTGGTTCCACAACCACCAACACCACTAGAACTTCGCACCTCATATGGTTACCTTCTTGCTAATAAGATGCTTTCAGACACAGTTGTTCTTCACTCGGGCAAGATTAAGCTGCTGTTCGGTGCTTTAGCTGATCAAACTCTTCGCGCTAAGTTCAAGGTTGTTAAGTCAGCAACTGCCACCTTCTCAGATGAACGCATCAAGGCTGAGATTGTAACTGTTATTGATACACTGTTTGACATCCAAAACTGGGATTTTGGTGATTCCTTCTACGCTACAGAGCTTATCTCTCTTATTCACCAGAAGCTGTCAACTCAAATAGCTTCTGTTGTTTTGGTTCCACTGTACTCAGTGAATTCATTTGGCTCGTTGTTTACAATTAACTCCGGTTTTGATGAGATTCTTCAGTCCGCAGCTACGGTAAATGATATTGAGATCGTTACTGCATTAACTCCTACTGTTCTTAGACAAAACAGGTAATCACATTTTTGGGGCTTTGAGAAGTTGGATAAATATCATATCAACTTCTTAGACTATTTGAGTACGCCCACATATGGCAACCAGTCAATCTCTAGACCTTAAAAAACTAATTCCTCCAGCAATTCGAAATGAGCTTCTTGACGGACTTATTTCGAATACGTTCAATCGTTTCGTTTCTGAGGAAAATAGCGTTCTTGTAAACGGACGAATAGGAACTTCCGTGGTGGGCGACACGGATATTGTTCCTCCATCTTTCGACAGACAGGTTAATGCACTTGTTCCTGCACTTTACTCTAAGTCAGGTACAGAGGTAAGCATCAATACATTTGAGGACTTCATCAATAAGATGGTATCCCTTGATGTTGACATAGCTCATATGCGTGAGTGGATGGCTGAAGAGTACTTTAACTACTCTCTTCCAATCAACATTGATAAGTTCATCAATTACGTTAACTACCTTTGGGTGAAGCCACTCACTACTGGCCCAGAGTGGAACATGACAAATGATCCAGAGTTCTACGTCATCGCTAGACCTAGTCCAACCGACATCATAAAGAATCCTGTTCGTCTTGCCACAACTTCCAGCATTCAACTTTGGGCAAATGGTCGCCCAACTGAAACATTCACTGTAACGTTTACGTCCAACTCGCACTTTACTATCACGAGCGATTTTGGCAACGTTACAGCCAACGTTACAGCTCTTACCTCCAATTCTTCAGGTGACACTACTCAGGTAATCGTCTATGACAACCTTGGTGGCCAGCTAATGTCATTTGTAATTACTGTTGGTACGTTACCATTTGGTAGCGGGGATTCATTCACAGTGAAGATCACCTACTTCACCAGCAACATTCTGATTAACTTCAGCTCTATCTCAACCGTTGGAAAGGGAGCGATTAGTTCTGTCCAAACATTATCCCCACTAATGACTATTGACGGAAGCGTGATTGCTGTTGGTGACAGAATTCTCGTAAAGGATCAAACTGACAAGTCAAAGAATGGTATCTACATTGTTACCCTTGATAGTGAGTGGAAGAGAACAACTGATACTGACACAGCAGCTAAATTCGGGGTTGGTTCAGTCGTCTATGTCAATACTGGTACAGCGAATGGTGGCAAGACATATGAATCAGCTGGTACGTTTGCTACTAGCTCATTTGACTTTGCGCAAACTGCACAACCAATCGGCTTAAGTACGCTAAACGACTGGCAGACAGGAAACTACTGGGTTCACCGCGATGACATCACGTCCATTCCAAACTACGCTGCCTACACGATGGTTTCGGCTACTCGCCCAATCATTGAATACAACAACAGCGTTGAGCTAAACTCCTACGTTGACAGCAGCGGAACTCCAGGGCACTCCAGCACAGTCATCAATGCTCGTCAGTTCAAGTACAAGCTTAATCAGATTCCACAATTCAACCTGTACCGCTATGATGGTACTCACCAAGGTGCAACGAGTGGTATATTCTTCTATGTTGAAGATCCAGATTACACAACTGATGCAGTCCTAAAGCGCCGCGTGAAGACAACGGCTGATGCTGATTTTATCTTTGGTTGTGGTCTAGCCGACATTGATGGTCGTCTTCTTTACTACAAGAGCTCTGGAATTCTTAAGTCAGTATGGCAGGGTAGCGTTACTACTGCCATAGCAACAACTCCAGTGTTTGCTGGAAACCCTAACAAGGGAACAATGACGATAACAAGCGTAGCTCAATATGCTGACAACCAAAAATGGGAAGCAATCGCTATATCTCCAACTCAATTCTCCATCAAGGGAATTAGAAGTGGGGTTGTTTACACAGCAACTGTTGGTACTCCTTTCACTGTTGAAGACTTCTCTGGCCTTATTACAGCTGGAATAAATCCTTTTGAAAATGCAGAGCAGTTCTCTTTCAACATCATCGCTCCTCTTTCGCCACGTTACGTAAAGAAGCTTAGCGATGGTTCACTTGTGAACTACCCCGGTGGCTATACTGCTGATGCTCTTGACGGTGTTATTGACGGTGCCTGGATGACACCTGCACGTATGTTCGAGAACTTGGATAGACAGACAGTTCTTGAGATTACGTTTGGCGACTTTCTTAATCACGCTCGCAACGTTGTCAAGCACCAAGATGGATTCACCGGATCATCTTTCGGTATCAATAACGTTCGTAACTTGAACTTTGATGAAACCCTTGGTGGTACAATCAGAGAATTCAGCAGCAACTTTCCTCTTCTAGCTTCAAGCCTTATTCAACCTGAGATGTCAACCATCTCTATCCTTGAATTTGTCCAACAGCAGTACATGGTTGCTCTTGCCAGCATTGACCGATTTATCTCTGAAGCTCTTCCATCCTACATCGCAGGCAGTGGAAGTATCCTTACTTCCATGGTAAATCCAGACGCACCTGATATTCAACGCCTGCTCGCTCACTTTGAAAGCATTAGAGCTGAGGATGTAACCCTCAAAACGGTTTTTGGTGATACCACGGCAAAGGTAACTTATTGGCCAGCAACCCTTCCTATTCTCGGTCTGCTTCCAAAGGTAACACCATCAATTTCATTTGACTTTGAACTTGGAATTGACGTCATGGTTCACCATGATGGGCATGTGTCACCCGTTACAAGCAGCAACGTAGAGCTAGATAGGCTTCTGGTTCAAACCGTTGTTCCTCGTTCAGATGGGACATCTTCAGCCGGCATCTTTTCAGAAGCAGTACCACTTACACCATATGCTGGTCAACTTTGGGTTAAGCCATCTACATTCGCAATCTCGATCTTTGATGTTGTTAGTGATACGGATACTGTCCCAACTGGCTATGCGGGCGCTTTCTGGTATAAGAAGTCAGCTAATGAACTTTACGAGTGGAACCCGGTAAACCTTAGCTGGCAGCCAGCATCACTTGGACTTATTCCTTCTCTGTGGAAGCCATTTAATTCATCAGCTATTAGAAATAGCTTGGTTCTAGCCGTAGAAAATAAGCTCTACGACAGCGTTCATGCTAAGCAAGACGTTCACGTCACTCTGTCAGACGTAGCTCTTTCAAGCTATTCTGAGGTTGAGCTTGCTCGTTACGCTGCAAAATATGGTTATGACACCTATGCTCCAGACTATGTAGCATCAGATGCTTTCACATGGAACTATTCACAAGCAGTTCTTCCATTCACAACAGCGGCTCGCTGGTTTGACGTACTTACTGACTACTTTACAAGCAATGGTCTTCCTGGAACATGCCGTCCTAATCTTGAACCATGGAAGCTTATGGGCTTTACAACTAAGCCAGCCAACTGGGACGCTCAGTACCTTTCAACCATAACCGGAAACGTAGCCACGCTAGCTGTAGCTTACGCTGCAGATGTCAACATCATTCCTCCATTCATTGGTTTGCCAACTGTGGACGGTATTACTCTTTCAGAAGGAGACTCTCTTCTACTAACTGGACAGTTCGACGCGCGTCAAAATGGTATTTGGCTAGTATCATCTGGGGGATGGTCACGTGCTGCTAATCCTCTTTCAGCTGGTCTCACCATCAATGTTCTTAGTGGAAGCTTTGCTACTACCAATTGGACTGTCCTAACAACCGGAACAATTCAGCCGTCAGTTACTCCTGTTAGCTTTGGTCAAATTAGGACCTGGCTGAAGTCAATGTGGCAAGCAATCAAGGCAGCAAACCCTGCACTTAAGCTAAGTGTCAACATTAACACTGACGCCCTGCTCCCGCCGTATGTTTCTGCTGCTGCATTTGAATCAGCTGAAGCTCTTACAACTGTCATGCCAACTGGTATCTCATTAAGCTACACGTTTGGACAACACGGCCCTATTGAAACCATTTGGATGAAGTCGCTTGAGTATGGATATGGCCTTGCTCGTAGCTACTTTAGATCTTCACCACTTCAATTCTTAGACAAGACATGGGGTGAAACCTACTTTAAGACAAACAATAACGTTCGCGTTGAGCGTAACTTGATGTCACCACTACCTCCAGCATTCTTCTTGCTGCATGGTGAAAAGCTAAACATCATTAACACTTATACTGCAGCTGAAATAGCAAAGCACGTCATCGTAGGTTCAACTCCTATTACATGGACTGGTGCAGGAACTATCTCATTTGTTGTTACACATACTGCTGACAATGTTACTTGGTTCAGCGCTTACGCTAATGGAACGTTCATCGACTACGTTGCTGAAGGCCAAACATTCTCAATTAGTTCTGGTGGAATAGTTCTAACTGATGTTAAGATTGATGATCTTGGAATCCCATTTGACATGGGTGACACGATCACCCTTAAGTTCTTTGATAACATTCCCGACCCTGCTTACATTCCTCCAGCAGTCGAAGTTCTTCCACTTGGGTGTGAGGACTGCATTGCTAATGGTGCCATCATAGCATCTCAGAATGCAACTGTTCCAATGGTTCAAGTTCCATTTACCTACGCATTCACTTCCAGCAACATGAAGATATTCAAGGGTCTTGGACAGTGGTTCACAAATCTTCTAAGATTCAATTCAGTTGACACATCACTGTCACCAGCTGCAGTTGCTTACCGTGGATGGTCAATCAAGCTAGCTCACCAGCTCGGTGTTCTTATCCGTCCAGAAACTCTTTCGATTGACACCTCACTTGGGGCTCTTCCTTCTACCGCCTATGATGTTGTTTTGAAGAAATCCTCCAACACTTCTAGCCTTTGGATTTCTGGTCTTCGAATCCAGCTTGTTCAACTTGGTACGAAGAAGCTAAACATTGATGGTGTCTACATTCCAACAGCTGACGCTTCTGATTGGATCTTCAGAGTTGAAGCATACAATCAACAGCACCCAGTTCTTGAGCGCTACATCTTGGACACTGCTAGCGAGTTTGAAACTTTCTATGCTCTTCAAAAGGAACATACTGACCTTGCGTGGAAGCACTGCCTTAACCACTCTAGCATTGTATCATCCACGGTTCCACTTTCAATCACTGGCCTTCAGAACGTCGTTGATTTCATCTACGGTTATACCGATCGTCTTGCTGACCTTGGATGGAAGATAAGCTCTGACTCTCCAGTAACAGACGCTAAGACTGGTCGTAACCTTAACTGGCAGCTTGAGATTGAAAAGTTCATTGATCACGTTTATGAGGGCATGGCCGCCGGTGAGGGTTACATTCTTAACCCATTCATGTCCCGTCTTGAACTTGACACTCCAGTAGGATTGATGGCTAAGTACTCTGACGCGAACTTTATCGATGAGTACTCTACTCAAGCAGCGTATGACGTGACCGGTACTGCAATTCCAATTGACAACATCTTTGTTGTTCGTACTGATGAGCGCTCCATTACCTACAGTCAAACACCGATATTCTCAGCTCACGTCTTTACCGATGAGTATGAGCACGTCATCCTGATGAACCAACACTTCTCAGATGAAACAAATTCAACGGTAATCTTTGATACGTTCCTGGGACTTAGGCTCAGTACCGCATTCTTGTCCTATATCAGACAAGCTGAAACATCTAGAAAACCAACCTTTAGCGGCTTCTACCTTAGTGGTAGTGACGTTAAGAGAAACATCTCGTCTTCAATCGACACGATTGGAAACTACTACGATGCTGATCAAACCTTCTATGACCCACTTACAGCTAAGCACGCACTATCCCTTCTTGGTTTCGTTAAGAAGGATTACTTTGCCGGTGTAAACGCGAATGACATTACTCAGTTTAACTTCTGGAGAGGTTTGATTCAAGCTAAGGGAACGAACATGGCTATCAACGCGTTCGTTAATTACAAGAAATTCATTGATGCTTCTACCGATGAGTTCTGGGCTTACAAGCTTGCAACATTCGGTGATGCTCGTGAGCGCACATTCCCAGAAATCAAGATCAACCCAAAGGATGCTACTCAAAAGTTCTCTAGATTCCAGTTCTACTCGGTGGATGATATTCATGATCCACTTCCACTTTACACACAGATTGAAAACTCTGATGACACGTACTGGTTCTCAATTGATGACCTTGGTACTGGAATGAAGTTTGAGGCAACTCCTATTTCTGAAGTCATTACTGCACCTGCCGCAGGCTACTACAAGCTTACTAACATCTACCATAACGGTGATGCTATGAGCCCATCAATTACGACAACAGCCGCAGCTACCTTTAGAGTTGTTAATGCTTCCATGATCTGGGTAAGTGGTCCTGGGCAATTCACCGTTAGTGGTTACACGTGGAACAATCCAACCAAGCACTCTCCTATTAAGCTGTTCGATTACATTGAGAACACCCTAGTAGATGAAATTGGTTTGTGGCACCCAGCTATTGGTATTCACGCCTACGCACCGCTTGAGGTTGTTAACATGATATCTGGAGAAGATCCAGCTAACTACAACTACACCACGAAAACAACTGACAACGTTCAGTACAAGCACCTTAAGCCGTGGGGAGCTAGAGAAGTAGGCCAAGTGTTCTGGGATACGAGTAACCTTGCTTACATTCCATACTATGACGCGACAATTTTCCCAAGTCGTGATGTGCGCCATGCTCGCTGGGGTTCACTTGCTGAATGGGCATCCATCGATCTTTACGAGTGGACAGAAAGCCCTGTTCACCCATCTGCCTACAATGCACAAGCAGTAGCGCAAGAAGGTGATTCATCAATTGACGACTCAGTAAAGCTTTCAGGTAAGGTAGCTCTTTCTAAGTTTTACTCACGCGATCGCAAGATAACAGCAGTGCCAATTGCATGGTCATATGTTCCTACTGGGGCTGTTAATGGCCACCCATCATTTATCACCAACACGAACACAAACATCTGGAGAAGCGGTAACATCCTTATCGCTGATACAGGCCGCGTCGCGGATGCTGACTTGATTGCAGGACGTGGATTTAGTGGTTGGGATATCGTCAACTCTAAACCTGTTGGTGAGCTTTCAATTGGTACAGTAACGTCTTATGTCATTGGATCTTCTACTGACCCGCTTGCTCCAGTTCTTAATGCTGACCTCTCACTAAGCATCATCACCGGTGGAGTATTTGGTACCCGCATTGGTGCCGTGGCACTTACATCACACGACAGCTTCATTAGAATGACTGATTCGACTGGATTCTTCCAGGACGTAGAGGTAACCACACCTCTGGGTGTTGACACCCAGGCCACCTACAAGTTTGATTTATTCGGTCTTGCTCTTACAATTTCCTTCCCAACTAATTCAAGCATAACAGATATCATTGGAATCTTTGGGGCACTTCCAGCTAAGGACGTTGTTATCCGTGAGGCTATTGACTTCACAACAGTTGTTGATTTTCCAAGTGATCCAGGTACGCTATTCAGCAACTCTGGAGATTACTTGAGCGTTCCTTCTGACTATGGTTGGAGAACGTGGGTAATTCCTACTCAAGCTCAGCTTACATCTGATCTTCTTTCACCGTACAATGCGTGGCTGCCGGTCATGGGTGACCCAGTTGTCGTAGCTCCATCACCAGTGGTAATTGCCGCGATGAAGGATTCGACATCCACACTTACCCTTAAGTCTGGTATCACCATAAGCCGCTACTCATCAACCTGGAATAACTGGGTTGACTTGTCAAATGAGAAGCTTGATGCTATTTCAAATGGTACAACGAATGTTTCGTTCATGTTAAGCGACACCATTGACCCTAACCGCCTATCAATCTATTCAAATGGCATTCAGGTAAATCCTGATGGATACGTGATTACAGGAAAAGTTGTGGAACTTGTAAATACTCCGTTACCTGAAGGAACCATAGTTACTCTTCTTTATAGAGCGTATCAACCGACAGCTAAAGAATTAGCTTTTGATCCATCAGTTGCCGATGATGTAACTATTCAGGTTCAGTATAAGTCAGACTACCAGTACACCCAGCTTGAGGTAAGAGATGAGCAGGGGAATATTACTGGGACGAAGTACTATTTCTGGGTTCAAGACAAAACCATTCCGCAAGCAAACAAGTCAATGTCACTTTCACAAGCAGCAGCCCTTCTTAAATCTGGAGCACCACGCTATGCGGTGTTCTCTAGACTTCAGCCAGGTGCGGTTCTTCCATCTGCAGCATATGACTCTTTTGCGATCTCCGGATTGAATACCTTGATCACTAAGAATGATTCCTATAAGCTTCGCATGCTTAGAGATTTTACACTTCGCGATGATCCTGAAGAATTGAACCTTAAGAACATTCACACTGAATGGGCTCTTATCCGTAAAGGTCAATCATCCAAGATTCCTGCAGCTCTTTGGGAAATTCTTACTAATGCTGTTGCTGGCACTGATACTGCTGGCAATCAACTTCCTTCAAAAGCAAGAATTGATTATGATGCTCGAAATAATACTCGTACACGTTATGGATTTAATCCTGGACAGATTTTTGCAGAAACATCTTTGGTCAGAGCTTCAGTCACAAACACAATTCTGAACACAAACCTTGTTTTGAATCTTGCTGGTAAGAAGATTCCTGACTACATCTCAGCTCTTAACTTTGATGACAGTGAAAACTGGTTTAAGGATGCTGCAACTGCAAGAGCTACGATGTCATTGATCTGGAATACAGCTCGTCCGGCTCAGATCAATGAAATATTTTTCGACACGTTAGATGATGCCCTTTCTAACAACTATGAATTTAGCGACATGTTCAAGACCTCGTTTATAACGGTTAACTCAACCTCAGTAGTTGACGGCACTGTCCAAGTGGAGCAAGCAGATGAGCTCTACTAACAATTACTTAACCGTCAGCAGTGGGCACATTGATAGTCTTATCAATTACGTACTTGACGTAAAGCCTTATCACGTAAAGCTTTCCGCCATTGTTGAACAGTACATCTTTCATGATGACGTTAACGTAAAGATTGATGAGGATGACCAGCTTCTTGCCATCCTTGGGGCAGATATATCTCCAAAGATAGGCACACCTAAGATTAGAGCTCGTCGTTCACAATCTTGGTACCATGACATCATGTCCGATGGTAGCAGAACGACGTGGCAGGTACCACTTACATCGGTTAATAAGTTCGCTAGCCACTCATCCAGATCGGAGTTTTACGCTGGCATTGATAACATTCGCCGTCCTGGAAGAGTTGATGATGACACGCAAATTCCTGGGATTGGTAACATCTCAACAAACAGGGTATTCAGCAACATTAGATGGGATGGGCCGGGCATCACTGACGTACGACAGTACAAGTACCGCATCGAGCGGGACCCACTTTACACTCCTAACCTACCAGCAGATTCTAACCCATATGATGCTACACTTCATTGCCAAGATACGGTTGACTACTTCTTGTCTCGTGGCGTTTATTCATTTGACGTTATTCAGGGCAGCGGCGCACCACTTCAGCGCTGGAAGGATAGAAATGTAAAGGACGCTACAGCATTCCCTGAGAATGAAGGTACTCTCCTCTATGCTGATGTAACTAAACCATTTGCTACAGTAACTGGAATTACTGGTGGCAACTATGAAGAGTGGACTCTTACGCGCGTTGACAATTTTGGTAATTCAACTATTATAGTTGACCCAGTTACTCTCGCTTCAAATCCTGATGACCTCAACTACGTAAATGTAAAGGGATCAATCTCGGGTGATATTGGCGTCACAGTTTTGAATGGCAGCTTTGTAAATCCAATCATCTCATTTAAGATGGGACCAGCTCTTGACGGTATTACTGAGATGCTTGTTGGCAATACGATCACGCTAACACCGCATTCTCGCATTGTTGTAGCTCCTACAGCTCCAGAAGAATCGTGGTCACTCATCAAGACAAATCCTATTGCTATGGTGGGTGTCCCTACCTTTGCTCCCGGTTCAGCTAGACCAGCTAACACAACATATCCAGCGATTGAGGTACATACTGACTCCCTTGGCTACACAAACGTTTCCACTCACTGGGCTATTAACTTTAATGGTGATGGTACATACACGCTTCAGGCTATCAATGCATCTGGGAAGCTTTACGGAACAAATGGCTTAACTATCAACCTAGCAGATGGCTGTGGCTATAAAGATGATTACATCCAATTCACCCTTATCCCATCACTCGATGGTTACTTCGCTGGTGATTCATTTAACTTTACTGTTGGTGATAAGGTTGAGCACTATCTTGTTTACGGTAGCATATCTGGTTGGCAGCCAAATGCTGTCATTGGTGAGTGGTATTGGAATGGAAAGATTGGCCTTAAGATTCCAAAGCTTGAGTACTTTGCGCACGCTTACAATTCAACCATCCTTACATCAGTAGATGCTAGCAACGGCGACTGGAAAATTTCAGTCGCCAATGGTCAGATAGTAAAGTCCGTAGAATTCAACAATGGAATTTTCTACATCACTGGGGCTGACTCTATAGTCGGTACGTCTACCGATGGTGTAACGTGGACATCTGATCTCACGACAATATTCCCAACTCAGCTAAACTACCTAGTTACCATTGGTCCAAATGGAACAGCCGGAGTTGGTGTGCAAGATCCAGCTGTTTACGCGATAGACTCCACAACTGGTTATCCAGCGAATCCAGCTGATTACATTCACGTCGCTGTTGATCCTAGCACGGGATATCCTTACCTTCCCCTTCGTCCAGCAATCATCTGGGAAAAGGCAGTCACCCACGTTAACGAAGATCTGAATGGCTTTGTTCAAGTAGCTAACGCTCTTACTGATCCGTCAAACCCATCCACACTGCTAAGCGTGACAGTTGTGGTAGGTAATAGTGGTACAATAATCTCAACCGTAAATGGTTCTGGTTGGGCTACTCAAAGCTCTGGAGTAACAACAAATCTAAATGACATCACCTTTGGCAATAGCATTCTTGTTGCTGTGGGTGAACATGGAACAATTCTAACATCAGTAAATCGTATTGACTGGGTCCAAGTTCCATCTAATACAGTCAATCATCTTTCAGCTGTTACCTATTCTGCAACACTTGGAATGTTCATCGCTGTCGGTGATCGGGGGACAATTCTTCGTTCACTTGACGGGTCAACATGGGCTAACCTTTCAGTCTTCAATGATGGTACGTTCTCCGACATCATTTTCGCTGCTGGGAAATTTGTTGGTGTTGATAATGTTGATGGATGGGTCTCATCTTCAATTGATGGTTACTCTTGGACACGTTACCGTGGTCGTCGATTGAACAGCATCGCATACGGTAATGGAACGTTCGTTGGTGGAGGCGGTACACCATATGACCTCACCAACTTTGTTCCGCTTCCACTTACAGCTGCCTACACTCCGCCAGCTGTTATTCCAGCAGGAATAAATGGTCCAGAGATCGATCCTGTTCCTCACTCTTCAGCAGAGCCATCTTTTTACACGATTACATTCGTGTCAAGTACTACAGCAACCGTTGTCAGCAACGTTTATGGTCAGCTGGCTGGATTAAAGATTGACACACCTTGGACCGATGGACGTGCAGCATTTAAGATTCCATCAATGGCGAATGGAATTCCATACCAAGTTGGTGATGTCATTCACATCTACCTTGCTCCAATGTACAGCTACACAACTGATGTTGGCTATGATGAGAGCGAGTACTGGGTTCATGGCTATGATGCTGAGGTTGGTGAATGTACTGTTCCACTCATCTTCAACCAGGAAATATTTCCACTCTACCACAGTCATGGTTCTGTTATCTTCAAGAACGTAACTGATAGAGATAAGTTCATAATTGACAAAGCAGCTAATGACACCTTTAAGTTCAGAATTGAAGGTGCTAACCTACTATTCCCCGAGCTTGCTCCAGACTCAAATGACTGGATCCCAATTACACTTAAGTACTACGATCGCATAGCTAACAACGTCCCGGTGTCTGCAGCTGAGTTCTCTGATCTTGCTACCTACATTGAAGGTTACTTGGGTAGCAATCCAGATGTGAAGGTATTCCACATCCTCCAGCCTCGCTATGAAACATCAAACAGAAATGCATCAGCAACAATCGTTCTTGATTCTGCTTTTGTATCCCAGTACCTGAAATTTGGTACTAACTTTTCACTGATGTTCCTTCCAGACCAATCGTACGGTCAGAAGATTCGAGTAAAGATTACTGAAAATTTCAGAACTTATGCTCGTGTTAGACTAAACTTCCAAGACATCTCAAGCATTAACATAGCGGATGAACCTATTCAGTATCTGGACATTATTGAAGATATTTCACTTGTTGATATCGTTAATGCACATATTATCGAAGGTGGTGCAGCCTCTATTAGCACGGGAGGCTATGACGTCCTTCCTTATGGTGCAACTGCCTACGATGACTCTACAACTGGAATAGTTACTGGCATTGTTGAGTCTCCTGCGGGAAGTGGAAACTATGAGTATACTGGAAATGATAGCGATTGGGTAATCATCAACCCAACTCCTGGACCTTCTATCTCTATTACTCAAAGCACTGGAGATGTTCCCAACGTTGATGGTGATACGGCTGTTCAAGCTAGCACGGCAATCATTGAAGGTCTCACTATCATGGAACGTGAATGTCCAATCGATCCAGATCCAACAACCGGTTATGATGCATACGCGTATGACTCATATCCATACGACACTGACCTGGACTTCGTAGCAGCTAAGTTTGTTCTATTCTTTGACATGAATGTTCAGACAACAGGAATGGTTGTTACTCAAGCAGCAGACGAGTACATGGTTGTAGTTCAGAACAGAAGCTACAGCGGTTCGCCAACGATCTCCCTGGAGCAGCTCATCGCTAACACCCTACCTTCTGGTGAGGTTGTTTACACTGGAACTGGTGTTTACGATGCACCAATTCCTAGCTCAATTGTATTCCCAGCTATGCCGCAACTTACAGATGCAAATTCGTTCACATTCAAAACGACACTTTCTGTACCGTTCAGGCTCACATTAAGTTAATTCATACAAACCATAAATATTCTATTGGTTGAAACCTTCAGAACACAGAGGATAACGGAGATAAAATGACTTCAGCGACTTTAAAAACAAAGATCAAGGGACACGTTCACATTGAGGATAAGACTACCGGCGAGGTTCTCCTTGACAAGGACAACGCTATCCACAACAAGAATATGGCCATCGCGATTGCTCGTGGTCTTTCAAACATGTCTCGAGATTCAGCAACTGGAATCGGCTTCAATCAAATTTATAAGATGAAGTTTGGCAATGGTGGTTCAAACATCGACAGCCAAAATCAGATTACATATCAGCCGCCAAACGTTACTCTCCCAACGGCTGATCTTTACAATACTACCTACTTCGAAGTTATCGACGAACAAGTTTCTGGCACACCTTCAGAAAACTACGTCAACTTCCAAGAAAGCCCTTCAGATACTTCCACGATTGTAATCTGCACGTGCACCATCGCAGCAGGTGAACCTTCCGGGCAGGACTTGACTGACTCTCCAGGTGATCCAAATCCAAATTCAACCTATGCTTTTGATGAGCTTGGTTTGTTTACCTTTGATGATAAGCTTCTTTCGCACATCATCTTCTCTCCTATCCTTAAGACGGCTAACAGAGAGTTGGTTATTACTTACACCTTGACAATCACCGTTTCCTAATAGGGGCAGTTCGTGCAGATTCCATTTAGACAAGGCATCGTCAGACGCCCAACAGTTCTTACTGGTCCAGACTGGTTGCAAAAGACCAGTTTGTCCGGTACTTCAATCGACTTGAACATTGGAACTGAATCAACGATCATCTCGTTCGCCCACTACGGGGCGAACTATTCTTTTGATGAAGATAGAACGATCGTTGGCGCTTGGGGTGGAGGTGGTGTTGGTTCAATGAATGGACCTCTTGCAGCAGCTGGACAGACGCAATACCTTTTCTGGGATGTTGACCTTGGTACTGGGTCTCTTACGAGAGGATGGACATTGGTTCCTCCAATCAACTCCTTCAATGAGCCGCTAAACCCAGTTGATGATATGCATTGGTTTGATTTGAGTCAAAATGTAATGCGTGTTTACAAGTTTAATGGTGTTACTGGATATTGGATCGACAAGGTAAGACTATTCGCTGCGGCGTATGATTCTTCTGGGTCAATTCTTCCATACGCTCTTGGTTCTCAAGTTGGCATCAATACCGGTGTTTACACAACTGGTAACATTATCCTTGGTACAAACAACAAGCCGCTCAAGCAGTCAGATGGCACCTTTGTTACAACTGAAACTGACTTGATCATCTACCAGACGAGTGGGCAGAACGTTCGCTTTGACATGGCACTGATGTTCGCGATGGCAGCTGAAGAACTTCCTAAATACTACCTGGTGAAATTCCTCCCACAGAACAGAATCGCTCTTGCATCGAGCCTTGACACTCAGAATTTTGCTCGGGGTATGGTTATTGCCGATCATCACCAAGAAGAAATGGCTCAAGTCATCTCAAGCGGTTACGTTCGCAATGAACAGTGGAGCTGGCAAGATAGTTCAATTAACAAGCCGATTTTCTGCGGCATGACTGGCGAAATTTCACTTACATGTCCAACTGTCGGTGTAGCTCATATCGTGGGACACATCGCTGATGCTACGTCGATTTACCTGAACTTCCAATCTCCTATTAGACTAAGATGAGCGACACTAATAAGCCCCTAATCCTGGATACCGACGGTATCTATAGTCAGCTTCCAGATGGCGCGATCATCAATACTGGTGGTACGAGCAATCTCACATTCACTGTAGGTGGTAGAGGGTTGCTTTTTGATGACGGGTCGTCATCTGCGGGCGGCGGTTCTACGCTTACGCTCCAGGCAATTTACAACAACACACCTCCAAGCAATGGTACAGCTGGGATCTTTCTTACTTTAGGTAAGGACTTCGTTATCTCAGACATTGCAAACGATGGGCACTTTCTAAGAATTGATGCTCTAACTGGGAAGGTAACTATCACTGGTGATCTGGAAGTTCAAGGCACGTCATCCACCATTGATACTGTTATTCAAGACAGTGATCACTGGCAAATTTCGCCAAAGCTTGGTACAACTACTGCGCTAAAAATTGAGCCAGACTTCGGTGTCATCCCGGTTGTTGATCTTGTTTCAGTTCGTAGAACATATGGCACTGCACCAGTCTTCAGAATAGATTCAAGTGGTAATCTTTTCGCTACTCAAAATTTAACCGTTGGGGGTCTCATCAACGGAGTTGACATTGCCGAGCTAAGATCTGAGATGACCGCCCACGAAAATGGTACGGCATTCAGACATCCAGCTAGTGATATCGACATTACCCCAATTACAACCCTTCCTGGGGCTGTAAACGTCCAACAAGCCCTTGAGGCAATCAATGTTAAGGCAGACATGGGTGGCGCAGGTGGAACCGTTAGAGGTTACGCTTACACTCAACTTGTTGTCGATACGATCTGGACGGTCGTTCATCACCTTAATTCTGTGAATATTAACACTACCATCTACGATACTAATCAAGAAGTCATCATTCCAGAAAAAATCAAGATCATAGATAGCAATACTATCCTCATATCGTTCCTGATGCCCATATCCGGTAAAGCGATGATTCTTGCCTTCTAAATCAGTTGTTGCCATAAATAATCTGTACGTCTATCAAAAACTTAGACCCATAGGATAAAACAAAATGGCAAACAAAACAATTGAAACGCAAGACATTGTGCTTGCAGCTACCCTGAAGGTGCTTGGATATCGTCTTGACACAATCGAAAAGATTGGAAATAAGGGAATCTTCTTCTTCAATGAAGTGGATGAAGCTATTGTCAATGATTATGATCTGGGTAATCTCAAAGTTGAACCGGTTTCTTTCAATTCGGCAATTAAGGCTTTAACAACCGCAAGTCGTCGCATTGTATAAATAATAGCTGACTGGTAGATATATTCTAATTCTCAAGGAGATTTAACATGAAATTAAATGGCAATCTTGTTCTCAATACAGATGCTACAGGCGAGTTGCAGAACGTTTATATCGAACGTCTTTCAGCAGTTCCAACATTTAACTCTGCTCAAAAGGGCCGAGTTGTCTTCAACACAACCACTGCAACGTTCTACTTCAACGATGGTACAGCATGGACTGCATTTGCTACTGGCGGTAATGCTTCAGCACTTCAAGCTGAAGTTGACGCTGTCGAAGCATCTCTTGGAACAGCTGTTAATGCCAACGGTACCTTCAATGGTTCCGCTGCGTTCACAAACTCCATCATAGCTGGTTCTGCTTCTATTACTGACGCAATCAACGCTCTTGCAACATACGCTATCGGTAAGGACACCCTTGCTGAACTTGGCGACGTTTCAATGGGTACATATTCTCAAGGTCAATACTTGAAGTTGAACACAACTACTGGTAAGTGGTACAATGAAACTTTCGTAGCTTCTGACATTACTGACGTTACAGCAACTGCTGCTGAGTTGAACACTCTTCACGGCATCACAGCTACAACAGCAGAATTGAACTACTCTTCTGGCGTAACTTCTGGTATCCAAGGACAGCTTGACAACAAGCAGCCTCTTAACACTGGTTTGACCAACTTTGCAGCATCCGCAAATGGTTCTGGTACCGGTATCATCGTTCAAACTGCTCCAAACACATTCGTAGATCGTACCATCGTTGGTCCTTCTTCAGGTGTTACAGTTACAAACGGCAATGGCGTTGCTGGTGCTCCAACAATCAACCTTACTCACAACCTTGCTGCACTTGAAGCTCTTGCTGATGGTTCAACTGGTTTCATAGTTAAGACTGGTGCTGGTACATTCACATCAGGTATCTCTCTTATCTCTGGTTCTGCTTCTCGCATCGTTGTTACAAACGGTGACGGCGTTGCAGCTTCCCCAACTGTTGACCTTGCTACAGTTGCTAATGCAGGTGGTGGTTCATTCTTGAAGTTCTCTTCAGATGCATATGGACGTATCACTGGTACTTCTCCTGTTGTAACTGGTGACATCACAGCTCTTGTAGACTCCACCTACGTTAACGTAGCTGGTGATTCAATGACTGGTAACCTTACCATGACAAGCGGTGCTACAGTAACTGGCCTTCCAACACCAACTGCTGGTACTGATGCAGCTAACAAGAACTACGTTGATGGTCTTGTATCTGGTCTTACATGGAAGACTGCTGTTAAGGCATCTTCTGTTGGTAACTTGACTCTTAGTGGTGAACAAACAGTTGACGGCATCGCTCTTGTAGCTGGTGACCGTATCCTTGTTAAGAACCAAACTACTACGTCCCAAAACGGTATCTACATTGTTTCAGCTACTGGCTGGGCACGTGCAGCTGACATGGATGCAGCAACTGAGTTCGAAGGTTCTGCAGTATTCGTGCAAGAAGGTAATACACAGGCTGATACTGGTTGGGTTCAAACCCTTGCAGTAACTACCGTTGGTACTGACCCTGTTCACTTCAACCAATTCACTGGTTCTTCTGTTCTTACAGCTGGTGTAGGTCTTTCGCAAGTTGCTAACACTCTTAATGTTAACCTTGGTGCAGCTATTGCTCAACTTCCAACTGGTGACGTAGGTCTCGACCTTGCAAACGTAGCTACCTCAGCTCTTATCTTGCAATTGGCAGGTGCTCCAGGTGTTCGTTCTACTGACACTGACTCTCAGCTTGCACTTCTTTTGAAGTCTGCTGGTGGTCTTACTCAAGATGCTGCTGGTCTTTACATCCCTGCTGGTGGTGTTGCTAATGTAATGCTTGCTAACTCAACGATCACTCTTGACGTTGATGGTGGTAATACTGGTTCTATTGCACTTGGTGGTACTCTTTCAATTCTTGGTGATTCCGTTAAGGGTCTTTCATCATCAATCTCTGGTTCAACCGTTAGCTTGACAATTGCTGATGCTACAACTGCTTCTAAGGGTGTTTCTAGCTTCGACTCTGGTGACTTCACAGTTACTGCCGGTGTAGTTTCTATTAAGGCTAATGGTGTTGACAATGGTCAGCTTGCTAACAGCACAATCGGTTACTCAGGTACTACCGGTGGTGTTCAAGTTGCTGCTCTTGGCACATCAATCTCCTTCGTAGGTGGTTCAGCTCCAGTTACTACCGTATCTGCTGCTGGTTCCGTAACGATCAACGTTGCTGATGCCACCGCATCTTCTAAGGGTCTTGCAAGCTTCTCTGCTACTGATTTCAACGTTACCTCTGGTGCTGTATCTCTTGTAGCTAAGGGTCTTAATAGCCTTACAGACGTTGCAACCTCTGGTGATGCTGCTGGTCAAACTCTTGTTTACAGCGCAGCTTCTAGCAAGTTCATTAACCGTCCTACATACTACTTGTACACATCAGGTGGTCCAGCAACTTCCCACGTTGTTACCCACAGCTTGGGTCAGAAGTACTGCAACGTAACAGTTGTAGACTCAACTGATGAAGTTGTTATTCCACAGTCTATCACCTTCAACAGTGATACACAGCTGACTGTTACATTTACTTCTGCTATCGACTGCTTCGTAATCGTAATGGGTGTAAATGCTGCTTAAGTTTAACCTCGGTTAAAATGATAGAAAGGAGTCTTCGGACTCCTTTCTTGTTTGCGCTACTGCAATAAATAACACAGGTAAACTCTAACCTATTTTGACAAGAGGTAAATTATGAAATTCTTTGGTGATGCTCACCTTCAACAGAACTTTCTAAAGGAAGCTGTTATTCCTTTGGACACAACATTCCCTGTAGTCCCAGTTGTAGGGCAAATCGTATTCAAAGATCGTATTCTTTACATCTGCGTTGAAATTACAGGCGGACTCCCATACTGGGTTCCACTCACAAATGAAATTACGGCCTACACGTACATTCAAGCAACTGACGCTTCTGTCTGGACTGTTGACCACCCACTTAACACTTCTCAAGTAAGCGTTACTGTGTACGATACCTCTAACAGAGTTATCATCCCCGGTGAAGTTACAGTTACAGATCCATCGCAGGTTGTTGTTAACTTTGGAACACCAGCTCAAGGTAAGGTTGTTGTTCTTACAGGTACGTTTGATGGACAGACAAAGCCAACCTACGCTTTCGAGTTCTTCCAGACAAATCCTTCTACCACTTGGACTATTCCACATGGTCTTGGACGCTATCCAATCGTTCGTGTCTTCGTTGGTAATCAAGAAGTTCAACCTCAGACAGTTACATTCGACTCTCTTGACGTTCTTACCCTTACGTTCGCTGATGCGCAAGTTGGTCAAGCGAAGCTTATATAATGTCCTATTTTTGCTAATTTCTATAAATGCTCTCATCCAAACAATGAGAGCATTAACATGGAAAAGAAATATGTCAGAGCGTCAAATAGAAAGCATCACATAGTTTATAAAACTACTTGTATTGTTACTGGAAGATACTATATTGGACTTCATAGCACCGATGACTTAAGTGATAGATATTTAGGCAGTGGAAAACGACTGAGAAGATCAGTAAATAAGCATGGTGATGCTAATCATGTTAGAGAAATATTATATGAATACGCTTCTAGAAAAGAAGCATCCGATGCTGAAAAGATCCTTATAACAAAGGAAATGATGCTTGACAATAATTGCTTAAATTGTGGACCAGGGGTTAGGAGCAACAGATAGATCTGTAACTAAGGATGAAACCAGAGCAAAGATGTGCAAGGCTCGGACTGGTATGAAATTAACAGAAGAGTCAAAGCGAAAGATAAGTGCAGCTAATAAGGGGTTGAAAAGGACACAAGAGCAGATAGAAGCAATGAAGACACGATTAACTGGAATTAAACTTCCACCTAGAACACCAGAGTATATTGCTAATTTAAAAGCCGCTGCTAAAACAGCGAAGAAAAGGATACCCATGACTCAAGAAACTAAATTAAAAATATCAAACAGCATGAAACTTGCAAGAGCAAGATCAGCTGAAACAATCTAAGGAGCCAGTATGGCACAAGTTATTCCTTCAGTGTACCGACACACTCAGTCCGTAGCAGCAGCTACGTGGACTATTACTCATAACCTTGGCGGAGCTTCTAGTCAAGCTATTCCAATCGTGGATGCGTTCATTATGGACAATGGGGTTCTTTCAAAGATCATTCCTGGTTCCGTTACAATTGCTGACAAAAATACTGTCATCTTGCAGTTCTCGATGGCAAGAAGTGGCGAAGCAATCGTTATTGCCTAAGGAGAAAAAATATGTCAACAGGTGGTATCAAATTCTTTACATACACCCAAGTTTCTGAAGCCAAGGTATGGAATATCTTCCACGGCTTCGGGCACTACCCAGCTGTCGACGCTAAGGTGTATGATGACAATGGAGATCTTCAAAAAGCATTCCCATTGTCAGTAACGCACATCGATGAAAACAATGTTCAAGTCACGTGGTCATCCAATAGAAAGGGATACGTAAGTCTTGCATCCACAGTTGTCTAATTTCGGACAGCAATAAAACATAACGGAGAAAAATATGTCAATCATTAGCAGCCTTGCTGAAGGACCTTTAGGTCAAGCCAAACTTATAATTGGAGCTGTTGTCATAGCCTTGGCTGCCGTGGCGATAAGTGGTACGTTGTACTACATTCACCACTTGAGAACACAAGTAGCAACGCTAGAGGAGCAGAAGAATACTCTAGAAGCAAACAACAAAATCCTTCAGGAGAATAATATAGTCTTGAAGGATAATGCTATGAAGTTCTCAGAAGCAAATCAAACAAACCTTGGGACGGTAAAATCCCTTCTTTCAGAAAGAGCTGCAGCTCAAAAGGTCATCAACGACCTTGCACTAGCTTCCCAGAATGACAAGAAGGTAATCGCCAGTCTTAATGGAAAGATTGATGACATGTTGAAGGATCCAAAGAATGACGGCGCAGTAGCCCCAGTTCTTCGTGAAACTATCCGCGGTGTGCAGAATGAATGGAGACAATAATGAAACGCATCCTAACCATTATCGCTCTAGCTGTTCTTATTCCAGCCTGCAGCTGGAATAACCCAGACATCGTAAAGCCAGAACAGCAAGTGGCTGAAAGCGTGAAGTATGTTGTAAAGATTCCTCCAAAGGAACTAATGACTCTTCCAGAAGTGCAGAAGAAGCTTGACGTTGATACCGCGAAGCAGTCAGACATTGCTCGCTGGATCATATCAACTGAGATTCGTACAAAGGCTCTTGAAAATCAAATCATTGGCATCGCTTCATTTTTCAATGATGAGCAATCCAAGTTAGATGAACAAGCTAAATCTGAAAACACCAAGGCGGCTAATGACGCGATTGACGCTCAAGCTGGTGAGGCTAAGGCTGCCATCAGCAAAGAAGTTAAATGAGCTGTGGCTGCGTACAACCGGCAAAGGCCGCTTTATGGACTCCCATTCCAGAGTTTAGACAGCCTACCGACATCCAACTCCACGAGAATATAGATTGCTATATGAGGAGAGCTGGAAACCCTACCGGCTTAATGGATGATGCTGATCCGGTTAAAGCACCCGATAGAATTGAGAATACCTCTCTTACTTCTGACCTCGCGCTTCACGTCAATGAAACGTTCAAGCTAACGGATGGGTCAACTCGTACGCCAACATGGTCAATTAGTGGAATCAGCATTCCAGGATTCTCGATTGATCCAGCTACTGGCGTAATCAACTGCACCATAGCTGAAGCTGACGCGAATAAGAATTACAGGGTGATGGTCACAGCTTCAGATGGAGCTGGGATTATTGATGCTCGTGAGTTCAACTTCTATCCTAAGTCTGCTGACAAGGATGGTATAGTTAAGTTCGTAATACCTCTTGATGGTGACACTCATGTTACGTGCAACTTTGGTCCTCGCAGACCGCCTGCAGCAGGCGCGACTTCCAATCACAAGGGAATGGACTTTGCCAGAAAGGATCACTCGCTTGGAAATATTCTAGCAGCTGGAGACGGTACTGTAGTGCGCTGTGGGCCTGGTACGGGTTGGGGTAATGTAATCTTCATTGAACACAACGACGCGCAAGGCCGTTTAGTTGCCACTACCGTTTATGGACACTGGTCAGAAGCTTATGTTGCCGTAGGACAACACGTTGCTGCAGGTCAGAAGATTGCGAAGGAAGGAAATGTCGGCATAGGTACAGGAGCCCATCTTCACTTTGAAATGCACAAGGGAAAGTTTGGCAATCCAGTTGATCCAGCCCCTTACCTGAATGGTTCAACAGAGCTAGCAACATCTGGCGGAAGCGGTGGAGGTTCAGGACCTTCTACTCCAGTAACGCGCACAAACGTTGGAATGACTTCGAATGAAGCTATTAACTCTAACGCTGACTGCCCTCAAACTCTTCCAGCCGATACTAATCTTCCACCGAAGACACCATCAGACGAACAGACACCGGATCTTCCAGCTAACAACAAAAACAAGTACAGAGCAGCATGTGCTATTGGTGACCCCCCACCCGTGCAGACAGTAAAGGACGTAATTCTCGCCGAGTGTTCCGCCGAGGGATTAACTCCTGAGGAAGCAAACTTCATCTTGACAGTTGCTACCATCGAAAGTGGTCTCGACCCAGCTGCTAAGAATCCTACATCTTCAGCTACTGGACTTTATCAGATGCTTGACGCTATCGCGGTGAAGTATTTTGGCCTGCTCAACCTTTCACCAACGTGTGAAAATAGAATTGACCCTGCAAAGTCAACTCGGGCAATGATCAAGTTCTTTCAATTGGAATTTAAGCCGTACTACCAGAACTACGTTTCGTCTGGTAAGACTAAGATCGCCAACAAGACGATCGCTCAGACATCATGGTCAGTCCAATACCCAAATTTCACCATGGGCGAGTTCATGTACGGGCTTATTCACCACGATGGAGTTGGAAACGCCGTCTCGGGTACTGATAAGGGTGGAGTATCATACTGGCGCTCTAAGGTTAAGAGCGCTTAAGCAGCTCGATTAGCGACGCGTGGTTTAGCGTACTTAGTAGTTTAGTCAGGTGGTTTAGCGTACTCATTTGAAAATGGCACTTCTTCAATAAGTGCCATTTTCACTGGCTGTTCATTTAACCAGCCAGAGCAGTGATTGAGTGCGTAGAAGGAAGTATGATAGCCTGATGCCGTTGGAGCCTTGGGCAGGGCAGGGCAGGGCAGGGCAGGGCAGGGCAGGGCATGGGCATGGGCAGGGCATGGGCAATCACCAACGAGAAGAATGCCACCACTTATTTGTTTCTGCTTGAACTGCAGGTAGATAAGCTTACGCTTATCTAGGATAGCTCGCTTCTTCTCGAGTGAGAACTTATCAAAAAGCTGACATTAGTCTTCAGCTACGATATTCTTTGTCTTGCTTTCAAGCACAAGAACTTTGTCCTGGAGGTTCTTGATGTCATCTTTGTCCTTTTGCTGCTTACCCACGATGTTGGCGATAACAAAGGAAAGAGCAACATTGCAGAAAAGAGAAACGATGATACAGATAGTGAACATATAAGTGCTTTCGAATGTAATGAATTATTGTAACCCATTCAAAGCCCAGCGTAAACTGGCACTGGCTAAAGTGTTCTTATTAGTCGAGCCGGATGCTTGATTTCTATGCACCAAACTAATGATTTCGACTTAGAAGTGGCCTTCAAACCACTGTTCCCACTTACCGGGGAAGTTTTTGGGCTGATAAAACCATCTGCCACCGCCAGTTTCCTTGATACACACGTTCAGCTTAATCTGATAAAGGTCGCCAAGAAGGATAGGTGATATGACTGTGATGAAGTGAGGACCTGCTGGGAATAGAACCAGCGTACCTCGCTGTGGTACAATGCTAAAGTTGTAGACTGGGAATTCAAGTTTGCCACCAAAGACTTCATGGTTTGGATCAAGAGGAACCTGATCATTAAAGTCCTTTAACCAGATGTATCCGACAAGGTCAACGTCCTTGTTCATAACCCACTTCTTGCGAAGGTAAGTTGAATTTTCACAACCTGGATTTTGGGCTGGAGCTTTAGAGTTCTCCGGAAAGTACTGAAATACTGGCTTCTCTAAACCACGATATGTAGCTGAGTAGTGCTCTTCAACTTCAGGAATGTGCTCTCTAAAGCGTGAAGCAATTTCCTCTTCCCACATAAGGTTATAGCGCTCAAGCTTCTTAGGGTCTCCCGCCTCGTCCCTGTCTGGATCAAGTATCTTGATGTCATTGACGATTTGTTCGCAAACTAGGGGAGATAGAAATTCTTGAATTATGATGAATGGGCTTTTCATAATGCCTCTATGTTATGGGGTTTTAACGTAGCTTGACTGCTGATGTATTTATTTGGTTTTGCAAACTTCTTTCCACGAGTGCTATGTCACGGCTCAGGTCACTAATGTCCTTGCTAATTTCCTTGTGGTAGCTTCTAAATTCAGGTACTGTTGTACGGGTGAACTCGTCAGCTTTTTCAATCTGGGATATGGCACGAACAAGAATACCGTGAATGCGCTGTTGAAGTTCCTTAGCTGCCTCTGAATCTGTATGGACGCTAACATCATGCATCTTCATGTAGTGCTTAATGTCTGCAAATTCTGCAATGATTGCCTTGAAGCAGTTGCTAATCTCTTCCTTCATGGCGTGAAGGTTAGTGTCGATGCGCTGGAAGTCCTCATCTAGTTCCTGTACTTCTCTTTTGATTTCTGCAAGTCCTGTCATAATGCGCTTAGTACTGCTCTCAGTAAGACTTGTGGTTGATAATCTATCAATCGTTGTAACAAGCGCGTTAATCTTATGGTGGATGTCTTGAATTGTGACGTCATCGGATACAGCCGCTTCTGCCTGTCCAGTCAGAAAGCTAAATATACCTGGTTTTTTCTTCTTACTGGACAAGTGCATCATTACCTTTATCGTTGAAATAATCGTTCCTACAACAAGTGTTAATACCCCTAAGAAGGCTGTTGGCGATAAAGATGATGCTAGTTGAACCAGCGTGTTTAGTAATGATTCCATAAAATCCTAAGTGCTAAAATTATTTATCCAAACATACAAATTCAGTGTGCTCTTCATCTTCTGGAATAATCGTTACTCCTAGCGTGTTGAAGTGTTCAACCGCAGGAGTAAATAAAAATTTATCAGAATAGTCTTTTAGGACGTAAACACTACCAACTTTGTTTTCGGTATAGAATTTTATTCTATGGGTCTCAGGTATAAATTTTGTTGAATTCTTTGACGTGCAAAAATTAGGTGCACACACAAATGGTTTCGTGTTATGTGTGATGATATTATTATTGAATTCGTGAAATGAAAGCAATAGGTGCTGCAGATAGTTTGAGATACACTTAATGATCTGTAAGAATCCATAGTCCATTCTGTCTGACTGTATTGTGTCCAATATCTCCAGAACAATACCACTAGAGTATGTGTGAATCATCTTTGCGAACACTCTAACGTTTGCCGAGAAAACATCTGGATAACTATCCATAACTGCCTCGATAGTATTTAGTTCATCTACAAAGTATTCTTTGACAGATGCCATCAAAGTTGGAGGCAAAGTGTGAGAGTTTGATGTGAGACAAAGCTTTTCGATCTTGAATACCCACTGTGAGAAGCGGTCAAACTCAAGAAGAATTGATTCCTTAGCAGCTTCATCAAACACCAACTCTTTACGGGTTAGTTGAAGGAATGAAGCCGCTTGCGCTCTCTTAAAGTTGGCAATAGCTTCTGCAGAGGATATTCTGAAAACGATGTTATTGCGCAGGTACATGCCCATGTTACACGCTCAAGTATGGTGCAAGCTTCTCAGCATCAGCACTGCCAAACACAATCTCTTCAATTCCTGTATCCTCGTTGCTGCACACAGTAAGTGATGTACTAAACTGTTGAGAATCAGAATCAGTAAATGCAACAACCACGTTGATCAATCCATCACTTAATGGGTACCTGTAGCTCATACCACCAAACATAAACATTTCGAATCCCTGTTCTGCTGGTCTCGTTTTGTCTTTAGCAACCTTCAGCACTGACGTTGAGATAGATGAATCGAATAATGCTTTAATCTGTGTTGTGAGTGAGAGCGACTTAATAATGACATTCGGCAGTTCAATGGTTGTCTGTTGAATTAAGGCCGGCTCTTGTCCCAAGGCAACCGTGGTGGATGGATCTTCTACTGGAGCTGGTGGCAGCTCCAAAGTAGCAACCGCAACGAAGTCTTCTGGGCTTGGCATTTCTGTGTCTGGGCTTGGAATCGGATTTGCTTCAACGCTTTCACTATCAAAGCTAATTACCGTTGTGGTACCAGCTGTAGTGACTGTTGGAGTACCCCATCCAGAGGCTAAAGCCACCATAATTGCATCCAGCAGATCAGATGTAGCTGGTTTTCCAAGACTAATGAGAATATTACACATTCTGTTTCCTTAAGCTATTTCAGCTTCTAACTGTACGTAAAATTTATCCACTCTATCTGCCAACTTATCAACATAGTCTAAAAGATTAACTCTAAACTCCTGTGGGAATCCCCCAGCAGATGTCATAAGAATAACACCATCTGAGATATCTGTTCCAAATATCTCATTGTGCATAATCGCATATGCTGTCAGCTGCAGTTTGTAATCATCGATATCCTTATCGCCCTTCAAGCGGCCAGCCGTCTTGAAGTCAATGATGCATTCCTTACCCTTATAAACACCAATGCAGTCGCACCGACCGGCAATTTCAAGAAGGTCAGAATAGAGAGCAACTTCCTGTCCCCAAACTTCTTCAATAGCGTTCAGCTTTAGCTTCAGCCCATTGAAGGACGTAATAATGCTGCTGTCGAACTTCTCACCCTGGATAACGGGTTCCTTCTTCAAGTAGCGCTCAATCATCAAGTGCACTGATGTACCCCTATCGGCAGCTTCTTGCGTCTTCTTTTGCGCTACGTCCATTCCTAAAGATGCCTGCCAATTTTTCAAAGCATCAGCTTTTTCAGGAGGGGTAGTACCACCCAACACCGTAGTGATTGATGGATAGAACTTGCCACTTGGGGTTTGATAAAAGCGCTTTCCCTTGAAGGAGAGAGCTTCCATCTCTTCATAATTAAATTTCATATGTCTTATTCGAAAATCAATATGTTTCGATCATCTCTAAAATTTCATCTACTTGCTTGCGCGATAGGTAGATGCCATCTGGAAATTCGGATTCGTCATCAACGTTCTTAACTGCAAAAGCACCATCTTCGGCTGGCTTGAACAAGATTCTGACATCCTCGGTTGAGATTACAGAACCAGTCTTGTGCTTTTCAAGAATGTGCTGGAGCTTTACAGTCTCCTGGTCATCTATCTTGAATGATAGACCAGTAACTCTTAGCATCAGGCCAGCGGAGCCAAGCTTAGCGATAATCCACTTGCCTTGATCAACCGCATCCTCAGCGATGATGTCACCCTTAGCTACGAATCCATTAAACTGCGGTGCGGCATTTGAAGGTGCTACGTTAGGCTTAGCAGGTGCCAGTTTAGCTGAAGCATTATTGATGGTCTTCAAAAGTGAACTATTAGCACCTACCTTGCTAAGGTTTGCCTTCACCTTTGGTGAAGCTAGCTGAGCTGCAACTGACGTGTTGGAAGATGTATCCACGCCCATTGACTGCAAGAATGCGCTAATAGATGATTGTGCAGCAGTGGAATCTTCGCTAATAACTCTACCGCTTCTACACGCTGCTTCTTCAATGTCAGATGCGTTCAAGTCAATATCCAAGTCAATATCCTTATCCTTATCCTTCTTTTTCTTCTTTTTCTTTGGCTTGTCCGTGTCATCACTGCCACTAACGTCAAGCTCATTATCATCACCGCCCTCATCACCGCCCCTATCTTCCTCATCGTCACCCCTATCTTCCTCATCGTCAGCATCAAGATTGAGATCAGTGTCTGCAGCGCTTTCAATATCAGATTCAGCACTTGCTACGTCCTGCTGGTCAGATGAATCAAGCTCATCACTTTCTCCACCTTCAAGTCCAAGGTGAATTTCTGGTTCTCCATCATCATTTACTTTAGTGACAACTGGCTCTTCAGGAGTTTGTTCGGCTGTCGCAGCCAGCGCGTCGCCAGAGGTATTTGAGACGTAACCTTCTGGCCATTCAATGTCAACGATGTCATACTTAGCTGCAAGGTCATTGATGACAACTTCAAGATCATCCTGCTGCCCTAAAAGGACTGATAAAGCCTTTTCAAATTCGTCAGCCTGTGCCGCGTTAACGTAGACCTTTGCGATCTTGCCATCATCTGTTTCCATACCAAAGGTAACTGTGTCAACTTCATCGTTAAGCTCGTGGGCTTTATCAAGATAACGGTTAACGTCCATCTGAGTTACCTTATTTCCTATATTAACATTGTTCCGCAGTCTATTAAACTCGATGTCATTCTTCGCACCTGCAGTATCGTCAACGTCTGTAGCAAACTTCAGGTCTCTTGTGTGAGCCCAATCTTCAGTCATTGACTTGTGAAGGGGAATTTTCCCTTCAGCTTTAATAGCTTTAGGAATTGGGAACCTGCTGCCAGCCTTAAACTTTCTGATGCGGCGGGTTATCATCTTAGCACCCTTCATAAGCATCTTAGGAAGTGGTGCAATCACTGCTGAAGATGTTGTTCCTGAAATTACCTCTGGTACTGCACCATTGGTGGCAGGGGTTGCACCTTGCGATGCTCCTGATGCAGCATCATCCTCATTGATTGTTTTCAAAAGTGTATATGATTCTTTCACGTCTTCGGCTCCATCAAATAGGGATTCAATTGTTTTTCCGTACAGCGCGAGGACAAGCTCTGTAGGCGTTGAGCTACGAAGAACGCGGGCATTTACGTCCAAGATGTCCTTCTTGGTTTCTGCAAACGCTGTAAGAGTACGCTTCATAATCTCTGGAGTGATCCCTATTTCCTTACCAGTTTTTAGCTTAAGCTTGAATTCACCAGAGTCCTTCTTGAATTCGTCAAGAATAGAATTTACCTCGCTAATTGCGTTCTTCAAGATAGAAGATACCTTCGTCTTGATTGAACCAAAGCTTTCAATGTGAAGGCTGTCTGCAAGGGCTTGAGCTGTAGCTTGAGGAGTTTCAGCCTTGAACTTTGTGATGAAGCGCTTTACACCAGAGGACATCGCTAATTCCTTAGCACCCATAATTTCAGCAATTCGAATTTTAGCTTGGCCGAATGCTCCACCTCTCATCTCAATCGCCGCATCTTGATCAGTAGTTCTAACCAATCCAGCGATGCTGTTTCTTACAGCAGAGTTAAAAGCATTGATAGCTGTGAACACGTCCTTGTCAACGATCTTTATTTGACTACCAGTTACAGGGTCTCTAACGACAACACCCTCAACGCCGATGTCCTCAGATGGATGAAGGTTTGAATCTTGAAGGAATGGTTTGATCTTGCGCACGAATTTACCAAGGAGCATTTCCTTGATTGGAATCTTGAAGTTGTTTAGAATGTGTGCAAGAACCTTGTCACGCTCTGCCTTAGCTTCTTCTCGTTGTTCCTTTGGAACCTTATTAAGTGAAAGCTCTGCAACTTCCCCGTTCGTCTTATCATTTAGCACGTCATTCTTCATGCCCAGGAATTTCTCAAGCTGCTTAAGAAGGTCATCAGCACCGGATGTGTCAACCTTCTTTGTGCTGATAGGTGCTACTTGGGTGAATTCCCACTTAACCTTCTCATCGTCTTGCTGAAGTATTTCACCATCTGGAGATGAAACGATTGTTGACTCAACTGTTACAGTCTTCTTGTCAACAGCCTTTGCAAGGGCTTTAATTCTGTCATCTGGAGTGCCATTCACCCCACGAAGAATGACAATGAAGTTCTTGTCTGAAACCCCGTACGTAACCGTATTTGGCTGACGTCCAAACAGAATTTCAACTTCAACCATGTCACCTTCTTCAAGGTAACGCTCAATGACTGGCTTTGCTTTTTCAAGAGCAAGGTGAGCAGCTCTGAAACCGTTATAGTTAGCTACCATTGGATAGTCACTCACGTCATAGAAGCGACCTTTCTTCGGTGACTTGCCTTCACGTGATGTGAATAAACCATTCTCATCTAGACCAAACCAAAGGTTAGCTCCATCTAGCTTCTCAGTGATTATCTTATCCTTTAGGGTTTTTACGGTGCGAATGAACTCGCCAGGAGGCAAATCCTCCAGATGGGTGATTCCTTCTAGTAAAACAACGGTTGAAAGGATTGATGTCATGAGTGTCGAGCATACGAATTGATAGTTTAGTATTTATAGAATGGTTCCCGCGGAGAAACTAAAAAGGGAACAAACCTTTCGATCTGTTCCCTAAACCTTGAATCAGGTAAGATTACGCGGCTGGAGCATCTGCAGCTGGAACTTCTTCTGCTGCTGTAGCTGCTGTAGCTGCTGTAGCTGCTGTCTTAGCCTTAAGTTCAGCTGCAACGGCCTGCGTAAGCTCAGCGTCAAGACTGCGAATTGCAGCTTCTGTCTTTGCTACTGCAAGACGTTCTGTCGCAAGTTCATTGCGCCATTCAGCGTGGATTTCAACAAGACGTTGAACGTTTACGCTGAAGTCGGCAACAGGATACTCTGTTCCGTCGATTGTGATTGTTGTTGGTACTGTTGCTTCTTGCATAATATGCTCCTTTGGGTTTAAATATTCATCAGGCTTGATAAGCCGTCTGCTTTCTTGGTTGATGGTTGTCGCTCGTCTAACACGATATTAACCTTTGGCTTAAAGACGAGAGCTCCTTTCTTCTTGAGAGAAGAAACAGTTAGTGAGATTGCATCCCATCCTAACAATGCTCGGTTGCCAACTCCACTTGAATTACGAGACTTTAGGCACTCGTAGTAAATTTCGCCAGCAGCTTTCATTAAGTCATCCTGCTTAATACCGATTACATAGTCAGCTGTATTTATCTTGGAGATGCCGCCTTGAATGTGAGCCTGATTTAACTTGTCTGCCTCAATCGCTGTACGTCCAAGTTGAGATGCGGAGATCATAATGGCATTATAGTCAAAACCTAAGCTTCTAACTTCTTCAGTAACGTACTTATCCTTGATGAACAGATTATCCAGCGAGATGTTCATAGTGGTACCCATGATGTCAAGATAATCTACGCAGATAAAGTCAGGTACAAAACCTTCTGTCTGCTCTAACTGCTGTAACCATGATCGAATTGTATTTATATTGGTTCGATTCTCGGGCATTCTCTTGACCCGGAACTTACCATATGTCTCACTTGCCTTTTCAACCAGGTTAGCGGCCTTTGTGAGTTCCCTAAGTAGGTTCTCCTGGGCAATCTTAGTGATCATGGAGTCAAGTCTCTTTGACACAACATCCTCAGACATTTCAAGGGAAATATAAACGCCATGCAACCCTTGAGCCAGGAAATTTTTAGCGATGTTCAACATGTTCATCGACTTACCACCACCAGAGTTAGCGGCAAACATGAGAAGTTCCTGCCGAGACATTCCGCCACCGATAAGATCGTCAAGCTCTTGGATGCCAGTGGAGATTCTAGCTGATGTATCATGGGTGCGCTTCATGCGTTCTTCAGGATTAGCAAAGTAATCCATACCAAGATCGCGTTGAAGACCCACTGAGATGGCATCTCGAAGTGTCCTCAAAATTTCGCCGAAGTCTCCCTTTTCAAGAAGGTCTGGGCCCTGTAGGATTGCTTCGGTGATTGCTCGATTGCGGCAGAACTCTTCTACTTCAGTAGAGACATAGTTCATGTCAGACTTTTCAATCTTACCAAGATCTTCAAGTGTAATACCAGTCTCAGCCTTCACGGCACCTAACTTGGGCACATCCTTATATTTCGTAAAATACTCTTGCATGAACTTCACTGTCTTCTTGAGCGAAGGGTCAAAGTAGGATGGCTTAATTATACCTGAACACATTGCCATTAGGTCTCGATTACCTAACATGCAACTCAACATAACTTTTTGCTTTTCTGAATCCATAATATCTCCAGCGTTATGTACAATTTATATTGATAGCAAGCTGCGCAGAGTCAGCGTCCTTCGGCAGGTTCTTCATGAGCTGCCAAGCAGTCCAGGTTCTGCCATGCTTTACTACACATTCATTCAGGTCTCTTGACCCATTAGGAACAAATGCAATTTGCCATCCTTCCTTGAGCACCTTCTCCGCAAGGTGTCTTCCATTTTCATCCTTGTCAATTACGAAGACTAACTTACGATTTGATTTATGTAGGAGTTCTAACTGCGCTGGAGTGAGCTTACTTCCAAGAGTAGCGACACCATTGAACATCATAGCATCAAAGACACCTTCGGAAACAAGGAGCGGTTCTGCTGAGTAAGAGTTCAATGCATCGTAGTTAAAGAGAACAGCTTCTCTACCAACTGGTGCATTGTCATATCGCTTCTTTTCATGGTCGTGAATTGTCCGTGCTTGCCAATAGATTAACTTACCATTACGGTAGTAAGGAATGATGACGCGATCCTTGAATCGATCTTCTAGGCTGAAGTAGAATGGGAACTTATTCACATCCACTTTTCTGCTTTCAAGATACTCTACTAACTTGATTTGATAATCAATAAACTCTGGGCAGTTTCCAATTTGGAACGATTTCTCTGGAAGCTTTACTGTTGGGGTTGAAGTGTTAATCTTGGAAAGAGTTGCGAGGGTTATTTTCTCTTCTTTCTTTTCAGTGAAGAAGGAACTATTAACCACTGCACTAATTTCTGTATCATCGATGCCATGTGCATTTAGAATGCTTCGCATCTTTCTAGAAATCTTACCGGAGAATTCTTCATACACAGAAGTTGTGGAACAGTTCCAACAGTTGTAAATAATTGCATCACCTTCAAATTTAAATCCAGCTCTGTTTTTGTAATCGTTACAGCATGGACACTTCTCAACATACCAATCTTTGTGGAGTGTAAAATGAACCTTTTCCTTAATCAGATCACCAAGACGAAGCTGTTTAAACATAACAAGTATTCAAAATGCTATTATAACTTGATGGAAAAAGCTTTAAACAGGGATCAGCCTTTAGAATATGCTGAACTTCATCACATAATTCCACTTTGTATTTCGCAGACAAATGATAAGGATAATTTAGTTAGACTTACTGGTCGAGAACATTTTATAGCACACGTGCTGCTGATATAAAATCAATCTCAAAGGCTAGTTAATCTTAATTTGTTGAATGTAGGCCATCACGCCATTTGAATAATGGTTCTTGTTTGGATCAATATTCCTAGCACCACCAGCACCTTGGTTATACGCTACTGCTAATTGCTTTATTGTATCATATCCGGCATTTCGGAGTAACAAGAGATACTTGCTGGCTATTGACATATTGAACCTGTCATTCTCAATTAGCTTGGCAATTACTTCCTCGTCAGTGTTAGTGTGGAATCCAAACTCTATCTTTAAATCAGGGAATGTTTTCAGCACGTCCTTAGCAGCGTCTAGCTTGATTTGAGCAACACCGTAATAGCGAGCATTTGTCTTCAACCCAAACTCTTGACCTGCAACCTTGTAGGATTTCAGATCACCAGCCTTTGTCTCTTGAAGGATGATACCCTGAAGGATTTGTGGTTGCTTGTGCCCGTCTTTTTGGGCAATCTCGTACGCCTGGCTAAGAAGCTCAGCTTGGTGGTGAGATAGATTTTTCGGTATGTCCATTGAGACTCTGTTGGAATCACTGGCCACAACCGTGATTTCTGCTGATGATTGTTTAGAGATAACAAAATAGGAGCTACTTACTGCCAGCCCTATTACTGTGCTTGCAACAATTGATAGAATAAAGTTGCTTAACTTCATTGGGTTTTTCCTTCCTTGTTTAGGGGTTGGTCATACTTTCTTACGTTAGAGAGCAGAGCTTTCATATCAATATAGATGATGAAATTTTATTTATACTCTAGGAGTATCATTCATTATATCAAATGGTAATATAAAACAAAACTGGGACCTGAATTTCTCCAGGTCCCAGCAGCGTCATTGTTGTTAGGGCAAAAATTTGCCCTAACAAAAGTTTTCAGCTAGACATTCTTCTGCAGAAGAATGTCCGCCTCCCTTTGCCATCGCCATCAAAGTCCTTGAATCTGTGAATGTCTTCACAGATTCATCATACAATTCTGTTTTTCGGTGGTGCAATCACTTCATCTAACACGATTAGCTGATGAAGTTGCCGGTGGTCTTGTCAAGCTGAGCTTCTGCTGGATTGACGAAGTCAGAACCAATCATCTTGTCTGTACCATAAGCTTGAACGGATTCAAGACTACCTGTTGAAGCACGAGCACCCTTAGGACGCTTGGACTTAACGTTGTTTGAGTGGAAGAAATCAAGAGCATTCATACCATTTGAAAGGCGTGCCTGTGAAAGCAATTCCCATGCTTCGTACTTGTCAGCATGCTGAGAAGAAACGATCTTCTTAATACGACCCTTGTCAATGTTGTGAAGAGCGTCAATTTCGATGTAGTAGATTGAACCGTCCTTAAACTTCTTGACAACCATAACTTCCTTAAGAAGTCCAGAATCATCAACGTCGCACAAGAAAATGTGTGGAAGGGATGTTGGGGTTAGTTCGATTGTTTCGCGTGCTTGTGTTGCCATAGAGACTCCTTTAGTATATTGGGATAACGTGCATACGTTTTAAAAACCCAAGGTTGAATATTCACCTAATATTTATAGGGGTCGGGCTGACTGATAACAGGTTATTGAATTGACAGTCTTACACACGTCTTATCTTTAAAGCTATGATATGCTAGCACGATAAACGATTCCTGCTTAGGTTTAGGTATTGACACTCTGATATTCTTTTTGATGACGCCAACAATTTCTTCTCCCCTATCAGTATTAAACAGAAGAAATCCACACACGAATACAACTACTGCAAAGATTATGAGCATGGCTGCTGCAGCTGGTACAGTCATAGGCACAAGTTCATTTGCTGCAACATATGCTATCCAAGCAAGTAGCTCGCCAAATGGAACACCAATGCCTAACCCACCAACAAATGCTGCTAGCGAGGCTACAATTACACCCTGTACAACGCGTTGTAAATAACTACAGAGATCAGGGTCAGTATCCCACTCGCAGTGATTACCATAAGTGACAGCAAGATGCCAATGCAAAGACTTCTTAGATAAATTGAATGCTTTCATTAAAACTCCAGTAATGCTTTCTTACGAACTGCAGAGGTCTCTTCTTTCAACGGAGACCTCTGGCCTGTTACACTGAACATATTAACAAACGCTGTAGAGTCTTCTGCAATTTGTTTTAAACCGAATTTTCCGCAGAATTTAGTAAATGCAAAGAAGGAGAATTTTCCGTGATTGACTAACTCGTGATCGAGAGTCTCTTCAATAACCTTCTTGATGTTGTCTGGTTGGCATTCAAGGTTCATGAGGCGATTGTTTTCCTCGAACAGATCGGATACGAGATAGGTTGTAACCTCATTAGTATCTGGATCTGTAAATGTCCATGTTTCATTCATCAGCTTGGTTAGTTCATAGTCGTCACTGAAAGCCTTTTGAAGACGCTTTGCTTGAACTCGTGGATACGCTGAGAAAACGTTATCTCCCTTATCTCCACGGAATGCTTTTTCAAACATAAAGTAATCTGCATCATCAACACCACAAGTGTCAATAAGGGTACGGGGCTTTCCATTGTCTGGATTAATGAGAGTGAATCCCTTGTGCTTCCAAAGCTGGACGAAGTCCTTATCTCCGGAAACACCGATTACCTCGTCACCTTGGGCTGTGAATCGACGGACATAGCCGCCAAAAAGATCGTCACCTTCAAGGAGTGGGTTTGACAGACACACCAGGGAGGTGTGGTTGCGAGCTAGCTCTTCAAATGATTTAATTAGCTCAAAGAATGGTTCCATCGAGGAATCCTTCACACGATTTGCCTTGTACACCTTTTTTGAGATACATTTTTCAGACTTCGTGTATTCCTTGCGCCAGTTGTTTGTACCTTCAAATGTTACAGCTACCTGATCTGGTTTGAATTGCTTGTAGTACTTGTTAAGTGAACGCAGTGCAACATGCATCGCAAGTCCAGCTTGTTCCTCAGGACTGCCGCCCTTGTTATGCATGCTGTTCGCAGCGTGTGCCCGAAATAGAATATTTGCGGTATCAAAAATCAAACGTTTCATTTAAATTCCTTAGGTAGGAGATATTCTCAAGCAAAGCTCATATTGTTTAACCCAAGAGGTATGTCCAATCGATGATATACTCTGTTATGATAGATAGGATAACGGGGTTCCGTCATTAAACCACTTAATTGATCCTAGCAGGATAGAATTAGTCTTGTTAAAAACCTCGGGGGCTTTCTTCACTTCGTTAAGTTCTACTTTTATTATAACTCTTACCTATATGCAAGTAAACCATAGAAGATGTCTTCTACGTCATCACCATTCAGATGGCCCAGCTCAACGCTGCGATTGAGTAGAGGAGTCCATGTCGGCAGCCTGTCATTGATGTTTGCAGTAGCTCGAAGCTGAACTGCAACCTGAGCAGATGAGTAGCGTGTGATGGTCTGCATGATAGTTTGAAGCTTTTGCTCAAGTGGAGCAAAGTTATCTGATTCCATACACTTGAAGCGAAGTTCAAAAATTTCATTCACGTTCGCTGATAGTTTGTTAAGATCATCTATCACGATTATCTCCGTAGGGTGTTTGCTTCACTTGTAAGGTGAGGAGTGCCTGATGGGTTGATGGTGTCTGATTGATTAGCCAGCTCTTCGGGAATCATCTGACTCATCATGAAGAACATTTGAACAGTTTCCTCGTCAGTGAGACCATGGAAGCCACGCCCATGAAGGTGCTTAATGAACGCTTTGTTCCAGCGCATTGAGAATCCAATGCGGCCATCAGCATCCATTCCACTTGTTTCAAAACAGCTCCATGGTTGCTTTGAACGAGATACAAGAAGCTCTTGCAGTTTGATTAGAAGTTTAGGTTTCATTTTCTGCTCAGCTTTGTTACGTTTGTTACTGCTCTGGTCACAAGTGGACTAAGCTCTTCACGGATGAGATGTTTTAGAAGCATGTCGTAGATTGATTCCTCAAGCTCGGCAATAAGTCCTGCTGCATCTTCAGCGTAGAAAAGCACGCGCGACATTGGAATTACCTGCGTGGATGCCTTCTCTCCACGGGTTGCGTTTACGCTGATGTCAAAAGCACCAGACGGATTTGGAGCTACTTTTACCTCGAAGTTAAGACCCCATTTAGAAACAATGGCATTAGCTTCCGCTAGCTGTCGCTGAAGGTTCTTAATGGTTTGCACCATTCCCGTTTCTTGACCTGTATAGTTGAGACCTAGTTCCATGATTTATTCCTCTTTATCTGAATCGCCGATTTGCGGTAAAACAGCAACGCTGTGATCGTTGATTGTGGTTAAGATTGTTCCCATCTCACCGATGTCAAGTGTAGTCGTATCATTGTCCAACTTAGATTTTAGTAGAGCAACAAAGACTGTTGATTGATAGTAGTGAACAACGCTATCACTATCCGATTTAACTCCAGTACAAAGAGTTACTGTAAACGTGTCATTTGATTCATCAGGGATGTCAAACTTTACCTCACCGCTTTTTCTGATGCTCATTGTGACTTTTTTGCAACTCATCACTCGAATAGCGTCAAGGATGGTTTTGATTTCTTCCTTTGTAAGAGTAATGACATTTGCTCGCGCATCGTTGAACTCTCCCTTGGGAAACTTAATCAGCATGGTCGACGTGCAGCGGAATTGAACCTTGCTTCTACCAGCAGTAATGTCAAGCATCGCTATTTCACCACGTTCTGTTTCACGAGCTTCAATGATTGGGTCCTTACCCTTAAAGACAGCTAGTCGTGAGGCAAGGGTACTAACCCTAGAGATACCAATCTTCTGTGGAAATTTCGGTACGTTTGTGTTTGAAATAATGGCAAATGTTTTTTCAGGGTTCACACCCCGAACGTAACCATCTTCGAAAACAACGTTCTCGATACCGCCAACGGCCAACACCGACATGATGTTTTCCAGATTTAATGTGTCTTGCGATGAAAGTTTCATATTTTAGAAAGTCAGTATTTTGTGTGTTAAAACGGATTGTGGAGAGGGAACATCCTTACCAAGGGCTGAGAATATCCCAGCCAGCTTGTTGTCAAACATCTTATCCTCTGTCATTTTTACATTGACTTGGAAGTTATCAAGGAACCAAGGCGGGAACTTTGACAACTCAGATGGGAATGCAATTGTCTCAAAGCCAAATTCATTCTTCTTAAGGTAGAACTGAACCACTTTATCACCTGAATGGATTTCTTTTGAACCCTTATCAAAGTGCTGAAGAGCTTTGTTGTAGTTCAAAGCTGCCTTCACATGACCTGGAATAGTTAGACTGCGCATTTTACCATTCTTATCCAAGGACTTCTGCGTTCCTGGGTTTAGATATTCAGCCATGTATTTGTCTAGACTATTTACTTGCTTTGCAACCCCTAGGGAGAAGATGCTGAGCTTATTCTTTTTCAGGATTTCAATCCGCTGCTCATTTACATACTCCACCACCTCAGGATAAGAGCGACCTTCCAAAATCATATCGACCGTTTCTTTCAGGAATGCTTGAATCACTTTTGGGGTATCAGCTTTTTTAATTTCTGACCCCATGGACTTCATCTTGCTGACTGCGAATCCTTCCATGTCAACTACCTTGACCATGTACTTCTTCTTAGCCTGAAACAATCCGCGAACACCAACAATTTCACGACCAGCCTTGATGAGTTGATCAAATTCTGGTTGGCACTTGAAAGCTTTTCGCATGAATGGTGGGAATGAAGCATTCACACCGTCAGCAGCTGCGTCAGCAGCTTCGATTGCATCTTCCTTGTTAGTTGCATATGTCTTGTAGTAACAGGAGTCGGTATCACCGTAGATGATCGAGCCATTTGGTGAGAAGTATTCATGAACAAGCTTACCATCCTTGTCAGTAGTAGTTGTCTTGACCAACTTGTCAAGCCTGCCAGTGATGATCTCACCAATGGTTTCGATCATGTGGGTTGTAATGGCGCGGCCAGAACCGGTAACAGAAGCTCCCATGCGCTCATCACCAAAACGGAATGCAATATTCAAAAGTGAACCATAAAGCGAGTTCATAGAAATCTTCTTAGTTAGCTGGAGCAAGTCAAAATCTTCTTCTAGCTTTTGATACTCGGCCTTCTTAACTGGGTCCGTTTCATCCTTAGCAAGCTTAGCATACTTCTTCTTTTCAGCCTGTAATCTTTTCCTTTCAGAATACCAATATTGCAGAATGTCTGCTACAACACCGCGACCATTTCCTTGGTCAAACACTGTACCATATGCTGATACCGCAAGCTTGTTCTCAGTAAGAAACTCACCCCATTCTTCAGCAGTCTTAATTTCCTGCGTTCCATCTTCAAAGATAAAGCAGTGACGCTTGGAGTTAGCATCCCTAATATCACGCCACGCATCTTCCTTGGCAGTGAATTGACCAACAATCTTTTCAGGAGAGATGTTAAGCGAGCGGATAACGTTCGGATATAGGGAGTTAATGTCAACAGAACCAATCCATTCATGCAAACCAATCCTGGGTGTCATAACAATTGCCCCCTCAACCTTGTTATGACTGCCCATTACCTTGTCATGAACAATTTTATTCAGAACATTATGTGCATGATTAGTAATCCCAGTCTCAACATAAGACACCGTGCCGAGAACAGCATCAAATAGAACCGTATTCTCGTGAGCCATTTGATTGGCGAGTGCGATGAATTTGAATTTATCGTTGAGCTGGACCAGCCCATCAACGTCTCGGAAGTTGTATGCTACAAACAGAGGAAAGTCATAGTGATAAAGATCTTCAAGTGACCCTTCATATTCTAGCTTACCTACACCAACTTCTTCTTGAAGGATATTACCAAGCGCATATGATGTGCGACCTTCAAAGGTAAACTTCTGGAAAAGCTTCATGTAGTCAAGGTGGCTACGGCCAGAGAACTTATAGACTGGTTCTTCTGAACCAAAACGGTTTACCATCTCCTTCTTAGGAGGACGGGCACCGTAGTGTTCAAGCTTAGCTAGAAAGCTTTCACCCCCAGCAAGAAGCAATCTTTCTGCGATGTATGGGATATCAAAGAATTCAGAGTTCCATCCAGAGATAATGTCAGCTTCTTCAATTGCCTGACACATCTTAGACAAGAGCTCATACTCCGTCATAACAATTTCAATATCTGGAATACATCCATCACGCAGTTTCTTTTCACTAATGAGTGTAGTGATTGCATCATTAAGTGTGTGAAGAGAGTTGCCAGGTATATTAGTCCACAGAACACCATCCACCATAGGTGGAAGAACCAGTGTGATGAACTTTTTAGTCCATGATTGATAAATCGTTACTGCATTTATTTCTGCATAAGGATTTGTTGGACTTGCGAATCCTAACTTCTTAGAATAATTAACTTCGATATCAAGGAATGCAAAGTTGATTGGCGGAGCTGGTCTGTTATAGTAATAATCCATCAGCACCCGTTTCAGCGGGGTGAAGTCAGATTCAAACTTTCTAGGGAAATGTTTCTTAGCAGCTTCAAACTCATCACGAGAAGAGAACTCTGCGCGAAGAAGCTTATCGCCCCAAATACTTTCGTAGTCACCATCTTCATCAGGGACGTAGAAGTAATATGGGGGATTATATTTAACACGGAACAATGTGCCAGCTTTGTCGCGCTCCAGCACGATGATCTTGTCAGCCTTATAGTCGGCCCATGCTGCTACATAATTGCGATCAGAAGCCATAGCTCTCTACGACATGCATTTCTTTTACTTCGGCATCAGTAAAGCAGCCAAAGTTCCATACTGCTCGTGCAAAAGAACCTTGAGTAGCTACTTCTACTTGTTCTTTAATTTGCGCAAGATGCCCTTCATCAAGAGGACCTTTAGGGTCCTCAATGGTAAGTTCAAGCATTATAATGAGATTCTTTTTCATTATTTGTTACCAACTGAGTTTGCATCTGTCAGGAGCTCGATTACCTGAGTAAGCTTTTCAAGCTCATCGTGCTTCTGTTCGAAGTTGTTATTGAAATACAGAGAGACGATGTTGTTGAACATCTTAGCTTCAATGTTCAAAGTTTCGACGGCACGATCACGTAGGACCTTAATTGATTCCTGCTTATCAAGGATAGCAGCCTTTTCCTTGAGGACTTCATCTACAAAGCCTTGGAGCTTTGATTTCAATTCAGGGCTCTGCAAAACTGTTGCCATCTCAACGTATTGCTTCTTGCCACCTGGCACCAATTGATTTTTCTTCATCTGAGTTTCTCCTATTAATGATAAGTATGCCGTATGTCATATTATAACACACGAAGGGTGATATGTATATCTGAATCAGATGCTACTGATATGTATCAATGCTAGCGTAATTGAAGGTCTTTATCTGGGAGAAGACCTCGTACTGTAGCTCTGATTTCTTCAGTCTCTCAGCGTCGGCTATAAAGCACTTCATGACGGTAAAGTCATCCCACTGTTCCTTCGGATCGTAGATTGCTGGCTCCTGCGAGTGGAGAGGATTAATCTTCACGAGAATTACACGCGGCTTGTTCTTGTGCAGCCGTTCTGCGGCATTAAGCACCGCAAGAACTGAATTCATATCCTTCTCGCAATCAACAAGGTTTTCGTATTGCTTAGAAGTGATGAGCATTTCATTCACGTATGGGCATGCTTCCGCAAAGGTAGGTAAGTTTAGGAGACCAGCGCCAGAATTTATTTTGATATCGTAGCTGTATTGTAGCATGCTAGTGAAGGTGAGGAGCAGATTTAGCTATCAGCGGGTTTGCATTTTCCTGCGCTTCAAGAATTTTTAGCTTAGAATATTCTTCCGGGTTAAAACCAACCTTACCCACCATCTTGAAGTCGTCGGAGCTTAGAGTCCATCTTGAAGAAACAAAATCACCAAGAGGATCAAATTCTTTCGTCATAGGAATTGCTATTTGACCCTGTTCCAGCTCATCTTCTATGTCAAGAGTCTGTTGTGCTTTTGCTATCTTTATCTTCTCAGCGTATTCGTTTTTTACCATTGGGAAGAATTCAGGGTTGAATTCAACTTCCTTAACTATCTTTGACGCATCTTTTTCGCTCAAGTTAATAAGAGTTTCGAAGGTGTGCTGCATTGCATTAAGCGCCCGCAAATCATCTCCTATGTCATTTGCCCCCATCATAATCTTTTCTATGCCGTATTCTTCTCTCGGTATAAGCGTGTCGATGATGGAGCCAGTTAGCTCTACAATGTAGAAGCTCTTCGATACTTTATCAGCGATCATACTGGTCCTATAATTTTTACACCTGATAATCTTGTTGCGCTAGTGTCTGAAACAATTGCCGATGATGTCGCGTACGTGTCAGCTGTTATAAATGATGAGTTACTTAACACTGCATTCTGAATCAATTTGAGTGGCGGGAATATTTCTCTTACAAAATTCGCATCAGCGTTTAGTTCCATGAACGTATTTTCTGATGTTGATAGATTAAAGTCTGCCTTTAGCAAGCTTATGTCTACATTATAATTCATGTAGCGGTCAACGTTTTCGAAAGGTGATGAGGCTAACAAGAAAACAGCAGGGCTTGAAACAAGCGTTGTTCCGAGCGCATCGTAAATTCCGTCAACCTTAAACTTGGCTGAGTTGGGAAGCGAGCTAACAGTAGAACAACTATAAACGAACCACTTTGCTCCAAAATTATCCTCTGCCCAATTTACATTTCCCCATGAACCAGAATTCGCTGTAATAGTAGCATCTTGATTTGCCGTGAACAGAAGGTCACGAGCAATAGTTGCCTTTTGAGAGTAAACGGTAACCTCGACGGCAGTTCCAATTGGAAGGATGTTCGAGAACGTTACAATGTTTGGAACCCACGAAGCAAAATCAGCTGGAATGCTATCCACACCATTAACCCTAACGAAGACCCTGCCCTCATCAATAGCTGCTTGGGAGAACTTAAGAATCTTTCCATTTGTATCCTTGCCAGATACTGTATTGCTCGCGGCAGTTAGAGTATATTGGTACTGTTGGTACGTAACGTCATCCGTGCGACGCTGAATTAATCGAAGAACAACTTGTTGGTTTGCAGCGACCCACGACTGTGCCGCCATGATTGCAACTGTAACTATTCCGGTTGATGATGTCGATAGGGAGAACGGTTGAGTTGCGATATCAGCTGGAACCACGACGTTTGAAACACCACGTGGATACCAATCAGTTAGGCCTGCTACGGGAGGGGTGACCTCGGCAGTAGATGTTTCACCGATGATCGTCATCCTCCCACTGCATCCCTTAGTAATGATGCAAAGGTTTGGAGACACCCGAGTGTTGTCTTGGAGGATGTCCTTAATTCGGCGGCAGACTGTGCATTGGTATTTTACGTAATTTATCATCAGCTCTTCTTGACTCTGTAATTTCTAAGGATATTACTCACATCATTGCAAGTGTAGGCATCACCGTTCTTAAAGTTAGACACAGTAACGCACTTGTCACCATCAGTGATAACAACAAGCGGTAATTGAAGGTATTCCTTTACGGAGGTATTTATTACATCGACCCCTGCAGCAATTATGCCAGTTAGAATCGCCATAATAATAAGCTGCGCAGTGGAAACTTGATAGTACTTAACTGTTTTCACTTGGTGCCTTTACTTCATAAAGCTGATCAGGCGATACCCACTTAACCCAGTCAAAGTCTCGTACAGGGGTAATCTCTGCAAGAATCATAATAGATGGAGGCTTGCCTGGAAGCTGCTTTACACTGCGCGTAGCTTCTCTCCCAGTCTTTTTGACCTCCACGCCTTCAAAAACGTAGGTTGTCATAGCTGTTCTAATGCAATATTTACAAGGCCTCGAATTCCTCTAGCAGTTGCTAAAGTCTGTTCCGCATCCTGGAGAGCATTATGCTTTCCGCGCTGTTCAAATCCCATCTTTTCGAAGAGCAGGTCTGACTTAAAAAGTCCCATCGTAACAAATCCGATAGGTGATGTATCAAGGATGACATGATGAAGTTGAATCCATGAAGTGAATTGCGTTTGCTTTTCAACAGAGAATTCAATCTCGATTTGATTTAACAGCTGATTTGTGAATCGGCGGTCAAATTCTGCGTTGTGACCCATGAACATCACTTTGCCGTCTGGACCCCAATACTTCATGATGAGTTCAGCTAACTTAATAGCAGCATCTTCTTGAGAGATACCATTCTTCTCAAGGTATTCTTGGGACAACCCGTGAATTGCTTCTGCTTCTGCAGACCACTTCCATTTAGGATTTAACTTAATCTCTACATAGAGTGATTCAACTGGTTCAAACGTTAGTGCATTGAAGACGATAGCACCGAAGGATAGACCTTGGTAGTCTTTAGAAGAGTCGCCTCCCCATGTAGCACCAGATGTTTCCCAGTCGATAACTAAGCCGAAATCAGGTGTAACCGGCTTTTTTAAAATAGACATTAAACTACTCCTTAAGGATATTTATGAAATGCGTTTATCAGCTTATTGATCCAATATCTAACTTACCATTTTATATTGGAAATAAGGGTGATTTAGACAGAGAGCAAGAGCAATAATGATGGGTAGTAGTTTCACAGTTTCATCCGTGCAATAGAAATTGTTGTTTGAGCTTCTGCAATGCGAGTTGCAATACTTGTAGATTTGATTTCTGTTAGGGGCAGATTGCCTGACTCGATGAATTCCCGAATAGCAATATTCACGAAGGCTCTGCTTTCTAAGTCAGCACGATTTGGATCTGCCACAAATGAAACAGCATCAGATATAGGAACAAATAGAAAATTGCAATAGTTAGTTGCCATATCTCTACATGCCTTCTTATACACGACTGCTTGACGATCAGTCATATGGTCAATTAACAGTCTTCGGCACCACATCTCAGTGTATGACCAAACATCTGCAGGAGTTCGTTCAACTAATACTATCTCACTGGTTTCAAGTGCTTCTTGATCTCGATCAAACATAGCATCGAGGATAGCATATTGAAGAGCCCACATGTTCGCTTTGGATTCTTGCGCTCTAGCTAGAGTATCCCAGCCCAGTGTTTTCTGTGCCGATCTGGATAGTTGCGCTTGATTAACTGGATACCCCAGGTCTTTAATACCTTTGATGATAGTACTCTTACCAGTTCCGTGTGTTCCACAGAGACCAACGATTCTTGCTTTTGACATTATCTATCCTTACAGATTAATCCAGTTACGTCTGGATAAACGTGTGCGTTGTTATCTAAACGTGGAACATCATTGGTGTAGTATTTGCCAGCACTGGTACGAAAGAACTCTTGCTCCACATACCACCACCCCTCAGCTAAAGCATTTTCAATATCACCTGGATTCTTCGGCCCATATAGAATAAAGAATCCGTACTTAGCGTTGGGCCGAGGACCATCATAGCACACTTTCTTAAACCGGTGCCCGATGGGATCGGTCCATGCTTGCACCATTGAGTCGAGCATTGCATCTTCAGTGATTTGCTGGACTTGAACTGCTTGCTTAGGCTCTTCTTTCTTCGTACTGGAAGAATTTAGCGAAACAAATGTAGTAATAACAAACACAGCAATCCCAATGCCGCCGCTGATTAGAACGCCGGGGTCATCGATTAACCCCTTAATAATTTTCTTCATGCGAGTCTCGATGTCTTCAGAAGTTTGATAAGATTGAAGATCGCTTGATCAGAATTTTGAAGAGGGTTGTCAATCTTCTGGTCAAAGATATTGCGACCCTCGAATTTGACAGACTCAATATCTACCGAAGAATAATAATTAGCAGTGAAATAGTTCTCTGGGACTACAATACCTACGCAGGTACGAATACCACCAAGTGAATCCTCATCTTCATAGAATGCAGTGCATGGTAATCCACTTTGAGAACAGATGACTGCTGTATTGTCAAGCATAGCATTATTACCACCATTCAAAACAATGAATGTCTTATGGTTGTCTGCCCAGTCTGCAACCATATCGCGAAGAGCAGTAAGACTATATTCCTGGTCACCATATTTGCGAACGAGATCAACTGCCATGTGACCTGTTTGGATACCCTTTTGGATATCAGATAAATACATCTGAACAAAACTATATAATCGGAGTTCCATAGGTTCCTTGAAAATAAATATTCAACTTGTTATAATTGCTATTATAACACGTGCCCGACTAGAAGAAAACTGTAGGACAAGTTAGTTAGAAAGCATCACACTTGCCCTATATTATTAGGTGGTTCTGATGATACTGATAACATAGTTAAACTTACTATTGGGGAACATTTTATCTATCACAGACTGTTGGTAAGATGGCACATCGAGCAAAAATAAAAAAGCAAATCTTTGTGGGTCTAAATAGACCCACACGACATTAATCACAATGAGATTGGGATAAAAGACTTTGCAAATGCTAATAATTTACCTTGGAAATCAATTTCAAATAGTCTAACAACTAAAGTGCCAGTGCTGAAAGGAATAGCAAAAGGCTGGATAGCACTTTCTAAATGCAAAGCATAACTTGAATTAGATATCGAACTCTTCTAGTTTGTAAATTACACCATCAATGACTAAAGATGGTCTTGAACGGATGATAACACGAATTGGAATCGTTTCTCCGTCAATAAGAATATCGCAGTGATTTAAATCAGGCGACATCTGCATCTCTTTAATAGACACACCAACATTGTCAAATGACATCTTGATGATGTCAAGCAGTGTTGTTGCACTGTGTGGGCCGTCACTAGCGATAAGCTCATTGAAGTCTTTGATTGCTGTGTATCCGTCAGGTACGGAGCAGGTGAAAAGGGTTTGGTATTTAAATTCTATGGTCATAGTACTACCTTATGCGATAGACTTATTTATCAAACCAATGTCCTCAGTCTGTAATGGCCTCGACATTCTCATCAAGCCACTCTTCATCATATGAGAAGACTTCAAGCCCACATCCCATTCAATGCAGATATCCCATGACAATTTGGAACTTTCAGTGACTACCCAATGCAGCCATTACATTCAACCTTTGTTCCTACTGGATATTTCATTTTTCCTTTTCCAAAAATTTATTCGAAATTGCCTTGAACGAGAATCCACCGTCCATTCGCTTGAACACCAATCCTTCCCTAATAGGGTTGTTAATCGACGGGCCATCAGCAAACTTTAGAAGGTCTTCAACATTGAAGATGCCAAGCTCAGCAAGAGTAACATTGTAGTGTAGGATAGGCACGTGATTCACAATATGTGCATCTGCGCCGCATTCCATAAGTTCAGCAAACAGAGCCTTTCTTTCATCAGGTGTCAGCTTACGCTGATCATCAATGAACTGCGCTTCGAAGATAAAGAACTTTGTATCCTTGAAGTTTTCACGGTTGCCTTGGATACAAGGACCCATCAGCTCACCTTGAACTGCAATGTTCTTACCCATCTTATCAAGAACAGCCTGAAGCATAGAACCCTGGAACATCTTAACAAACGAGTTGTCCTTGTTCTCTTCGTTAATCTCCAGTTCAAGGTTACGAGAGCAGACACCAGTGTCTTGCTGGAACTTGTAAGTAGTAATAGAAGAACCATCAAGCTTGATAGTAACTTCGTAGCGAGCATCCTTGTTGTCAATGAAAATCTCATCGACAATGTTCTGGCAGCGCTCCTGATCAGTCTTGCGAATGAAGCTAGGGAACAGACCCTTCACTTGTCCAGCCATATTAGCAGGAAGAACTGGTTCCCACTTAATGATACCAAGTTGTTCTGACACGTCAGTACCAATGCATTCATCACCAATAGAAAAGACTTCTTCAGGCTTACCAAGCACAGAAAGTGGAAGCAGAAGACCCTGCGACAGAGCACCACGCAACTTTACCGTGCGAAGCTTCTCACCCTTAATGCCTTCATAGACCCGGGGTTCCTTTCCCTTTGACAGGAATGGAGCAAGCTCATGTGGCACCCAGCAATCGATTTCACACATCACTATTAAAGTATCTTCTTCAAAATCTCCTTTTTTCACGACTATTTCCCACCCATCCACAACAGCAACTTCAATTGCATCTGCGCCGGGAATTGGTAATAGTTTTGAAATTTTTCTAATTGTTGCAAGTTTTCTCATATGTTTATCCTTTTGAAATAGATGCTTGAATACCATCTTCTAGAGATATACTTAAGGTGTTTTCTCCTTCAACAGTGTATATTCTGGAACCACTTGATTAGGATGTGGGTTCATTCCTTCTTGCACTCTATAAAGAGCTTCTAGCTTTTCCTGCACGTTCTGGTATAAGGTGTTCGCAATGTTATATTCAGTTAAGAGCTCTTGCGGTACTTCCATCGACATTGACTTAGGCCCATATTGATGCACTGGATCTTGTTCAGTAACTGGCCACCAGCGCCAACCCTCGTCTATCTCAATATAAACTTTAACCATTATAAAGCCTTTAGTGATTTAATTTCTGTAAAGAAAATAGCATCGCTAGTGTATTCATCATTCCAATACTTCATAAGTGGCTCATAATTTAATTTTATCCAATCACAAATATCATCTACTTCAGAATTTTTCAGTTTAACTTTTCCAGCAATAGGACTTGGATTTTTAGAAATATCTATTGCAAAATTATCAGAATCAGAAAAAGTTTTTATATTTGAAACTTTAATTCGTGGGCCGTGGTGTTCTTTAACAGACTGCTTTGTTGATACATAGATAACAACAGGAATACCGGAATCTGCTTCCTTTATTCTTGCCATCTCCATTATTTCAGATTCAGACAAAATGCATGTTTCTTCGTATTTTATTTCTGTTAACTTCATATCAAGTCCTTTACTTATCCTATTGCTATAGCGGCTTCAGCTCCACGATCCGATCCATCATTAACTTTCGCATCTCAATCTCCTTCAGCAATAGATGGCATCATGACTACTTGAGCCTGGCCGTACTTTTCCTTAAGGATATTCTTTTCAAAATAATCCTTGTAGTTAGGTTCTTGCCCACTAAATGCTCGCATCAGCAGAGAGAAGTACTTGTGGCTGTTATGTGCGATAGCAAAGGTCTTTCGATCCATGCCTTCACATGCCTTTACAGTTGAATCAACCAGCTTTCGCAGGACATTCAGCTCAGTAACCACATTTTGTTCGATCTCTAGGATACGGTCAATGTTCACGTTTTCAGAAACCAGCATTGCCTTCATGTCATCCAGACCCTCGTCTAGAACCAGCTGAGCAATATCGCGTTCGCGAATGAATGTCATAGCGTGGTGGCGCTTGATATACCAGTCGGTCTTCAGCTTGACCATGTTTCCATCTTCAAACTGAAATACCCAACCTTCTACACCTTCAACATTTTCATGTAGCCACTTAGCACGCTCCATGTTAAATGCAGCAAGCTTGAACTTACCGTCTTCGTAGTCTTCTGGATACCAGTTGGCATCTTCAGAAGGGAAGACATTAGCAAACTCAACTTCTTCAACGACCTTCACGTTGAACTCTTCAGCCCACTTATGAAGGTCTTCAGATTCCATGTACACACCAGTTACGTTATCGCGAATGTGAAGCAATTGTAGTTCAGCTTCTGGGTAGAAGAGAACGATGCGAGCAGAAGGAGCAGTCCATTCAAAGATCGCCGTTAAATTTTGAGCGGTGACAAAGTTCACAAAAGACAGGACATGATGTCCAGGCTGCTCATACATCCACTTTTCAGCAGCTAGTGCAACGGCTGAGCTAAATGTCTTCTTAGATTTTAGCTTAACACCCAGATCTGTATTCACAGTATGAATCAATGAGTTATGGACGAGAATACCGTTCGCAAAAAAGTTTTTAGTACCAGTCTGAATGTCATATCGGTCAGATTGACTTTTAACTTTGGAGATATTTAGAATTTTCATATAGTAGTACCATGCTGATGGAAAAACGTGATTATATTGCGTTTGTCTATAAATAGATTATATCATAAATCTATCGTGGAAATACATAGTATGAAACCATATAAACCACTAACATGCCCAATCTGTGGAACTGCATCAAAATTGCCACACTATAAAACTTGTGGTAAGGATTATCCCAAAAATGAGTTTAAACTACATGTGTTGACGTATAATCATTCAAAGATCAATCTATCTGATAAAGAATTGATATATAAGCTGTATGTTGAAGATGAACTTTCATCAGTTGATTTTTACAAAATGTTTAATGTCAATTTTAAGGTATTGAACTTTGTCTTAGATATGCATAGAATTCCCAAACGAAATCTTGAGACAGCGAACAATACTAACTCAATTAAAAAGAAATATCGAGAAACATGTTTGACAAAATATGGCACTACAAATGCTCTGTCTAAAGGTTCAGTTGGATATATTACAAGACAAAGAACTCTTAAGGAACGTTACGGCATTGTTAATGTGTTTCAACTTACAGAGGTCAAAGACAAAATAACTAAAACTCATCTTGAACATTATGGTAAGAAAAGAGTTAATCCATACGAAAATCTCACCGATGAACAACTGTATATAATACATCAAAAGAAACAAAATACAATGATCACTAATGGAACGTTACCACGATACTTTAAAATCAATAAACTTGAAACCCGTGTCGCTAACTGTTTAACTTTCCTTGGTGTTCCATTTCAATATTCATTTTTTATCAAAAGATTTCAATATGATTTTTTGATAAACAATAATGTTGTTCTTGAAGTTCAAGGAGACTTCTGGCATGCTAACCCTAAATTTTACACGGAAAACAGTCTGTTAAACTTTCCAGGCAAAACAACTAAAATCGCCGCCAAGGATATTTGGAACAAAGATCTGAAGAAACGGAATATTGCGATCGAATCTGGATATCGATATCTCTCGATCTGGGAGAATGATATAAACTCCAAAACAGATAATGAACTTGAACAATTCATTCTCACATTACTCAGTACAGTTTTTGAACTTCATCCTGTGTTGTGAGCTGATCAACTCGAACATATCTCTCTTGATTGATACACCATACTAGGTGGTTTCCAGTTAATTTGATCTTGCTTCCATCCTCCATTTCAAGTTCATACCAATCATTGTTATTTGGTTTAACTTCATGACCCAGAATAGGAGTCCACTGAACTTCATTCAAGACATGATTCCAGCCCATGACCAACCCTGTGTAATTGGAGTCACACACATCCTTAATGGTCTTTGGGCCATCTATAGTGAATAGCACTGTATCTTCGTCACAGCATCCATCTCGCTTATCCATAACTCGCACAACCTTTGACCAATCCAAGTTCTTTAGAAGGGTTTCTTCACGCTCATTCACGTTGAAGAACTTATGAAGAGGACGACCAACAACATCTGGACCGTCAAAAACGATACCACGACACTCACGCGCAGCAGCCGAGTCAAAGGTATCTGGACCAGAGACCATGTAGCAAAAGGAAGTGCAGCCATGACCGATGTGGGCTTCACGGATTTCTTCCTTGCACTTTACAAGTTCACGGAATTCTTCAACTTCGGTAATCTTTAACATACTATTTTCCTTTAGATAGGTTATTATAACCTGATTTCTTAGGAATGTAAACAGTTTGTTGGTTACTTTGTTACAGAATTTCGATTAGTTTTAGGTAACCTTATTTCACCAGCTGGTTTCTCAGCACAGCAATTTGAGAATCCACGTCTGCAAGCCAAGCTTTTCCGGCTTCGGTTAAAGCAGCTTCTCTTAATCGGCGTGGTGTAACTGAAGCTTCTATGATTCCTATCTGTTCAAGCAGTGCAGCATTTCCAGTTTTTGGGGGAAATTTAAGAGCCTTTATGACTTCAACTTCATTGTCGGAAATGTTAACGGCATCTACTGGAAGAAGATGTTCCATCTCTATGGAATCAAGCCAGTACACCTGGTTGTTGCTATCTTTGTAGTGTGGCATTTTTAGTCCTTAATAAAGTTCAACCCAGCTTGCCGTATTGTTATGGTCATTTGTTACATAGTACCAACCATTCGCAGGAACAACAAATGACATTGGATAGAAAGTTCCACCATTAGTAGTGTCTGAGTGGGTTGCCGCGACTTGAAGTCCATTTACAACAGCAGTGCACTGTCCAGATGGACCACCAGATGAACCGGGGGTGTAGATAACCATCCAAGGACGGCCATCATTTGCAGGATTATAGTATGCAGTACCGAAAGAGCGAGCACCATTTACGTTATGCCAAGATTGTCCAGCACCAATACCACTTCCTGAGGCACCTGATGCAGCAGATGTTACACGACCATAACTGTCAAGAACAACGGTGGCATTGGTAAATGTTCCGCCACCATGAATTGCGGCCATGTTTAGTTGGGCAGTACCACCCTGTCCAATTACACCCCCACCAGCAAGAGCACCAACACCTTGAACAGTAAGAGTTCCGGCTCCAGCACTTGTAATTCTACCATAGGCATCAACGTTGATGTTGGCCATTCCGTAGTAGCCAGCAGCTACCCCAGAGGCAGCGAGATCAAGAGTAGCTGTTCCAGTTGATGTAATTGTGCCACCACCAGTTATTCTTCCAGCAGCTCCAGCAACAGTAACGCTTGTTACACCATGAGCATCAACGTACTGCTTAGTGGCAGCATGCATGGCTGCTGTTGGATTTGCACTTAGAACAAGATTGCCAGTCATCGTATCACCGGCTTTGTTTACAGGGGTGTAACCCAGTGCTGATATTATGTTAGATGGTGAGCTACTTGAAATGTAGGAGTTTGGATTTGAAGCCGAGTATGGCGTAAAACCAAGAGCAGTAACAACGTTCTGGTAGGTAATGCTAGAGATGTAGTTGTACGGGTTCGTGCTTGGATATGGTGTGTAGCCAAGAGCTGAAATTACATTGGCAGAAGTAATACCAGAGATATATCCACTTGGATTCGTTGCGTTATATGGCGTATAACCAAGAGCTGAAATAACCGATGATGAACTTGGAGCGCTACTGATGTCAACCCAGCCAATGCCATTTCCAGGGTAGTGAATGGTTAGATTTGAAACGTGTAGTGGATCAACGCACAAATAAAGAACACCATCTACTGGGTTAAACCAAAGCTGCCCAATGGTTGGGTTTGCTGGTTGATTAGCGGATGCGAAATTCTCAAGTAGACGAATGATATTTTGCTGTTCAATCGGTCCATAGTTTTTAACCCCAGTCCCAACAAGGGCAAGAGAGGATGCTTCGTTGTTTACGTTTTTTGTTTGGATGGTGATAGTTGACTTACCAAGAATACCCTCGGTACCACCGCTTGACCATGAAATCGTGTCTGCCATATTGTCTCCAAATTAAGAGTAGACCGCTGGGAATACTTGGTTCCACCCACCCGCAGCATAGATTGAAATGATTGAACCAGCGACCTTTATGTCTCCATCAACTGGATCTGTAGGATTAATGGCGGCAGCAGTACCTCCTCTAAGGCTTACTCCAGCGAAGGTGGGCATGTCTGTGGTCTTAAGACCAGTAATGTCAGCTTGAGCGAGGGCAACTGCCCCCGTCTTACCAGCAACTGACTGCACAGGAGCTTGAGCGGCACTAATGTAGCTATTAGGATTGGCTGCATTATATGGGATGTAGCCAAGAGCATTAGTGATATTTGTAGAGCTTACTGAAGCAATGTATCCATTAGGATTTGTTTCAGTTGGGTATGGTGTGTAACCAAGTGCATTGATAATACTGGACGCGAGCACCGTAATTGGACCAGACGTAGCACCAATGTTACCTATATTGATCCACCCCTTACCATTTGACTGATAGAAAAGTGTCTGTCCTGGCGTTTGAGCGAGCTCGGCGCAGCAGTAAAGAGCAGCATCAGTTGGATTGAACCAAAGCTGTCCCACTGTAGGATTAACAGGAGGAATGACGGAAGCAAAGTTCTCAAGCAAGCGGATGAAGTTCTGCTGCTGAATTTGCCCGTATTGGGTGCCTTTTCCCGTGAGGGTAAGTGTAGTAGATGTTGTGTCGAGCGTTTGCTGCGGGATAGAAATTGCTGTTTTCCCAGCAATACCCTCAGCGTTGTTGCTTGACCAGGTAACTGTATAAGTCGTCATTAGTACTCCTTAGTGCCGCTTCACTAAATTAAGGTACTGCTCAAAAGGCGGTGATAATTAAGCAGCATAATCAGAGTATTTATACGAAACGCTGGGCTGATCCCTCCTTTGAAATCAGCCCAGGTCTATTGATGAAGTGCTAGCTACTTACTGTAGTGCGATACCCTGAGGCTCGTCTATGAATGAGTGTCTAGCGCCAATTACCCGTGCGGGGTTTTCAGCTTGTTTCTTTGGTTCAGGTGCGTCTAGCAAAGTAAGTATTCTCTGAACCATTGACGAACGAACAACGTCTCTGTTTAGGAATTCTATATAGTTGATATTTGCGTCCCTCCCCTTAAGTTTGCGAATAATATACTGAAGCCCATTTTCCCAATCGGCTCCAGCGTCCCTTGGCTTCACCAAGTCGGTTTGACTTAGATCACCATTGATAGCGAAGATGCTATCATAACCCTGTCTTGTGACGAACATTCTTATCTGCTCAACAGTTGCATTTTGAGCTTCATCGAGAATAACGAAAGCATTGTTGAAGGTTCTCCCGCGCATGAATGCTAGTGGTGCAACTTCAATCTTTCCAGACTCAACTAACTTTTTAGCCATTGTCGGACCTACATGGTCCTCAATAGCGTCCATAAGTGGAAGTAGATATGGATCTAACTTCTCTTCCAAAGTACCAGGCAAGAATCCCAAGTGTTCGCCAGCCTCTACTACAGGACGTGTAAGAATAATCTTATTGACGTGATTGTCAATGAGCTTTTTAACGGCGATGTGGGTGACGAGGTAGGTTTTTCCTGAACCAGCTGGACCACTACAGATCGTAAGGGGCTGTTCTTGGAGCGATTCGATGTACATCTCTTGCGTAAAGTTTTTCGCTTTGAGTTGTTGTCTAACTTTGACTTTTGTGCCTGCTGATGTTTCAGGGACAGGTTGTGGATAGCGCTGTTTACGCTTAGCTGTCATTAAGGTACTCCTTAATTGGTTTGGTTGATAAAGTCAATCACCGGGCAATGTTCAGCTATTGAGAGTCCTACTCCTTTCTTAGTTAAAATGTTACGGGAAATTAGTCTTGTCTGCGCAATACCCAGCGAACCCATTCATTCATCTGCATCCCAGAGTTACAGTACGGATTGGATTCAAAGCTCGCCGGATTAGCAAGCTGTTGAAGGAGCCAGTGTGCCATTTGAACAGAGTCAGTGGGGGAAAGATTCTTGACAGCTTCTACCAGCTCAGCACTTGTTGCCATCGCGTATGAATTAAGGTCTCGAGGCCAACGAGTTGGCCCACCATCCTTAAACATGCTGATGAGGCCAGCCATAATGAAGTTTTGGACGTTGTTTGTGACCTTACCAGCAGAAATAACCTGCTCCAATGTTATAGATATGTGCACTGGAATTACGCCTTCTGCAAGATTGTATTCACCGACATTCACTTGTTTAATTTCATTGAGTCTCATTCTATTCCCTATAAAGAGCTGCACATCTGCATTTTCTTGTTTATTTATACCCTTCCCACCGCAAACTGATATACTGGATTCATTAAATATCTACATATCATAGGAGATAAACTATGTCAGAAGATAAAGAAGCCATTGTAATCCCACCTAAATCAGATTGGCCTGGGATGTCAGTCCAGCAGTTGATAGACGTGCGGATGCAGATGACCGACCGTTACTACAACATGAAAGGCATCAATGCTTCATTCACTAACCAATACCTACGATTTATTTCTGAGATCGAGGCATTGATTTCCGCGAAGTCACAGGAGCAGGAAGTTCAAGATTAAAGTGCGGCAGTTCATCTACCACATGATCTACAATTCCGAACTTCTTGCATTCGCTCGGAGACAACCAGCGGTCAGAAGGACCGAACAAGATGTCCTTGATTTGCTTGTCCTTTAAGTTTGTGAATGTCTTGAAGTGATGAAGGAACTGTTGCTCCATGTAGAGCTCAGCCTTATAGACAGAAATAATTTCATGGAATTTTCCATCAGTATGATCTGAGAATTGGTGTGCCATTACTTGAGTGTTCTTAGTCATGTAGCGCTTACCCTTAGCTCCTGCGCAGAGCATAAGGACCCCCATTGACATAATGTTTCCAAGACCCACAGTTCTTATTGGAAGCTTAGACACTTGCATAATGTCTATAAGACCAAAACCTCCAGCAACATCACCACCTACGCTATTAATGTAGAGTGTTAGGTCCCGTCTGTCTGGGAAAATTTGATTTGCCTTTAGGATAAATTCAACCGCACTGGACGTGGTATCATTATCCACCTCCCCAAAAAACATATGGGAGCCGAAAGACTCTAACGATATATCGTTAAAATCAATTCTGCTCCCATCGGAATTCTCAAGATAATTTTTCATTCTAAGTCCATAGGTGCTTTCGTATTGCTAAAAGACGATGCAGCATTTCGTCAATCTTCTTATCGTTAGCATCGTCAGCTTCGAGTGAGGTGTCATCACATGACATCCAAACTTCTTTAGGCAGTTCATATTTCTTATCTTTGTACCATTCGTACAGAGCAAACACTTCTTCATCTATCATCACTCTGGAAATAGCGTTACTCATACGAGCAATCTTCTCACCAGCTGAGCAGTTGCCTGAAAAGTAATTTTCTTCAATGTAGGCGGGGCTGCGCTTTTTCAAAATGGCTGTTCTCATCGCTTCACGATTAGTAAAGCGCTTTTTCATTTCATAGTCATTGGTGAAAGGGTGTTCAAGTTCTACAAAGTCAACCAAAATCTGAAACATTGCGTGAAACATGACGTGATCTCGATCGCACCAAGTTCTTGGGAGGTGCTGGATTTTCACCACGTTGTATGGTCTAAAGTAGCTACGAATAGTGTAGAAAACGTCTGAGAGTTTCATGATGTATTTATTTATCCTAAAGGGTAGAAGCCGTGCATCAGCAATTTCACAATGTGAAAAGGGCTCCCAGGAGCCCTTTTCACGGGGTTTATTGACCTTTACTGATTGTTGCGCGGAGGGGTCAAGAACAGAACAGACCTTATTACTCCCTCTCCCATTACTATGGCCCAGTAAAATACAATCGCTTGGGGTATCCAGAAGTAAAAGTGCTTTGGAATATCACGGTACACTACAAACACAATTTTTGAGAGAGCCCAGAAAGCATGAAATGGGAGTGTAAAAAGAACGTGCCCAAGAGTTTCATTAGGAGTTGGCATCATGAACCAGTCTAAATTCTGGTTAGCAAAAACCAATTCAATGTGATTTTGGAAGATAGCCCATTCGGCATTAGTACTAAACAGGTATTCAAGACTGAGTGACATAATAACAGCGCAGGACATACCTATCGCGGCCTGGGCAAGGAAAAACAGAACTATAAGGGTGCGAGTCATTCCGCAACCTGCAAGAATGGCTATTACTGAAAAAACGAGGATAAGCATAATGCCCTTTCTGTTTGTTTGTTTGTTAAGGCAATTATACCCCATAACCTGCAGAAAGTACACTGTTTTGTTACTTAAGGATGATTTTAGAACGTTTTATCTTAAAAATAGGTCCGGTTGAAACATTATTCACTGTTTCAGCTACTTTCTTGACTTTTTTTTCACTGTTTCCTGGTTCTATTGACTTAAGTAAACCCATCTTAACTGGAGGTGTAGCATTTGCTACAACTTCCTTATCTTGAGACGTGGATTTAGAAACTGGTTTCTTTACAGTAGTAGATTTGAAAATGGATTTCACATCAGCGACGGTAACCTTCTTACGTGCAGGCGGAACTGCTTTTTCAACCGACTTAAGCAGCGAGTTAACGACCTTAGGCTGAGCTGGAGCTTCAACTGTAACTGCAGGCTCTGGAGCTGGTGGCGAAACTCCTGGCATTGGAGGAACGACTGGCTCTGGGGTTGGTACTTCAGCTGGCTCTGGGGTTGGTACTTCAGCTGGCTTTACCTCTGGATGAATTTCAATCTCATCACCAACTTCACCGGTAATGGAAGCAACTCCCTTAAATGGGGTGAATAAACGATTGTTGAGAAGAACATTGATGGCAATACTCACCTCACCTTCACCAAAAAGGTGACCTGGGTTATCGATAAGTGCAATCCAATCATCTCCATCCTGCTTAGCTGAGAAGCTTTGCGACTTGGAATTCTTTTCAAGAACGACAGACACAGACTGAGGAGCACTTGAAGTACCAGCTACACCAACCTTGAAGGTCAGTTCTATTTGTTTGTTGGAAGGGAATGACAATTCCATTTTAAAGAATCCTGAATTTGATAGCAATATTTATACATACTGGCATTTGAAACCTTTATGTTGCTTCGGCCTGCCGTTCTTAGCAATGATAGTCATATTTCCCTGATTAAGCGAGCGTGCTTTACAGAAGCTATTCAGATTAGAAATAACCTGTTCCTCACCAGATGGAAAAATAATCTTAATTTCTCTTGTTCAATAATTTACTTAGTCGTGTTTGCTTTGATTGAAGATGAGATTTGGCCCAATGGCCCTTGCCAACATATATTAGTGAATCGTTCTTAGGATTAAACCAAATGTAGCAGTAGAAATTATGCATTTAGAACGTGCATTCTAAAATCAGTAATACTTACTTGTTCGTCTATTTGATCAGAAACTGATATACCGTAAACAGTTACCACAGGATCAAAGCTTGGGCGTTCAAGTATCTGACTGAAGGTCTGCCCAGCAAACTGGATAGTGACCGACACGTGCGACTGTTCAAGGTTAGTGATCTCAACATCATCGTCTCTATCAGCATCTCTTCTGAAGATGCTCATAGGAACCTGCGTTACAGGATTAACGTGCTGTGGATGTCCACGCTCACCTATAACAGGAACTGGTGGACGCAGACTATCAATGATAGCCTGCCGACGTCTTCCACACAGGGTGTTAATTGTGAACTCGTTAATCGAGCAGGCGTTAATTGACATTTATCTCTTTATTTCAAGAACAACCTCAAAGTCTGGGCAGTCTCTGAACATTTGAGGAGTAAGATTGTTGATCTTATTTATCATGCGATCAAAGTTGGCAAAGTCGGTTGCATAGTTTTGTTCACCTTGAAGAGCATCTCTAACTAATTCAACACAACTTACTGCTTTATCATTTGAAAGATCAAATAGCGTATCATATGGTTTACCGACTTCTGATTTTGCTTTGTCTAGAACTAATGTCCATTGGTCAATTGACATATTACGTGGCTTCAGAAGAGCAACCCCATCACAGTCGCCAAATACTTCATCAAACGTGGAATACTTTGACCCAACTCCAACAGCCTCAACCAAACGGAAATCTTCTTTTCCTGGGGCATCACCTTCAAGATTCATGCATACATGGCCATAAGTGCTCCATCTTCCTGTACAGCAGAATCCAGCCAAGCTAATTGCATAAGTTGACAAATGATTACTATGTCGTGTAGCAATAATGTAATAATCTTTTTCGAGCATAGACATGATCAGTGCTTTATCCGCATCTGTAATTGGATGAGTTTGTTTCCAATTAATTTTACCGATAGTAGATGAAATCCAATTCACCAACCATCCAAAATACTTTCTAAGAAAATCTTGCATAGTTATTCTCCATACACTTTAGGCCAACCTTGTGAAAAATCATATGTATCTGGGTGAGATGAAGCCATCATAGCTACTCTATGATGCTCCGCAACTCCGAAGATTACCATATCCTGTGTTGCAACAGCAAAGAACAATTGCTGCGCCAACTGTGGGGTCATAGGAATGAATGAACCATCCATAGTCTTCCACATAATGCCTGGCGGCATATTCGTCCCCATCATAACTAATCCCAGTTGTTGAATACGGGAGAAGTCATCTGAGTTAAACCATTTGTCTACAACGAAAGTACCTAATACTTTACGTTGATCTCTGTACGTTTGAATTTCTTTCCACTTGTTATTCTGAAGAACCTTTATAAGATATGGATCTAATTCTGATTTTGGTGGTATAGGATCGCCGCTAACATGCATTAGATTATTATACTCGTATGCTGAGCCGTCAGCAGTAGCGCCCACATTAGGGAAAAATTGTGATATGACGTCAATGTAGCTAGCAGCCATTATAGAATCTCCCCTATTTCGAATGCAGTAACCATTTGGGCTGGAAGTGCTGTTGACATTTGGTTCCAGTATAATGTTCCGGTACCAGATGTAACTCCTATGCGTGCACTAAATGTCAGAGCTGCTGTTGATACCGATGGCTGTGCTAAGTTGATAGCAATACAAACTGGCTGATTAGCTAATGCTGATGAAACAACAAGAGACATGCCTATGCAGGTTGTCCCAGAATAAATGGCAAGATAGATAGGAACTGATACAGTAGAATATGCGACAGTGAATGCGCAACGAATAACGAATTTAGAAGCTGCAGAGATAGGTGTGACCGATTGTGACCATACCTGGAATCCTTGAGCAGTTGTTGGAGCAGTTGAACCTAATGTCCAGCGAATACCGCTAGTCATTGCACCAGATGATTGCGGGATTGCTCCAGTAATATACTGAAGCACTTTACCCAAAGGCTGCCACACTGCCCCATTAAATTGTTCTGCATAGTTGAGCGTGGAATTCCAACGTGTTTGACCATTGTTAGGAGCAACCGGCCGCTGGGCTGTTGTGCCCGTGGGGAATGTAAGACCGCCAAAACCTGGCATAATTGCATTATCAGCTAGACCAATTGTCGCTGCACCAGCCGATGACAAAACAGTTGTTTCATTTGCTTTAGGAGAGAGAGTAAGATTACTACCTACCTCATCCCACGTAGCACCGTTGTCTCTAAAGATACCTAATACTGACGTGTCGATAAACATTCTTCCAGCAACACCAGCGGTTGGTCTAACACTTGCTATGCCAGAAGATAATGATGGCACTGTACCGTCGTTCAAGACAACAGGGCTACCATTGACGGTTGGTGCTGATGCAAATGAATACGTACCTAAAACTTCCGTTGTCATAATACTGGCCTTATATTTGAATCTGCATATGAAGCTATGTAAGTATAAGTTATAGCTGTTCCATTGCCGGAATAAAGCATAGGATTATTGTGTCCTGACAGATCAACTGCACCTGTCACAGTAGCTCCCTCTGCTAATTCATCAAACTCATATCTAACAATTTCTCCATAAAAAATACCATTACGCGTACCAGCAGAATTATAAATTGTTAATAGTTCGTCAGCAGATAAAGTTCTGCCATAATAACTATATGCATCTAATGTATACGTTGCTGTCTCATAAGCATTACCTGTTGGTGGGTACCCATTGATATAAATTTGGGTGAATGTCCCAGTAACTGTATTGCCCGTAGTTGTATTTAGTAGAACCCCATTAAGATATAATCTATGCGAAGTACCATCGAATGTATATGTAACCATCGCATATTTGTTGCTAAATGGTGTCATGACACCATTTGTGCTGGTTACTAACATTGTCCCCCCATATGTCCAGACAGCTAAATCTCCGGCGCCATTGCGCGTGCCAATCTGTAATCCTGTTGTAGGTGTACCAGTTAAGGGGGTGCCGTCGTACATACCAACAAAGCTAGATACTGTCCCAGCATTCCAATTTGCATTGATCCAGATATTTATAGTGTAGGGATCAATCGATCTTAGAAAATTGGCGCCAGCCACATACATGTGCGAGTTTGACGAATTAAGCTTAATAGCCATATTACGAGAACTCCAGTGTAAGCTCTGCTAGTAAGAATGCAAATGCAAGGTTGGTGCCAGTAAAACCGCTAGTAGGTCTAGTCATTTCAAACTGATACAAGTTACCAGCAGTTAATCCTAGGGAGGATAATGTAAGTGTTTGATTAAAATACTGAAAGAATGCATTCGTTGGAATCACATTATTTGCTAGATTGGAGCCAGACCACATTCCCATAGCAGCACCACTTGGGATCAATCTGTTGTATAACTTGAACATTACAACAGATGATGCTGTGGGTGCTGTGGCTGGACGACCTTTAAGTCTAATAGTTACCTGTGTAGCGCCCTGTGGGATGGAGCACATGAAGCCAACACCAGTTTCGGTAGTATTTGAAAATGAACGAACGTTAAATGCAGGATTTGCTGGGTCAGTTGTTACAGGGGATAAACCATTAACAGCAAAGTCTGTGCTATTAACAGAGTCTAATGAGTTAGCAAAATAAGTATAACGTGCACCAATGGTAATATTCGAAACACCTGCACCACCATCTGTCACATTAACGGCCTGACCAACAAAATTTAATTTTGTTGCTGCTGTATTAACTGTTACACCACCAAGAGCAGTGATAACTGCTGAAGGAGTAGCTACACCTGTGATTGATGACCCAAATGCTACTACAACTACTCTAAGTGTTCTAGAGTTTCCAGTAACTTGAACCCGGACATTATTAGCAGAAGTAAGTGTAACTAGATCTGGTTGAACAACAATATTTGTTGAACTGTCAAAGACTGTTACGACCACACTATATGTTCCCAAATTATGAGGGAAATCTGCATAGTAAGTTGTTCCAGAAATAAGTGTCCATGCCTGCCCACCAGTCTGCCCGAATCCGATTAATCCCGCTGCACTTCCAGCGCCATCAGAGTTAGAATTTACCCAGCGAGAACCATTATAAGTAAGATACTGCCCAGCAGTAGCTGAAGTTATCGTTACATCATTTAAATCATTCTGCGCTAGACCAATTGTTCTGAATGTAGGTGTTCCTGCGTTTCCAGATGGAGCGGCAAAAAACGTATTGGCTGCTTGAGATGCAAGAGCTGCTGTTAGTGTTCCAGATGAAGTAACTGGCGAACCACTGACAGAAAAAATTGATGGTAATGACAGAGCAACTGAAGTTACTGTACCAGTACCTGCAGCTGAAATGGTTGAGACACCATTTGACGTAGCAATAGAAATGCCTGTACCTGCAGCGATTGCTCCCTGCGACATCCAAGTAGTTCCTGTATAGTATTCTAATTGAGAAGTATCAGTATTAATACGGATGGAACCAGCAACAGGAGTAGATGTTCTGCTCGCAGTAGCACCAGCTGGGATATTAACTCCAGCTGTTCCGCCTAAGGTAATTGAATCTACCCCTGATGTCCAAGGGTAGATTACTTCAAAGCTGTGGTCAAATTCCACTTTTACTTCCTATTAGTTAGTTACAACAACTGCCTTAACAGAAGCAACCCAGCGGATTGTCTTAGCTGCTTCGCCAGTAACTGTTACCTTGATAGAACCATTTGTTGTATCAGCTGATACGCTGCAATCCCAGCCTACGTTTGTTTCACCAAGAACAGTCTTAGATGGAGTACCCGTAAGAGCTGTAGAAGCTGAGGTTGTATCCTTACGGATGTTACCTTCGAACTTATAGCCAGCAGCACCACCAGTAGCATCAGTGCGACGTGCTGTTACCATAATCGTGAATGATGCTGCAGAGTTATTAGGAAGAACAAAACGCTGGGTGCCAGTTACACCGTCAAGGAACAATTCAGTTGCTGTTGCAGTTGTTGTAATGTTGCGAAGCAATGCTTCAACTTCTTGTGCATCACCAGCTGTAGCGAATGAACCACTAGCAGAGACGAAGCTTCCTGGAAGAGTTGCAGAAGAACCAGAACCAACTGCTACAGAGTTTGCAGCTGCAGCTGAAGAACCAGAACCAATAGCAACTGCATTAGCACCAGCAGCTATAGGAGCTGTAGGAGTAGATGGATTTTCGACATAAAGCTTGATTGGAAGATCAGCATATGCAAGAGCACGGAATGTAGGAGCACCAGCAGAACCATTAGGAGCTGCGAATACTGTGTTAGCTGTTTGTGAAGCAAGAGCTGCTGTCAAAGTACCTGTCGTTGTAACTGGAGAACCAGATATTGCGAAGATAGCAGGAAGAGCAAGAGCAACAGAAGTTACGCCAGTGTTGTTAACCGTGACTGCACCTGTAGCACCTGATACAGAAATACCAGTACCAGCAACAATGGATGTAACACCAGTGTTAGCGATAGTGACTGCACCTGTAGCACCTGATACAGAAATACCGGCCCCTGCAACATTTGATGTAACGCCAAGGTTGGTAAGTGTGATAGAACCAGCTGCATTAATTACGCCAATTTGGCCAGCAGTACCAGTGATTGTTGCAAGAACTGGTGCACCGCCGGTTGAGCTGATAAGGATCTGTCCATTTGTGCCAGCAGCAGTAGAAGAAAGGATACCTCCAGCGCCCGCATAAACGTGACCATTAGCTGTAAGAGCTGTGTCAGTGATGTTGGCAAAAGTTGGTGAAGATGTGGTAGCGATTGACTGTGGCAATGTAAGAGTGATTGCACCAGTTGTAGCAGCACCCGTAGTACCATTTACCATAACCTGGTTAGCAGTACCAGCAACAGAAAGAACACCAGTGTTGGTAACAGTCACAGCGCCTGTAGCAGATACATTAGCTGAAAGACCAGTATTAGATGTGAAAGCTGTTACGCCGGTATTTGCAAGTGTAATAGAACCGGCAGCATTAGTAACAGAAACACCAGTACCAGCTGTAAGAGTAGTACGCGTGAAGCTTGTGCCATTACCAATATCAATTTGACCATTGGCTGGGGTAGTCGTAAGACCGGTACCACCAAGAGCAATAGATACTGGAGCAGTAATTGCAAAGGAATTGCCAGTAAGTGTAAGACCCGCACCCGCAACGTATGTATTAGAACCAGAGAACTGAGACCACACAAGTGATGTAGTATCAAGAGTAATAATGTCTACAGTTTGTGTCCAGCCTGTATTAGCTTGTGAGGTACCCTGAGTAACATAAACAGCAGCGCCAACAAGTTCAGAAGCAGCGTCAGCATCCAAAGAGCGGGTCCAAGCACCAGTTGAAGCAATATAAATACCATTTGCTGAACCGGCAGTTTGGTTCTTGACAAGAACGCGATCACCAGCAACAGTAGTATATCCATCAATTGCTTGAAGACCTGAAAGAGTGATGTTACCAGTTGTAGCAGCTGCAACTTCTTGCTTCCAAGAAAGACCTGCAATAGCTTGGTCAATATAGTTCTTGTTAGCAGCATCAGTGCCAGCAACTGGAGTGCCTACGTTAGAGATAACGAAGCCACCCATGTTAAGGTTGCCACCCATGGTATCGCCAGCTTTATTTACTGGAGTATAACCAAGAGCCGTTGTGATGTTAGCTGAAGTAGCAGCACCAGTAGATGTTACACGACCGAATGTATCAGTAGTGATCTGACCAAAGAAGCCAGCAACTGGAGTACCAGCTGTTGCGAGGTTGATTGTTGGAGCACCAGTAGTGCCGGAGCCATTGGTAACAACGATATTACCAGCAGTACCAGCGATGGTAACAGCAGAGATAACACCTGCATTGTTAACAGTCAAACCAGAAGTTGCCAATGAAGACAAGCTTGAAAGGATTGGTGCTAAAGTGAATGTAAGAGTACCAGATGAAGTGATTGGAGAACCACCAACTGTAAGACCCGTTGAACCGGTAGCAGTAATAGAAGTTACAGTACCACCGGTTTGCTGAACCCACGCTGTGCCATTGTAGTACTCAAGGTCAGAAATATCTGAGTTGTAACGCAATGCACCGGCTACACCGGCTGGACGTTGTGCTGTAGTACCAGCTGTTAAAACAACTGCACCTGTACCTACGATTGAAAGAACGCCAGCTACTCCGCCAAGAGGAGGAGTAGTTGTTACGTCAAGTGTTTGAAGGCCGGTGAGAATAGTACCGGTATCGTGATTGAAATCCATTTAGGAACTCCCCTAGTTTGTAACTTCTGTTGTTTCTACTACAGCGAACCATCTGATTGATTGCCCGGTAGCACCTTTTACTGTCAATTTTAAAGACCCCTGAGTTGGATCAACTGAAGCTGATACATCCCATGAAGAGTCGCTGCGAGCCAAGATTTCCTTGGTAGGATTTCCTAGCATAGTGATACTATTTAGAGATGCGCCACAGTAAGTCACACCCTTAATTTTGAAACCTGCATGATCTGAACTATCAGTGCGGTGCGCAATAATAGTTGCTTCCCACACCCAGGTCATATCAGAAGCAAGCTGCAGTCTTTCTGAACCATTAGTTCCATCTAAGAACATCTCTGCAGTGAGTGCATTAATAGTTCCAGTTCTAAGAAGATATTTGCCTGCTTGTGCATCGCCCTGAGTTGCAAAACGACCATTAGCTTGAGTGATACCTGGCAATCTAGAAAGAGATTGCACACCAAGTGCAATCGAATCATGAGCATCAGCGGTTGCAGCAGAGCCAAGAGCAATAGAATTGATTCCCACTGCAACAGGTGGAACTTCTGATACATGATGCTCAGCATAAAGCTTAGGAGTAACAGAACCATTTACCCAATTAGTACCATCAAATACTAGTGAATCACCAGCTAATGGAGTGGGAACAACGGCATTAGCTAGGTCACCAAGATTAACAGTGCCAAGATCAATAGAAGGATTGCCAGCACTACCATCGCCATTAGTTACAACAATCTTTGGAGTTGTTGCTACTATAGTACGAATAACTCCACTTGTTCCATTCTTTACCATTAACCCATTAAATGGAGAGTTTACAACTCCAGTTAGAATGGTATTTAACGGCTGCGCATCTGTAATTCCATATCCAGCTAATGTAGTTGGAGTAAGGTTGATTACGGACCAAGGAATTGTTGTTGCACCAGATGTTACACGGCCGAAAATATCAGTAGTAACTTTGTAATAATTACCAGGTGTTCCTACTGTTGATAGATCCAACCCAATATTTCCAGCAGTTCCCATTGGGTTAGTAATAGAAATGGTGCTAGCACCAGAAACTATTGATCTAGCTGTATATGTATTAGAAGCAGTGCGAGTTACAAATCCTAGAGCACTTAGAGCTGATAATCCTTGAAGCTCAGCACTCAAAGTAAGTTGGATAGAACCACTTGAAGTTACTGGACCGCCTGTAGAAGTAATTCCTGTTGAACCAAGAACATCAACTGAAGTTACTGTACCATTGTTAACTGTCTCGAAATTAATTTCATTGTCTGTTGAAGTAACAATGATATTTGTTCCGGTGAATGTCTTGTACTCTAAACCATTCGCTGCAACATTTACAGCAAGTACTTGGTTAGAAGTACCAAGTGTAGTTAGATTAGTACCACCCTTAGTAATGGCTAAAGTGCCACTGATATTATTTAGATCGAGGTTAGCTTCAACAACATCAACTGTTGGGTTGCCAATAATACCATCACCATCAATAACTGAAACCTTTGAGGAGCCAGCAATTATAGCGCGAGAGAAAGCAAGATCACCATCCTTGATGACAATACCATTACCTAAACCAGTGACTGCAGTAATATACGAATTTAGTGGCTGCGCATCTGTAATTCCATATCCAGCTAAGGTATTTGGATTTGTGCCAGCAGTTACACGCCCTTTTGTATCTACTGTTACAGAAGTATAAGTGCCTGCTTCAACACCTGTTGCAGAAAGTGTTGTAGTAATCGCATTAGTACCACTACCGCTAACATCACCACCAAGAACAATTGTCTGGTTGTTCGTCAGGTAGGGGATAGTTGATGCAAGGATTACTTGGCCCTGTGCATTTACACTAAAATTATTATAGCCGGCACCAGGTGAAACAGCTGTGTTAGCAATTGAAACTACATTACCATTCTTAGTAAGACCAGTACCAGCTTGAATGATGCCAGCAGAACTGAACTGCACCCATTCAATTGCTGTTGTGCCAAGTGAACCACCGGATATAGCTGTAGAAATCCAGCCAGTATCTTGAAGAGTATTACCCTCTTCAACGAATGTAAATGCTGCAGGAACTTCTGCCCAATCATCAACATCTGCTGCGCGTGCCCAAGAAGCTGCATCAACAACATAGATACCATTTTCAGCTGGAGCTGATTGGTTCTTTACGAGAACTCTATCACCAGTTACAAGAACAATGCCATCTATTGTTTGCTCACCACTAAGCGTGACATTAGCAGTTGTAGCAGCTTTAACAGATGCTTTTACCTGCAAGCCTTGAATAGCGTTATCAACATAATGCTTAGTAGCGAGATGGAAAGGCTGAGTTGGATCTGCTGCAACTGTTACTTCTGCAAAGACTGGAGATGCTGTTGCATCAATATTCTGTGGAAGAGAAAGAGTTACGTAGCCCGTACCAAGTGTAGGAGTTACTGCAACTTGATTGGCTGTTCCAGTTATCTTTAAGACACCTGTATTGGAGATAAGAATCTGCTGTGGTGTTGGCGCAAGGTTGATGCCATTACCACCAACTAGCTCTTTATATTCTAACTCTGTTCCAGTAGTAGCAACGCCAAGAAGTGTATTAGCATTGCCTATTGTGCTACGACCTGTACCACCAAATTGAGTATTGATGACGGTACCTTCCCAGATACCAGAATTAATAACGCCAACAGTTGAAATAGAAGATTGACCTACATAAGCAGAGTCAATATCAATAGTTGGACTGCCACTGATGCCATCACCATTCGTAACAGCAACTCTACCGGTAGTTCCATTTATAGTTCGTGTAGTCCATGTATCAGTTGCTATACGAGTAGCAAAACCTAAACCATTAAGACCTTCAACACTGGCCAAATCATTGGCTAATGAAAGAACAATTGTCCCTGAAGTAGTGATAGGAGAACCAGATACTTGAATGCCAGATGATGGAGCATTTACCGCAATAGAAGTTACAGTACCACCAGTAGATGGATCAACTTGAACCCACACAGTGCCATCAAAATATTCTAAACGAGACGTAGTTGCATTGAAGCGAGTATAACCCGTTATATCAACACGCTGGGCAGTAGTGCCGGAAGGAGGAATGAAACCCTCTGTGCCTGGCAATGTGAGCATTGACGTTGGAAGAGATATGACTGGATTGCCAGTAACTCCACTACCGTTAAGAATGCTAATTTGATTTGCTGTGCCAGTAATAGTTCTACCAGCAAATGTATCAGGAGCAGTCTGAACTAAAATACCATTGGTATTAAAGACAGCTAAAGCTGATAAAGTTTGATCTAACGGCTGTGCATCTGTAATTCCATATCCGCTAAGAGTAGTTGGATTAGAAGCAGAAATTACACGACCTTTTGAATCAGTAGTAATCTTTGTGTAGGTACCAGGAGTACCTACATCTGAAAGGTCTAATAGAAGAGTCTCATTGCCACCACTATTGATGACATCTTTAATGAGTGCAGCAGCAACTACTAACTTAGAGTTAAGATAGTTGGGCGTCGTATCAGTTGATGAAATCTTTACGGCTTCGGAAAGTCCTTGAGAAAAACCGATCCAATCTGTATCGAGAGGACCGATCTTCTGAAATAACTGTCCATTTTGACGAATGAACAGCGAACCTAATGGAGCTGTTTCACCAGCAATACTAGGGTCCGTTGTTCCTGTGAAAATACCTACAAGATCATCAAGGCTGATACCACCTTCAGCTGAGAATGAGAGACTGATATCCGCCACAAGACGTAACCTTTAAAAATTAAACAATAACACCAACTCTACGTGCGATAACATTGACTGCGCCTGTTGATGCAACCCGAAGACGAAGATCAGTTCCACTAAGGTCAACAGTAACTGTCAAGCCCATAATAGAAGCACCAATCTTAAGGGTAGCATAGCGTGTATAGTCTGCAGATACACCATTTGAAACAGCATAAACTTCTGTAGAGTAAACATTTGTTGGGTCAGCAGCATTCTCAACTCTTACCAACCATTTAGCGCTAGCTGCACCGACTGCAGTATCAACTGTTTGAACCGCAGTGATATTAGTAACTGCAACTTGCTTGCTTGTTGTAGCAATTGCTGTATCAAGAGCTTGAACGTTAGCATTGGTGCTAACAGCTGGTGATACATACTGTCCAGCAAGAACATTAGCACCAATCTGTGTATCAAGAGCTTGAATATTTTGGTTAATTTTTGCTGTTGGATCTACAAAGTTGCCAACTGCAACATTAGGACCAAGTTCGCTGTCAAGAGTTGTGATAGCAGCAGAAAGCTTTTCACCAGCAGTAATGAAGTTACCAGCTGCAAGTGTTACACCAGTGAAGGTATCAAGAGCTTGGATATTTTTGTTAACAGTATTTGCTGGGGAGATGTGGTTACCAGCAGAAACATTAGCACCAATTTCTGTATCAAGAGCTTGAATGTTAGCATTTACAGTATTAGCTGGAGTAACATATGCGCCAAGATTTACATTAGCACCAATTTCACCATCTAATGCGCCGATAGCAACTTCAAGATTTGACCCATCAGCAATGAAGTTTGTTGTGCTGTAAGTTGGAAGAACGTTACCAGAACCAGACTTACCAACGAAAGCGCGAATGTAACCTTCTTCGTCAAGAGAAGATTGGTCAGTAAGAACCCACTGAGTACCATTGTAAACGAATGTCTTACCAGCGGATGTACCAGATTGAATGTAGGTTGCATCACCAGAAGATTCTTGGTTGCTGTCTTCTGTGAATGTTCCTGTTGCTTGGTTGTAAATATAGATGTTCTTACCAAGACCACCAACGATAGCAGAGAAAAGAACTCTACCACCATCTGTAACTGTTACACCATCAACAACGATTGGCGATGTTGCTGTGGACGTTGGAAGAACTGTAGCTACGTTATCACGAACGATAGCTGGTTCTCTCCAAGAAATAGTAGCACCAACGGCGTCGTTGACATACTTTTCAGATGCCATCTTTTGCCATTTGACAACACCAACACCAGAAGCAATCTTCGTGTAAAGGGAACCGTCGGTGTTGTCTTGATATGTTGAACCTACTGGTGCAATTGATGTATCACCTGCTGCGCCTGGTGCTCCAGAACCCTGAAGTATTTGTACTGTTTCATCGAGCTCCAGGCCACGCTCAATGCGGAAAAAATCTTGTGACATTTAGTGTCTCCTAAAAATTAGCCCGACAAACGAGCAGTTGAGTTTATAAATCTTATTTATTAGATATGGTCTGTTATAGTGAAAGATGTGCCACTGATACAGTAACGGACATAAGCGGCTCAGAATTTGTCCAAGCTAGCGCAAGCGTGTTGTTTGCTTGGTCCAGGACAATGTTAATCGATCCAAGGAAGTCATATCCAATCCTGTTAGTTCTTGTCCAGTCAACTGTTTCATTAGTGGTGTCAACTAACCCTTGAATAATAGCTAATACTTCAAATGTTTGAGCTAAGCCATTGGCAGGACAGAAGAGAGTTACCCAGAACTTATGACCTCTTTTAAGATCAGAGTAGGGAATTGGGGTAGAGACTGATGTTGTCCAAGCTGGATCAACTACTACAGGGTCTTGGTTAGAACCAGAGATGCTTCCACCAGTTCCAGGAGAGCCGGGATCGCCTTTATCTCCCTTGTCGCCTTTATCTCCCTTAGGACCAGGGATAGCATCCGGCTGAAGGAACGCTTGCCGCATAGTTTCAGCTGTAACTCTATGATCAACAAGAGTATCGCCTGCAGCCCAGTCTTGTGCTATCGTTCCTTCTTGGCCGCGGCCAGCCGCGTCGATGATGAGCGTATCGCCAGCACGTGCGATGATTTTTACAATTTCACGCTTAGATGGGTTGGCTACGTCTTCAAGCGTAACAAGAAAGAACTCGCCAGGATTTAATGGGAGCGGAAATTCAGCGCCAAGACCCGGCTGAACCTGAATAGATGTAGCTGAAATTCCAAGAGGCGCGTTTAAAAGTGAAACCGCGTTATTCGCGAATAGCTGCAATAGACTCATTGTACAGAGCCTCCAAATTCTTCAGCAAGCTTACTTAGAGCCGAAATGCTCTTTGGTTTTACTTGGGATACCCTTGTTTCAAATTGTTCAGCATCAATATAGGGAATCAGAACTGTGGCCTTTTCAAAGCCCATCTCAACTTCAAAAAGCTGATACTTTACCTTTGGCGTCTTAGCGTCTTCCGCTAATCCCGATATTAACCCAAATTTTGACATGGCACTTCCACATTGATTCTATTATTTAGTGCAGAAAGGCAAAAAGCAGCGTCCCGATTGAGACCACTATGGCCGTGGCTGAAACTACCATAACAGCTAGAAACCTTGACTTCAAGTCTGACATTTGAGCCTGAGCATCAATAACAGCGCATTGGTAATCAGCACATGTGTGTTTTAGCTTCTTAACATCATCTTCAAGAAAGTTTTTAAATTCATCGTGTGTTACAATTTCCTGTCCGAGTAATTTAGCCATTTCAAACTCCAGTATAGTGCTTGTAGTATTTTAAAAATTCTTCACGATTAAAGGCACTGCCACCAAGAGCTGGCGTGATGTCAAGTATCTGCTTTAAACGATGGTAAACACCATTAGAGTCCTTCACAAAGAGTCCTTTGTTAATTCCGAGGGATTTTGATTTGAGCTTCAAGCTATCAACCTCCGCCTTCTCCTTGCCTACATCATCATCGTCAGAGATGTTGTCGGTAAGAACGACTATCTTGTCGTCTGGTTGTGGGAGCTGCTGAAGACGCTTTATCTTTCCAAGTGCTTGGAAAATCTTAGCACCCTTCAAATAGTCTACCTTGGTCCCATTGATTGACGCGATGTCAAAGAAGTAAACAAGTGCAACACCTCCACCATCAACTGGTTTAGCGTAGACAGCTGGACCACCATCCTTATAGTTGGTGTACTCAACTACCTTGTACTTAGCACCATCCCTTGTTTCAATGGTATCTTTATAGAGCGGAACTACTAACATGTTTGTCCTAGGTTAAACTGGAATGACTCTATAAACTTTAGAAGAACCTTCTGGCTCTAAGTCATAAAGACGATCTACCTCATCTTGGGCTTCATCTTCTGTTACGAAGACAGCAAGCTCTTTACCAATAAAGTCGCCACCATCATCGATGATACCACCGTGAACAGCGTACTCTTCACCATTACCCTCTTGAGCAATTTCTTCCTCACGAAGCTGTCGAATGTAATTCTTGAAGCTAACGCGTGAGCCTCTTGATTCAAGAACCGCTTCCTCATTGTAGACCTTTTGTTTCTTCTTAATGCCTGCCCGTGGCTGGTGATGTTCGTATTCTGAGCTTTTAGCCATATCTCCTAATCCTCTTGATTAACATTTTATTTATGGGTGTCAGGTTACTTAGCACCCTTCATCACTGTCAGCTGAATCTGGGTAGGTTTAGCTGATCCCTTTCCTCTTGGGTTTCTAACCTCAAGCTTAAAGTTCATAGTGACGCTATGCAGGTAGATGTTGATCTGCTTTCTATCCTTTGACGGATAACAAATCTTCGTCACAACAAGGTCCTTGAGAAGTGATTTATTGACGTAGTCAGCATCGATCTTTAGCGCCTTAAAGTCCTTACCCGTGTGGCGGAGATAGTAGTAGTTCGAACCCCACATTTTCTGCATAATCTTGTGAACAGCTGATTCTGACGTTACCTTCTTTGACATTTCCTCAACATCATCAAAGTCAAGGTCATCACCACTTTGTGATGCTTCCAAACCAGCGGTAATTTTCTTTGGGTCAAGACCAAATGGAGCTAGCCACGTCTTCCATTCTGAAGAGTTAGTGTTGACAGTTAAGTCGTCATTGAATGCAGCTGATAGGCCGAACTGCCCAACAGTTTTACCATCTTGATTCTTTATTGAGATGTACTTCTTATCTCCATTCTTTAGCTCGACGATAACATCAGCGATGATCTTACCAATATCATCTGGTGATAAGTCTCCCGAGCGCTTAGTGGAACCAGAACGAGCTGTAACATTCGCGATGTTCGTGATCTTAAAGACGGGGTCTACCTTTTCAAGGGCCTTGAAAGCAGCTTCTGCTTCTTCAGAGCTTTCAATTCCACCAACCAAGTTGTCCATCTTTACTAGTATATCCTTCTCAAAGTTCTCACCTTTGTTACCACCCCGAGCTACGACTACATCGTAGATAATTCCTTCACACTCAAATGAAACGCTTGAAAACTTGCTTGAATTGGCTGATAGATCATTTGTCTTGGCATTAGAGATACCAAGCTTCTTTGCATCTGGTGTCTTAAGAACCTTCTCAATGCGAGCTAGGATTAGGTCAAGCTCATCATCCTTGTCAGTTGGCTTAACACGAATCTGGTATTGGTTAGAAATGTTATAGTCTGAACCGCGCTTGCCTCTCATCTCCTCAACACCTGCCTTATTGCAGATGAATGGGACAAGAAATTCTGCAGCCTTTGCTGCCTCGGTAGGCGCTCGCTCTATAAGAAATTGGAGTAGTTTCATTTAATATCCTGAATGTCAGATTGTAATTGTTCAAGCATCTGAATCATTTCGTAATTGCGGTACGCCTTACGAATTAGGTTCAACATCATCTTTATTGCTTCATTTAGATCACCTGGTTTTGCTACACCAATCTTATTGTAGAAGGCATTTACTACTTCATCGATGACCGGTTTCTGCTTTGCCGAGCCAAACATTGCGAACCCTGCTGGTACAGGAAGATCAATGCCCAGCGCGCTAGCAAGATTACCAAATGCAACTTGTCCCTCACGATCAACTATTCTTCCCTGAAGTAGTAGCTGCTTTTCAAGGTCAGCAAGATCGTAGCACTTAATGGTTGCACGGTACTCTTCACTGGAAAGTTCGTGCATCTTACCCTTAGCATTTGGATTTTTATCTGACTTGAACTTTGAATGATTGATGGTGTTTCTGAAACGCGTAACTACCTTCTTAAGCGACTGAACCTTTTCACGAAGCTCATCACTGTGAGCATACTTGTCATTGAGTAGATCATCATCTTGCAGATAATCAAGGTTGTGCTTGTAGAAGTCAAGCAGCTTATCATAGGCGTGAAGCGTTGCGGTCGTTGCACTGTTGAGAATAAGCTTCTTAAAGAGGGAGGTATTGTTAAGAATTTTTACTGAACTCGAACCCCAAATGTTCTGCTTTAATTCCTTAGCTGATACGTCTATGAGATCGCTAACCTTAAAGGTTTGTGAAAGCTCTTCGGTCGCCTTGATAGCTTTGCTGACTGGCAGGTCTTCATCAGCAGCCGTGCTCATCGATGGGTCAACTTCACCATTGACAGTGAACTTGTGAACGACTCTGGTAAGGTATTCGCCTGGCTGAAGAAGCATCTCACCTTCATTACCATGCTTGCCATTAAGCGTTACTAACTGGGTGTCCAAAAGTATGTCTTCTGGATTCGCGAATGTCGAAATAACGTAGCCAAGGGCTCCATCTATCTCGTGCTTTTCGATTTGACTGTCAAACCATCCCATCATAGCACTAACGTGACTTGATGCAGGTCCGTACTTTGCAAATTGGATCGCAATGCTCTTGTCAGTTGTCCAGCTGGAAGGACGGTCCCACTTAAGGTCAACTTCACGTCCACCTTCACGTATTGTCTTTAGGAATTTTAGACCATCACCAATCTCAAGGGTGCCATCGTACTTTTCGCGCGACCCAAGATCGCTGTTGTTAAACAGCAGACCACGGTAAAGAAGGACTCTCTTGTTCGGCCTAACCCCTGGAAGGCTTTTCAGCTCAGCTAAAGCCCACTTTGGTAAGTTAAAGTAGCGACCTGATGTATTGATCCACTTACTAAGCTCACGCTTGAGTTCAGCTGACATTGATCCGCGATCTACTGCGGAGTACTCCTTGAAAACAATGTTAACCATGTCCTGAATTTGATAAAGGTCTGCTTGGGTAAGATCCTTGCCCTGCTTCTTCTTAAGATCGTCAAACTCTAACTTGTTAATTTCCTTGATGCTGTGACGTGCTGCAATGAAATCTCTTACTTCTTGGTTGTTGAAGAAGTAGTACTTAAGGGTTGCAAGAAAACCGTCCTTGTCTCTGATGTTCTCAAGTGACAAGTCCTTGTCGAAGATAATAGCTGCACGCTTATCCTTCTTGATAGCCTTCTTGAGATCAGAAATTTTAAGGGAACTTGCTTCCTGAAGAAGTTTTAAGAGATACATTTTTGAGTTTATCTGAGCAGAATCGATAAAACTATTTATGAAATCCTGCTCGTAAATCCAAAGGGTTCGAGGCTTATCCTTGTGTTCTGGCTTAGCAAATACTGCTTCAATGATGTCTGAGATGATAGCCAAATCACCACCTCCTAAACCAGCACCTATTAAAGGGTAGTGAATAGTCATCCTGCAGCCATCTGGATCGAGGTATTGAATACTTTCTGACGCTGACGCTACCTGTTCAAAGCACTTCTGAACAGCTTGGTAGCTAACGTACTTCGTTCCCATTCTGCCGTAGTTGAGCTGTGTTATGCAGTTTGCTATGAACAGGCTTGGAGTGACGGGGCGATAGAATAACCTGTCCCATTAGATCAGCAGGCTTGTTTTTCTGACAGGCTTCAACATAATCACCATAGGCTTGCGGATATCTCTACTTGATGTGAAGAGCTGTGCCCGAACCCATAACACCCTGTGCATTGCACCCATGAACGATGATGCCATATTGGGCATCAAGAATGTCACCAAATTTAATTTGTTTCATAGATAGCTTTATTCGCCGCCGCGTTATCTTTAAATTCAGACATGCGAGCTTCTGAATAATTAGAGAAGCCAATTATTTCTCTAACATAAGCTGATACTTCAGATGGAAGTCCGTGTCTAGAAGCTAAGACAGATCCGATTAATTGATCAATGATTGGAGTACCATCTAAATTGATAGTACCCCAAGGCATTGCGTCTCTAGCAGCTGTATCACGCAGGGATTTTACAGCTTGCTTTGTAGAGAATTGAATATCCTTAGGACAAATATAGATCCAGTAATCATACTGCTTTTCAGCTGTAGGCTTAAGCATGAAGGATATTCCTCCATTAATACCTGGAACTAACTGGGCTGTAGTTCTATCAAAGAACTGTCGGCGGAGATGTCTAAAGATTTCAAGATTATCGGTCATGTTCTTCTTCAAATGTTTCAAGTGTGGTGAAAACATTTTCTTCGAACAGCGTAAAGAAATCCATGTTGCTCACGATGGACTGGATTCTCTTATCGCTACCACAAAGACCTTTAGGATTGTCTGGCATACCTTCCCACCAAATGGCGCAGAAGTCATCATCCACGTCTTGCTCACCATATGAAATAGTGCTCGTTCCATCTGGAACAAAGTGCCATGAGAGCTTGTTGTAGCAACCAGGTTCCTCGACATCAGCAACAAGTCCCTGAATCCAGAAGTAGACCTTCTTAGGGACTGACTTCAAGAGTTCTTCTGATACAGTGTCTTCAGGAAAGAAGGAATCGATTGAGGATTTTGAATTCATACTTTTATTATGTTAAAGCCGTTTAATGTTTGGGAAATTTTTACTATTTGCTCGATACCATAAGGTCTCTTGTTTAAGTCCGGTTGCTTCTGCTGCATCTCTTCTATGAGAATATTCTGTTCCATCTACTAACATTCGTCTTGCATTTGCAGACATTAATTCCTGATATCGTAAATTTTCTTTCTTAAGTAATGATTTATAGGAGTAGCAGTCAAACTGCCATTTGATATTTGATCTCAGGGTGGTGTTTATATCCAACAACTTCAAAATCGGACATTTTAAAGTCATCTATATTTTTTATAGCTGGGTTAATTTTTAGTTCAGGAAAATCATATGGGGCGCGTGATATCTGTTCTTCTATACCATCTAAATGATTGAGATACAGATGAGTGTCTCCCAATGTCATAATTAATTCACCTACTTGCAAATTCACAACTTGGGCAACCATATGCGTTAATATTGCATAAGACGCAATATTAAACGGCAAACCAAGTGCAACATCTACAGAGCGCATGTAGACTTGGCAAGACAGCTTGTCTGTACGAGCATTGACATGGAACTGGGCAAACATATGGCACGGTGGAAGAGCCATGTTATCCATTGCCCCAACATTGAATGCTGTTAGAACCATTCGACGTGATGCTGGTTCCTTTTTGATAGTCTCTACAATAGTCTTAAGCTGGTCGAACTGCTTTACTAGAACCTTTGCGCCATAGTAAGTGTGGCCACCTTCGGGGTGGGATAGAACATCATTGGAACCACGGAGCTCTGAGTGAGTCCAATTACGCCACTGAGTGCCATAAACACGCCCAAGATCACCAGGAAACTTAGCCTTAGGCTTCCAGTAATCGGCATTTGCGTTAGCAGTCCAGATGGTGGTGCGGCTTGGGTCACGAGTACCATAGGTAATTTCAGCAAGACGGCGTTCATCAGAACTTCCTTCTACAAACCAAAGAATTTCACCAAGGATAGGTTTAAAGTAAGTCTGTTTGGTGGTAATCAGTGGGAATCCCTTTTCAAGGTCTCCACGAATCTGACGTCCGAAGAGTGAGCGTGTTCCTACTTTAGTGCGATCAATACGATCATCACCATTTTTCATAACGTCATTGCATAGGTCTAAGTATTGTTGTTCCATATTTTCTATTCGTTATAGGTTTTGTATTTATGCTGCTCTGACCAGAAATCCTCTGCGGTCTAACTCTGCGAAGGCCATGACCATAATGCAGTATGTCATGTTGTGAATAGGTCCTATTTCGGTTTCTTTGTCTCGATTACCAGCGACATTTAGAATGCCTATATCATTTGCTATGAGCCACTCAACTATCTCTAGTGTATGTTCGATAGATGGTGGTATTTGAAGGTACGGCTTCTGATATTTTCTGTTGAGATTGTGTGTAAGCGTTACGCCAGGAGAATTGAAATTAGATGCGACAACTAAAGTGCCTTCAGCTGCAACAACATTCCATTCAGTGCGTGCATGATACGTAACACTTGAATGCTCCTTTAGACCAAACTCTGCCAGGTCGGGCCTTGGGCCGTGATGGGTGCGCCATCCATGAGGAGCATACCCACCAGTCTTTATGCCATGATCTCGTGCAGCTGTAATACCTGCTCTATCTGCCCCACACTGGCCGCCACTTATTACCTTATGAAGTCCTCTATAATCAAATGCAAGAATCTGTGTATTTTGCAACGACATTTAATTCTTCCTTATCGTATTCATGTAATTGTTTTATATCTGGGACTAACCTAAGGTAGCAATCACCACGCTCCGGGTCTTCTGTATTCTTCCAATAACCACCCTGCGCCAATTTCAGAATGCTATTTGCTCTGAAACCTGGGTGGATGTAAGCCTTCTTAGTGCCACCAAGAATAGGAACATCAACCCAACCACCAAGGATCATCTTGAATGGACTAAGTTTGAAGTCTTTCATGACATCACCTTTGGGATAATCATCACCCCAACGTGGAGACCATGATTCAGAAGTGATTTCAATCACAACATCATTTTCAAGAACATCGCCTGGATAAACACCGGGGCGTATTACAAACACGCGTCCATCCAATTCCTTGATGCAGCCACTGAATGCTTCCTCTAAAGTAATTGTTATTACCTCAGTCTTAGTCTTGGTTAAAGGTGAGAGGGTTTCAAAAGCTTCTTTGATGAGCTTGAACTTCTCTTCATTTCCACCTTGCTTATCAGGGTGATATTGCTGTGCAAGCTTTCTATAAGCCTTTTGTGCTTGCTCAAAATTGGCTGAGGTGTCTATCCCTAGTAGCTTATAAGCCAGTTCAGTCTTCATGCCCACAGTTTCACGATTGTCCATTCAGCTGTTTTAGAAACGAATAGCTGCTCAAGTGCATATTGTGCATCACCCTTACTATCGAACTCAATGAGCTGTTGAGATACAGCCCGCCCACCATCAAAGCTTCCTACTGCACGGATAACAACCAAAATCTTATACATATTTGCATTCCTTATAGAGAGATTAGCATAAATCAGAGGTCTATTGTTACTGAACAACAAAGGTATTATATCATTACATAATCAACAACCCGGGTATATTGAAAACACCAAGAATAATTTAGTATTTCTATCTGCTAGACAACATTATGTCTGTCATTTACTCTTAGTAAGGATGGTTGGCAGTTCATTACGTTCCAAGACGTCCTGGGCACTTCACCAAATGCTCATCAGATAGAAAAGCAAATCTGATGAGCATTCTCAGAAAATAGCTAATACACTCAAGGAATATTGGATGAGGAAAAAACTTTTAGCTCTCGAGAATACATTGCCTTAGCAGTATCTTCTTCAAGACTAGCAAGTTGTTTTCTGAACTCATCTAGTTCGTCTTCAAGCTCTTTTATTTTATCCTTAGTTAAATTCCAAAGAGCCATCGACAACAGACGGTCATACTCATTAAATTCATTTTTGATAAGGAGTTCAATCAACTCTTTCTTACCAGTATTTTTAAAGAGTACAGTATTCTTCAGATAAAAATTAATGAACCTGATTTTCATAGAGGACCAATGAATGGATTCCTTAGCATCAGCAATAAGCTTCTGACGCCGAACTTCATACTGGCTCAGGCGCCACGGGACAAATGCTTCAACTATTGCTTCAACAGAATCAAAGCGCTTTAGAACTCCATCAACATCCCAAAGAGTCAGATTTTCTGTATCACGAGAGATGAGCTTGAACTTCTTGTAAAGTTCTTCTTCAGGCAAAGCAGTCAGTGAGCGAGGAACAGTGATAGTGAAGTCGAATCCATCTTCAGTGGAACGGTCTTCCCAATCCTTGATCAACTCAGCATCTTCCATCTTGTTCAAGTGGGATTTGTATTGGTCGAGATACACTCCAACTGGAAGCTCTGTGACCTTGATGGTGGTTGAGTTAACCACTTGAAGCTTGCCAGTAATAACAACTTGCCCAGTTTCTGGATTGCGAGTGATGTTGCCACTAAATCCATTGTACCAGGGGGTCAAGGTACCAGGCTTCAGCTTCTTACCAGCCAGAACATTTAAGCACGCAGCAGCAATCTCTTTAGGATTGTATGCCATGATAACACAAGCGTGTCCAGTTCCGGTACCTTGCGCACCATTAATCAATGACAAAGGAAGGATTGGAAGATAGGTTTTTGGTTCAATCTTCTCACCATCGGTTTCATTGTGAACCAGGATGGCATCATCTGCCTTAGGAAAGAGTGCGCGAAAGAATGTAGAGAGCTTCGTCTCAATATAACGAGGAGCAGCTGCTTCAGAAGTCAAACGAGAACCAAACTGTCCTTCAGGGACAAAGAGGTTCATGTTGTTCGAACCAGGATAATCGTTTGCAAGACCAATGATAGTTGATGTAAGGCTGCCAATGCCGTGGTGATAGTCAGTGGACGCGGCAACTGCAGCAGATAACCGCTCTACGTTTAATAGTCCAGCATTTTCTCCTCTAAGAAATGTGCCATATACTGCTTTTCGCTGAGCAGGTTTTAATCCGTCCGTCAAAAGTGGAATACTTCTAACGTTATCATATAGTGAAAATTCTTTAAATGCCGTATTAAAAAAGTGTCGGGCTGGGATACAGCGAACCTTAAGATTGCCAGTATCAGTAGGTGTATGTTTTGTAACCATATAGTATTATAACCTGTTCTTTAACGGAAGTAATCTTGTATTAGGCTGCTTCAACTATGAAGTCTTCAAAGTTATCGGCAGGAGTCTCGAGCCAGGCCTTACGGTCATCAGCGCGTTCTCCATTGAAAGCAAGGTCAAGAGCTTGCTTGTCATCCTGCCCATCCATTGTAATCTGGAACAGATATTGATTCAAGTTTTCCATGTATGGGATAAAGTCATTGGTCTTTGTCGTACCCAATCCTTTATAGTAGCGATGTGACCAACCCTTTGCCTTCTGACCGTCTTTCTTTACCCAATCCTTGAATTCACGTTCAGTAAAGAACTCAATAACTTCCTTGTTCTTCAAAACAACCTTCACAACAGGAGTACGGAGGATGTGAATGAACCCAAGCTCGAACAATTCAGGCCAGAATGTATCGAATACATTCATGAGCAGACCGGCAATGTGGGAGCCGTCAACGTCAGCATCGGTGGCAAACGCAACCTTACCGAAGCGGAGTTCAGACAGAGAGTTAACCTTCTCACCGATACGAAGACCGATGATAGTCAGAATCTTCTGGATTTCATTTGGCTCAGACTTACCGTCCTTCTTCTTATCAAGTCCAAGTACTCGAGCAATATCCTTTTCACGGACATTCAATGGCTTACCCTTCAGAGGGAATGTACCAATGAAGTTAGTCTTACCACGAGCAGCGAACAAAGACTTAGCCGCAGAATCTCCTTCAGCCAAGAACAGAACGCACTTAGTGCGGTCCTTCTTTTCGAGAGCATCGCAGAACTTATCAACACGACGAGGGTCAGCCTTATCAGTATCCTTGTTAAGCTTGCGCAGGTCCTTCATCTGTTCCTGGTGGGCCTTAGCTTCTGCCCAATCCAGAATTGATTGGATGATCGTCGACTTGACAATCTTGTTGATCATCTTGTCTGGAACTTCCCAGCTTGTCTTGTAATCGCTAACAGCTGAAATCATATTCTCTTTTGTCTGTGAAGAGAACTTAGGGCGATTAATGTTGGCAGCAATGTAGACACGGAAGTGATCACGAATTTGAGCTGGGGTAACATCGATTTTGTGCTTTTTCTTAATGAACTCGCGGACAGCATTTGCAATCTGCATCGTCACGTACAGAATATGGGTACCGCCTTGGTATGTTTCAACTGAGTTCACAAAGCTTACATGCTCAAATCCGTCGCTCGAAGAGATACCAACCTTCCAATCTGGAGTTGAATCAACAACATAGTCAGTAGCATAGAGTGCAACATAATCCTCGAAGTCTCGAATCATAATACGTTCACCATTGATATAGAACTTTACACCAATGTTACATGCAGCAGCATCAACAACCTTCTTCATCATACGAAGACGATTGCCTTCATTCAACCCTTTCAGGTTGAAGAACTCGTAATCAGGGGTAAAGGTAATCTTTGTGCGATTCTTGTTATCAGCCTTTATGGTAGGTTCGTCACGCTCGCGCATACCCTTCCGGAAGTCTTGCTTGAACAACTTCTTACCATCACAACTTTCGATTCTGAAATGTGAAGAGAGAACATTTGTGAGGGTTGAACCTACACCGTTGGTTCCAATAAGCTGTTGATCTTCATCATCGTTGAAGTTTGAACCAGCACGAAGATTAGAGAACACTGTCTCAGCAATATACTTACCAGTTTGCTCATGAATCTGAACGGGAATTCCGCGACCGTTGTCTTGAACTGAAATGCTTCCATCATCCTCAAAGGATACACGAATAGAATCGAGTGTCTCTGGTGCTCGACGAGATTCGTCAATAGCATTATCGAGAATTTCTGAGAAGATTTTTACCAATGCTGGGATGTAGTTGATGTCTCGCTTCACCATCTTCTTGGTTTCGAGATCATAAACCCATTCCATTGCTTGCTGTTCTGCTGTAGAACCAGCATACATACCAGTCCGTTTACGGATGTGCTCAATTTCGTCTAGAACCTGGTACGTCTGTTTTGCGTATTTTGTCATGATTGGCTTTGTGTCAACGTTGTTATAATAGATTATAAACTAGCCTAATAAGGAAGTAAACTGTGAGTCGTTGAGTCGTCCTAGAAAAATTATTCAACCTGTATGTGAGATGTGCGTAGAATCAACACTTCACTAGTGCTATAATGGGAGGTATTGTTTTCCGAGAACGTGCTCAAGTTACTGTAGAGGTAAACTTATATCTATAGGAAAATCAAAATTAGTAGATGGCCTGAAATTTTCAGTAGTATCCGCACGGAAAACTGCTATTACAAGAAAACAGAATGATGGATATTTAGAAGCAGCACAAAAGAGACTAAACACTATAAAATTTGATGAAAATTTTTTTCTCAGAAAATAAGAGTCGGGATGACCAGACCGGTTTATCTCGAGCTCAAAGCGGAGCTAATAATGACGTACTAACTAAAACAGTTAATAGTTAATAGTGATATTGTTTCTCCTGTGCTGCGTTCAGATTTCGAAAACTATAAAAGAGAAGTTTGGAAAATAACTAGAAAACAAAACTTAGAACAACTTCCAAATATTGAAAAGCGAGGTCACATAAGTAAAACAAGGGTGACACCCAACGAGATATGCAGTACCATACAAAAGAAATATCTGGCGTAAACTTGAGATTAGGTTACGTCAAAATGTTTACGAAGATGTTGTGCTACTTTCATAATGCCAGCCTTTTGTCCTATGTGAATACCCACATCTCGCAGAGTTTCACCTTCGGCAGGAGGTGTATCATTAAGCTGGTACCAAACCTTCTGTGTCTCTTTGAGAACTTCTTTGAGAAGCAAATTAGCAAACTTTTCTTTGTTAAAGACAGATGACATTGCATCCCAATCTCGCTCATGAGGAACTTGATCGTAAGATTGCTCAATAAGCTTTTTTATCTTCTCGTTCATTTCAACCACCATGTGTTCGTGTTAATCCACAATGAGTGCATCGCTCTACCTGACATGCATCATCTTCATGTTCTACTTCCATTGTATGTAAGCATGAGAACTGCTTCCACCATAGAGCAAATCTTTCTTTCAAACTCATTATTCTCCAAGCCTTTCCTTGATACGAGCCATAGCCATGTAGATAGCAGATTGCTCTTCAACAATCCGTCGCTCTTCATTAGTGTAGAACGATGGGGTGCAGCTATTGCTGTTCTCTACAGCTCGGCGTTGATCTTGGATATAACTAGCAAGACATTCTTCAATGAATTCGATATCGTTCATACTACCACCTTGAGGTTCAGACGCGTTTCAATGTCGGCATAGAACTTCATGTACTTTGCCATTCGAGCAGTGTCCTTGTTGGTAATACCCCTCAAGCGCCGGGTATCTGTGTTATGGCGGAGGTCGCATTTCTTGACCTTCATAGCATCCACACTGCCGAATACATCTGCTTGGTATTCTTCATAGGTTTGACCAGGAACTTTTGTCAAGCAGCGGATACCTTCGATGACATGTTCAGACATTCCCTCATCTCGGAGGAACTTGTAAGTCGTAGAAGTATCTTCAATGACATCGTGCCCAACTGCAATACATTGGAGTTCTTCATCATCCTCTTTGAGAGAGGACATCACTTGCAATGGATGCAAGATATAGGGGTTGCCACCTTTGTCGAACTGTCCTGCATGGGCATTCGTTGCGATGACAATCATCTTGGAAAGCATTTCACCTTTTTCATCAGAATCTTCCTTCAAGTGGATGGGCTTTTACGATACCAGGATTGGGGAAACCACCGAAACCTTCACAAGGACTTTCAATGCCATCACTCTTTGGGATGAAGCCGTAGTTCTTTTGAACATATTCGACAACTTCAAAGAGGGTAGGATCATTACCATCGAAGATAAGAGTGACCCATCCATCTAGGTAGTTCTTACTTGAATCGTAGATCATTTATTCCTCAGTATCATCAATTTATGATTTATTATACACTGCAACCTGGCAAAAGTACACAGTTATTTGCAAAAGAAGTGTAACTTGTTACACTTCTACAAAGAATGGACCTTTTTTGTACTTATTGTATTGAGAGTTAGGACCAAATTCGCGAGGATATCCCATCGGGTTAGCAATAGCACGTGTCTTCTCAATCACAGTATCTCCGCAGTCATGCGTATGACCATAGATCCAGATTGGGGGTGCATAATCCTCGTGCAAAATGTCATCGCATTCTGCTGCAAAGCCACCATTAATATGGTTTCCAAATCGTGGATGACACAGCGAATAGCTGGGCATGTGATGGGTAATCACAACGGGCCGAACTCCACCCTTCCATTCCGTCAGCAGCCGAACAATCTCTTTCTTCTGTCGCTTGTGGTACATCTCCATCAGACTAACGGTGAAGGGACTTTGTCCGTGGCGAATCAAACGGAAGTCATTCATTGCAGAACCAACCATCGCACGTTCTTGTAGAGTACGCCCACCCTCGGTCCACATGGTTGCGAAGATGAAAGGTTGCCCTTCAAGGATGTAGAAGCCGACCCTATCATTCGCCCATTGAGTTCGAGTCAGAACCTCAGTAAAGCGATCATCCAGGGTTTTGTTCCAAGCATGATACTCATGTCGGTAATATTCATGGTTACCCGGAATATAGATGACTTGGCGGAATCGAACCTCAACCAATCGCAGAAAATCCAGCAGCTGGTTAGGATCGGCAGAGATGTCACCTGCCAAAATGAGTACTGATTCTGCATCTTGTGGGTCAGATGGAAGAACATCAACAATTAAAGACTCCATGTTGCACCCGCGAAAGGCTTCAAGATGCAGATCAGATGCGATACGAATTTTCATTGTCCAATCCTCGAAACAACTTCTGCCTTGCTATCTTGGAGCTTGATGAGAAGAGAACGATAGGCCTGTAAATAAGTGTCCATTCCAGGGTCAGTTAGAACTTCTTTTTCAAGTTCTGCAATCTTTTCACGGAGTTCTTTTTCTTTTATGCGATGACGAGCGATGTCGGCATTGAGGCCTTTAGTCTTGGACCAGAAGAAACCGCGCTTCATCATACTACCCCTACTATAACTTTCAGCTTCCAAACTGTTAAGCAGTAAATGGTCAGATTATCGGTTGATTTGGTAGTGTGAATTGAGAACCACAAAGTCTGAAGTTTATCGCCAACTAGCTGAGACCAGCAATCTGCAGCCCGCCGCCATTCACCCATCAATCTTCCGAACTTGAATTCATGACCGGGGTTTGGGCAAGGCTTCAAGTCAAAGATTTTTCGAAGCTCGTCATTCGTCATTTTATTCTCTCAACTAATGCTTGTGCATCCCTAATATGTTCTATGTCATCAAAGGCAGCCGCAATTAAGAGGGAACGAATTTTAGCAAACTCAATGCCTCCCTTTTCAACTACTTCATCTGCTTCTTCTTGTGTCTCGCACGCCCAAAGAATGCTGGCAATCTTGCACTGCTCATCGGTAAGATTATCGAGTTGAACGGCCATTTTTACTCTACTTGAAATTCGATTACACTGGTTTGGCGGATAAATTCGCCATCAATGTCAATGTATGTATGCGAGGAAAGATTTTCCTTAATTGGCATTTTAACTTCTTCCATAACTATTTCAACATCCATTTTTAATTTCTATTATAATCAACTGATAAGTAATTATACACTGCAACCTGCGTACTTTTTGCCAGGTTGCAAAAAGATTTTACAAATAAGTTTGTCAAATACTCGAGAAAAGTGTTACACGTGAAAGTTTTTGAACTATTCTGCCCTCGTGCAATCCATAACCTGGCTGACCCTAAAGATAAAGAAGTCACTAAGGTTAGTAAGGTTGAAGGCCTGGCTACCATTTTGAAAGCATAGTGTTCTGACATTATTAATGCTTACAAAGAAGCAGGTCACTGCATCTACTCCTATGGGGCTGAATGTAGTATATGAAGGTTTTGTGGCCTATACAGCTCCACTTGTATTCTTGAAATTAGCTACTCAAGCTGACAGGTCTGAAGATTTACAGCAAATCAGGAAGTATGTAGAAGCTGATGCCCACTTGCCACACCAGTGATTAAATTCAAAATTAACCCTGAGTTCGATGGCACTCATAATAAGCCGGGTGAATTATGGAAGTCTCCTGGTGCAAGCAAAGGATCAATACCTCCAAGAAAGATATTAGCTACTTATACTGACAAGGAAGGCCACACTAACCGTATAGTATGACAAACGCCGGAGGGTGAAGAGACTGCTATGGGCATGCAGCGATTTGGGACAAGGGCTATCACTAACCCTGATGGGAAGATGAAGAAGGGCAGTTATTGGATGGCCTTCCCCTAGAAAGGCTAGAACATTCCAAATAAGGAATGGAAGAAGTTATCACGGGAAGATAGAGCAGCGCTTGACGTTAAACAACAAGCTACTGCATACCAACCATTATCAACTCAATTTGACCACTTTTAACATGTCAATAATACCCGGGTGAAGAGGTGATGGAAGATCGTTAGCATTGCACCAAATGTAATCAATATTTTCCCAGTTGAGTGTAGGTTCAAATTCATCCCACACATCGCCAATATAGTTAGTGTAGGTAAACTTACCATTGTTGAAAGTGAAAACTTTCTTTAGCTTAACAGCATTTGAATATCCAGCTTCTTCTTTGAGCTCGCGAATAACTGCTTCTTCAGCTGTTTCACCCGGATCAATCTCACCACCGAAGCCTGCCCAGGTTCGGGGCTGCATAACACGATTACCACGCTGCACGAATAGATAACGATTAGATTTAACTGAGTGCAGGATAACGCCTGCAGCTTTAAAATCTGGCTTCAATTCAAGTGTGCAGGCAAGCTCGCACGTGAAGTTTGTCATAGTTCTTTCTTCTCGTTTTCTGTTTTGCGGTTTGAACGAATATTATCAGGTTCTCCAGCAGGGATACTATCGAGCGTCTTCTTAATTGTTTCCCACCTAACTGGTGCATAATGGTTAGCATCAACACCTACATCATATCGACGGACTTTGCCATCTATAGGTTGAGGACTATGCACATGACCATGAAGCATATAGGAACCGTGAAAAGCTTTGTTCCAGGAATGCATTGGGTAATGGCACATATGAACCATAATACCGTCAATGTGCTCAGTGTAAAGTTCAGGAAGAATTTCCTCGAATAGATCCTGAATAGGTTTTTGATTACGAATAACCTTGTCATGGTTTCCATAGACTAATCTCTTTTTACCATTTAGACGATTGAGGATAGTCTTTGCTTCTTCTTGATTGCAGAAGAAGACATCCCCCAAAATGTAGATGATGTCATCAGGCTTGACTGCAAGGTTCCAGTTGTAAATCAACGCTTCGTCCATTTGGCGAGCAGACTGGTACGGTCGGTTGCAATATCCGATAATACGTTCATGACCCCAGTGGAGGTCAGATGTAAAAAACTTATTTGCCATTTCTCAATCGTTCTATTTCATTTGCAGCTTCTTCAAGAAGATCAGCAATACGATCAGGCTTACCTTCTTGCACGCTCTTACGTGTAGAAATCTGTCTGCGAATTTCTGCTCGCTTGCGAAGCCGAAAAACCAAATCGTCGCTAATCAGCTCTTTAGCTCTTCGCTCAATGCGTTTCTGTCTATGTACGTTGATGCTTTCAAGTATTTCAGTCAGTGTTATCATTTGTCATTATAGCTTCACGCAGTATTTGGAAGTCTGCAGAAAGCCGCAAACTTATATCTTCAAGAGACCCCTGGATATACCGAATTGAACTAGCAATTCAGTAGCATTAGAGGTAGGCATGCCATTTACTATCACATTGTAAAGATTACGCAGCTCACCCAGACGGATAATCTGGGTCTCTACTGCATCAAGTAGTTCAAAGGCGGACATGTCAGTAGGTCTCTTTGATGACGTCAAACCGGTCCTTAGGATACTTCTCAATGAAGGCTGGATCCCTCACAAACTCGTTGTATGCCTTGGCTTCAAAGAAGACCTTCTTGAAAACACTGATGTGGCTGCCCTTAGGGCAAACGGTCAGATAAATCGATGTTGCTTTTCCGCCCATGATATTTTCCTTTGATGCGTTAAACTATTTACTTACCAGCTAATCGTCATGCAGTCACCATCAGAACTGAGAACTTCAAAACCATCAATAGTAAATGCCTGCGTGATTTTCTTTCCTTAAGCAATCAGGGTAGCAATAGCAGCGGTGAGAGCAACAGCTTCCATCTTTTCGGGAGCTGCGATACCCAGCATTTCAGCTTGGTGGTTGAGCTTCACACGGTTGGCTTCAACCAATGCGATACCCTTACCCTTGATAACCGAAGCATTCCAGATTGGACCGAAGCTGAAGCGAACTCCATTGACTGCAGCAACCTTGATGCGAGCACCCTTAGGGCTAGACTTGATTTTCAGAACCTTCTCAATAGGTTCAGCAGTAATTGCCTTGACAAGGCTCACAATGCAGAGATTGCCTTCAGCATTAACTCGATCTTCGGCCATAGCAACCATGCGAGCGAAGTACTTGTCATCAGCCTTCACGTTTGCTGGGATGTAGTTAGCAATGCGGTTCAGGAGCCCCATTGCGATAGTGTCTTGTTCATTGTAACGGAGACCAGTGATTTCAGCGATTTGTTTCAGCATTTTAAACTTTCTAAGTTAATCAATCGATAAGTAATTATACACTAAACCTGACAAAATGTACACAGTTTTGCAGTTTAAGTGTAACAAAGTGTAACATTCATGTCTGCTGTCATCAAGATGTCTCGGGTTTCTACCTTCCCCATCCAAGGGAAGCGGACACGCATAGAACTAGCATTCAGATTCAAGGTGAGAATTGCAGCTTCAATCTTAGTATTGACGTAATATTCATGCCATTTTCCACCTCAGCAATCGCTTGATTGAGAAACTGCTGTTTTCACAATGGTAAGTTTTCGTTTGAAGTTTATTATAGTTCTCCACCAATTAAAAATTCGGCATAGTCAGCATCGAAGGTTTCCCAAGGGACAATAGAAACAGTTTCCACAAAATGGAGATATTCGTTATTGAAAGTGGACATTACATACTCCAATAGGTCTCTGAACTAGGGTCACAGCAGAGAGGGGTGTTTACAGACTGAACTACTGGCTTACCAGACATCAAACTGCAAACCGTTTCTGTCTTCTCGATCTTCTTGAACTCGGACATTTCCATGATGGAAAACTTCGAAGGATCGATCTTGCCAGCCTTGGTAAGCTTGGTCATTGCAGTCTTTGCGGCACCTTCATCAGCATACTTTGCATCTTGCCAATAACCTTGGCGCCACACACGAAAGAATTCGGTAGTTTCGGTGTTGAAGATGACATAAGACATTTGGATTTACTCCTTGACTTCGGTTTCGGGCTTCTTGTAAAGCACAGTAACCGGACCAGGCAACATGCGCTTTTTAGCAGCAGTACTGGGCTTCAAGACCAAGGAAGAAATCTTCTTTTGTTCTTTGGTTTGAGGAGCTGGACTACGAGAAACAAAGATTGAGGACATAAAATACTTTCTGCATTTGTTAAAGATAAGTAATTATACACTACAACCTGCTAAATGTACACACTTATTTAGGTTATTTTGTAACCAAAATGTGTAACAATTCTTGTAACTTTGTAACAAGATTTAGGTCAATTTACCTTCTACGACTTCGATTTTCAAGGCTCCCTCTTTTTTAGCTTCCTCGAGCCAAAAGCTGCATACAGTCATCATGTACATGCTCATCTTCTGAGTACTTTTATGACACTTGTAGGTGCTTCCGCTCTCGCACAAGAACTCGTAGTGATTTTGGAATTCAGATATGGTGTTGATCATTGAGCTGAGCTTCCAACTATCAGAGCCAGCAAAACCACCATACCATCCAGCAAATACCTTGCGAACAGTTTCATTTTCAGTTGTGAATTCTAGCACTACCCAAACATCTGGATTGTAAATTGACATTATGGTTCCCGTCCGATACCCATGGCATCTTCAAATTCTGTGTTAGTAAATTCTTCTTGTATTTGGTGGTAGTCCCCATGCGTATGAACATATGGTGGAGGAGTTGGTTTGTCACGCTTAATACAACGCGGGTCTCCCCGTGTCGTGTAAGCCATTTACCATCAAACATATTTGTTTTGTCTGCGCCAACAGCAACAGCCCTGTGACAAACAGAGCAGACGGGTTAATATTTGTTTCTCATTTTGAATTCTTTCCAGCTTCAAAACCATCCTTGTATGCTTGATCAATTGACACCCATTCATCAGCATCTTCAGGTGACACTTCACTTAATGCATCTTTAGCCCAAGATAATACTAGAGCATTTTCTTTATTGCAATGTTCCTGCATTCTGGGGTGCCAATTATTAGCGGCTCTAAAATGAAAATAGTCGAACATGGCTTTGGCCCCAGCCCTAAAGTCGTCTGTCATTTTACAAACCTTGGCATAGGATCAAACGGTGTGAGTTCAAAGTGCTCAAGCATTGGGATGAGCTCTTCAATCTTATCTAGAGGGTGGTGCTCTACAACTTTATGCGCACCATCAACTAGCAGAAAATAAAGGCTTGTGGTGCCTTCTTTGATCTGCTTACTGAAGATAAATTTCAAATCATCCAAGGTCATCATGGTACCTTCACAAAACTTACATCACTAAAGCTAAATGTATGCCGACGATCTTGCTCCAAGAGGATAACTTCACCAGCACTATTGATCCAGCTCTCGTCTAGAAATTCTACTTCAACCCGAAAGCCTTTTCCATCGCACGACACGTGCTTCACTATAGCTAGTGACCCGGGCTTGAGATAGTGCGAACAGCTGACCCATCCAGACGGCATAGGATCTGGGGCCTTCAATAGCATCACAGTATCGCCAGGCCAAAAAGGCGCAAAACGATTCATCAAGTATTCATAGGCGCCCACCATCTGTTCCACATAGATGGTTGCTTGCCCATGTGATAGAAGTTCTTGCACCTCAGCCAGCTTTTTCATTGCTGTTAGGAAGGGTGCATACGGTTCTTTGCTCATTTTCATTCCTCATCTTTATCTTAACATTTATGATTGCACTGGAGACCTTGATGTCTTCCATATTCTTTATCTTATCAAACTATTTTTGTTAGCTCGTTCTATTATAGACCAAACAATGCTCTAGCAGAACTTGCAGCCTGGGCCAGACCTGCATCATAGCCATCGTCGAACTCATCAGTATTATGATCACCACAAGTTACAGCATCAAACTCTTCACAAAGACGTTCAATGATCAGCTTACAGAATTTATTCTGGCCAATGTGTTCAACCATAAATCGGGCTTCATCAACTGACCAGTAGTCTTGGGCTCTGTCCTTAGCTAACAATTCTTTAATCAGAAGCTGAGTCTTTTTTCAATCCAAGAGTTTGCGGGGAGTGGTCGATTCGGTCAATACCATCTCCACTATAGAAGAAAGCATCTTCATCTTCGATGGTAACACAAAGATCAACATGATGAATATCATAGTCAATAAAGGTATGATCAGGACCATAAACACGAAAAACATATCCCCCTCCTTCATGGCCAAAAGTTCTCAACAGATGCCCGCTAACTTTGTTTGCAGATTTAATCATTACCAGTTATCCTCTTCTTCCAGTTGTTGCAAAGCTTCATCATGCTCAGGCATTTGTGATCTTGGGAATACTGTATGACATTTATTCGACCTTTGATACTGGAGAACCCACAAGTTCCAAAATCTGATAACTGATAATCAAGCCCTCTTCGAGCATTCTATCTCCTAATTCATTGAGCAGATAGACACTATCTTCCTCTGCAAGAAGATAGTCTTTGTCGGTATGCATGAGACGAACTCGGCCATCGAGATGCTCGGCCATGATTGTAAAGTGTCTCATTATGCAGCATTCAACAGGTATTCTGCCCGCCGTTCCCAGTTATCTCCACGACCTGCAACCTTCGTAACAGCAATCAAAGTCCGCAGATTCAAATCCGTGGCTTCATCTTTCATCTTGTCGAGGAAAGCAAGAGCCATTTTCTTGGTGTTCAATTCGTATTCAGGCAAGAAGTCATCCCCCTTGATGATAGCTCCCATGCGTTCAATCTTCTGAGCAGTCGTCATGGACAAATCAACACATATTGCACGAGACCGGATAGCTTGATCGATTTTGTAGAGTGGGAAATTCGAGATGAAGATCACACCACCAGTGAATTCAAACGAGCGAGGAAGATCATCGTCACCGAAAGACTCGGCATTCCAAGAAATGATGCGACGATCATAGGAATCGAGAGCACCTTTCAAAAGGTTCAGGGCAACAGGGTCACGGAGAATAGAATCACAGTCATCGAAGATCACAATACGATTACGGTTTTCGTAGAGAGTGCGGTAGAGACCCTTAGCAGTCGAGTAGCCTTTGACTACTGAGTAAATCTTCGCAGACACAGAAGGATTCAAAAGGGAGTCAGATCCGAACCCGACCAGATCAGCAGTATTTTGGAGACCGGCATTTTGAAGGGCTTTGTTGACTGTGAAAGTTTTTCCAAGACCACCTTCACCAGTTACGATAACTGAAGCACAGGTGTGGTCAGCAACCATGTTAACAAAGTCGGTCATAAAGTCGAAACGTTCATTGATCGAAAAACGATCAACCTTCTCGGTCTTTCCAGTTGTAACATTCACAGTAGCTTCGCCAACCTCACGAACTTCAGTTACACCCGCAGCTACGGCTTTAGTGCAACGACCGGAGCGGATATTACCTATCACATAGTCCTTGTTAGGAGAGGAAGCCAGAATCTTTCCGTTGAAGGAGGCCACCCACTTGTTTGTGGAGGTCTGAAAGGAGAGAGTAGCAACATGGGACATCTGATAAACTTTCTAAGTTAATTAACTGATAGGTTATTATACCCCATAACCTGAGCTTTGAACACAGTTATTTACAAAAGAAGTGTAACAATTGTTACATTCTGTCCAAAAGTATTGTTTAAGGAACAATGACTTTAGTCAATTTTACAGATCCGTCTTCCTGTACAGACCAGTTTACAGCATCTCCCTCTTTTAGGTCAAGAGAGCTCAGTACTTCCTGAGGCAATGGCAGAATGACATCATCACCATCCTCGATTAGTTCTACAGTGAATGATTTCATTTAGACCACCTTTGCAAAAATTTTGTCTTTGTATGCAGGATCAAATGTTACGTTTTTGTAATCAATCGTAATCAATCCCTTGCGCTTCAGTGATTCACACGTAACCACATTCACAAAATAGCAGAGGTTTGACATCCGCTCATTCTCATCATTGTTGAAAATGCTATCACCTTCACCACTTGCGACAATCTCTGCAAGTATAATGACGTCGTTGATGACACGATCATCAGACAACTTGTCGAATGATTGCACCAAACCTTCCAAGTCAGATTCGCTCAAGCCTTGAATGAACTCAGCAAGCGTCAGGTACTGTTGAGTTTTCAGCTCCATGGCAGTCAGCTTGGTCAAAGCCGAGATACTGGGATCACTCAGCACCTTGTCATAATTTACGGTGAATAGTTCTTTAGACATTTGCAGTTTCCGTTAGGTCAGCTTTCTTAAACACTGGCACAGCTTGAGTATTTTCCCATTTCTGGTTCATCTCACGAACATCTTTCAAAGTACGTGTAATTCCGTTGTCCTTGTTAAGTTGTATTTGCGGCAAGCTATACATGAGGTGAGCATTCTTATGACTGCCAATCTCAACCAGCTCAGCCAAACTCAGATAATTGCCTTTAGCAGCATTGCACTTTTGACACATGCACTGAGCATTCCACAGCCGGTTTGAACCACCTAGAGACTTAGGGATGATGTGATCCCACGTCATCATGACTTCAAAACCATCTTCTGTGAGAGCATACAGATTGAGACTGTACTTGCTAGCCAAATCTTTCTTGTGGCGTTCAATGTAGAAGTGATTACCTTTCAGGCCGCATTTAACGCAAGCAGTTTGACCATTTGCGATCATACGGATGCGAGTAGATTGCGGATCAGTGATACCCTCAACTTCAACACCATGGAGATTCTTCTGTTTGATGTGGTTGATAACATACATACCTTCTTCGAAGGTGAAGGTAGCAACCCGGTGGAAAACTGTCTTGGGCTTGAAGGTATGTCGCCGCATACCAGGCAGAAAGGTTTCTTGATTTTGAAACATTTATTCTCCTGCATGAGCCAGGCGAGCTGCACGTTTTTGCTTCTTAGCAACTGTCTTGGCTAAGAAGAATTCATCATCATCGAATGTCGCAGCAATAATGTCATCAGTGTAAGCATCGAAACCTTCATACCATTCATGGCACAGAACTTCAAAGGTTTTGAGATCAAAGCCGGGAAATTCCTTCATGATCTCAGCAAACTTTACGCAAGTAGCAGTAGCACGAGGACGTTCAGCTTTTCGAGCAGCATAACCAGCTTCAAAGAGAGCATCACGTTGAGACATAGTAATGGGCATCATACAGTATTCAAGGCCGGGCGGCCTTCTTTCTTCAGTTGGGTTTCGAGAGTGTGGGCTGCAGCCTTACCACGAACAAAGCAAATGATTTCCTTGTGGAAAACTTCTGGACCATACTTACGAATGGATTCGCAAAGCTTCCAGCCTTTGTCTTGATTGAAGGCACGACCTACGTGACGTGACCAACGAGCAGCTAAAGTTTCCTTGCCCGAACGATCTACACAAACAGCCAGACCAATGTAGGTTTCCGAGGTAACGCAGTTAGTAAGAAGATAGATGATGTGAGATCTATCGGTTCTACGCTTTCTGGAGGACTTTAGCTTTTTGGTCATAAGTAATTATACCCTACAACCTGAGGAAAGTACACAGTTTTCAGGTTATTTTGTAACCAAAATGTGTAACAATTCTTGTAACTCTGTTACAGTTTTGCTATGAGTTCTTTTGACTTAGATCTAAGCATCTCTTTTGTAGCTTCAGCTCTATTCTTCGCATCAACAGTAGCTGCTTTCTCAAATTTCGATGCATTTGCTGCATCTTCTGCCTTAGCAATATAGGATGCCTTGACTTTCGATATAAAATCAGAGTAGTCTTTAATATGTTTCAAATCGCCCTGGCCCCACATATTATTAAGCTCAAAAGACTTGCCCATTCCGCGAACAGCATTTGCTAAATCGTCGAATTTAATATCTCCTCTCTTCATACCGGGGTTTGAATTAAGTAGTGGAGCAATTTTCGGTTTGCTTCCAGTAGCATGAGTGCGATTGTATAGGTAATTGAAAGTATCTAAAGCAAAATGTCCAATATCAGTTGTAATAGTATTAACGCTATCAACCTTTATTTTCTTAAATGGAACCATTTCACCATCAATATGTTTTACTTGAACACCAGAAGTGCCAATACTTACATTTAATAACTCACTTAATGAAGCATAAAGGAATCCCATTAGAGCTCCCTTTAATCCATACTCGGGGGTCATACGATGGGTAGTCCAATCCTCAGTCTCAGTAAATGCTGCTACTAAATCTACTTGCGCCCACTTATCATCTCCTACTGAGACGGTAATATTAGTTCCATTTTCAGAACCACCATCGTAAATGTAAGAAGGTTTTTCATCCTTAATGAATGAGATAACCATTTGACGATATAGGGATTGATTCTTGCTCTCAGTTGTCCCTTGAATACGTGGCATTGAAAAGATAATATCAATGTCTCCATATTCTTTATCTGGATGCTCCTTCAAATCTCTTTCAAGATATGCAGTTGAACCGATTGGCTTACCAATTTTAATAGGAGCATAATCGTGCGTCTTCAAATAAGCATTAAACTCTTTTTCGAATTTAGGCATATTAGCTAATGCTTTCTTTGCTGTAGCTGGGGTAAGCTTTACGTCTTGCGTAATAGTCTTAGACCAACCGCCCATTTCGGTAATAAATTGCTTGAAGGAAATCATTTTAGGATGCCATCTCTCTGCAAGTTTTAAATCCAGCGTAAAAAGACTTCTCATCAAATGAGATAGGGCTTCCGCCACCATAATACATCTTGTTGAAAATTTCTTTTGGATCTCCTGATGGATCTGCTTGACAACAAAACCATCCGATTTGCCATCCCATGATGTCATACTTCTTTTCACCACCTGCTTGAATGAAAGCAGGCTTCATTCGTGGGTCAGTAGGAATAACTTCTTTCTTCTTGAAAAATTTCTTCACCTTATCAAGTATAGGACCTTCTTGAACGAACTGTTTGAATGAAGTTTTCATATTATGCACCTAAAATTTGGTGATCTCCGACTATTTTGACCAGAACCTAAAGCTTTAACCATTTGACTTACTGATTGATAGATATTTATACCATCTACAGTACATTGGCGGGTTTTTGGCTTTTTATGAGGTTTTCGCATATTAGATTTGGCTTCTTCAGAGTGCTTTTTACCAATGCGATCTTGTCTAATATTCTCTTTAGCTTCTTCTGATACAGGTTTTCTATCTACCCCAGATTTAAACTTCTTTCCCTTTAGAGACTTAGAGATATTCAAACATGTTTCTTCTGTTCTCTTCTGCCCAGTACCACCTTCTGATATTTTCTTCTTGTGCTCTTCAGTTAAAGTTTTACCGGTTAGAGAAGCTCTAATCTTTTCTCTTGCTTCTGGGGTATGAGTATAACTGTTGTTTGCTTTTCGAGTAGCTACTACTTTTTCATACCACTCTTTAGTGCGAACATATTGCTTAGAAGCTTTAGAAAGTTTAGCTGACGTTTCTTCTTTAGTAGCTGGTCTATCATAATAGCCTTCACCACCAGGTCCGCAGTTCATACACTTTGGATCCTTTCTTAGTTCAGCAGTAATAAGTTCTCTTTCTTTATCTGATGCAGCCTGTCTATTTTCTAATTCGAATAAGATTTCAGTCTTATGTGCAGCTTCACCATATTTTCTAATCGATTTTCTAAGCCTAACCCCACTTCCCAGATAACCATCATTTAGATTATCAGTGCTGTGCATGCCTATATAGAATGCATTTGTTTCTATACATGTCGTTTTATAAACTATGTGATGTTTTCTGTTTGATGCTCTTACATATTTCTTTTCCATAATAAAATACTCTCATTGTTTAGATAAGAGTATTATAGAAATCGGCAAAAACAGGTCATGCATATAGGGAAACCAGGCGCTCCCAGTTGGGCGCACCAGATGCTGCAAGGTTAAGAGCTCGAACAAGCTTACGAAGAGATACATCTCCCTTGCGCTTTGACTTCTTGACAACTGTTAGAACATTCTCACGTTCTTCATTTGAGAGTGAAAGGCCATCTTCGAGTTTAATTTCGTGAAGAATCTTTTCCATGTGCTCGTAAAGCTCTTCATCCGTTGGATCGATGTTGATGACGAAGGCTCGAGTTCGAAGCGCACCATCTGGATCAAGCTTGCTTAATGGCAAGTTAGAAATAAAGATGATGCGCCCAGTGAATTCAAAATGCCGTGGCAACTTGTCCGCATCTTCTGCATACTCTTCTGCATCTTCATGTTCTGGATCATACATACCTGCAGACTTTTTGTTCCAAGCAATCTTGCGGTGCTTCTTGGTATCAGTAGCTGCTTTGATAAGGTTACGACCATCTTGATCGGCCAAAGCTCCATCGGAGTCATCAAACAAAAGAATGCCGTCGCGGTGCTTGTAGAGAAGCGAGTAGATACCGAGTGCGGAAGCCGTACCAGTATTCTTGAAGTAACCGTTACCATCTGACAAACCATGATTATGAAGAACCTTTTCAACAGTCTGTGTCTTACCTGTATTATGGCTTTGAATACCATCTGCTGTTACAAAAATTTGATCATTAGAATCAACAGATAAGTCATAAGCAAACATCTCATTTTCGGTAATTGTTACAGCTTTAACAATATCAATACCATTTCTTGTACGAATTTTATCTCCTGGCACCATATTATAAACAAAATGTGCTTTTCCATTTTCGGCAATATACATATGATTGGAAAGACACTCATGCTTGATACCTGACTCAAATTCAACAAAAGCTTGATTTCCCTTTTTCTTTATAAATCCAATAGTAGGTTTAAACCCATTTGGGGTTTCAATCATTATATCAGAAATTTTGTACAAGTGCCCAATTTCTAGTTCTTCAATCTTATATGTGTCTTTAACATACTGCTCTAGCCAATACATATTGACTTGTATATACTGCATATTAATTTTCCTTTACGATGAATTCAACAGCCTGAATAAGATATTTATTCCAAAGTTCATTATCATATGTTTCTGGAATTCTTAAAACCGAATAACCTAATTCTTTTAGCATTTTATCTCTTTTTTCATCTTCTATGGTTTTTTCAGAATGCCAATATTTTCCATCAAATTCTATTACCTTCTTAGTTAATTGATGATAAAAATCTAAATATATGCGTCTTTTTGAACTAATATAAATGCATTCTTCGTTATCACCATACTTGAATTCATTTTCTAAATAACCATATTTTTTAAGCTCTAATAATAATTCGGTAAAAAATTTTTTGGATATTTTTGAAACTTTTGATGGCATCTGAGCTTTTTGTGCAAGATAGGCTTCTTTTTGTGCTTGTTCTAATGTGTATCCTCTGTGTAACCAATATTCTATACTTAATTTACTTCTAAGTTTTTGTAAATTAGATATTTCCTTTTTCGCATATTCCTTTGAATATCCCTTGTTTAACCAATACTCGATACAGTTATTTCTTCTTTTCTTTTGAACTTCACTTTGTGCCCTAATTGCTTCATCTTTATTAATACCCCTTTGCAAATAATATTGTAAAGAAATTGGATTGTTAAAAACAGTTTTCTTTTTTCTTTTACTTAGTTTAGTTTGGATTTCTGATACTTTTTTAATAGCATCTTTTTCAGATAATCCGTGATGTTTAATCCAAAATTCTTTCATACACGGAGTTAAACCTCCAGAAGAATTTTTTATTATATTATCCTTACTTTTTATTAATGAACTTATTTCTTCTTCACTCCATCCAAATATATTTTTATACTGATCACTAGAAAATGTCCCGGATCGCATGTGTAAAACATCTTTACGTAAGTCTAGATGAAATAGATTCATTCCTGAATAAATTGGATTTCTTGAAAGAAGTGATAAAAGGCTATCTTTAACTTGTGGTGTTAAAGATCGCCAGCTTTTTGATACTCGTTTAAGATGAGGAATAATTTCTTCTATCGTTTTAATTATGATTGGCAATCTTGTTTTCGGTTTGATGATTATCATTTAAATTTATTGATGAATTATTAACCATAACATTTACAAGAGTTGAACCTGAAAACGATCCACCCTTACCAGCAACAAAGAGAGCGTTGAATGCCCCCTTTATGGTACCTGTTACGAGACCTTCCAAGTGTTCAAGGGTGTCACCAAATGGAATGCGTTCAGCGGTATCCTTTTCAACTTGCTCTTCCTGCTTGGTCTTCATGAAGGATTCATCTGTACCACCTTGGGTTACAGTGATGACTCCTGCCTTTGAAAGAATAGAGTCCTTAAGAGAGTCGATCTTCGAACCTGGCTTTAGCGAAACTCTCCTGGCATCAATTTGAAACCTGTCATTGAAGTCCCTGAAGACTGTGTCAAAGATACCGGCATTGATAATGTGGTAGGAACCAATGAATTCAGAACGGGTGAATGTCTTGCCTGCTGCGAGTTTTCCGAGGAAGTCATTGAGAGCAGCTTCAGGCGAGAATGCATCCCGCGCAACTTCCATGATAACTGACTCAGACAAAGCTTCAACAGGGCTAACTGGGAAGGCACGAACATGACCAATTGTTGGAGAATGAAGAATTGCTACAAGAGCTGGCAGTGATTGCGCGAAGGAAATACCCTTGCAGTGAATGCTGAACGTTGGATCAGCAGACTTACCATTGAAGATGTCGATGGAGTGAATCTCACTAGTCTTACCAGCTGAAGCTTCAGAACCCCAGTTGAAGCGAAGACAGCGCGTTGTACCTGAAAATACATAGCGAATACCATACCCGCTGTCAGTGGAATTGTGAAAATGCTCAATTCCAGGAATCCTGATGAGCTTTTCATCCATCTTTCGTTGGATAAACTTGATCATCTTCTCCATGGCTAGGGCTACGCTGGCAGTTCCAACCGTAGCTTCCTTGATAAGTTCATGGTGCGCGTTTGCAAGTACAAGTAGTTTCATATTCTCGAGCAGGTTATATGGTAATTATTACCTTTTATTTATCACTGCTCAAACAAAATAGGAGCCCAAAGACTCCTATTTAGACTATCTAAGTAATCGAATTAATACTTATCGGCAGTAGGCCCAGTTTTAACAGAGAGATCAACTCCAAGTTGGCTGCATTCTGACCATCATTGCCCATTCCTCTTTCACCCATCACACTTCATCGCGGGATAAGTAATCTAAGACAATGAAGGGAGCCAAGGCTCCCTTCATATCCTGAGAGCTGCCTGGCTTAAGCCGCCAATCTCTTGTCAAGAAGTTCAGAAACTGCAGAGAGCCCCCGACGGTATTGATCAGTCGCCTTTTCAGCTGTTACGCGACGGGCAACGAATTCATTGCTCAATACCGCGCCACTGGCAGTGACCGCGTAGGTAGGCTTGATTGTCTTACGACCAGCCTTAATCTTTCCAGAGAAAGCAAGGGTGCCATTTTGAAGTTGACGATCTGTAGATACCAATTGAAGACCCGCGGCAAGCAAGTTCTGGAATGGCTTAGAGCGTTGTACTGCTGCGATTGTTTTTGCTGTAGACATAATTTGTTTCCTTTATTTCTTATACATCAAAGTTGTAGAAGAGCTTCGGCTCTTCTATTTGAGATACTTCATCTCAAACTGGTTTACCTGCAGCAAGGTGAGGTTTCTCAATCAAGATTTGCCGTTGTTGCTGCACATTAATGTTTTCTTGAACTTCATTGAGTTCAGCTGCAGATGCAACTACTCGTCTAGTTCCATCAGTGTATGTCACAATAGCTTCTTTGCCATTGTAAACGTATTCTACAGATTTAATCTGTTTCATTTGAAAATCTTGCTAAGCAAGCCGAGGTTGTCAAGGTGAGAAGGAGCGGTCCATCCAGCCGGCTTAATCAAGTCAGGGAATCCGTAAGGGTTAGGACGACCTTCTTTAACACCTGGAGACTTTTCCATGTTCTTTGCATGGACAATGTTCCATGCTTTATAAGCATCGACACCCAATACATTAAGAGTTCCGATTACAAAGACGATGTCGTCGATTAATGCATCAACAATTCCATCAGCATCTGCTGCTTCAAAAGCAGCATGGGCTTCTGTAACTTCTTCTTGAACCATATCCAAGCGGAACTTAAGATAAGTTTTGAGTTGTTCATTAGTAAGAGTATCGACGACCTTGTTAACACCAAACTTGGTGTGCATATCTTCAATATCGGCGGGCCAGAAAGTAGGAGTAGTTTCGCTCATAGGAGTGTTGTCTGTAATTTTCATAAAGGTATTTACTTTGTAGTTAATCTCGATCCGTTCAGTTGCTATTCAGATTCATTTGCTGAATCTTACCAAGGATTACTGACATGTTATGATTTGGCGAATCTAATCCTGACAATACTCCGTCCCATGCCACTAAGTCAATCCATCCCGGTTCAACAGTCAGCATGGCTTTATATCGTTTCAACCCCATTTCAACACATGATTGAATTTGTTTCTTCTTATTAAGTTCATCCTCAATGGTGGGGGTGTGACGATCCATAACCTCAGCCAGATCGGCATCTAGCCGTTTTTTGAATCGTTCAAGACGAACTGTTTGTGGAACAGTGATGAAGTATTTTAGATGTATTGCCCCAGCATCGAGAGCTGGCTTTACATAATGGTCAATACCAGAAGGTTCAACGATTAGGAATGTTAAACCCGTATCAAGCTTCGTCTTGAATTCCGATTTAGTAACACCATAGCGTACACCATTATAGATAGCAAGCTCTGCGAACCCATCTGCTGCCTCAATGTCTTTTGATTGTTCTTCAGAGATAAAGAAGTAGTCAACGCCGTCAACTTCACCTGGGCGAGGAGGTCTAGTTGTAGTTGACACTATGCATGGAAGCTTTTGCTCATTGCGAATGTAGTTTAAAAGGTGACTCTTTCCACTGCATGATGGTGCAGTAAGGGTCACGAGGACTGATTGTTCTGCCATTTTTTGTTAATTTCCTTTTGAATATCTGCTACTTCTTCAGGTGTATTGAAGCTTAGCGTTGGGTAATCTGTTTCATAAACAGATGCGGGTGATTCTGTGTTATACAAATAATGGAAGGTGTGAAGCAGTGAGAGCTCACCACCAGGTGTCATATAGCGACCATTCTTCCAGTAGGCGTCATGAAGAGTATAAAGGGTTTGGCTCAATAGATTTCTATTGAATCTAAAAATGGATTGATCATGGAATCCAGTAGGATGGTTCTCACCATACTTAGAAAAATCTGCTGATATGCATTGCATATCAGAATTCGTAAGCAAGGTCACGTAAGGATTATCTTCTCTAACAACAGGGAACAATCCATTCTTTAGTGGTCTAGATAGCAACTCATCGATAAGTTCTGCATGGGGAAAGAATACATCACCCCAGCAAACAACGATGTCATCTGAGAACTTAGGTGTTGATTTCGTCTTGCCTAATTCTGCAACAACTGATTCTAATGCAGACATAACAGCATGGCCATCGCCCAATCCTGATTTAATGGGGACTAGGGTAACATTCCTTGCATAGTCAAGTGGATACTCGGTATAATCAACTTGCGTGCGGAGATACTTTTCCCAAATCTCAATGATGTCAGTATTAACAACTAAGAATACATTTAGAAATTTATTTCCAATCTGCTTTAGAGTTGTTGTTAAACATGGTTCTGTACCATTAATTGGAACTAATGCTTTAGGAAGGCTCCCTCCCATTCGAGAGCCTTTACCTGCAGCAATAATATAGAGGTCTTGTTTCATTTATTAAACATTATAACTTGTAAGTTATCAAGTAGCGTGTTGATCAGCCATGCGGTGTGAATAGGTGATCGCACTTTCAAACAGGACAGCTGAATATTCTTCTGTGCGAGTTCTTTAATACAGAAGTCATTTCCGTAATCAAGCTCGTCACCGATGAATACAATTGGTTCAAATGTTGATGCTAGCAATTCCTCAATAGCACGAGCTTTCGAGATTCCAGATTTAGAAATTTCAATAGTCGTTCTACCTGAAGGTGTAATAGCCCATGAGTTCTTTTCATTTCCATTCTGAGAAAGGAAGGTAAGTTCAAGTAATCGTGTAATCGAGTCACGGTACTCAGCATCAATCGGTTTGATGGCAATGACAGTGTCTCCACGATTTTCAATTTTAGCAACAGGAATTCCTGCTTCCTTCAATCGCATCATGACTAATGACAGTTCTGTTTTGCTTAGCACTTTAGAAGGATCAAGATGTTTCATTGCAAGAGCACAAACTCCATCATTGCTGTCTTCGCAGTTAGTGCTGTAAGCATATTCATTAATACCACCATCTGCAAATACTCGCAGCATAGGTTTATCAAATCTCATTGGCGTCAAACCATTGCCCATGATTTCAGCTTTGCGGGTTAGTTTGACAGCTTTGATACCGTTACCAGTGCAGACAGCAACATTAATCTTTTCGTTTAGTGCGCTTAACCCATTGACATTGTATTGTGATGCTCTCTTGTATGCATTACCACGACCAACAAGGGTGTCATCATAATCAAAAACGTATGTGGTGTTCTGCACTTGGCTACTTGATTCGATGTTCCAGTAAATGGATGCAATAGACTTTGCTAGAGCTCTAGGACTATGCTTGTTGGATTCGGAATCAGACAAGTCATAGCTATAAATGCCTGCTACAGTAGATTGGATATTGAAGTCAATGTTAGAACCCTGCATAAGTTCATGAGCAGTATTATCACATAGAACATGCAAGCGACCTGCTGGGAAATAGTTTGGCACAAGAATGTTGATGATGTCAGATGCAGACTGGCCAGGAGAATCCTTATCAGGAATTCGATTCATAACCATTAGCAACTTCGCATTGCACTGGTCAATGGCTGATTTAAATCCAGAAGATGCATAAGTAGGAATCAATGATGACCATTGTGTTCCAGATGAAAGGATAATCAGATCAGCATCCATAATTGCATGGTGAGCTTCATTGCACAACACTGGTTTCGATTCATTACCTCTTGAATCAGTAAAAAAGATGTCTACGAATGGATCGTCCATTCTTCCCCATGAAACAATATCTCCCTCATCTGTCACGCGGATACCAGACTTAGTAATAGCCCCAAGGAACAAAGAGGTGTCATCATTCAATAGAACATTGTCTTTGATACCAAGCAATTTTGCCATCTCACGAGCTGCAGCACGAAGAGAGTTCTTATGCATGCGAGCAAGGCCTGCATAGATAATATTCGCTAAAGAGAAATCATAGTAGTCAATCTTAGTAGCAAGTGGCGCATTGAAGTAAGACCCGACCGCCTTGTCAATAACACTAAGATTAGATGGAAGTTCATAATCTTCTAGTTCCTTTTGAAGTGTATTAATCTGCTGAATACAGAATGCTTCTACTTCGGTCGCAGGTTTTGAGAATCGAATGTCAAGAAATTTATGCCACGGAGATACAGGATGCTCAAGCTTAAGCCGTGTGGTCTGGTTCTTACGAACATCAGATGGACCAAGGATGTCACCATTCATTACTCGTCTAACGGCACCAGTACTCAAACCTGCATCATATGCATTCACTAGGATTTTTATATCAACATCTCCTTTATCCCCGATTTGTTCTAGAGAGTTATAGAGCGCTGTCTGGATAGCAATACTGCCGGTGCCACCAGCTAAGATAACAATGTTCATTTTATTTCCTCTTAAGAATTTGTTCTAAAAGCTCGGTCCCAATAATAGTAGCTGCCTCATTCGCTCCATACATCTCCTTGATGAGAGCTAAATCATCAAGGAGAGTTTGACTAACTTTAAATGTTAGTGTGTGAATAGGTTCATATGTCACATCATCTATTACAGTGGTTTTGCTGATAAGTTCCATTATACTACCTTTAAGAGTATCACAATTTTATTGCTTCAAATAATATCGAGAACCCTGTATCTTCAATAATACGCTTTGAATAACCTAGAGAGGGAAATTCTACACACATCTTATCTCTATCTACAGTGCAATCTACACCCATAATATTTGTAGCAAATATTCTATCATCAGTATAGATTTCCATAAATCCACAATAAACGCCAACCTTTAAATGCACTACCATAATTTTCCGGGCTCGCTTTATTTACGGGATTCTGATATTGCTTTTAATCAGATTGACAAATGATGCGCAATATTCTTCAGGATTAAAGTTAAGTGCTGTAAACTGATCTGACAGTATTTGCTTGCGAAGTTCATTATCAGACTTTAGTAATAGTATTTTCTCAGAAAGTTCTTGTCTATCTTTTACATAAAGAAAATCGCCTAGCACTTTATCTGCTGCCCACACTCTACGCATTTTATCCATTTCATAATCAATAAACGTAACCACATTGGAATTAACGCTCTCCCACAAGCGCTGCGGAATGTCATTAATCTTCTCGTAATAAGGATCTCCGATAACACAATGCGCCATTGCTTTATTCATCTTAGGAAGCATGTCATCGTATTTAACTGGACCAGTGTAAGTAGGATGGCGTAGACCCATAACATATTTGTCTTCAAAGTCTTTAGCTTCAATCTTACCAAACATCTCTACAGAGATTTCATCTGGATGACCAAAGTAAAACTTAGCCATCTTCTTAACACGCTTACCGCCCCGCATTGTTCCGCCGTAAGATAGATCAACTTCTGGAGCTGGGTTGAATGGGAGCCGTTCATTCAAACAGGGAAACTGTTCGAACGGGAAATGAATGATATTCTGTGGAATGATTTCATGCTTCTTCAGATCATTTCGAATCATCTCAGTGTCGAAGGGCTGACACAGATAATTGATGTCCTTACGAACGATATCAAGTGTGCCTTGAGACCAATTGCCAGCCCATGGCTTCTTAGCAACTGATGGCCATACTTGCTTCAATGTAAGTTCAGGGTCGCAGTATACATAAAAGATAGGGCCTTCAAATGCATTGATGATTGCATAGTTCAAAAGCTGTTCGCGATCTTCAGCACCACCAAAGAAGTTAACATTACCATTCAGAATAACAAGAATATCTTCTGTGGGGTGGTCAAGAATATGCTCAGACAGATCATGCCACTGGTAATCTTCTACTAGTTTATCTTTCTTAAGAATCTTCGTGTAGATATGAACCTCGGCTCCTCCACCTTTAAGCATCTTACAGATGCTTCTAGCTTCTCCATTGGCACCGGACGTATCATTAGCATTGAAGGAGATACGCGATCCCAACTTGATGACTGCAACTTTCATTTAATAATCTCCATCTTCAAATAATGCATATGGTGTTAAGATGCTTCCCTTAATATACGACTGTGTGGGGATAGCAAATGCTTTGGCAGATTCAATCATTAGCATAAAATCTGCTGATTTGTCAGCATCATTAGTGTATATTATATCATCATTAACATCTTTTCGGGATTTTATTTCGCCAGTCTGAATGTTTAACACTTTAACATCAAATCTTTTGCTTAAAGATTTCCACAGGTTTATTCCATCAGGTGTTTGCGATTCATCACTGAACATGGCAAACATTGGTGACTTGAGATATTTTCTTATGAAGACATAAAAATCTGAACCATATCCTTTTTTTTCTTCTGATGGAATAATATATGAACGTCTACAGATATACCCACTAATTTTGCAAATTTCAGTTTTTTCAAGAGCTAACTGACCAATAATATTCTCTTCCTTTTTCGCATAAAATACTTTCAGTCCCCCGACTTCACCATTAATTTCAAACACTTCAAAACTATGTGCCATAAAGCCTAAACTTTTAGCATTATTAATCTGTTCTTGGCTGAGTTTAATTTTTGATTCTAAATCGGATAAAGAAGCTACACGTAAAATTTCATTCAATTTCATTGTAAAGCTTCTTTTAGAATGTCTTCTTTAGAGCGGAACTTGCCCGTTGCAGGGTCTGTTACACAGATGATCTGTTTGTTCTTAATGATTGATTTATGAAACGCTTCTTCGAAAAGGTCTTGCTCTTGCTGACGCTTTGTAATGTCGAAGGATAAACCATCGTCAACAAAGTGTTCAGAGATAGACATATTCTCTACCAAGAGTATGAGTTTGGTAGAGTCATTATGATCCATGCCATGATAGCACTCAAGATCATACACGTAATCACCAGAATAGTTGCGATAAATTGGTGAGTAGACGCATTCTCCGAGATGTGCTCGATCAAAGATAACTCTTGCTGTTGAATTAAGGATTCTGAACATGTTGTCGAATGAGGCGTGCTGGTAAAGATACGCGCTCTCCCCAGTCGAAACAAATCCATTGTTGTCTTTTTGCTCATAGAACTTCAAGTGTTGTGGCTTCCCAAAATGAATGACTTGGAAATATCCGAGCTCTTGTTGAATACTTTCTACTAATGTACTCTTGCCCAATCTGTCCAAACCCTCCACGAGGATAGCATTTATTGTCATACTTTTACTCTATCTATTTTAGATGGGTCAATTTATAGAAGGTTATGATAACTATCAATCGCCACAACTGCATCCTGAGCAGCAACCTTGGCATCCCATACCTTGGAATGCAGCTTCCTCGACTTCAATAGTCGTATACCCTCCCTTATCAATGGAAGATCCAACAGTGATGTGTGAATCCAAAACAGAACAATTAAAGTCTTCTGTGCTACCAAATAACTCGCACAGATTAAATGCAACTTCTTTATAGATGTCACCACTGCCAAGACGAACCTGCTGCACTAAGGCCGCAATTAGTTCAACTTCAGTATGAGTGAGGTTCAAACGATAGATACACTTGTCTTCTTTATACTTCAACTTTTTGGACATTACGTCTCCTTTAAAATAAGATAAAATTTATTATAACACGCAACTTGCCTATGTAAAGCTCAACCTGACTTGACACTTGTAAAAATGTGGGCAGTGATTCGTATTACGGTAGTATGTATAATCCTGCAGATGTGGAACCAGTTCTGCGAGCTCAGCCGCTGGGATAACCCTCACGCACCATTCATCTTTATTAGCAGGATGAACTTCCTGTGTCATGAAGAATAGATTAGTGATACCACGGCTGATTTGTTCTGCAAAATATTCTTTTAGTTGTTCGATGTTCATAAGAATTTAGTATATCGGGTATTGAATTCGTTTTTCCATATGTTTGCTGGTGATCCCCAAATTCTTTGCCCATTTAAATCTAGGATATATGTAACTGCGTGATCATCTATCGATCTTACACTTCGGCCAGCGCCTTGCACGCATTTCATGATCGTAATTATCTCGTAAATGTCTTTGTGGTGGTCTAGAATGAACTTCATTCTCTTATCACCCAGAGATGGGAATGGAGCCTTAACTAAAATCTGAAACCGTGATAGGTCTCCAGGTAAGTCAATACCTTCAAACATAGAAGGTGATACAAGAATAGCAGGGAGTTCTCCCTTATATTCTTTGAATGCTGTTAGAGTAGCTTCAAGCTTAGTGCCCTGTACATGCTCGAACAATTTCATCCTGCCTGCTCTAGCAAGAGGAGTAATTTCTGCAACCAATTCGGCTTGTAGCTTAAATGATGGCGTAAGAATGATACCACGTTCATTATCGTCGATGTGCTTTCTAACTACCCGTGCTACATTCTTTCGAAGTGCTTTCACTGTGTCGGGATTCTGAAGAGAGGTGTAACTCAAAGATAGCGGATCAAAGAACACAACTTCCTTATTCTCTTTAGGGAATGTAGGCTCAAGCTTAATGAACTTTGTCTTCGCAACATCCAAGTGCAAAGTCTTAATCATGAACTGATCGGTTACAGTAGCTGACATAAAGAGATTATGCGGACTGCACTGCAAAGCTTCTGTCATTGAACCAACAAATACAGGCTTCACCGTAACTGAGTTATCTTCTTCCTTATACTCGAACACATGCTCGTAGTTATAGTTGAAGAGGTCATCAATCTTACAAGCAAGTCCTTCATACTTCTTCGTGAAGCGTGTCAGCTTGGAGTACTGCCCATTTTGATTTGAGCGTAATGCTTTTTCAGCAGCAATGGTTCCCTGTTCCTTAGCATAAGAATAAACTTTATGCATGGCACGAAGGTAAGCTTCATAGTTGCTTTGGTTAATCTTATCCTTCTTGCTACAGTCTGCAGCCACTGAAGTCAGAATTTTAGAGATTTCCAAATCAGTTAGGCGAACTGTATCAGCAATTTCCTGAGCCATTTGTTGTACTCGCTTCTGTGAGAAGTGAATTGCATTATGTTCAGAGAAGAGATCATTAACAAGGTGAGCTTCATCCCAGATAAGTAGATCGCGGTCTTCAAACTTACCAGTGTACATCCGATCAATAAAGAAATAGGAGTAGTTGGTTGTAAGATGTCGAGTAGTGTTCTTTAGCTTCTTAACTTTCAGGTACTCACACTTATTGCAATGCTGGTTAATTACTTCTTCAAACTCAGAACCAGATTGTACCATCGTATACCATGCGCAAGCTTCTGCATTTTCTTCTTCATCACCAGTAGATAAAGCAGAACAACCGTAATTGCCTGCTCCCTTAATCTGTATGTACTTGCCATTACCACCCAGCTTTTCAAAGGTAGTGGAATACTGTTTTGCGAGGACGTTTGTGGCCGTCAATGAGATACTAGCCTTAGTAGCAGAATCCAACCCACCACGAATCTCAATCAATGCCTCAGCAACAGCAGCGCCGATGATAGACTTACCGGTTCCAGTAGAAGCATTCAAGACAACATTCTGCATGTTCTCATCCACAAATGCAACCAAGACCTGGTTAACGGCATCCATCTGCCCTGCACGGGGAACGAATCCTAACCGCTCAAAGGCATTAGCAACTTGTTTTTCGTATTTCATTTAATAAGTACCACTTTGTAAATTTGAAAGTCATCAGACTTTGGCTACCACTTGCATTTTCTGTCACTATCCCGAGCAATTTTTACTTTGGATGTGTTTGTGCAGATCAACAGCTTCAGCCAGTGTTCTAAGATTGCTTTACCATTTAGCCATGCAAAATAGCTTTATAGTATGTTACATCTGTCTCAGCATCTTCAATGCGGTCAAACGGCTCGCTGAAAACTTGGAGGCGTTGTTCCTCATTTCCATTAATTATAATACGTTTCCTGCGGGGCAATATCTTTACAGACTTGACATTCACAGGTCACACAATCTCTTCCAAGACGCCAAGAACTTCAGCAATGATGATAAGCAAACCACCAGTATAAAACATCTGGCTCATTATAACAGCACCTGCTAAAACACGAAAGACACTCTTTACGAGAGAGATGTGTAAGTGCGCTTTACGCGGATCTTTAACTTGCATTCTATGTCTCACTAAAATCTATATTGTCATTCAACCAAAATTTTACAAGGCCAGCATCAGTAAATGCTTCAAACATTCCAGCACTTTCTATTAATAGCCCAATTTTTGGTTTTTTCATTAATAGGCCATTATCATAATCCAAAATTTCGCCCGATTTATTATCGATCATCTTTAGTTTTATACTTCTAATCTTTTCAAGATAATTTGCTAGTTTGACTGTAGAACCTTCACCTGCAGTTGTAAATGATCCGCCGATGTAAATTGGTTCTTCAATGATTAGATGTAATTCCCAAATAAGTTCTTGGGAATAACCTTTTCGCTGAAATTCCTTTAGTGTATGAGAAAATAAAATACTAAGATATTTCTTAGCAGCAATAGTTATGAAAGAACATACGCTAAAGGAAACAAGTATCTCACTAAGCCAAAGAGAATAGTAAATTTTACCATCACTGTGCTTGATCTTCACTGTCTTATTTTCATTTATTTGTTTTACATCCGTTGAAGTTGATAACAGTTTAGAAAATTCATCAAGCTGAGAATCCGTCAAATTCATTTCCATAGGATTCCTGACTGCCATTTCACGGAGTTCTTTTAATCTCATTTTGGTGTATCCAGGGGGTGAACTTTGCCTGCTTCGCGAGTGTCGTAATACTCGTCATCATCAATAGCAGTAACCACTATTGTTGGGCAAGATTGGGGATACTTGGTGTGGGCATCATCATTCTTAATGATAGTGCAAAGCGTAGAATTATCACCTGTAGCTTTGCGGTCTAGCTTGTTAAGCAGGGTCAACAGATTACGGCGAGATAGGAAGACATGTTCAACATCAGACATGATTTGCTCCATAATAAATTTCATCTTCGACTGCTGTTACGCAGATGATTGGAATTGTTTGATTGAAATCCTCACCTTGCCCGTCATGTTTGATAATAGATGCAGCAATAATAGGATCGCCGGGCTTCTTCTTGTCAAGCTTATCAAGAAGCAAAAGAAGGTTGCGACGGGATAGGAAGACTTGTTCCATTATTTTCTCTTTTTTAGGTTTAAATATGCCAACGGATGCTAAACAATCACGATGATCCCTATAAAGGTAACATCTTGCAATATTACCGTCACGAATAATATCCATGACTGCCTCTTTTGGAAATCTACCAGACCTAAGATGTTCTAGCTTATGTGCTCAATAACGCTTTACCGTAGTTACGACAACATACTCATCAGTTATTGAACGAACACACGTGCTATCATGTATCCAATAAACTACGCAGTCTTCATCAGTAGATTGAGACGGTAATACTCGTCTCAATCTACTCTTCTCGAGTACCTGCGAAAACGTGATTAGATATATTCAGACTCTGGATAAAGTTCTTTGTATTTTTCTTTAGAAATATGGTATTTACCAGTTTTAGAATAGTGATCTACAAGATAATAATTCCGTGCATAAACATGGAGTGAGGTTACATTCCAATAAAGATTACCAGGCTCAACAGAGAGTTCTGCGGCCATCTTTTCTAAAATATGCTGCTGCCATGCTCTATCATTTCGATACCCGGCCCAGGCATCATTACTGCGCATTTGAACAACTGCGTGAAGCTCATCTTGTCTAATAAGATAGCCGACGGCATTAGTGCATAGAAAATCACTACGCCCATTTAGATTGTAATCTTTCCACATTGACGGTCGATTGTAAATCGCCGTAGCTCTTCGCGAGCCAGGATTAGACTTTAGTTCTGCTACACAGTTTTCATATTGATTACCGTTCCAATCAGAAAAAAGAATAGCACCATAATTGCTGTTAATAAAGCCGTCCTTATCTGCAACCGCTTTCCAGATGGCGGGGGCACCGCCAGGAAAATCATTTACATTACAGGATAAAGAGTTATACCAAGCTTCTTCGCGTTCAACGTAATCCCAATTGACTTCGCCGAAGATAGCATCTTCATCAGCAATAAAAGATGCGCCCACAATTTCAATGGTTGTGTTGCCAACCAGGTTGGTCATTGAAGCTTCACGGTTGATTGACGTGAATTGCTTTGCTGCTAAGCGAGCCTTAAACAGGTCGCGAATGTCTGATGTTGTTAATGTCATGTAGGCTCCTTGTAAGCTGTAATGTATATTTTATCACGGCTTCAATAACAAGAAATCTTAGACCTGTTTTGCTATCCCCTTAAACCATTCAGAGGATACAAGTTTATCAGTCTCCTCATATCCGCCAGGGTCTGCTGCAATTGCAACATAGCTACCTTCAAACCAGACTTCAGAATTTTTAGGAATTTTCATCCCAGGATATGAATCGAATAATTTTATTCCTAACGCTTTAGGGGCAATATGTTCTGATAGCCACTCGTCCAATGAACGTGTGTTAAATTCATCTTCGAAATAATCTAGCGCTTCTTTCAAGCTAACAATGTTACGAACATCTTTATAAGTCTGTGAACCTATTTCGTCAAATTCATATATCAGTTTTTCAATGGTATCTGATAACTGCTCTATTTCTTCAATTGAGTATCGGTGGCGTTCTGGAACAAATTTAAGAATACGAGAATCTACAAGACTAAAAATTTTAGGCCCTAATGCTCTTAGCTCTTTCGACTTAGATTTTAGCACATTTTGGGCTGTGAGGATCACATTATCAATTATGCTAAGCCGGTCTATCATACCTTCTGTTCCATCACCTAAATCTATGTAATTGAAATCGCCCTTACATCTGGCAAATGGTCCTACGTCATCGTAAGGAATAATCAGCCAACACACCCCGCCAAACTGTTTAGCAGCAGAATAATCTGGAGTAGCTGAATTTGAAATTTCTCTTTTAGGATATCCAGCCCAATCGTGAGATTGTGATGCATAGTTCATGAATAGATTACTACCAGTCTTTGAACGGCGTGGTTCAGTTCTTCCTGTAATATCTGCAAACACATAATCACCAAGCTTCACATAATTTGGCATGTTAGTTGATCTATACAGAATTGATGACGTACCATTTACCAAGGCAGTAAAGTTCTTTTTACATTTTGTTTTTAGCAAATTTATAAGTTGGCTTTGGGCCGCGGTTTTCCTTTTAAGTCTTTCATCCTGTTGGGCCTTCAGCTCATCATCAGAATACGTATCACCTGGCTTTCGCTTCACTGCTTCAAATAGTTCTTTGACTTTCATAGTTCTTTGACTTTCATAGTTCTTTCGGGATAGGTAGCTTCAGACGTTCAAGCTCTTTACGTGCAGCTTCTATAATTTCAGTAGAATTCTTAAGCTTCTTGATATGCTTGATAACATTCTCTGCTGTCATAACATCAGCAGCTTTGACACTCTTGCCAAAGATAAATGCTGCCACTTCATCTGGAACATCAGTGTGATCCTTATCCTTGGAGAACTTTACATCCTTACCAAGTGACTTAAGGTGAGCTTCTATTTCTTCAGGAGCTACAGTTTCAATGGTCTTGTTGTATTTTCCCGTCTTAGCATTGACTTTAGCCATCTTGAATAGACGTTCCATTCCAGAGTCTAGCTTGACAGACTTAGATGCTCTGATGATTGCTTTACCATCTTCATCACGCATAACAAAATCTTTACCAGGCTCTTGTGTATGTGCAAGAGCCGTAAGCATGATGATATTGCGAACGGAACCTGGATAGACTGAACCTCTTCCAATTGCAGAGTGATACGCAAACTTAGCCCAGTCCTTATTGTTCACGTACATAAGGTCGACCTGAATCTTCTTTCCGTTAACTGGAACTGCGTAGGAACCCACCTTTGTTCCAGCATTGTAGTCACCCTCTCCACCAGTTGCCTTAAGCATCTCGTCATTTATTTTGTTGACGTCAGAATCCTTAAGTGACATAGCGATGTCTACATCTCCGCTGTCTTTCTTTTTACCTAGAAGAGTAAGCTCTGTTGAACCTAGAAGATCATTTTTGAGCGTGTCAAATGGAATTCCAAGCACTTTAGATACAAATTCTAAAGCTGCCTTTACATCAGCTTGCTCTGCTCGCTGCACATCAAACTTAGCAGTTGCTTTGCCGCCCTCCATTAGAAACTGTTTGAAAGAGATCACGAGAAAATCCTTTGAATAATTCCAATATTTATTGGGGATGAGTAAGATATGTCAATCGTAGCACGTTTTCATAAATATAATGACTTAGGAGATTAATGACATGCAATTTTCCGGCATCAATTTGGTAGAAGGTTCAGAGATTTCCACTCTGATTGTAGCGAGTGGCAGTGCTTTTCCATCTGCCCCGCACGTTCCAGTTAAGGGTGAGCTCTTCAACCTTATCGGCAACCCAAACCCTGCACTTAATGGTGTCTACTCCTATAATGGAGCAGACACCGGAAACATCTATAATCCAACTAACTGGACATTACAGCTTAACCAGAACAGCATTACGCCTGAAGAAATTCGCAACATCCTTCCTCCAGTATCACCTATTGACCCAGTGTCCGGACTTGCTGCATTTACGCCAGCAATTGATCCGGTGCAAGGTACATTCTACACGAAAGTAAAGGTCGATTCACTTGGCAGAGTTATAGGTGGTTCTACTCCAACTACCCTTGGTGGCTACAACATAACTGATGCACAGCCACTTGATGCTGATCTTACGGCTATTGCTGCTATTAGCGATACAGCTGGCTTTTTGAAGAAGATAGGAGTAAATTCGTGGGCGCTGGATACCACTACTTATATTACCCAGAACCAACAGATAGCCGTTTCTGGCGATGCAACTGGTTTTGGAACCACTTCTATCGCCTTGACACTAGCTAACTCTGGTGTTACTGCCGCATCCTATGGAATAGCTTCTTCGGTTCCACAGCTCGACATAGATGTGAAGGGTAGAGTTACTCATGCAGTAAATGTTCCTATTGGAATAGATGCTTCTCAAATGATAAGCGGTTCTGTTTCTAGTGCTAGAATTTCAGTTGATTCTGTTACTCAGTACCAAGCATCTCTCGCTATATCTGAAAATCAAATTCTTGACGGCACTGTTTTAGCTCGTGTCGCGGGTAATGAAACGATCACAGGCAATTGGACATTTAACAATCCAGTCACTGGTTCTCCTCCAACAATCGCATCTCACCTTGCTACTAAGCTTTACGTTGATAACGTTGCTGCTGGTCTTTCACTTCAGAAATCCGTTAGAGTTGCAACAACTGGACCTATCGTCCTAAGCGGTCTTCAAACTATAGATGACATCGTCTTGACTGCAGGTGATAGAGTTCTTGTAAAGGACCAATCTAATGCAGCTGCAAATGGTATTTACACTGCAGCAAGTGACGCTTGGGCTAGAGCCACTGACTTTGACAACCTTGATTCTAACAATCAGCCAGTAGTTGAGATTAAAACTGGCGCGCTTATCTACGTTGCTGTTGGTACATCTTCTGGTAACAGCTCATGGGTTTTAACAACCACTGGCACTATCACCGTTGATGTTACCGCACTTATTTTCACGGTCTTTAGCCGTCCAGGTGACTTCACTGCAGGAGCTGGTCTTACTCTTACTGGTCACACGTTTGACATTGGCACAGCTTCAACCTCCCGCATCGTAGTTAATGCTGACAACATTGACCTTGCAACTACTGGAGTTGCTGCTGGAAATTATGCAGGCATTACGGTTGATACATACGGTCGCGTCACTGCAGGTACTTCAACTCTTGCGTGGACATCTATAGATGGTAAGCCAACAACTCTTAATGGTTACGGAATCACCGATGCTCAACCGTTAAATGGAAATCTAACAAGTATTTCAAGTGTAAGCTCTACTGGTTTACTTGCTAATATTGGCACTAACAGCTTTAACACGATAAGTCTAGCCGTAAGCGGTCTTGGTATTTCAATTACTAACCCTGATGGTGTTTCTGGCAATCCAACCATTACCTCTAATGCGACAGCTGCGAACGTGGGATCAACATTGGTTGCTAGAGATGCAGCTGGAAGTTTCGCTGCTGGTATTGTTACTGCTGATCTTATCGGTAATGCAAGCACCGCCACCAGCTGGAAGAATGCTAGAAAGATAAATCTTTCTGGTGATCTTCTTGGATCAACTCCAAACATTGATGGTACGTCTGACGTTATTCTTACTGCAACTCTCGGTAACACTGGTGTTACGGCAGGAACATATACGAAAGTTACTGTTGATGCAAAGGGCCGTATTACTATCGGAACTACTATTTCTTCAGCCGATATTATCACAGCGCTTGGATATACACCAGCTAGCTCAAGCGGTGGTAGCATTGGTGGATCAATGGTTCCATCTGCTACCAACAGCTACACGATTGGTACGCCTTCTGCTGTTTGGCAGAATGTTTACGCGACTACATTCACCGGTAACTTAACTGGTAATGCTTCTACAGTCACGACTAATGCAAACCTAACCGGTCCAATTACCTCTGTTGGAAACGCTACGTCTGTAGCATCTCAAACTGGTACTGGTTCCAAGTTTGTAATGGACACTTCACCAACAATAGCTGGAGCAATCCTTGTAACTCCTAATATCGGCGTTGCTACTGGTACCTCATTCAACTCTATTACTGGCCTTGCAGTTGCAACACCGCTGGTCCCTGGTGCAGCTACTGTTGGAACATCCACTCTTGTCGCTAGACAAGATCACGTTCACCCCAGCGATCCAGCCACCGCAGTAACAAGTGGTCCTCTAGCGCAGTTTGCATCTACAACTTCAGCGCAACTCGCCGGTGTTATCTCTGATGAGACTGGAACTGGTCAACTTGTATTCAACAATGGTCCTCTTCTTGTAGCGCCAAGCATTGGCATTGCTACGGGTGTTTCATTCAACTCGATTACAGGACTTTCAAGCACTGTCCCACTAATGGATGGAACTGCTGCTGTTGGTTATGATTTTGAAGTTGCTCGCGCTGATCACGTTCACCCTAGTGACACGTCTAAGCTGTCGCTGAGTGGCGGGGTAATGACTGGTTCAATTACCATTCCTACCGGTCAAAGCATTACAGTAGCCGACACTCCTACATTGGGAACACAAGTAGCTAATAAGAACTACGTTGACGCTGTAGCCGCAGGATTGACCTGGAAGAACACGGTCTTAGTTGCTACTACCACTAACATCACACGTAGTGGAACGCAAACTATTGATGGCATCGCGGTTACAGTTGGCACAAGAGTTCTCGTAAAGAACCAAACTACATCTTCTGAAAATGGTATCTACGTTGTAAGCACTTCAGCTTGGTCTCGGGCAGCTGATATGGATGCATCAACACCAATTAATGAGTTCAATGGTGCTGCTGTTCTTGTAACAAGCGGAACATCTCAGTCAAATACAGGCTGGATAGTTACATCAACAGTAACTACGGTAGATACATCTCCTGTTACGTGGGCACAGTTCAGCGCTGCTGTTCTTTCAGCTGGAACCGGTGTTGGTATCTCTGGTAACACTATTAGCGTTCTTGCAAATCAATCCCAAATTACAACGCTAGGAACAATTACGAGTGGTACATGGTCTGCAGGATTTGGTTCTTCAACTGGTACCGGAGCTGTTGTTCTATCTACATCTCCAACGCTTGTAACCCCAAACCTTGGCACGCCTTCAGCTGTTGTTCTTACCAACGCAACTGGTACTGCTAATAACTTGACGGTAGGAAATGCTACCTACTTCTCAGCAACACAACAGACAAATCCTATGTTTGGTGTAACAACTAGCATGGCAATGTCTCAAGATGGTGGTGCTACTAGAGGTTCAGTGATTGTCAGGGCTAGTGGTACAGGTGATTCAAATCTTGCTGGTATGACTTTCTGGAATGATGCTTACGCTGTTAAGATGGGTATTAGAGCTGATGGCTATTTTGGTCTAGGCGGGTGGAATCGCGCAGCATGGTCTTGGTACTCAGATCCATCTGGTAATATGGTGGCTGGCGGTAATGTAACTGCTTACTCTGACCCACGCCTTAAGGAAAACTTCAAAGTTATTGCTAACCCAATTAGTATTCTTAAACAGCTTGACGGTGGTACATTTGACTGGAAGTCGGGAATTGCCCACACTTCATTCAAGGCTGGTAAACATGACTATGGTATTCTTGCAGACCAAGTCGAAGCTGTAATGCCAGAAATAGTAACTGACTCTGTTCAAATTGATGGCGATGTTTACAAGACAGTTGACTACTCTAAAATAGTCCCTGTTCTTATTGAAGCTATAAAGGCACTGGATGCTAGAGTTGCACTCCTTGAAAATGAATTGAGCAAGAAGTAAAATGTCATATCAACAAGCTGGGATAATCCAAGCACCACACTATAACGCGATGGCTGGCATTTCTTCAACTGCAGCAATATCGGCAACTGCAGCAACTGGTTGGTCAGTAACCTCCAGCGGATATTATCACCTACTTAGCACCACCCACAGCAACAGCACTAACTATTATGCGATGCAGTTATCTGCAGATTTCTACACAAACAACTTATACTATCGTTCCACAAATGGTAATGGCGCTTCAGCTTGGAACAAAGTTGTAATCGATAATGCTGCTACTTATAACATCAGCATTTCTGGTAGTGCAAATACCTTGTCAAATGCATATGCTCATACAAATGGAACTGATGGATGGTGGAGAACTGCTGGCAATGCTGGCTGGTACAATGAAACATACACAACTGGTATTTTCTCTACTAGTGCAAGCTTAGTTCAAACCTATAATAACTCTTCATTCCAAGTCAATGGCACGTTATATGCAGCAGGCGATGTTGCAGCATTCTATTCTGACGTGCGTCTTAAAGACAGGACTGGCGAAATAGTTGGAGCATTGGATAAGGTAAATAAGCTATCCGGATTCTACTACACAGTAAATGCACTTGGTAAATCATATGGCTTCACCGATGAACGTGTTCAAGTAGGTGTATCAGCTCAGGAAGTTGAAGCTGTTGTTCCTGAAGCAGTTCAAGCAGCACCATTCGATATCTCTAGAGATGAAGGAACTACTAGTCAATCTATTAGCGGAGAGAATTACAAGACAGTCCAATATGAACGTCTTGCTCCTTTGCTGATTGAAGCTATCACAGGGCTGCTTGCGAAAATTCGCTAGCAGCCCTGGCAGCGAAATGATCTGATAGACTTCACTACTAAATAATACCAGTTAAGGACTTCTTTTACAAAATGACATATTCGCAAAACAGTAATATAGCTACCACTGACTATACAGCTCTTGCAGGCCTAACAGCAGCTGCTGCACCAAATGCAGCAGCTGCTGTTGCTAAAGCAGGTTATTTGTGGGGTGTTGGCTATGGAGATAGAGGATATGGGCAAACTACTCCTAATTTGGGAGTTAAGACCATAGGTAGTGTAATTGGCCAAGAATGGCAGGATTTAAGAACAGTTATATCTAATCTTGCTGCTTGGCAGGGAACTAGTACTGTAACAGTACCACCTAGTACTGATTTTAATGCCGGAAATAACATCAAAGCATATCCTGCTGGCAATCCTTCTTACGACTTAGTAACTATGCTTAGTGCTCTGGATGCTAACAGATTTAATTACTTAATAGGAAATATGTCTGTAGTAGCAGGCACGACAACTGTTAGGTCATATGCTTGGGGTAATGCATCTAACAACATTTCCATATCTGCTGAATATAGCATGACCTTCATAAATGAAGATCAGGTTCGTTTTTTCTTCAATACTGGTGGAGAAGTTCGCTTTGCACTAAGCCATCCTAGTGGTGTTACACCTCAAGATGCAGCATGGGCAAATGCATTGAATGGAGTAGTGGCTGCTTTCAGAGGGAACAATTCATATAAAATATCTGGAGCTACTGGGAATGCTACTGGCATAGGATACTATCAGCTAAATGGAACTTGGCAAACCATTTATAATGGAGTAAATTCTGGTGGTGGTGCTTATAGCGCCAATGACTATTATATTGAAGCATCCACGTCAAATGTAGCTGGCGTAAATGGTGGTAATGGGCTTACACTTAATTTTAGAGTTACATTCACTGACGAATATACTAACACTGTTGACAATGTTAGTCCTGGAACAACAGTAAATGTGACTATCTTAAAAGCTTCTAGTTTGGCACTTATAGTGCCATCTATATCTACTACCACAACACTAGATGCATCATATGTTCCTCCGCCACCAGCAATGTACATTACGATTACTGGTAACGTTCAGAATTTTGTTTTATTTGACAATAGGATTAATAGCCAGTACGGTTCAGCAGTGACAATTAATGGAACATATGCTCCAGGAACAACTATAAATGTAAACGTTAATCCAGGCGTTGTCGTAGGCGCATCATCTATTGCTAACTTCGCTTTTGATACTGGCACTGGATGGAGTGGGTCAGATATAATTAACCTAACTAACAACGGTTACATTGTTGGAGCGGGCGGTAATGCTAATGGCAGTGCTGGTGGGCCAGCAATGTTAGCACAGCAGGCAATCA